TCTTCAGGGTGGATATACTTGTGATGAATACCCAACGGTAGACTTGTCTTTTTTAGTTAATGGTTCTTATGTGAAATACTCTGAACCTATGGAAGTTTCTGAAGATAGAACAATTATATGGATAGTTAATAACTTAATGGAAAGTACTATACTTAACGACTTTAAACTATGTAGTATATTAAAAATTAGGGTAAATGACATAACTTGCTCATCTGAAGTTTTTACCTTCAACATGGCCGGAAGCACATCGGCACTTAAGTTTATAGGTGAGAAATAATGAATAACTTAGATAAACAATACACAGATTTATTACAGGACATTCTTGAAAATGGAGTTACAAAATCGGATCGTACTGGTACTGGGACTCTTTCAGTGTTTGGTAGACAGATCCGTCATAAAATGAGTGAGGGATTCCCATTACTTACAACAAAGAAAATGTCATTCAAAACAATTACAACAGAATTATTGTGGTTCCTTCGTGGTGATTCAGATATTAGGTTTTTATGGGAAAATAATTGTAAAATATGGGACGGTGATTGGGAAAAAAATTACAAAACTACTTGTTCAGAACCATATACAATAGAAGAGGTTAAACAGAAAGTAAAAGATGGTAATCATTCTTTTCACGATTCAATGTTTGATATGGGGCAAATCTACGGTAAGCAATGGCGTAATTGGACTAAATTTCAACAATACAAAGGTGAAAAAACTATTGATACTTATCAAATAGACCAAATCCAAAACCTAATCAACGACCTCAAAACAAACCCAGACTCAAGACGATTAATGGTTAATGCTTGGAATGTGGGTGAATTGGATCAAATGGTTCTTCCACCTTGTCATTATGGATTTCAAGTTTATACAAGAGAGTTGAGTATAAGTGAAAGAGTAAATTTGTTTATGCAAGGTAAGAAAGTTGAAAGATTTTTAGAAAAGATTACCAATAAAGATTTAGATGAAGCAAACATTCCAACCAGATCAATCTCTTTAATGTGGAACCAAAGATCTGCGGATTTATTTTTGGGAATCCCATTCAATATTGCTTCTTATGGACTACTACTTGAAATCTTATCAAAAGAAGTTAATATGGTTCCTGATGAATTGATTGGTAATTTGGGTGATACACATTTATATTTAAATCACATTGAACAAGCAAAAGAACAGATTGGTAGACAAATGACATGGGAAGAAAAAATTCAATGGGTAATAAAAAATACTGGTCTTGAAATGGATAATGTTTTAATAACAGAAGAATTATATAAAAAAACTACACCAACACATACAAGAGAACCATTTGAATTACCAACACTAAATCAGTTCCCAACTTACACAGGAACAAGACCAAGTATTGAATCGTATGTTGTTGGTGATTTTACATTAAAAGATTATCAATCACATCCACCAATAAAGGCACCATTATCAAATTAATAAAATTATGAAATATAGAAAGAAACCGGTAGAGATTGACGCAATCCAATGGACAGGAGATAACAAATTAGAGATTTTTGATTTTTGTAACATGTCTTATATCACTAATCAAGAGTTAAGAATTCAAACTTTAGAGGGATCTATGACTGCTAGTATTGGTGACTACATAATCAAAGGAGTTATGGGCGAGTTTTATCCTTGTAAACCTGACATTTTTGAAATGACTTACGAAAAAATATAATTATGAATGAACAAAACAATTGGAATGACCCTGTGTTATCAGACGGGGATTTCCCCCAAGTAAACAAAACAAAATTCCAAGTAGGAGACAAAGCAGTAAAAGTTAAAGGATATAAGTTCCCATGTACAATCGTATCGGTATTCAAAACCGTAGATGGTAATGTCCGAGTAGTGGGTGAGATGGATGAGTATGGACTACTCCATATCTTTAATGAGGATCAATTAGAACATTTACATTATTAATAATAATGATTATAATAAGATTATGGAAAAAGAAATATTAAAAGAAACAATTACTAAAGGGAAACCTGAAATTGAAAAAAAACCAAAAAAAAAGTATTACAAAACTAAAACAAAAAATGTAGAAAATGTATTAACCGACGTGGTTGCAAATTCTGAAAAACCATTTGTTGCCGCATCGCAAGGATTAAAAATTCCAAAATCAGTTGGAAGCTATTGTATGGGTAATGGAAAACGATTTTGTATACATTTAGAGACTAAACCAAATTGGTTACATAGAAACTGTATGAAACTATTTTTGGGTTGGGAATGGGTAGATAGCAAAAGTAAATAAAAAATTGAATTTTTTTATTCAGTTTGGGTTTTAAGATATATTTATTTATATCAATTAAACCTAAAAAATAAAAAAATGTCTATTCTATTTAAATTACTATTAACCTTAGTTCTTTTATCTCCTTTATTCGTTTTTGCACAGGTACCCGCAGCACCATCTAATGGTTTGTGGGGTATCATCGCATCACAATATCAAGTAGGAACTACTGCTCAGGGAACGACCCAAGCAAAAATCACATTACAAAATACAACCCTTACAAAATTTGCGGGGGTTCAATTCCGAGTGTTTTACGATAATATTGCATTTACAAATGCTGCCGTAACATTAATCGGATCATCAACCAACTTAGACCTTCAGTATATAACAAATACTGTGAATGGTTATATTACCGTTACTTTAAGTTACACAGGACCAAGTGCGGCGTACACAGTACCAAATGGTGAAAAATTCTTAATTACATTTACTCATGCACCTGCGGCTACTTTCAACAACTTAGCATCCATAAGTAACTTAACATGGACAGGAGCTCAAACTTTCACACCATATGCCGCAAAACAAGATGGTATGGATACTACTTTAAGTGTTCATAACTATGGTGGTGTGTTTACACCTGTAAACTTTGCGTATCACGGAACATTTACAAACGTAACCGGTACGGGAGCAAAAACTTTAACTTTAGCTTTAGAAAAGAAACCATTAGGTAGTAATACTTGGACACAACACTCTACATATATAACAGATAACGACGGAGATTTTGCAATTTCAGTTCCATTGGATACTACTTTTTGGGATGTTCGTTTAGCGGTTCAAGGTGATAGTATGGGTGTGGGTAATGTTATCTCATCAACAGATGCTCAATTAATCAATCAGTGGGTATTGGGCAACGGTACTATGACAGGATTTAACTACTATACTGCAGATGTTAATGGATCATATGGTACAACAATATCTGACGTATGGGGTGTGTTTGGTAGAGTGTCAGGTAGATTTACTCAGTGGCCTAACAACACTAAAGATGTTAAATTCTTTACATCATCAGAATACACAACAATTAACGGATCGGCAACTAACTACACATCAACAATTGGTGGAGTCACCAACTTTACATTTAATATATTACCGGGTCAACCTGATTCAGTTGTTTATTATGTAATGGTACCGGGTGACGCAAATGGTACAGGTTATCATATGGCTCGTGTTACACCTATTGAAGTGGTTGTTGGACCGGCACCTGGTTTAGAGAATCAAATCTATAATGTTATCGACACTAAAGTTGAATACGATTTCCCTACACAATCTATTGAGGTAAACGTACCACACATTTCAGTACAAGCTGGAAACTTGGTTGAACTTCCCGTTAAAGTTAATACTAACGGGGTAGAGTTAAGTTCATTACAATTTGGTTTTATATATGATGACACATTATTAGAATTTAAAGGGATAATTTCTTCGGCAGGTGCTATGAAATGGATTACATATGTTAACCCAAATGATAATGAAATTGATTGGGGTGGATTTGACCCAACAAATAATACGAACACATTAAAAGATGGTGACCAAGTAGTTACATTACAATTCTTGGCGTTACAACCACAAAACTTATGGGAAGCAAGTCCATTATATACTACAAGAAAATTTGCAGGAAATACATTATCTAAAGATTTAACTTTAACTCCTACAAATGGAATCCTTCAAGTATTAAAGATGGAAGGTGGAAAAATTCTAAATGGTAACAACATGGAAGTTTATCCTAACCCATATCAAGATGAGGTTAACATCACTTTTAAAGTTGAAGAAACTACAAACGCTACGTTATCAATTTATGATATTGTGGGTAGAAAGTTAGTTACAATTTTGGATACACAAATTCCTAACGGAGTTTATAACTACACTAAAGATTTAGGACAATTAGCTCCTGGTGTATATATAGTTAAACTTACTGTAGAAAATGGTGTTCCATCATTTGAAAGAATAGTAAAACAATAAACAAATAAATAAAAACAAAAAATGTCAGAAGAAGCACAAGAGACCAATGACGGAACATGGTCAGGTTTGAAAAAAACAATTATTGGTACATTAACAACAGTAATTGCTGGTGGGGGTACATGGTTAGGTGTTACATTATTTGGTAGTCATGAAGAACCAAAAGAAGAAACTAAAACAGAACAAAGTGGAGGTCAAGCACCAATCACTATTAATGTGGAACAAAACCAAGAAAATAAACAAAAAACTGAAAACAATGGGGGTAATACAGTAATTCATGAAAGAGTTATTGAGAAACCCGCATCTAATCCCCAACCGGTTCAACCTCAACCTAAAAAAGAGGAAGAATCTTGGTAATAAACAATTAAAATAAACAATTAAAATTAAAATTAAAATGGTAGAAAAGAAAACAAAAAAGAAATCATTCTTAGTAAGAATGTTTATGGATCATAACGACATTAATGAAAAATCGATAGTAGGTTTTGGGTCATTTATCATGATGGTTATTTGTCTTGGTGTTGATATATGGACGGGATTACACGGACAAGAAATGCCAATAAATCAATTTATCTATGATGGGTTTTTATGGATAACTTTAGGTTCATTTGGTATTGCGTCTGTTGATAAATACTTTGCTGGTAAAAACAAAGATAAAGACGAAGAAGTAGAGGGATAATAAAAAATCCACTTTACATATTATTAGAAAAATACTTTACACATTATGAGAAAAATACTTTACATATTATCACTATTTCTGATTGGATGTAAAACAGTACAAGCCCAACCCCCACAAACCAGTGGGGGTATTGGTTCTGTAAAGACTGAACAATATCAGGCTGAATTTGAAAAGAAACAATCTATTAATGATGTTGCAAATTATACTGATACAATACAAGTACCCATCCAATTATTAAAGATTGGTATTAATGAGGAGTTGTATGAGCTATATCCTGAACTTAAAGACAAACGAGTTGGTTTGGGGGTTACAAACATTGTAATTGAGTATTTGGAGTATACGGGTAGATTTGTATTTACTGAAGAAAAGGAAGACATCAAACAACGAATGATTGCTCAGGACAAGGCTTCTGATAAAGGAATCTCAGTTAATAAAATCGATGTAAAAGGAAATGTGATATTGGCGAAGTACTTTGTTTATATTGAAGTCTACGATTTCAGTGTATCTGAGGATGAGGTTGTAAAAGTTAATGGTCAACAGACAACAACACAAACAACTCGTTTAGGGTTACAAATTAAATTTGTAGATGCTGAAACAAGTCAAGTGATTGTAGGATCAGGTCTTGGTGAAGCAAGTACGGTGAAAACATCATCATTATTAGGTGATATATCAGACGAGGTTAAATTCAATCAATCAACGATAGGTATTACTACCAAGAAGGCATTGGAAACGGCATCGTCAAGAGTCGTTAGTAGACTTATTACTAAAGGCGTATTTAAAAATTGAAACTAAATGTTATTATACTATTGTTTTTTTGTGTGTTTTGGTTCTTAAACCTGAATGCACAAACTTACAATTATAGTTACACAGACCCTTGTACGGGTAATCTAAAAACAATAGTAGTGCCTATCAACGGAAACGTCACCGTTGCATACTACGGAGAAATCGGGTCGTTTAGTCAAAACGATTTTACAAACGGAACATTTGACAATTGGACTAATAACATATTTTCACAATATGGTACGAATAGTCCTTGCTCTGAAATCGTGGGTTTAGGTACCACAATAAATGTAACCCAAGGAACCGCATTAAATGTTATTGGGATTCTAAACTCATTATCGTCAATATCTGATTTAGCCGGTGGGTCCACCAACATATTGGGAGGGGCTGTTAGTTCTTTAAGTAATGGGGGGTCTGGCAATAAAAACAAAAAAGGGAATAATTCCCAAAATGGAAGTGGAAGTAATACAACAAATACTAATAATTCCACAACCAATAATACTCAAAATCAAACGAATGGAACAGGTAACTCTACTCAAGGAGGTACAACCACTTCTGGATCAAATGAAGGAACTACAAACGGAGGAAATGGAACCACTAATCAAAATGTTGGAACTCAAAATTCAACACAAACAGGAGGAACTACAACTGAAGGTGGATCAAATGAAACAGGAACTCAGTCGTCTGAATCGTCTGTAGGTGGTCAGATAGGCGGTCAGATAGGTGGTCAAATAAACAATCAAACAACAACGGAAAATGGTGGTAATAGTAACAATAGCGGCGTCGGGACTACTGGGAATAACGGTGGGAATGGGAGTACAGGGTCTGGTTCAGGAAATAATCAGACGGAAGAAAGCCAAACAACAACGGAAGAAGGAGGAGGACAAACAAATATAACAGGAGGTGCAACCACAACAATAAACTCAACACCAACATCTAAAGAAGGTGGTAAACCAACAATAGTGGGTAGTGGAGATTTTATTGGGTTTAACTTTAGAAACAATGACGTTAAGTCGGGGTTAAAGTTAACGGGTGGTTATACTGCAATGAGATGGGATGGTAAACGAAGTTCTGGGGTTTTAGTTGATTACACCTCAGCACTTAGAGGTCCTAACATAACAGGATTTTATGCATTCATTAGGTCTAAATCAATCATAATAGGTTCAGGTACACTGACCGTAGGGTTTTTTGGTAATAAATCATTATATGGAACAATAGCGGTAGGTCAAATGTTTACATTTAAAAAACCTAAATCACTTAAACTTCTTTATATGGCAACCGTATCTTATGGTCAAGTATATAGAGAATCTTTTTTAGGTACTGCCGTTATTGGTGGGGCAACTTATGATATGAAAATAGGTAAACGATTTGATATTAAATTAATGAACCTATTTGTTTATGCTCCTTATGTGAGTTACTATAATGATGTGGTAATGAAATCTCCTTATGTAATGTTACCAAGTATTGGTACAAATATTAAAATAACAAAAAAGTTTAAATTTAACATAAACGCAGGTGGTGCTTGGGATTTGAAATCAAGTGCTTTAAATTATACGGTAACATGTGGAGCAAGAATGTTAGTAGGACAATAATAACGTTAATGTTATTTGTTATTCCGTTTATAGGGTTTACTCAAAACTTTACATATTCGGGATACATTTATAATGCGGATGGAACGGGTGCGGTTAATGTACCTGTTAAGTTGTATAAAAGAACTACACCCGTAATGAATGGGTTTACATCACAAAATAATTTTAATGGACATTCATACTATAGATCAACAGGGTCAATGACTTGGACTGCGGCCAAACAAGCCTGTATTAATATGGGAGGACATCTTGTTACCTCAACTACATTGGCTGAAAATAATTTTTTATTTGGATTATGGCCAAGTGGGTGGATTGGTTTAACCGATGAGGTTACCGAAGGTGTTTGGCAATGGGTAACTGGAGAACCATATTCTTGGTCATATTGGAATGGTGGTGAACCGAATAACTCTAATAATGAGGATTACATACAATTTGTTGGTGGTGGAAGATGGAATGATTTACCTAATATGTCGTTGCCGTATGTGTTGGAATTTGAATACATTGTTACATACACTTCTTGGGTATTACATCAAACGGCATATACAAATGCGTCGGGGTATTATAGTTTCTCACAACCAACAAGTCCTGCGGTTGAGTGGTATTTACAATACGATGCCACAACACCTGTAACCGCATTACAAATAACAGATATGGTTGAGGTATCAAAGTTAGTTTTGGGAACGACAGCCATTAAAAGTATTCATTACCATAGATATGATGTGAACTACGATGGTAAAATAAACATTGCTGACCAAAATTATATTAACTTAAGAAGGTATAACACATTAACAAATTGGGTTACAATGACACCATCTAAATTATTCACACCAGCACAATATACAACACTAACAACAAACACAACAGACCTAAGAATAAGTATTCCTGGTATGCCATCTATGACAATAAACTCACCCGTAAGTGGGGGGTCACAAAACTATTACTTGATTGCTCCTGGATATAAAACAACAGTAAATTACTAATGAAAAAACTAACATTACTTTTTATTTTGTCTTTTTTGGGGTTTTTACTTCAAGCTCAAGATACTATTAAATTAACACCACAAGAACTATTTGATTATAACTCAAAATGGAATAATTTAGGGACTACCCAATCTTACGTTGATTATTCAAAAGACATACTTTCTTCATCTGACATATCTTTAGGTTATGTTAATAATCGTTTATCAACAACTCTTAATTTAAGTTATAATATAACATCAAACACTCAAAAATGGAATCACGCATTTATAACATCAATAAACCCAATATGGAAGTATTATGGGATTGGATATGGGATTTCAAAAACAAAAAAAAATAGGGTAATTACATTACAAACAATTGGGTCTTGTGATTTTGTTTTCCAAAAAAATATAACCGTATCATTTATTGATGTAATCAACACTAAAAAATTTGGAAAGTTTGGTTACAATTTTATAACATCAAAAACATTTTGGGGTGAGTGGGAAGGTCCTTGGGAAGGTCAGTTTGTGGTTGATTCAAGTGGTAATTGGGTTGAGAATATTTACCCAATAAACCCACCATCAACTCAACTAACAATTAGAGTTATGTTAATGTATACTTACCCGATAAAGACGAAAATCGTTGATATTTCACCACAGATATTTACCACAGGAGATATTTATAAAGTGTTTAAAAGCGATGATTTAAATATTGGGTATTTTGAAAATTTCAACTTAGACATTTATTACGGAATTTCTATGAATTGGAAAATTACTAATAAATTTGTTTTAAATACAAACTTTAGATTAAACAACACAATAGATAAAACAATTACAACGTATAAAAAAAGTAATCCTATTTTATTTATGATAGGTACAAGATTCCAACTTTAACTGATATGAAAAAATTATTATTAACACTATTATTAACATTACCATTATTCGTATTCAGTCAGAAGACGTTAAGAGATTCTATCTATATTAAAACAGATATGTTTGAGATTGTTTATTCAGAGAAATTACAACAACCAAAGTTTATTCGGTATACGGTACAATGTCCTAATGGATCGGCACCAAGAACAGGGATGGATTTCTATACTTGTGATTCAATACTTACCTCTGATGATAAAGATTATTTTAATAATTCATATGATAAAGGTCATATGGCACCAGCGGCTGACTTTAATTGCACAAAAGATTTATTATTTAAAACGTTCACTTATCTAAATTGTTCATTACAACAAGAAAACTTAAATAGAACGACTTGGAGATTATTAGAAGTTAGAGAAAGGGAATTAGCAAAAACAGGTAAAAATGTTGTCGTTGAAATCAGATGTATATTTTCTAAAAAATCAATTGTTTTACCAACAGGGGCAACAGTTCCTGATGGGTATATTAAAACAATAAAATATGGTAATAAAATGGAGAAATATTACTTCAAAAATGAAAAACCTTTATCCACTGACTTTACTAAATACATTATTAAAAGTTAAGACTATTTATTTATAAAACTAAACGTTATGTCAGGAAACACAAACCCAATTTCAGGATTCGCAGATACGTTCTTATCTAAACTTAAAGAACAATCTTTTATTATTATACTTATGTTAGGTGTAATTTATTATCAACATCGTATGATGGAAGAAAGAGTTTCATTTTGGCAAGTACAATACGAAGAAAAGGACCAACTTATAGATAAAACGGCCAAAGAAGATAAAGAAATACTCTTACAAAGAATTACGTATCTCCAAGACCAAAGAGATAAGTATGTTGAGGATGCAATAAATGAATTAAAAGATAAATAAATTAAAAACTAAGTAAAAATGAAAAAACACGCACACATCAAACACAACGAAACCGCCGAAACACATTCAAATGAAACCTCAGGTGGAGCATCAATTGACAATACAACCACTGCATCTGCGGGTGTGGAAGTCGGAGATGAAAATGCCTCAATTGGTATTGAAGCGTCTGCTAAAACCGGAACAGAGGCATCTGTGGAAGGTGGATTAGACGGTAATAACGTATATGTAGAAGCAAACTACTCAGATACAACTGAAGTTCATGTGACGGTAGAAGGTCAAGCAAATGCTGAAGGATTTGGAGTTGGTGGTTCTGTAGACGCTTATGCTAAAACAGGAAATGAGGCAAGTTTAGAAGTAAGAGCGGGAGATGAAGGTGTAGTTGCAAACGGAAGTGTATCTGCAGGTACATCAGTAGGTGTTGATGGTGAAGGAACTGCCGATTTTAGAGAAGGTTCAGTAACTGCTGGAGCAGGAGTATCGGTTGGAGAACAAGTTGGAATTGGTGGTGGTGGTGAAGCTACCTTTGTGGATGGAGTTGCAACTGTTGGAGTTAGTGGTGAAGTGGCGGTTTTACTTGGTGTTGATGTTGATTTAAGTGTTAGTGTTGATACAAACCAAATTGCTGAAGACGCTAGATTGGCGGCTGAAGAATCAGAACGTGTGGCGGCAGAAGCACAAGCATTATCTGAAGCAACACAAAGAGAAACTGAACGACTTGCAAAAATAGCCCAAGAAGAAACTGAAAGAAAGGCGAGAGAAGCTCAAGAAGAATTTGATAGACAAGCGAAAGCTGCTAAAGAGGAAACTGATAGATTGGCAAGAATTGCTCAGGAAGAATTAGATAGAAAGGCGAGAGAGGCACAACAAGAACTTGATAGACAAGCGAGAGCAGCACAAGATGAACTTGATAGACAAGCAAGAGCGGCACAAGATGAAATTAATAGACAGGCAAGAGAGGCTCAAGACGCGTTAGATAGAGCTGCTAGAGATGCTGAAAAATCAAAATGGAATCCAAAAAATTGGTTTTAAATATGAAGAATTTAATCTTACTCTTTGGTATGTTACTACTTGGTAACCTCGCAACGGCTCAACAATGTGTTCATGTTGATTCAATATATAATACGGCAAAATTAAGAGAACTGGGTAATAGAGATATTCGTTTTGGTATTAAACAAATTGTTGAAGAAGAGTTATCTGAAAAGTATTGTTTATCTGACAATGGTGATGATATTGATGTTGAGGTGTATTATTTTGGATTACCTAAAACAACCATAAGAGTTGTTGGTGTAGAAAAAACAAACACAATAACTCAGGTCGGAGTTAAACTTCACTATAAAGGTAATTGTTACCAAGGTATTGGTGAATCAGACACTGAGATTAGAGCGATAATGATTGAGGTTCAAGAAGGGTCAATTCCATTTGAAAAGATGACGGTATCGTCAGCGTTAAAAAAAGCAATACACGAGGCTGCAACTAAATTGCCGTGAAGATATGGACACTTTTGATATTGTTAATTTTGTCCTCATACTCTTTCTCTCAAATCAGAATTACTGATGTTGGGGATGGGTGGAAAGGTAAAGTAGAACAGGCTTTAGATACTGTACAAAAATATGATATAGAAAAATACTACCTTATTATGGAAACATGTAAGGTAGTTGCTTTTTGGAATGGAGGGTTTTCAACAACAGAATCGGATAGTATAATTACAATTCCAACAAAAGAGATGAACAACGGTAATATATACAATATAGCCGCAATCCTTGTTCACGAGTCATTACATTTATATTTTTTAACAACTAACTTTAACTTGGCACCAAACGTTGAAGAAGTAATAACTTATCAACATGAGTTGGATTTCTTAAAAAAGATTCCATATGTTGATGAATGGTTAATAGAAAACGCCAAAAACAAAATCAAATTTTATTCAAAACCATAGTTGATTTTAGAACACAAATCATTTAATTTTTGTATATGAAAAAAAAAGAAATAGATATTGGACCATTATTTGTGATGATAATTGGATTCCTACTTGGTATGGTTCTTATATCGTTAACATCGTGTGATAAAACAATATCTGAACAAATAGAAAAACCTATAGAGTTAAGACAGAAATCTAATGACCGTTTCAAAAATGTAACAGAATTTACATATGGAGGTTGTGAATACATTAAAGTTGGTTTTGGAGAAAATACTTGGGGTTCACATAAAGGAAATTGTGAAAACCCAATTCATTTTGAAAACAAAAATCCACGTTAACCAACACCATATTAGGTCAAACAAAACAAAGAATACGGACTTACCGGTAATAACAATTAAACAAGGTAGAAAGAACACGTATTGTAATGAGGTCGAAATACTTGGACCAAGTAGAATTATATATTGTGGTAGTGGGGATGAGAAACCGTTATTAAGTTGTGGGGCAAGAGTAGTAATAGAAACTGAAAGTGAAATTAAAATAATAAGTTAAGACATGAAAAGATTATTTAAATACCTTTCTTGGTTAGAACAAGAAAGAATAAAAGCTATGGTTCACTGTGGAAGAGGAAACTATTAATTCAAAAAAACCTGATAATTATGTGGAAAACGCAGGATTATTACCTTATGGTAGTAATATTGGGGCACCTGCTATACATGTTCCTAATATAGAAAGTTGGAAACAACCAAGAGTAATTCACGTTAACCAACAATTCCAAGATAAGGTTGAGGAATTAAAGAATGAATATCAAAAACTAATTGACGAATACAAGTGGAATGACTTGGTTTATAATGCAAAGTTTAGTTTTGAACCTGTGATTGGAAAAATATATCATCTTTATTATGGTAAAAAAGGAAATGTTTTCTTATCATTAATAGACCCAAAAGAATGGAATCGTGAACACATTGGGTCTTTTAAATATAATCACGACAATAAATGGATTAAAATAAATTAAGATGTTTTACAAATTAAAATACAAATTATTAAAATATATTTTATTAAAATTAAAAAAATGATTATATTTGTATTATGAAATTAACTATCATATCAGACACTCACGGAAAACACAAACACGTACACCACGATTTACCTGGTGGCGATTTGTTGTTACACGCAGGTGACATCAGTTCTATGGGTTACGAACACGAGATCACTCAGTTTGCGGGTTGGTATGACAAAATCGTAACCTACGATCACAAAGTATTTATTGCGGGTAATCACGATTGGGGATTCCAAAACAATGTTGAGAAAGTAAAAGGTATCTTGACAGGTTACAAAACTATTGAATATATTCAAGATGAGTTAATGACCATTCAAGATGGTGATGGACCTGAGATTAAAATTTGGGGATCTCCTTGGCAACCTGAGTTCTACAATTGGGCGTTTAACTTACCAAAAAATGGTGAGGAGTTAAAAGCGGTATGGGATATGATTCCTGAAGGAATTGATATCTTAATTACTCACGGACCGGCTTGGGGAATATTGGATGATGTTGAAGGTAACCGCAATGTTCACTTGGGTTGTGAATTACTTGCTGAGAAAATCAAACAAATCAAACCTAAGATTCACATCTGTGGTCACATCCATAGTGGACACGGACATTACTTTGATGGATACACACACTACTTCAATGCGTCTGTGTTGAATGAACAATACCTTTATTCTCACAAGCCTTGGATTATTGATTGGAATCCAGTAACCAATGAAATTGACTTTTTATAATAATCCCAATTGACCTTCGATTGGGGTTATTGTTTTTGGGTTTAAATAGTATTCGATAAAGATATATTCTAAATAATAATTAAAACACCATAAATATTCATCTATAACGCAATTACCTTTAATTGTTTTGTGGTACTTCTATATTTATGTACGTCTCGACCGGCCCATGGAATATGGGGGTTTCTTAAAAGATTCTTCAAGTGAGTAAATAACTTTATTTATTTATTTTTAATATGAAGAATATACTACTTGGATTTTTTGTCCTATTTTCATCTCTCTTATTTTCACAATCATGCTTACATACCATACAAAGAACCGACACTTGGGGTGATGGTTGGAATGGAGGTTTGGTATCTGTTTCCGTTAACGGTGTAACTGTTTTATCTAATTTAAGTTGTGTTGGAGCCGGACCTACTTCTTCTTCCTTTAGTGCTGCTGTAGGGGCAACAATTAGAGTATTCCGAACCACTGCAGGACTTTATCCTTCCGAAATGCGTATACGAGTTATCAATGGAGCAGGAACCACCATAATCAATACTATCCAACCGGTTGCTGGATCTGCAACCGCTGGAGGGCAAACCGTATTAGCAAGTTGTGCAGGTGCCGCTGTAGGTCCATGTATTAATACCACATCATACGGATCGGCAACGGCACCATCAACACCAACAACAGTAATTATTAGTACTTGTCAATTTCAAGCAGAATACAGTACGATATATTCTTGTATTGTAGGTCGTACATATCAATCAGCTTACAATTTAGGTGGATTCATAACGGTTAGATCAGGAACATATAATGGTACGGTAATTGCTAGTGGAAATGCTCCACTAAATTGGACATGTCCATCCTCAGGAACGTATTTCGTTCATTACAACACAAATAATACTTGTGGTACCGCTATGAACTGCGGAACATCATCTATTTCTTGTTTAACTTGCTCAGCACCTGCAGCCCCATCAAATGATTTAGTGTGTAATTCAACACCTATTACTTGTGGCCAAACCATAGCAGGAACAACAGTAAATGCCACTAACTCTGGAACGGGTGAAGGTGGATTTTGTTCTGTTAGTCAAACGCAACCTGGTGTTTGGTATGTTATTCCAGGAAATGGACAAATCATGACTGCAAATCTTTGTGCAACGGCATGGGATAGTAAAATGTCTGTATTTTCAGGGGTAGGGTGCGGAAGTCTAACTTGTGTGGGGGGTAATGATGATTATGGTCCTGCTTGTGGTAGTTCATCCGCTTCATTTTCATGGTCTTCTGTGGTAGGAACAAATTATTATATACTAGTTCATGGGTATAGTACGAATAGTGGTTTTTCTATAAACTTAACTTGCGTTTCACCTCCTACACCAGGACCTTGTATCAATACCATTGCATATGGAACACAAAGTTTACCGGTATTTGGTGGAATATCATATACTACGGTGCCGTGTCAATTTGCCGGTGAATATTCAGTTTGGAGTGGTGCTGTGGTAGGAACACCATATATTGCAATGACTACGGTCGCAACTGACTGGATAACAGTGAGAAGTGGGACATCTAATGGGTCTGTTATTGCCGTAGGGTTATCGCCATTATCTTTCACACCTACAAACAATAATACCTTATACATACATGTTAATACAAACTCATTATGTGGAACAGTAAATGTATGTAGGGATGTTTCTGTGACTAGAATGTCTGCGTTACCTATTGAGTTGTTATCGTTTGAAGGTAAGAAACAAACTAACTCAAATCTATTATATTGGTCAACCGCGTCTGAACACAATACTAGTCACTTTATTATTGAAAAAAGTGAAGATGGTTTTAAATGGGGTGGTATCGGACAAGTACAATCTGTTGGTAACTCAACTCAAAAAATAGACTATAGTTTAGAGGATAAAGATGTGTCCCAAGTAATTAACTACTATAGATTACATCAATATGATATTGATGGTGTTAATGAGGTATTTGGACCAATAGCTATTAACAATAGAGATGCCATTAAAATAATTGCCAAAACTATTAATGCTGCAGGACAAGAAGTTGGCCCAAATGCTACAGGAATTGTTATTGAAATTTATACGGATGGAACCATTAGACGAGTGATAAGATAAAATATGAATGATTATTTTAATCTTCGATTGGGGTTATTTTATTTTTAATTTTAGACATTACGCTTTTTAATCCGTAAACTACCGTTGCAAATGCGGCACCTGATAATAATCTATTTGTGTCTGATGAGGTTATATTTTCATCAGATATTATGTCGTTTACGATATTCATCGTTGGGTTTAATAATAATGCAAAACCTAAAATATCTAATAGAGAATAAGTAACACCAATCACTTTACTTGATATATTATTAATTAGTTTTTTAGTGTTAATTAAAAATTCACCAACACCATTAAGGGCCTCAGTCAATCCTTTTTCTTTAACCTCATCTAATAATATATTAGATTCGGAGTCCTTAATGATAATTGCAATTGATGTGATTAATAATAGTAATATTTCTTTTTCACTTAATGAAAATCCTGAGTTGTTTAATAACCTATCCACTGGTCCCATAAGTGCGGCCATTCCGGAACCAAACGTAAATAATATTCCGGAAGTAATATTAAAGTCTTTTAAAATATCCTTTAATATGTTTTCGGTTAAAATTGTTTTGTATTGTTCTTCTGTAATTATTATTTTCATATATTGATAAATATTATCAAATTGTTTATTATATTTGTACTATGGAAAAAATGATATATTTAGTTAGAGGAATACCAGGAAGTGGTAAGACAACTTTAGCAAAACAATTAGCCCCAAATTGGGTTTTTGAGGCAGACCATTATTTTTATGATAATGATGGTAACTACAATTTTATTGCATCTGAAATAAAAGATGCTCATAAAGAGTGTCAACAATATGTTGGATATGCAATGGAGTCAAACACACCAAAAATTGCAGTGTCAAACACATTCACACAAGAATGGGAACTTCAACCATATTATGAATTGGCAATTAAGTATGGTTATTATGTGACCTCTATTATTGTGGAAAATAGACACGGAGGAACAAACAAACATGGAGTTCCTGACGATAAATTAGAACAAATGAAAAACCGTTTTGAGATAAAAATATAAGAAATGAAATTTGATAAAATATTAACTAGTGGGGTTGTTTGGATTACTTCAGACACTCACTATTCGCACAAAAACATTTGTCGCGGAGTTACCAATTGGAGAACCAAAGACGGTAAAACCCCTATAGAATCGACAAGAGACTTTAATAGTATTGAGGATATGAATAGTGTTATTGTTGATAACATCAATTCAAAAATTGGACCTGACGATACGTTGATTCACTTGGGTGATTTCTCTTTTGGTGGGTTTGATAAAATAGGGCAATTCTTGGATCGTTTGGTTTGTAAAAACATTCACCTTGTATTAGGAAACCACGACCACCACATTAAAAATAATCGAGAAAATATCCATGATAGGTTTTTATCTATTCAAAATTATTTGGAAGTAAATATTGGTGGTGCTGACTTTGTATTGTCTCACTATCCATTATGTAGTTGGAATCAACTATCAAAAGGGGCAATCCAACTTCACGGACACGTTCACTTACCTACAAATAAAAAATGGGGTAATGGGAAACGATTGGATGTTGGTGTTGATGGTAATAACTACCAACCTTATAAATTAACTGAGATTGTTCATATGATGGACCGCCGTGAAGTTCGTTCAGAAATAGTGAATGACCACCACTTAGATGATATAGATGGAGTTGTGGGTTAAACCATAACTTCAATATATTTATAAATATGAAAATTATTATAACAGAATCACAACTTAAATTTATTAACGAAGCGTTAGGGGTTCCTGATTCTATTTTAGCTGCTGCTGAAGAAGTTTTTGATATTGTTGTAAATGATGTTAAATCAATAGATGAAAAAGAAAACACATATGCGTTTAGTGGTGATTTAGATTTTGAATTGGGAGATAAGAAAAAAATCGTAATTGATGGTTATGAGTTAACGGTTAATGTGGAAGAACTTGATGGTTATGATGGTAATGTTTTGATTATGTCAATGGGTATGGGTCAATCATTTAACTTTGATAGAGAAGTGATGATGAAAAGAATTGAACCATCCACAACCGCTGAGATTGAAATAACATTTGGTGTTTCAGAAAATTGGGAACCACATGAGTTATATGATACGATAATGAAAGAAAGGGTAAAACATTTATCGGCTATTGCTCACGAATTAAAACACAAATATGATAAACAAGCAAAAGAATTAGATTTAGTTGGTAGAGATGCCGAATATACTGCAACACAAAGAATGTCTACTTTTGGTATTCCGGTAATTGATCATAAATTCTTTAGATATATGTATTATACCTCAATTGCTGAAAATTTGGTTAGAACAACAGAGGTCGCTTCAGAACTTAAAAGTAAAAATATTACCAAATCACAATTCAAAGAATTTTTAGAAAATAACAGTGTTTATAAAGAATTTATTGAAATTAAAAATTTTACATTTAATAATTTAATTGAAGGAATGAAAGAACAAATGAATAGGGTGGACGCTTTACTTGAACACATTGGTACTGATCCTGAAAATATGTCGGAAAATGAAAAAATTGATGAGGTTCTAAATCTTGTTTATGTTAACTTAGTAAATCTTAGAATGGGGATTTTTAATGATATGATTTCAGATAAAGCTGATGAGATAAGAAATTTTTTAAAACTAATGTCTAAAAATGTCCCATCTTTTATGGAGGATGACAATAAAGAAAAAATGGATAACTTAAGAACTAAGTTTTTAAATTACCTTATTAAATTTCAAAATGACCCAACGGGATTCTTTGAGGCTGAATGTGAAAAATTTAATTATATATCAACTAAAATGTTAAAGAAAATATCAAAATTATATGCAATGGCAAAAGATGATAATCAACCTGTCAGCGAATCAATTATCAATTGGGAACTACACCAAAAACTAATGGAAAAAAAATACGGTAAAAGAAAAATAGAAACCGAATTTAAATTCAAAAAAAAATAGTTTAATCTAAATTTATTTATTATATTTGTATTGTGAAAAAACCGTGCAAAGAATGTCCCCACGTTATTAAGAATCGTCATAATGATATGATTGTTGAATTTGGTCGTAGGACTGGTAAGAAACATAATTGTCATATGACGGAGGGTGTTAAAGATTTATGGAATGTTACAGATAAAAAATTAGAATGTTATGGATCAAAGAGAGATGATTTACGGAGTATGTGATAAAACAGGTGGGTGTGATTCCTACTTTGGTTTTTTCAAAAATGAAAAAGACGCTGAACACGAAGTTGGGGTACAAGCTAACAGACTCAAGGAAGACTTGGGTATGATGGAGATTGACATTCAAACAGACCGAGCGTTATTTGGTGGTAATCTGGTAATAGTAATTCATAGATACGTTCTTAGATGATTAAAAAATATTTGATTGTTTTCTTTTCGGCACTTATATTAGAGATTGGAAGCACATTTTACATTACAGTTGTTGCTGACAAGAACTATATTGGAATGTTGTTCTTTGCATTCATCGGACCATTTTTATCACTACCTTTCGTGGGATTTATGGTTGAGTCAAAAACTTGGAAGGAAAGAATGAGATTGGCATTATGTTCGGGACTTGGATATTTGTTTGGGTCCTTTGTTGTAATAATATTTTTAGAATTAATTAAATGAAAACAATAGAAACTAAATTTGGAACATATATAGATATGGAAACAGAAACAAGCACAAAATTAACTGGTGATAAAATCACGGTATTTGTAGAAAGATTGAAAAAAATTGGTATTGATGTAAAACTATCAGGAAACTTTCCTTGGGTATATATTACTGAAATCTGTGGTAAAAGAGTAACTGAAAAGTTTGAAGGGAATCACGGATTTACATTAATATTTTTACCGGGTAGAAACGATAGTCCACCATCCGAGTTTACGGATATTACAGAAATTTTTAAACTAATTAGAAAATACGCAAAATGAATTTAGACAAATTAACAATGGACGAACTTATTTCATTAAGAAATGAAATTCAAGGAAAAATACATTCCTACACAGATGGGTATTTGTATATCTGTTCTGTTCGTCAGTTCGGTAGTGTATGGGAAGAAAAACCAAGTAGTTTATATGGTTTAAGAGAACTTTGTGATTCATATTACGGTGACAATGGTATTGTTGATGTTTATACCAACAATCCAAATTTAGAATTTTCTGAAATGGAGTTTGAAAATTATGGTGACGTTATGTTTATTAAATCTGAGGACGATTACAGAGAGTGGATTAAACACACTAAAAGTAAAAATCTTATTGAAGATGTAACACAACGACTTGATGAGTGGGATGAAAGTAAAAATTTACCATTTAAGTATCGTCCTTCTTTTGCTCCACATTGGACAAGAGAAGATGTTAATGAATGGGTTACAGAGTTTGAAAGTAATAAGTGGGATTTTGTTGAACCAAGATCTATGAAGGTAAAATATTCTGAAGAAGATGGTGAAGATTAAAAAAATAATTAATATATTTGTGATATGGAATTAGAAAAACAAAAATACAGAATCTATCTAGATGATGTTCGTACACCGGTAGATCCAAGTTGGATTGTTGTTCGTTCTTATGATGAATTTGTTAGTAAGATAAATGAAATTGGTTTGGAGAACATTGAACTAATATCTTTGGATCATGATTTGGGTGATACCGCAATGAGAGAATGGCATTACGGAGTTGTAAAAAACTATACTATCAATTACGATAACATCACCGAAAAAACTGGTATGGATTGCACCAAGTGGTTAGTTAATCAATGGTTAGATGGTAAACATATTGTTGAAGTTGTAGTACATTCAGCAAATGCGGTGGGTAGTGGAAACATGATGGGTTACATCAACAATTACCGACACTTGAATAGAATGGAACAAAATTGTGTAAGAGTTAAAATTGAACATACAGTATAAAAAAATAGTTATGGAATTAGAAAAATTTGAACAAGCAAAAAAAGTTAAAGAAAACCTTGAAAGGTTAAAAACACGGAAACATAAATTAGAATCCGCACTTAAATCTTGTAGTTTGGGGGTTACGATTAAGTATACGTATGGAGGTAAATTCCAAACGCCAGGTGAAGTCGGATTATATGATAAAGAGATTATAAAAGAAATGATGATTAAAGAACTTGAAAAGTTGGATGAAGAAATAAATTTAGTTAAAGAAGAATTTGAAAAAGTATAAGAAATGGAAAATTTAAATAGTGTATGTTATGTTGGTGCAATCGGAGAGGTTAAGACAATAGAAGGTGCTGACAACATAGAGCTTGCAATCGTTAATGGTTGGAACGCTATAACTAAAAAAGGTGAATATACAGAAGGTGATTTAGTTGTTGTTGCAACTACCGATGCGGTTATACCACAAAAACTTTCTGATGAATTAGGTGTTACAAGTTATCTTCGTAAGGGTCAGAGAGTAAGAACTATAAAACTTCGTAAGGTTTATTCTGAATGTTTAATAATACCAATAAGTTTTGTTCCTGAGGAATACAGATACGATGGTTCTGACTGCATGGAGTTACTTGAAGTGTTCAAATACGAACCACCTGTTAAGATGGTTCAGTTAAGTGGGGGTAGAAAATTTAAGTACCACCAAAACCCTAACTTCCATATCTACTACAAGTTTCCTAACTTGAAGAACGCACCTGAAATGTTTAACGAGGAAGACATAGTTACTATCACTCGTAAACTTCACGGAACAAATGCTCGTTATGGTATTGTTAAAAAGAAAAGATTATCTTTTTGGGACTATGTTAAAAAGTTCTTTGGAAACAAATGGGCTGGGTATGAATATGTTTACGGGTCTCACAATGTAGAGAAAGGTTCTGACTCTCAAGGTTTTTATGAAACCGATGTTTGGAGAACTGTCGCAGATAATTACAAAATAAAAGATAAACTATGGGATTATGTTAAGACATATAGTCGTCCTGACTATTTGGGTGATGGGTTAATCATCTATGGTGAGATATATGGTCATGGTATACAAAAAAATTATGATTATGGTTTAACTGATGTTAAATTTGCTGGTTTTGATGTTGAATTAAATGGTAATTACAGACCTTATTACGATGAAAAGAATGTCTTCAAATCTTTGGGGTTACAAAGAGTTGAGGTTCTTTATTTGGGGACTTGGTGCAAAGAAAAACAAGATAAATACGTATTTAATAATAATATAGAGGGAACCAAAGTTCCTCACGAAGGTGTAGTTGTTAAATCTGTTACTGGTGATAGACACAAAGTAGGTAAAGTAATTAATCCTGACTATAGCATATTTAGTGAAAAACATAACGTAGGTGACTCCCATTAACTTGATGGGGTCACTTTTATTACTTACTATTAAAAAAATAACAAATTATGAAAATGGAAACAGATAAACCAACTGGGTTAGTTTTGACCGAGTTAATATTTAAAAATCTTTTTTGGTTTTTAATATTTTCAACAATATATGCTAATATTAACCCATTAGAGTGGTGGTTAACACAAAATGTGTGGGGTAGAGTATTATTAGTTCTTTTAGAGTTAGGTATTCTAACATCAACCTTTTCTGAAAATGAAAAAAAATGAAAAAAGAAGTGTTCGTAAGATTTGCAAATGAAAGTGTTTATTATACTAGAATTATGGTAGACCCTAAAAAAATAGAAAAACCTATGATATTTACTAATGAGGTATTTTTTAATATCGATGGTATCAGAGTTTCGGTAAAAAAAGAAGATTGGGAAGAATTACAAAAAACTTAAGAACTATGAGAGAAAATAAAATCATAAAAAATATAAAAATGAAAAAACTAATTTATTTACTTGGACTTGTTGTTATTTTAATGTCCTGTAAAACATCTAAAGCTGGTTGCGACGCATATAGTTCATATGACACACAAAAAGATTCAACTATTGTTAAAGTAGGGAATTACCACATAGAAAATGAACAATATAGTTTCTATTTAATAGATACTGTTGATTAATAAATAATATAAACCCCTCTTTATTTTAATGGTGGGGTTTTTTGTTTTTTAATATATTTATTTATATGAATCAAGAAGAGATAAGAAAAATATTATCAATTGCTAAAACTTTCAAAAATTATATTGAAAGTGAAGGTATGGGTATAAAAACGTTAAACAATCTAAAACGTATTTCAGACAATGACCATTTGGTTAATGTTTTATTTTCTAAACTAAACACACATAGAGAAAGAACAAAAACTATTTTTGCTACTTACTTTATGATTAGAAACCCAAAAATACCAACAGACGGTTTAGTAAAAATTATTAGTAATCTTTATGAATATCAAATTCAAATTTTTACTGAGTTAACCAAAAAAACCATGGATTGTTCATACTGTGATGGTGGAGGTCAAGAGGGATGTTACGAATGTGATGGAGATGGACAAGTTGAATGCCCAAGTTGTGATGGTTCGGGTAAAGAAGATTGTTACGAATGTGATGGTTCGGGTAAAGAAGATTGCTCAAATTGTGATGGTTCTGGTGAAGAAACTGATTATGACGATGAAGGTGAAGAGATAGAAGTTGAATGTTCAAGTTGTGATGGTTCGGGTAAAGAAGCTTGCTCAAATTGTAGTGGAGAGGGTAATTATGAATGTAATGAATGTGACGGATCACAAACTTTATCCTGTAGTGATTGTGGTGGAGATGGTGATGTTCAATGTTCAAATTGTGATGGTAGTGGACAAGAAGAATCTACCGAAGACTATTTTAATATAAATTATATGAGTATTGTTGTGCTAGGTTCAAAAATTAAAAAGTTTGAAGACACCGAAATGACTTTAGAAAAATTTGAAGAATTAAATGCTAACGATAGCGCATTTTCATATGAATTAATTATCACTAATTATAATGATATTGATGACTACGATTATGAAGATAGAATGCGAATGGAAGAATTTAATGATGATTTTGTAAAAATTGGAGATATTTTAAAACTATAAAGTATTTATAATAAAACTATAAAAAAATGAAAAGAACTATAAGACTAACAGAATCCGAACTTATTAATTTGGTAAAAAGAATTATCAAAGAAGATGAAGAACAATGGATGGCAGACTCCCAAGAAATGGAAGGGGAATCGGATTTTTCTAAAATGGATTTAGAAACCGCTAAAGAAGAACTACAACATACTATTTCACCATCTGAAATGAGATTCCTTAGTGATTTAATGAAACGTAAAGGTAAAGATGAATTAGAAGACATGTTGATGGATGTGGTATCACAAATGGAAGAGGAAGATGCTAATTATTCAGAAGTTGACGAAATGATGTATGAGGATTTTGAAAAACAATACGGAATGAGTGAAACTGAAATGAAATTAAGAGGAATTTTAGATAAAATTGTTCAAAATACTAGTTTGATAGCTGGTTTAGGAATTGTGCCGGCCGCGATGTTTATTGGTGGTGGAGCCGCTCTTGTTGCTGGTATTGTTTCTTTGTTGGGTGTGACTTTAAAAGACTCTGCGTTCTTTAAAAGAGGTGGATATGATAAGTATAAAACCGGTTTTCACTACAAGGCCGCCGACAAATCAAGAATGGATAGAAAATAATTTTTAGTTCCGCAAACTATATAAAAGTCCTCATTTTGAAAAAAGTGGGGATTTTATATTTATAGAATATGAAAAGATTAATAGAAAGAATTTTCAGAGAATATCTTTTGGAGGAAAAAAAATTTCCTAAGCAAAAAGGTATTGAAGTCTATGATAAGATGATGTATAAGATTATATCTACATATCATCAGTGGTTTGAAAGACATGGTGATGACTCACTATTAAAACACATTGACATACTTGATAAAAAGGGATATGACTATCGAATAGGTGCGACAGACTCAATTTTGGCACCAACAATTAAAAATAACATTCAAAAAATTGTAGAAAGTTTCAAATTAAATAAACCGTGCAGCAATAGAATTATTTTTATAAAAAAAATTAAGAATAATAATAATTCAGAATATTTTGATTTTGTTGAATTTATACTCCAAAAGGACGGAAATGAACTATCAATAATTACCTCCGCTTATTCGAAAGATGGTAATTTTTTGCTTAATAAAGTAAAAACTAAAAAAGAAAGGTTAGAAGAAAATTTTTGTAAAAATGATTATATAGTTGTAGAATTGTAAAAAAGTATTATCTTTGTATAAGAATTGATTGTTATTGGTTCAATCATTAAAAAAATACCAATCGTAGGGTGTCTGGCGTAATCCGACACAGGTTGAAAATCCCACCCCTAGGTGAAATTGATCCCCACTGAAATATGTGGGGATTTTTTTTTAAGAGACCCCATCTTAGTTGATGGGCTTTAGGGCCGTTATCCGTTAGGGTAACGATTTAAAGGGGGGAATTCGCTACTCCCCCTTTTTTTATTTAATTCTTTTACTTATCTTTGTGTTATGTTAATTATGACCATATTGTTTATTGTTTTAATCCTATGTATTGGGATATGGGGTAAACACGGAAAACACTTTAAATGATGAAAGTAATATTTTTAGATCACGATGGAGTGATTTGTCTATCCAATAATTGGGGTGGACGAACAAAGAAATGGAAAAAATATAGAAGCGAAAATCCTGAAAGTAGTGATGAGAAAAAAACTGCTCCTGTTGAATATCGTTTTGATGACTTTGATACAAAGGCAATTAAGGTCCTAAATGAAATTATCGAAGAAACCGGTGCTGAAATAGTTGTAAGTTCAGATTGGAAATTGCACGCAACTCTTGAAGAACTTGGTGATTACTACGAAAGTCAAGGTATCATTAAACGACCAATTGCGTTAACTCCGGATATACAAAATTGTACGGTTCATGGTAATGTTTTTATATGGTCACCACGATGGGATTTAGAACAAACCAGAACTATTGAGATTAGACAATATTTACATGACCATCCTGAGGTTACACATTGGGTTTCAGTTGATGATTTGAATATGGGTAAAATTGGTGAACCGTGGAAAGATGTTTGGGCAATTGATAATTTTGTATTAACACCAAGATCAAGTGAAGGGATTAAACAAAGTGGTATTAAAGAAAAAATATTAAAATTTTTGACTTAAGGTGAATAAAAGAATAATCCAAAAGATTGTGCTGTGGATATCACTCAAGTTCCCAAAGAAGAAACGAAAATCAATTTGGGACCTGTAAATTAAAGTTGTATGAAAGATAAAGAAATGAATGAATACCTTGAGTCCATAGGTGGACTTGAGAATGGTTTTTATCCCGATAAAGACCTAATTAAGGACTCTAAGTTCTTTGAGTGTGGTGATGGTTGGTATCCATTAATTAAAGACCTAATAACCGATTTAATAGTGTTAGGTTGGGACAAACAAACCTGCCAGGTTAAGGAAAAGTTTGGTGGCTTAAGATTTTATATTAATGGGGCATCAGAAGAGATTTATAAAAGAATACAAACTGCTGAGGACTTAAGTTATGAAACTTGTGAGACCTGTGGGGAAAAAGGAGAGTTAAGGTCTGTAGGTTGGTATAAAACATTATGTAATAAACACCATGAAGAACGTAAATCAAATATTCAAAAATAATAAACATTTAATCGAACATCCTGAGGTGCAAGAGTTAATAGATTATTGTAGAGAATTGGAGGGAAAATTAATGGAAGTGGAGATTAATAAACAATACGATAAAGAGGACATCTTAATTAATGTGATTAGAGACATTAAAGAAAGTTGTGAACAGACAATTAATGATAATGAGGAATCTATTAGGTTTAATGAGACACCAAGAGTTGATTTTGAAAAAAGTGTGGTTAACCTTAAAAAGTATATTGAAACCATAAATACCTTATATAAAATTGGATTATGAAAAAAATAGAAATTAGTGAGGCATGTTTAGGTCATGATGTTTTAGTAGATGGTGAATCATTATTTACTCATGAATACGACAATAGGAGTCCTGAGTATATTAACAATCTTAAATCGACGTTTATTTTAAAATTAGATGAAATAAAAGATAAGTTGGATATAATGGATTGGGTGGCGATTGCTGAAATCATTACCAGTCGATCTGATGAATTTGAAATGAATGATGATGAATCGAAAGATTATGATAAATGTGATGCGTGTGGTAATTACGGATATAGTTTAGTATATAACAAAAAAGATGAAACAAACCTTTAAACTTTTTATGGTGAAAGAAAAACCATACTTAACCACAGATGAACCTATATCTGTTGGGGATATTGCGATTGTTACCGTTGGTGATTTTTATCCATCTGTTGTTGAATGTAAAAATGATGAACAAATTAAATTAATACAAGAATCAAAGTTATCGATGACCAAAAGACATAAAGTGATAATGAAACCTGAAAAGATTGATTTGGATGATGAAACAATAAGGGCGTTTGGAAATGGTGATGGTTTTATTATTGTTGAAGTTGAAGATGGTAAAATAAAAGTTGTTAATAACAACGAAGAGATATAAAAAAAGGGAAGTTTTACTTCCCTTTTTCATTACTTAATGTCTGAACTTTCAATTAGTGTATAAGTGAAAGAATTGCCGTGAATATCTTTCGATTTTCTACAGATTTTCATAAATTCTTCAAAGTTTGCTGATTTTTTAAATACTTGACATCCTTCAGACCAATTTTCCACATATGTAGAATCGGCACCTGCTTTATGAATGTTTATACCAAAAACACCTTCTTGAATTAATTTTTCGTCATATGCCATATCACGGTTTGCGTCTCGGTATACCTTTACTGGTTTGTTTTGTCCTAACGCTTCGTATTTTCCTCCATGTAATCTAATAATGTGTGAACCTCTGTATTGACCTTCAACAAGTCTAGCAACACCAGCTTTATTACCAAATTGTTTAACACCCTTTGTTCCTGGGTCTGTAGTTGCAGCCCATTCGTGGTAATGCCAAGCACCGGTTTCGTCTTTATAAGAAACGGTTAATAAATCATCAAACACATTCGTAACTTTTTGTCCTGTTGTTGAGTTTCTAATTCCAATGATGTTAACATCATAACTTTTATTATTTGCGTCTTCAAAGTAGACGTAACCTTTGGCTTTAACGGCAGCCACAACCTGTTCTCTTGTGTAACCCATTCTTAATAGTTTTTTAGTTTATTTATTAATAAATATTATCTATTATTAAAATGATATGAGTATCAAAAATGCGGTTAAAGATTTTGTCAGGGAATACTACCACATTACTTATCTACCCAAAAGAAATGTTATATTTTTTGAAGATAGTAATGAGGGTATGATTTGCGAGTCATCACCAAATTTTATACCTATTGGTAATTTTAAAGGTAAAAAGGTTATTTTATCTTGGGGTAACATAAAAGAAATCACAGGAATTGAATATTTTCATAAAGATTACGTAACAGATTTAACTGAATTATTTTCAGATATTTATATAAATAAACTATCAAGGGATTTGTTTGAAACATTAATAGAAGGGGACTTACCAGTAAGTTTAACAATACAAGAAATGATAAACTATTTTCCAACATTAGAAGATTAATTATGGCACATCCGATTTTACATGCAAAAAGTTCAGTTAAAAAGTTTGGCGGAAAATGGGAAGATTATATCCATTTACATAATTGGTTAGATGAGACCAAGAGTTGGCATGGCCATTCCTTTCATAGGATGTGGAGACACCATTCAGAAGGGATATTTGAGATGGAACAAAGGTTTGGGCCTGAATTTAAAAATAGTGACGGGAAAACGGTTTATACTCGATACGTTGGTGAGCAACATGTAAAAGAAGATTGTGATGGATACATACCAACCGCAAGAGAGTGGTTCCAAATTGTAGAAAATAAACAAAGACCTTTATGGGCAACAAGGACTCAAAAGTTAGAGTTTGAGGACTAGTATATTTATTATTATGGAAAATATTAAAATAACTGACGAACAAAAAAAAATAATAAATAAATACAACTATTACCTAATGGCGGTTGTTGGTGATTCTGGAATATTTTGGGATGGTTATGTCTCTGAAGATGATGGTCTTTATGATTTTGAAGGTCCTTATACCAGAAGATATGATACCTCAGACGATATTGATAGAGGAAGTAGTGGGGCAATCTTACTTAATGATATTATAGATGAATTCATCAAAAACAATGAAGATGAATTTATGAGTTTTTTGTTTTGTGATAATTGCACAGGTTATGGTAATATTAATGTAAAATACTCACCAATGGATTCAAAAATTAATATTTTTTTAAATATAACAACAAGAGATTCCCAAGAGAGTGAAAATTTTATGGCTTTTGATGATTTAAAAAATAAAACACAAAGTCAATGGGGCGCTAAATATGAATACCTAAAAAAATTAGGTGATTCTAATTTTATTGAAAAAATGAAAAAAGATTATGGAAATACTTTAGAAATAACTTATGAAGGTGGAGGGGATAGTGGTCAAATTAATGATTACGGAGATAGTGAAACAAGTAGTGTGCGACTAAACCAAGATATTGAGTATACGGGATATGAAATAATTGATTTGTACCATTCAGGATGGGAAAACAATGAAGGTGGTGACGGTAGAATTAAATTTAATTTTGAAGAAGGTACTGTCATGTTATCACATAATATGAACTATGAGGATGAATTTGTCCAAGATATTGGAGAATTTAAACTAGTTTAATTATTAATTAAAAAACTTTTTGTATATTTGTAATTATGAAAAAAGAAGAAATAAAAATTAATGGTTTATCTCTACGACACGTAGCTCAAATTGTCAGAAGAAAGATGATTCAAAAATCTGTACCTTCAAAAAAAGTTTATAATAGAAAAGATAAGTTTAAACTTACAGAGTGTTGATATTTATAATTAATGAAGGGATTAAATGAAGATATAATAAGAATCAAACAGTTAATGTTAGTTGAAAGCGATGAACAACTAACGTTTGATTTTAATTCGGATGAAACCATTGAACCCGAAACACCTATAGAAAAAAACACTTCTAAACCAATATCCATCAATTCAGATGAATTTACAAAAAAGTTCAAAGAAAAAGTATATTTCATATTGAAAGACTTATATAAGTCAAATTGGGATAGTGATAGAAGTAGAGGTCCTGGTGGTGGAGGTGGTGTTGTTAATGTTCATACGGTACATGATTTATTAATTAAAAAAGGATTAGATGATTATGATCCAGAAGGTGGTGATTGGTCAATATTAAATTACTTCGACACCAATCCACAAGTTAGAAAAACAATTATTAGTTTATATGAAAATGAAACAAAAAATGTGATAAACAATGAGGACACTATGAACGACTTCATTAAATGGATGTCAATGAATAGAAACAAATTATTTAAGAACGGGCCAATCCTTGATAAGTTAATTAAACAAAATACGGAGTCACTTTATCGGGGAGAATTAAATGAAAGACACGCTTACGAATACCTTATCAAAATACTTAAAAACTTAAAAGGTTGGAAGTTAAGGGGTAGATCAGTTCCTGGTTCAAAATTGGATAGAAAAGGTATTGACTTTGTAATGGAAAAAGAAGGTACCAATGACCTTGCTAAGTTCCAAGTAAAACCTTTTAGTTCGCTTGAAAAAGATGGAAACCAATATAAGATAACAAGTTATAATATTAAAAACTTAGATAAAAAACCTGTTGACTATTTTGTTTTTGCATCTAGTGGTAATAATGATATTTATATATTTAGAAATAAGATTAATAAATACAAAATCTTAGATAATGACACAATTCAATTTGAAGAGGCACCAATTCAGTTTTAATTATGGATGTAGAAGAACTTATACAAAACTTTAATGACGGTTTTTTTGATACCGAAATCAAACCATATTTTAATGATATAATAACTTTTTTTAAATTCATTAACAAATATAATCGTTTAGATGACCTTGATTTAAGATCGATACCTTCTAATGATTTTAGTAATGAATTGTTTGATTATTTGGTTGATAATGGTATTATGGCTAATTTAGACTACAATTCTGTTCCAGAAGAGTTTCAAAACAATTATTTACTACATGGTTTAGAATATAACTATGAAAATACCGTTAAATATATTACAAGCAACGTTTTAGGTGATGTTGAAATTAGACCTGATGGGTTCTATCTATATTTAGGTAATGATAGAGATGAATTAGCTGATTTCTTTTGCGGTTCCTCTCGTCGTGATAGTTCTCCTCAAGATGTTGCAAAACTAGTATTTAGTGAAGATGGTTTAGGTAACGATTGGTATTTTGATAATGATACAAAACCATCTGATGTTATTGACGATTTAAATGAAAAAAATACTATTCATTTAAAAGATGCTATTTTTAAAGAAATTGGTAATGTTGAGTTATCTTTAGAAGATTATAGTTCCGATTTTTTTGAAAGTTTATCAGAAGAACAGGGAACTGAAGGTTATTTTAAAATTCAAGCTGAAGACTTAAATGAATTAATTAAAGATTCCGACGCAATAAACGAACTATGTGAAAAAGATTTAAGTGAGTTAGGTCAAGAATTAAAAAATATTTATTGGAACGCTTATAATTCTGCATATGAAAATGAAATATATGAATTAGTATATGATGGTTTAAATGAATACTTTGAAGGAAAAATTGATGAAGTACGAAAAGAAACTACCAAATCGGATGGTAAAAAAGTGACCACATACTTAAATTATATTAAAATTAGAGATTTTGTTGGAAACATCACTTTATTTTTAGAAAACAATAGAGGTCAATCATATTCCGATTCATATTTAGACTATTTTGGTAGTTATACTACTTTAATGAAACAACTAATCTACGATCAAGATTATGACTGTATAGATTTTAGAACTCCTGATTATCCAGATTGGTCCACAACTCAAAAATACATAAACGAAATGTTTTACGACTATATATAACTAACTATGAATAATATATTTTACCAAATTGCCGAACAAAAAATGGAAGTGGTTTCATTTTTATTAAATGAGATGCCAAAAGAAGACCTAAAAAGGATAATGGCTAGAGAACTACAAAAAATTAAGTTGATACCACTTGATATGTTTAGTGCTAGAGACGCTATCAGTAACATTATATATGCAGAAATTGGAAGAAAAACTATTAATTTTAATAGAACAATTGCATCATTAATGTCTTTGAATTTATCAAACGTAACCACTCGTTCTAAATTTAGATTTGATAACTATTATAGAAGATTCTACGTATCAAGAAATAGGGGATTTGATTTTGAAGGAATGATAGCAGGATTTTTAGATGGGGATATTTCTGAAAGTAAATCATCACCATTTGACGTAGACGCTAAAGGGAATAAAATATCACTTAAAACTTTAAATAACGAAACAGAATCTGTGGTTATTAAATCTATATCTACAAGTTTAAAAACTTATTACAACACATATAATGGTTCACCCGAAAATAAGGAGGAATTACTTAACATCTTCAATTCAGAAAACCCTATTAAAGAATTAGTTAATTCTGAAAACAACGATATGGTAAACATTGCTGAAGATGTTGTTAGATTATCGTTAGAAGGTATTGATTCACTTTTAATTGGTATACCAAAAGAAAATAATAGAGTTGATTTATATTACTTTACTAAAGAACGATTAGTTCAGTTAGCGACAACGAAAGGTGTTATTATGGCCCCTAAGACTAAAGGAGGTAAACAATTAAGACTTTCATCTAGTATATTATCTGAAGCTGATCTAACAGGTAGTGTCATATTTCCAAACCTGACTGATGCAGATTATGAGGCATTTTTAATTGGTGATGATACAACTAAGGCAACCGTAGATGTTTTAAATAAATTTGGTAGAAAGTACGGAGTTAATGGTTTAGGTGGTCAACTACCACAAGATATTGTTATGGATTTGGCAAAAAGTCAAGAATTTATAACTGATATGAGTTTTATACTTGGTAATGAAAAAAAATAATAAAAATAATTCATAAAAGTTTTGAATTATAGAAATAAGTTTTATATATTTGTATCAGTATTAATCACTTAAAAAATAAACAAAAGAAATTATGGCAACAAAATCAGGAAACAAAGGACGTTACATTTGCAAAGTTGGATTTTATGACATCTATGCTAAAGATAGTTTAAAACCAAAAAAAGAAAGTAAGTATAGTTTTGTGAAGGGCGAAGTGAAGTCTACGGTTTATAATATCGTACACGCTAAAAAATTAAAAGAAGGGAACTTTAAAACAAAAGACATGGCTATTACCAAAGCTATTGAACTATTGGGTAATAAAGTGGCACTCTACGGGTTAGTATAGACCCACTCTATATATATGAAAAGGTCAGGGATATCCCTGACTTTTTTTTTTGTTTAAACTATTTATAGTTTATGAGAATAATAATAACAGAATCACAATTTAATTTATTAATGGAGGGTACGCCATTGACTGATGATGAAGATTTTAGAAAAATTATTAAGTCTTACGAAAATGAAGTGACCAATTCATCAGGTAAACACTATGTTTTTGATGACAAAGACCCTAAAGACCCTAAAACATTTGTAAACGCATCAAGTAAAAAAAGAGGAGGCACTTTGACTATCGGTTGGGGACACACAGGACCTGAAGCTAAAATTGGAAATACTATAACAAAATCTAAGGCGGAACAATTATTAACGTCAGATATTCAAAAAGAAGAAAATAAAACTAAATCTCTTTTCCCAAAGTATGATAACTATCCGTTATACGTAAGAAAGGCTCTTGTAAATTCAGTTTATCGAGGTGAAGCAAAAAAAGGTTACAAGTGGGTTGAAGCAATTAACGCTGGTAATTGGCAAGATGCTGCAACAAAATACTTACAAGGTTGGGATATAGATTTTTCACAAGCAAAGAATCCAAAATATAAAGGTGGTGTTGCCGATAGAATGGTAACAAATCAAGAGGCTTTTAAAAGATATGGTAACGAATTAAAAACAAAAAAACCAGTTAATAACCCATTAGAAAAGGGTGCGGTATGGGGTAAAGAAAAATGTTTATCACAATTAATATCGGGATTAGATATGTATAAAATGAGTCAACATCCTGAGTGTAACCAATATTTTACCCCAAATAAAAAAATTAGTAAGGAAACAGATAAAACATTAAACTCTAAACCTATTAATTCTTATGATGTCTTTTATACGGTAAAACCAGGTGATAGTCTTTCTAAAATAGCGGCTAAATACGATAAAACGGTAACGGCTGAAACAATAAAAAAATTAAATAATTTGAAATCAGATAGTATAAAAGTTGGTCAAAAATTAAAAATAAAATGAAAATAATAATAACAGAATCACAATATCAAAACCTCACTGAAAAAAAACTTCGGGAGTTTTTATATGGTTTTTGGGATAATCAAAAAAAACATGGGGAAGAACCAAGTTTGGATTATATGTTATTTAGAGTTTTGGATATTAATAAAGAAACTCGTGAAGATTACGATACCATTAGACCAATTTGGTATGAATACAATGGAGGTTCTGAGGTGTTGTTTAAAAAACTTGAAGATGAAATTGATGCCAAGGAATATAAGTTAGTTGAGGGTGAATTTGATTTGGAAACAACAATGAAAGTTGTTCATCTTGATTTTGAAAGACCAATTCTTGAAATTATGGTTGATGTTGATCCTCGTGGAACTATGAGATTTCAAGGATGGAATGAAGATACGGATGAAGAATATACGGTGAACGACACAATAGATGCTGCTTACCATGAGGCGTTACTTAATTATGAAGGTTCTGATTTTGAAGGAATGATTAGAAGTTCAGTATATGATTTCTTTTATGGTTTATTAGAAAAATACGGAATCCCAATTGATGTGGATATTGACTTACAAGAGATATATGGAGCACCTTATGGTATAAATGAGAACACACAAAAACCTACCAGAAAATCTGACATTCTTATACAGATGTGGGATAAAGAAAAGGAGGAAAAAGGTTATGCTACATTTGATCCTGACGTATTAAAATATTTTGGTATTAGTACCCATAATAATAGAAAAGATATCGTAATGTACGAGGAATTTTTTAGTGACTACATTGGAGGAGAGGAAAAAATAAGGGAAATCATAAACCACATAGCAATTAATACTTTTCACACCAAAGATTTTCCTGAAAAAACTGTTGGTGGTTATGATTTTGAATGGAGAATATCTGATGTATACGTAAGAGATTTTGAAATATATTTATCCGCCCAAGTATCTGAAGGTGGAATGGTTTCTTTAATGAATGGTAAAACTGAAAGATTAGATGATGCTATTGCCGATAGTAATGTTGGGTGGGAAATTCAAAACGAAGTTGAAGGGGTAATTCAAGATTGTATGAATGATTTAACATACCCAAGAACTGCAATGTACGTTACCGTAAATTACGTGGAGATATGAAAATAATAATTACAGAGAGACAATATAAAATGTTATTTGAATCAAATAAAAATGAGTCGATGCAAAATCTTATTGACATGGCTTTTGATGGGGTAAAAGAAAAATGTGAGGGAGGTTCTTATATAAGGTCACACCACAATTACATATGTGACCCAATAGAAATGATTGAAGAAATAAAGGTGGTAGATGTATCAAAAACAACCTCTATGGGTTACCTTGAAAAAAAAGAATTATCTCAAATACATATTACCGTTGATATTCATCTTGAATCTATATATTTATTTTACGATTTAGATAATTTTATTTATCAGTTACAGGGGGAAGTAAGAGACATATTAGGGGGAAGTGTTGCGTCTATATCAATAGGAGAAGTAATCAATAAAAGAAAAGACTTTAACTGGTGATGAAAATAATAATAACAGAATCTCAAATAGCATTATTAAGAAGGATAAGTGAATTAGAACAAATTCTTGATACTTCTATTAAAGAATTAAATAAGGATATAATGAATAGTGGTCCAGGTAATAAACCTGATAATTTTGGTGTTTACGAAGGGTGGGTAACGAATAGAACTGAATGGAGTTTTGAAGATAATAATCCAGATATTAAATTTACAAAACACGATTTTTTAATGTTAATGTCGGGACAATTTAACAATAAAATTAGAAACGGTTTTAATAAAGTTAAAAAGAAAAGATGAAAATAATATTAACAGAATCTCAATATAAGAATCTTTTTGAATCCAAAGAAGAAAAGAAGTCAGACCTTTTATATAGTATGTGGATGGAGGGAATGTCAATAGATGACATTAAAGATTATACGGGAATGAGTAATCATCAAATTATTTCTTATCTTAAAAATAGAGAAATAAACATAGATTGTAAATTTGCTGAGGACTTAGTCCTAAAACTTATGTTTAACACTGATTTTATTAATAAAAATTATAATTTTAACAATGGTCAAATGTTTCTAAATTTAAGTTCGGGTGGTTTTAGTGGGACTATAGATTTTGAGTTTAATGATAAAGAATATAAGTTAACAGGTTTTGCAACACCTTATTGGGGTGGTGATTGTGAAACTCCTGTTGATGGTAGTTATTTTGAGGATAAAAAAACAGATGAATATGTTGATGAATACAGTAATTCAGATAAAAAAATAGAATACACTCCATCAAGTTTTAACTCAATACAGGAACTTATTGATTTTTTAAATAACGATTACCCTAAACAATTAATCAAACCAATAAAAGAATTAATTGAATATTATATTTAAAAGATAAGTTCAAAAAGTCGTAAATTATTTGACATTTATAAATTTGTAAATTATATTTTATTCACTATGAAAACATTCCGACAAGAATTAAGAAATTGGTTAAAAGAAAAAAAGGGTAATGAAACAAACCCTGACATTTTGTCATTAATTGAAGAAATTATAGATAAAACAAATTCATTAGAAAACCACGAAGAAAGTGCTATAAATAGAGCTTATCATTATGGTCATATGGATGCAGAAAAGAAGAAAAATCCAAAAAATAACTATTATAGAGAAGAACATAAAGTTAATAGTTTTTTTAGGAATCGTGTCGTTAAAATATAATAATTATGGAAATTTGAGCTGTATGGTGATATTTATATATAAACACCATAATGTTAGAAAAAGGTTACATATATATAATTAAAAACATTATTAACGGTAAACAATATGTTGGTTGCACAATAACATCATTAAAAAAAAGATTTGAAGAACACGCTTGGAGATGTTTAAAAACAGACATAAATACAAAATTTTGTAATTCTATAAGAAAGTATGGGGTTGAAAACTTTCAAATAGAGTTATTAGAAGAGTGTAATGCATCAAACATATACGAAAGAGAAAAACACCACATAAATGACCTTGACACATATAAAGAAGGTTTAAACTCAACACACGGAGGTGAAGGATGTTTAGGGTATAGACACTCTAAAGAAATTAGAGAAAAGATTTCTAAAAAATTAAAAGATGGTAGATCACATAAAGGTAAAACGTATGAGGACTTATATGGGGATAAGGCTAATGAAGAAAAAGAAAGACGAAAACTATCAGTTAAAAATGGTTGGGACAATATGTCCGAAGAAGAAAAAGAAAAAAGAATAAATAAAACAACACAAAATATTAGAAAACAATCAAAATATGGTGTTGAAATTATTAAGGAAATAAAAAAAGAATTTAAAGAAGGCGCATCTATTAGCGATGTAAATAAAAAATACCCAAAATTTAATAAACAATATTTATATAGTATAAAAAATAATAGAAGATGGAAGGACATAATAATTTAGAAATTACCGCAAAAGAATTAAAAGAAAAATTAAACAATGGTGAAAAAATTATTGTTGAATTTCATGGATTATGGTGCGGACCCTGTAAGATGATGATGCCAATATTTGAAAAAGTGGCCAAAAACAATCAAACTGAAATCCAAATGTATACTATGGACATAGATAAAAATAAGGATTACGTAACGTCTATTGGTATTAGAAGTATTCCTGCAATCAAATCGTTTAATGGGTCTGAAGTAACGAATACAAGTGTTGGTGTCGTTTCAGAACAAAGCATTAAAGAAATGGTTACGTTATTAGTTTAATAAAGTATTGTTTTATGTCTTAAGACATATTTATTTAATATGAAAAAAGTAATAAGACTTACTGAATCCGATTTAAAAAGAATTGTTAGACGAATATTGAATGAAGATGTTGATCCTACAACACCAACGGGGGTTGCTAATTCAAGTGGTAAGTATATAACATTAGATAAAAATAGTTCTTTGGGTATTTTAGATGGTGGTGTTTATGACTTTTTTAATGTCGAAAGTGTTTTTAAAGATTATAACACAACTAAAAATATACCTGACGGGTCAAAATATTATTTAACCCTTGAAAAAACAATTAATGGGGTTAACGTTAATATTGACCATAATGCATATTTAACAATCGAAGATGGTAAATTAATTGATAACACATGGAAAGATTTATTTTATAAATTTAATAAAGTTTCATTTAATACTCCAAATGGTTTATCATCGGATGCAAATAACATCATCCAATCACTTTTAAATAATACCGTTTCTTGTTTTGAAATTGATAAAGAAGATGTGTCAAATAACATTGTGTTTGACCCTAAAACCGGAACCGTTATTATTGTTACGTTAATATTAAAATCAAAATGTGATAAAAAAATACCATATGTTCGGTTAGAATTAAATTCGTCCGATGGTATAACTGCCACCATAAATCAGGAAGATGTTACCGTAATATGGGATGGTAAAGATTTAAAGTTTGGGCAAAGTGATACGCCAAATGATGAGGTAATACCAAAACCAACACTAAATAATAATAATACAACACCAACAGGGGTTGTTGATTCATATAGTAATTTTGTGTTAGATGAAAACGTTTCTTTGGGTGTTTTAGGTGATGGTGAATATATTTTTTATGGAGAACCATTAGAAAATGATGGCAAAACAAAAAAAATACCTGATGGGTCAGGTTATTATTTATCACTTAAAAAAACACTTAATGGGTATAAGGTTAGTATTGGTAGTGGTGAGGCATTAACAATCAAGGACGGCATATTAAACGGAACTACATGGGGAAATTTATTTAGTAAAATTAATAATGTTTCGATGACTAACCCAAATGACTTATTATCAAATGAGGATGACATTTTCCAATCACTTTTAGATGGTACCGTGCCTAGTTTTGAAATTGATAAAGAAAAAGAACATAAGATTAAATATGACGTTAAAACAGGAACCGTTAATGTCTTTATTTTATATTTAAAATCAAAATTTAATAAAAAAATAACAAGCGTTCGTTTAACGTTAGATAAGTTTGATAAGGTAAATGCGTTGGTAAATGGTAAAATGGTAAATACAATATGGGATGGTAATGATTTAAAGTTTAAAAAAAGTAAAAATCAAGAATTAATAATAAAAGTTAACGAAAACGTTAGAAAGACGTTAAAAACTTACTTTTATGGTTAAAGTTTATTTAAAAATGTTTGGAAGTTTGTAACCAATTACATATCTTTGTATTCTAATTAAAAACTAAACGACATATGATAACACTTGACCAATTAAAATCACAAACACCTTCTGTATTTGCAACGTCACCATCTACAAAGATGTCAGACAAATACGTATTTGTCCCAACTATGGATATCCTTGAAAACTTCGAACGTGAAGGATGGGAATTAGCATCAGCAAAACAAGTGGGTAAAGGTATTCACTCAGTACACGAACTACGATTACGTAATGGCGAACTACCAAAAGTTGGAGACACATTGGTTGAAGCTATCATACGTAATTCACATAACGGAATGGCGTCCTTCCGAGTAAGTGCAGGATTACACAGATTGGTCTGCTCAAACGGACTAACAGTACCAACAGCACTTGCAGAATCATTCAATATACGACACTCACGTTTTGATTTAGATGAGGTAAAACGACTTACAGAGTCATTTGCTGGAAAACTACCTAAAATTGAGGGTTCGGTTAAAAGAATGATGGAACGTGAGATGACAATTGACGAGAAGATTGAATTTGTTCGTAAGTCAGTTGGAATCCGATTCGGACAAGACAAAGTGTTAAATGAGTTACAGATTGTTGGGTTATTAACACCAAACAGAGATGAGGATCAAGGTGACGACTTGTGGACAACCTTCAATGTGGTACAAGAGAAATACATTAGAGGTGGTATTGAAACAACATCACAACGTGGACGTAGAACTAAACTACGAGGTCTTGAAAACATTATGGCTGTGAACCAAGTGAATACAAAACTTTGGACATTGGCTGAGGAAATGTTATAAAAAATTAAAATCCTCACAAAAAAGTGGGGATTTTTTTTGCAATTACCGTTTTATTACTATCTTTGTAAGGTAATCAATAAAACACATATCTATGTCCACTATCACTCAAGTACAAAACTACCAAGGATCTAACACTTTCGTTATTAAGATGAATGATGTAATCAAAAAATACGGCACACTAACACCAAAACAAGTAGCCGCTGTAGAAAAAATCTTATCAGTTGTTGTCGAAGCAAAACAAGTTGAATTGTCTGACGGCATGAAAAAAATTCAATCATACGATGGTCCAAACGACTTCGTTAACGATATCAAATCTAAACTTGAGAAGTTTGGTAAATTGTCTGATAAACAAGTATCGGCAGCATTGGGTCAAATCCAAAAAGAGGAGACTAAAAATGCGACTCGTAAAATGAATCTTGTTTTGGACGGTGACACTATTATCGTAGGACGTAGCATTGGTCAAAAGATGAAAGAAACTTATGGACTTAAATTCAACCCAACACTTTTGGACCTCACTAAAGTGTTGGCCATTTCACCTAAAGCTGTAAAATTGGTAGGTAAAATGACAATCAAACGTGGTGATGTTTGTGTATGTTGTGGTAGAACTTTGACTGATGAGTTCTCTATGTTGACTAAAATGGGTAAGACTTGTGCTGGTCACATGGGTGTTGAATACATCACTAACAGTTCAGAAACTGAGCGTTTCCGTAACGAATACCTCAAAAGAGTTGAAGAAATTGGTGAAATGGAGTTTTGGGTTCCTAAACGACAAATCAAAATGTGGGAAGGAAACGGGGACTTACTTCTGAAAATGTTCTAAGACAAAGGGGGGGAGAAAGTCTCCCTTTTTTTATTTTATATTATAATTTTCTCATATTGTAATGATATCAAAACGCTCTTTACCTCATAAATAAAATAGGTGATATTTATTATTATGAAAACTATTTTACAAGAAGAATTAAATAGACTTAGACAATTAATGTTGTCTGAAGAGATGGTTCAAAGTGACGGATATAAAAAACTAAAACAAACCATCGATATTTTAAAAAAGAAAGACAAAGTTCTTTTATTGTCTTGTTCAAATAGGTATCAGTTTGACCCAAAGAATATAGATATTCCAAAATCAAGGTTATTGGCTTTACACATACAAGAAGAGTTAGGTGACAAAGCAACGTTCATAGATATTACTGAACTCAAAATATTACCTTGTGAAGGTAATGTATCAAGAAAAGATGGAAACTCTTGTGGATTACTAAAGGCAACACTTAAAGATAAGAAAAAGAACCCTACAGGTAACCACAGATGTTGGGTAAACATTAATGAACCATCAGACGAACTATGGAAAGTTAGTAGAGAATTATTTGAATCGGACGCTGTGTTATTCTTTTCATCAATAAGATGGGGACAGGCAAATATGTATTACCAAAACTTAATGGAAAGACTTACATGGATTCAAAACCGACACTCAACGCTAGGTGAATCTAATTTAATCAAAGATATTGAATCGGGGTTTATTTGTGTTGGTCAAAACTGGAATGGTGAAAACGTTACTGAAACACAAAAAGAAAGTCATGAATATTATGGGTTTAAACCTAATGATAAACTTTATTGGAATTGGCAATACACTAAAAATATGAATGACGAAAGTAAAAAATCGTATAAGGATTCGCACAATAAGTTTATTAAAGATATGAAATTATAATACTCGTCACATATTCTTTAATACCATCTCCAAACTATAGATAGATTCTTTATCTTGTTTAGACTTAATTGATTTATTTTTAAGGTAGTTTAATGACGCAATTATCTCTTGTTTTTTATCAGAGACTCTTGGTGTTTCAACCACAGATGGTTTTACGTATTCAAATATTTGCATATTTGTTGTTTTCTCTGGATGATATATCATTTGATATATTTTGGCCGCTGTCATAGGGTCCTTAGTGGTTCGATAGATAAAGTAATATGCTAAGAATTTTTTCATAACATAAAGATACGATAAACTATTGATGACGCAAAATAATTAAGCGATATTTATAACTATGAAAGATTTAATTAGAAAAGTATTAAAAGAATATGTTGGTTTAAATCCTAATATATTAGAGGATAACGAAAAGAAAAAAGGGGCTAATATTAAACCTGACCCGACTAAAGACCTTAAAGGTTCACTATGGTTAGACCCATCAAAAGGATTTTCATCAGATGAAGTAATAAAAGGAAGTTATAGTGCTGCTGGTAAATCAGGAGTTTACGACGCATTACATTCATTTCACAGAAGACGGTCCGATGGGTTTGGTGGTAGAATTAATACGATAGTACAAAATGGTATTAAAGATTATAAATTTAAAAATAAAAATGTTAAGGCCGTTGATATTAAAGACATGTATGTGTTTATTGACCCAAATACTTTAACGGTAAATTGGGAAGTTACTATTGGTCCTAGTACTGATGGATATACTTACGAGCAATTCGATAGTAGAGGAAGTGCTGGTGGAGGTGAGTCTGCGGTTAATGGACAATTACAATCCATGCACTCAGGCAATTCAGGGGAGCCTAAAATGGTTTATTATTTTAATAAAACCATACCTAAATGTTTTAATGATAATGGGACTAAGAAGACAGGTGGATGTAAGGGCACAATAAACATACAACAGAAATTCTACAAATACGGTAAGCCAGTAAAATGAAAGAAATAATTAGAAAAGTATTAAAAGAAGATACTTCAGATCTTAAAGAAAAGTTTATTAGATCTGCTCAAAAAATTGCGTGGATATTACAAAGTAATGTAGATTCAAGTTTAATAACAAATATAGAAACTGCGAATATTAATTATATTAGCAGAAGTAACGAAATTGAGGGTGAATTATTAATAACATCTTGGTGTGAAGACCCTGACCTTTTTTCGTTTACCGACCAACTAAAAACAGTCGATAAAGAATTGAATAAAATTTTACTTAATTATTCATTTACAAGTAATGGGTCTTTTGGGGAAAAGAAAGGTAAACATAATAACTTGATGTTTTGGTTTATTGGTTGTGAATGGAGTGCGGGAGGTGACTATTCAATGAATATGAAATACCAATTTGTACAAGAAGAATATGATGATGGAGAATAGAAATTTAATTAGACATATATTAAAAGAAGAGGTTAATAAGAAATACTCAAAGCCAACACCAAGTGTGGATAAACTTATCTATAGGTGGTTAAACGACTATGTTGATGGCGCACAAATGTATCATGACAAATCTTGGGAAACAAGACATGATTTTGAATGGTGTAACGACGGAAAAGAAATAATGAGTGTTATATTATTCTTCCATGATGATGAAAATGTTTTTGATGATAAAAGAAAAACGGAAGAAAGAGATTTTGAAAGTGGTGAATTACAAATGCCTAAAGATATATTTGATGAATTAAATTCAGACATTCCCGTAAGAAAAAACTATTTAAAATATGTTATTCAAGACTGGTTTGAAGACACATTTTTAGAAACAATCCAAAATAAAATGGGAAGAAATGATATAACAATAGATGAATTTTCTGTACATCCAGAAAAAACTCAAATTTGCGTTCCTCCTGTTTCAAAACCTGAAGGAGTTACAAATGATGAAATGATTGATTTTATTGTCAAAAATACTTTATGGAAAGCAAACGATTTAATTAAAAAAGAAAAAGAAACTCCTGGTTATATTGATAAATTATATGTAGATAAACTTCGTGAGGTCGAAATAGATAGAGTAAGAGGAAGTAGATAGTAATGAGAGAACTTATTAAACACATATTAAAAGAAAATAGACTCCAACAAGAGCTGAAACAATTTATCGAAGATAATAATATCTTTGATGCTGCTGAAATGGTTGGTGGACTGGATAATCTTAAAAGTATATTCAAAGATGACCTCGAAGTTTCTGAAATATTAGATGAATTAACAGGTGTTGTTGATTTTGAAATGTATTACGATGGGAAATTTAAAAGTGATAAATTTGTTGTATTTCCAATTAAATATGAAATAATAGGTATTGGAAAAAATATATGGGGCACACATTCTTGGCCTGAATTAAATCTTATTTATGATGACAGTAAATTAACTTCGGTGGAAAAAAACAAACTGATAACCATTATTTCGGTAATTCAAAATGACAACACTGTAGGAAAGTTAAAAACTAAATCATTTGATTTTGGGAAGTCCACTTATTTTGATGTTACACAAATAAACGGTAATGATGTCGATATACATGATTATGATGACTCTTTTTCAATAGAAGATGTAGAGAGAATACACGACAAACTTTATGGCGAATCTGAAAGTTTAAATGAAAGTAATAATTCGGACATTATTAATCTAATAAAAACGGATGGATTATTTTATGCTGCAAAATTGGTTGGAGGATTAGACAATTTAAAAAAAATATTCAAAGACGACCCCGAAATGGTTGAAAGAATTGAAAACCAAAAAGGTTTGGTTGAGGTATCTTGGACAACGGATGGGGACGAACCATCAATTGTTTTACCATTTAAAACTATCGATGCCGGATGGAATAGGTGGATGTCTAATAGTTGGCCAATAGTTAATATTATTTATAATGAAAATAAATTAACGGAAGATGAGAATCATAAATTTAAAGATTTTTTATATGATTCTTTTAATGATGAGTCTTCAGTAAAAGTTGTTAAATTGGATAGTAATGAACATAGGATGCCTCAAACCTATGTTCAGTTGGGGGAAATAAACGGAAAGACTGCACAACGACCAAACAACATAAGTCGTAGTTATGATTTGTCTGACATTCAGGATATAGTAGAAACGTTAAAAGCATAATAATGAGAGGACTTATTAAACACATATTAAATGAAGAGGTATCTAAACAACAAATAGATAAGGGTATTGATATTGTTGTTAACGGATTAAAGAACGAGTTTCCATTTGTTGTTGGTTGGCAATTACATAACGACTATGAGGAATATAGGACAAGTATTTATATTGATTTAGTTGTTGAATATGAAAAGGTAAAAGAATTTTATGGTTTGGAAAAAAAACGGATGTATAACCTTGAATATATTAAAAACAAACAAATAGCATATGTCCTTACTCCATTTGATTATGAAGGTAAATTTGACCCCTATATAGAGTCTCAAAAATTAGGTGAATATGTGTTTGAGATGTATGAATATATACCTGACGAATTAAAATTAGAAGAGAGTTATACGTATGGATCTGTGACAGGATATAAAGGATTAAAAGTTGATGATTATATTTTTATTTAATGAGAAAACTAATTAGACACATATTGAAAGAAGAAACTGAGGACATTGACAAAAAAGTTATGAATTTTCTTATGCGAAGATATAAAGTTGAAGAAATAAATATTGATGACCAGATTAGATTTAAAAAAGTTTATTTCAAAGTAGATGACGATTATTATAATATTGGAACTTTTGATAATAAAAAAAGACAAGTAAGATTGATATTGAATATGTTAGAAGATAATAACGTTACAGAACCAATTGATAATTTTTCAAATGAAAACAATCCATATAGACAAAAAGTGGTTAGAACAATTAAAAAGTTTTTATCCCAAGTAATGTAACATGAACATAAAAAAGAACATAAAAAAAGTATTAAAAGAGGAGACTAATAAATTTGAGTTAGTTAAGAATTTTATATATACCATGTTTGATAATATTATAGATTTAGAATACATCGCCAAAAGAAATGAGATTATGGTTTACTATGATGCATGGGAAGAGTTAGAGAGTTCAGAAATATGTGATACTATAAATAAGTTTACCGGTTTAAATGTTGTTCCTTGGTATGACTACAAGAAACGAACAGAATTAAAAAAGGAACCTGATTTTTATTTAGATACTGAAAGATATGAGGAAGAACTTAATGAAAATTATAGCCCAGCAGGAAAAGAAATTACACCAAACAAAATTGTTATACATAAATCCAATCCAAAGTTTAGAGATAGAATATCAAATGAAGGGTTAAAGGCAATTGCTGGTGAATGTTATAAAATATACGCAGGATATGGTGAAAAATGTATACCTGCAATATTTGCAACCAACTCGACAAATAAACGAGCGTGGTTTGATTCTACATATGACGACGATGTATGGACAATCAATACAGAATTAATACCTAATGTTAAGTGGTATAAAGATAGACATTTTGAATCATCTAAGAAACATATAGTTACGTTTGATAACATACCATCAGAAGCAATAGAATTAATGCGTGAAGGTACTGGCAGAGATATGATAAGAGAATCCAAAGAAGAGTCACAAAAAGAAATGATTGAGAATGTATTAAATAATATAATACTACCTGAATATGACCACGTAATATGTGGGTTTGAAGTTAAGGTACCTAATGAAAGAAATACTTTGGGTAATAATACATTTAAATTTGTAAGTGTTACCGTAACATTTATTGGTGGACATGGAACAAAACTTTTTCCACAAACTCAAGGGATTAAACAAATGTATGATAACATATTGGATGAGATTTGGCAGGTAATTTATAATTACACAAACGAGGCGGTTGATACGTATTACAAAACAGTTAACGATTGTGGAAAGAAAAACATATACCTAAAAGAATCCATAAGAAAAGTATTAAAGGAAGAAACTGATGGTGTTAACACCTTAATAGATGATATTACATCAAGACATGAAATGTCTGATGAGTTAATAGAAAAGGTAAAAGATTTTATTTCACAATCAAACTGCAAAAAAATAGAATTTGCCAATTTCAAGATGCCGGCTATGGGAGTTGCTTTACATGATGGTGTGTTAATAAATAAAATGGCGTTAAACCAAAGGTTAGAATATCTATTGTTTATTATATTTCACGAGACTGCACATCAGTACCAATTTAAAAAATATGGTGAAGATTTAATGTATGAGTGTTATCTTGGTGATATAAGTGTTGAGGAGGCAGCAAACCTAATGAAACATACTGAAGAAGTTGCGGATGAGTTTGCGGGAAAAAAGATTAAACAACTCCAAAAACAAGGATTATTAGATAAAGGGTTTATTCCTCCATCATTATATAAAAACGCGCCTATGTCACAAATAATTGCGATGGTAGGGTTTTATCGGTCACAATTAAAACAACAGAACATAACAACTCCTGATAAAATCAGTGAGTTCTTTTATAATATGGTTAAAAATAATATATAGATGAACCAACAAGAATCCATAAGAAAAATATTAAGGGAAGAAACCAATATTAAACCCGTTTTAAGCAATTTACTTAATATGTTGTTTGATGGATTTGATGATATCTATTATGATTGGGCTCAATATAATTGTGGAATGGGTGTTTGTTGTGACCCATATGCTGTTGGGTTTGTTCTTCCAAAAAATAATTATGATGATTATTTATTCAAATTGGTTGATGGTAATAACTATGACGATAATGGTAAATACTTTAAAGAAGTAATGGGTGAGTTACCTGAAGTATGTTATGAAATGCCTGATGTTAAAAATCCAAATTTTAATTTTATAATATTTTACGAACAGTTTGCTGAAGAAATTGAGAACTACTTGGGACGTAAAGGTAATTGGAAAATTGAGTTATTAGAGTTAATAAATGAAAAGTTTGGTTGTAAAGCCACTAATATAATTTTTATATGACCCTACAAGAATCCATAAAAAAAATATTAAGGGAATCAGTTGACAAATCTGAAGAGAAAAAACTTAAGTTGGTGACAAGAATGATTCATGAGTTTTTTGATGAGGTTAGTTTTATTGATATTAAAAAATATGAAAATAAACCAATGATAAGAGTTTATTTTGATAACGATGAATATGCTGGTAATGAAGAGACTTATTTTGCAGAACAAATACAACGTAAAATCTATGAATATACAGGTATTAAACTTATTCCATATTGGCACAATGACCAAGATAACAGTGCAGATTTTCGTTTGGATGCCATTAAACTAAAATACGATAGTGAAGGAAACGTTATAAATGAATCCGAAGAAAAACAACCAAAGTATCTTAACATAATTAAAGAACTTATAGAACCATTCAAAAAAGAAGATTGTGTTTGCGATATTAGAGTAACATTCGAAGACGATATGTATGTGATTTATTTGGTGTTTGGGTCGGAAGAACTAAATGATTTATTTTTTAGTTTTGTTGGAAGAGCGCGACATGGAGAAAATTTAAGAAATGATGTTAAAAACGCTATTAAAGGTTATTTGCCAATAGATAATTTATATGTTGGATCCATATCAAAACCAAATTGCAAATGGAAACCCATGAATGAATCAGAAAATAAAAAACAATCTTTAACGGAACTTATAGATGAGTATGGTTTATATGATTTTATAAACATGTCAGGGTTAGACATTCGTCAAATTAGTTCGGCGTTAAAAAACATGAATAACCCTAAAGAAGTATTAAAACAATATATTAGGGATTTTGTTTTAATAAATGGTAATAAATGGGGAGATAATAGTGGAATACTTAGTGGATATGAAATACAATTAAGTAATAACAAATATGTTGACGATATAATGGTTCAAGACAGCGACCAAATTGCTGTTGAGATAATGGAATTTGATATTGATGAATACGGACATACTGAACAAAACGACCAATACATAACAACTATTAACAACCTAACTAATGAAGAGTTATTATCAATCATTTCTTGGATGATGGAAACAATAAAAAATGGTGATTGGGATTAATAAGTGATATGAAATATAACATTAATGAACACAAAGATAATTATATAATATGAACCTACAAGAAAACATACAAAGGATTAAATCAATGATGATAACCTTATCTGAGGAAAACACTAACAGTTTAGAATATATAAAAAATAAATTAAACTTAAAAAGTGATAATAATGAAAAAACACATATAAGCGCAATTTTAGAGTTAAAAGACAATGTGGAACGTATGTTAAATTTTTATGTTAAAGTTGATGGTAAATACTACGATAAAGAAAAATATGAAAATTTAAAAGAAGGTGAAACTATTGATGACGTTCCTAAATTAGTTGGTTTAGTTGGTTATTTTAAATCAAGTATGGAAAGTGTAAAATTTGATGCTGAAAAAAATAAAAAATGGGATGGCGAAGTTATAAAAGTATATAATGAAATTATTAATAAATTAAATACTTTTTTTGAACCAAATATTTTTGAAAAAACATCAATTGGTCACTCTGAAAAAGGTTGGGATTATTATACAGGAACCCATTGTAAAAAAATGAACCCCAAAAGTCCTGGGTGTCAAAAATAAATTAAATTTGGATATTGCTGAATATAAATTTTATTCTCCACTTGTAAATATGGTGGATTATTATTATATTAAACGAATATGGATTTAAGTAAATTAGTAACGATCGTAATACCTTGTAAGAACGAGAAGGATATTATATTAAAAACGTTGGACCTGTTAAACTATCAGGTTGATATACATAACGTAAAAGTTGTTGTATGTGACGCATCAAACGATGGTGTAACAAAATTTGCCCTGTTGGGTAGAATAGAATATGAACATAATTCAGATATGTTTGATTTACATTTAATGGATGGTGGACTTCCAGCAATAGCAAGAAACAACGGATTCAAACTTGTTACAACACCATATGTGTTGTTTATGGATGCTGATGTGTTCCTATTAGATCCAAAGGTACTAAAACGATCGGTAGTAAGAATACATAGATACCATTTAGATTTAGTAACAACAAAGTTCCGTTCAGACAATGGAAGATATAACTACGTATATAAGGTGTTTGACTTAATACAAGCACTTTCCAAGTGGTCAACACCATTCTGTTTAGGTGGATACATGTTAGTTCGTTCAGAGACGTTTAAATCAATTGGAGGTTTTGATGAAGAGATTAAAGTCGCAGAAGATTATATGTTCTCAAAACAAATTAAACCAAAGAAATTCGGAAGAATAAACAATATTGTATATACACCACCAAGAAGATTTGAAAACAAAGGTGTGATGTATATGTTAAGACTAATGTTGTCATCATTCTTCAATAATAAAAATAAAGAATATTTTACAAACGACAAAGACTATTGGAAATGAAAAAAAATAAACAAAATCCCATGAGCAAACAAATTAATATATTTGGGGCCATTACAACACCATTTGAGTTAATAAGAGAAACCATTATAAATTTTATGTGGGGACTTATTGGTAACTCAATTGTTGTTTTTATGTCAAAGGAGCTTGATTTTATGGTATTTATAAATTTTATATTATATTATTTATTAATCTCATACATTGTAAATCGTGAAAAGTATAAAACAAAATTGGGTAAATTTATTATTCTTCCTGGATCTGCCGCCATTGGGGCATTTACAGGTTATAAATTAGCACAATACATATCTTTATTTATATGAAAAAGTGGAGAACAATTATAATGAGTGATTTACACTTAGGTGCCAGACAATCACAAACAGACAAGATAATTAAGTTCTTGGAAGAGAATGAATCTGAAACACTAATATTAAATGGTGATATTATTGATGGATGGGCATTAAAGGGTGGAGGTAAATGGAAAAAAGATTGCTCAAAGATATTCAGACGTTTTATGAAACGATCAGAAGATGGAACAAAGGTAGTGTATATCAGGGGAAACCACGATGACTTTTTAAAACCATTTGTTCCGTTCTTATTAAACAACATAGAGATTGTTAGAAAATACACACACATTGGAGCGGACGGAAGAAGTTATTATTGTTTTCATGGGGATGTATTAGACTTTGTGATTATGAAAGTAAGATGGTTGGCAGTTCTTGGTGGATGGTCATACGATTTAGTTATTAGATTAAATACGATATACAACTATATTAGAAGAAAGTTTAACTTACCATACCATTCCTTGGCAAATGATATTAAACAATCTGTAAAGGGAGCAATCAACTTTGTATCTGATTTTGAGGAGAACGCAAAAGGATTATCAAAACAAAAAGGATGTGATGTCGCGGTATGTGGACACATCCATCAACCTAAGTTAGATGTGGACTATATGAACAGTGGGGACTTCTGTGAGAACTCCACATGTCTTGTGGAGGATTTTAAAGGTAAGTGGAAAATAATTCATATGTAAAAAGTATTTATCATTATGAACCTACAAGAGAACATAAGAAGAATACAGGAAATGATGGGGGTAATTAAAGAGGAAGTGGATGATGCTTGTAAATTAAAACATGTTGACCCTATTACTTTAAAAAAATATTGGGAAGACAAATCTAAAACCGAACAAGAAAAAATAACAGAGGTTGAAAATTTTGTTAAACCATTTTTTACTCAAGCAAGAACTTACATGTTAAAATACGTAGACAGTGAATGGTTCAATAAAAAACTTATTGAGTTCACAAATGGAGATTGGGGTGATAAACAAAAAAAAGAATTAAAAGACTTTATAAATAATGTAAATTTAGTTTTTAATTCGGATGATCCAATCTGTCAACCCAAAGTAGGTGGGTTTGTTAATGAAGACAAATATTCTAATCTTAATTTTTGTACTAAAAATATATTTCCTAATGGTGTTAATAAAAATGAGGGTATATTAATTTTAGTCCATGAATTTGACCATTGTATTTCTTTTTATTTTAAAAATATTGGTGTATCTAACTATTTACCATCCAATATTGATTCAAAATGGTATGGGGAACGTTATCCTAAAGAATGGGATAAGGATTATGGTAAATCAAATAACGAACATTCGGCTCGTATTAAAACACTTAAAAGACTTTTAAATGTAACCGATTTTGGAACATTAGATAATTTTATTAAATTAATAAAAGATAACGTTAAGTTTTCAGGGCAAGACGATAAGGTAGTTATTGATAAAGTGGAATATGATGGTAATTTAATAAAAATATATGGTAAAAACAATAAAAAATCCGATAAACGATTGAAATGGATAGACGTTAGGATTAATATTAACAATGTAGACGCTATTGACGTTTGGTGGTTATTTAATGAATACACTGAAGATCCTGAAATGGTAAACAAATATGATTTTTATAGAAAAAAATATGAAATGACGGCATCAGATGCCATATCAGTAGGAGATTATATGATAGATTTAAATCTTTCTTTACTAAAAATCAATTTAAAAGAAATATATGACTACTCAATACAATTTGCAAAAATAAATACAAATAATGATGTTAACTACGCATAATATATTCATATAATATGAACCTACAAGAGAACATAAGAAGAATACAGGAAATGATAAATATGAATGAATCCAAAGGTTGGAGTGATTCAGAGCAAAAATTAGAAAGAACTTTTAAATTCAAAGATTTTAATGAATCAATGGAATTTGTTAATAAAGTTGCGAAGATTGCCGAATCACAAAATCATCATCCTGATATTAAAATAAATTACAACAAAGTAAAATTATCAATAACTGATCACGAAAAGGGTGAGGTATCAGAGAAATGCCATAAATTAGTAAAGGCTATTGATGATATGGGAAATGAAGAACTAACCGAATACGCAAGAACATTAAAGAACGCAAGACAACAGGGTGTTGGATTAAAATTCCCAAAGTCAGCAATAAAATCAAACCCATCAAGGTTTAGGCCATACAATAGATAATATGAAAAAAGTAATACGGTTAACGGAATCAGACCTTATTTTGTTAGTTAAAAGAGTAATCAATGAAAATACAATAAAAAATGACGAAGAGATGGGAGAAGGGGATGTTACAGAAAAGTGGTCAGAAAAGTATAAAAAATCAATCGACTGCAATAACCCAAAAGGATTTAGTCAAAGAGCTCACTGTCAAGGTAAACGTAAACAAAGTGAGATGAAAGAAGGTGAACTTACAGAGAGATGTTGGGCAGGATATACTCAAAAAGGTATGAAGACAATGTTTGGTAAACGATATCCTAATTGTGTTAAGAAGACAAAGTAATGAACCTACAAGGTTATATAAAAAGAATAATAAAACATAAATGAAAAAACTAATACCCACCAAAAGACACAAAAGAAAAAAAAATCATTTGGTCTTAATCACAAAAAACGAAATGGGATTTCAACCCGTTAATTTACCAAATTTTTTAGCCGATGATTATATTAGGGAGTTTGTTTTAACTGAAGTACCAGAAACTCAAGAATTAAAAAATTGGATTGAAAAAAAAAGAATAAGAATTATCAAAAAATAATATATTCATTAATATGAACCTACAAGAAAACATACAAAGAATTAAATCAATGATGGGGTTAAATGAGATATCAAATCCATATTCTATCACTTGGTTAGAACCAACAGTAGAATACTTTAACCAAGAGTTAGATGAACTATTGGGAAATAATATGAGGTTCAGTAAAGATGAATTCTTTCACCCACAAAATTATGATTTAATGTATTCCATATTTCCTCATACATTCAAAATGATTGCCGAACATTCAAAAGGAAGTGAAGTGGATGATGAACAAGAAATTAAAGACATTCTATTAGATAAAGAAATATCTGATTTAATGGATGATTGGGAGGATTTTAGACAAGTTTTATTAAAAGATGGACAATCACAAATGGAAGGGTTTAATTTGTTTAATAAAGGAAGAATGGAAGAATGGGATAATGATATGATAAATAACACATTTTATATGGGTAGATTCTCAAAAGAGTTTCCAGGAATGTTTAAAGATACCACATCATCAGGTTTAATTAAACAAATGACAGGCGATGATGGAGAAGTTAAACAACGTCACAAAGGTTATGTTGATAATATAGAAAAAATAAGAAATGAAAAACATAGAGAACTTCCAGCACCATTTGTAATGAAATTACCAACAGGCGGAAGAGAAGGAAATGAATATACATTAATTGGTGGACACAAACGATCAACCATCGCCAACCAACTAAACGTGCCAATATCTGCTTGGTTTATAGATTTATCAGAATGAACCTACAAGAGAACATAAGAAGAGTATTAAGGGAAGAAAGAACCAACCCTAAAGAAAATCCTGTAAAGTATTACTATTATAATTATTTAAATGAAAACCCAATAGAATTCGAAGGACTTTTTTTAGTTCCAAAATGGACAGGGTTACAAATAAAATGGAAAGTTAAAAACCCAAATGATTATTCATATTCAAAAACAATACTAACTCAAGTTTTACATGATGAGTTTAAATCATTTTGTGATATGACAAACACTGATTTTAACAAATATAAGCATTTTGCTTCATGGATGAAAAATATCAGAAACAATTGTTATGTATCAAAAGAAGATAGAACACATCTTAATGTTAGTGGAAAACAAATTAAACATATTGATTTTTCGGGGGTGTTTTATCGTTATGAGTTTGACTTTGATTATGAAACCACGCATGTCACAACAAATGACCCTGAAGTAGAAGTATATGTTTATGGAAATATAACAAACCTAAGAAAAACTAATCTTCAAGACAATTTAGAACGAACATTAGAAAAAGTAAAACCTAAATATTTTATAAGTGATATGACAGAAACTGACTACGACGAATGGAAAGAAGAGTTACATAACATTTTACTTCCAATGTATAATATATTTGTAAACAATCCAAGATTTTACAACAACGAGTATGACTACTTTGAGTTAGGGTTACAACAAGTACCATAAAATGACTAATCCTCCACTTGTAAAGATGGGGGGATTTTTATTTATGATATATTTATTAATATGAATTTACACGAAAACATAAGAAGAATACAATCAATAATGGGTGTAATTAAAGAGGAAGTGGATGATGCTTGTAAATTAAAAAACATTAATTTAAATACCCTTCGAGCCTATTGGGAAGACAAAGCCAAAACCGAACAAGAAAAAATAACAGAGGTTGAAAATTTTGTTAAACCATTTTTTACAGAAGCAAAAACTTACATGTTAAAATACATAGATAGCGAGTGGTTCAATAAAAAAGTTCAAGAAAAAATAGGAAAAGGTTCTAAATACAATACAGAAGATTTAGAAAAATATAAAAAACAAGTAATTAATTGGCAAAACAAAGTTAATGGGTTAAAAAATGCCAATATTTCTGAATTACAAAGAGCAAAAGAAACCCTTGAGTTTTTTAATGATATGGTAAAAGAAGAGGAGGTAAAATTAAAAGGCGTGATAACGGCATGGGATAACAAACAAAAAAATGAATTAAAAAACTTTTTAAATAGTGTAAATTTAGTTTTTAGTTTGACATGTGACGATTCTACAGGTGGGTTTGTTATTAAAGGTGAATATTCTAAGTTGAATTTTTGTGTTAAAAATGTATTTCCAAGTGACGTTAATAAAAACTCTATTATGTTAATTTTAGTACACGAGTTTAATCACTGCCTTAGCGGGTATTTTATCAGTAAGGGTGTGGATTATTTACCAGAAGACGCTAAAGGCCCCCAAATTTCCGTTAATACTAATACCGATTACGGTAACTCTGCTACTGAAAATTCATCAAGAGTTCAAAATTTAAAAAGACTTTTAGGGGTAGATGATTTTGGAACATTAGATAATTTTATTAAATTAATAAAAGATAATGTTAAGATTAAAAGTGGTGATAATGTTTTTAATGTGGTTTACGAGAATAATTTAATGAAGATACCATTCAAAAGTACAGAAGATATTACGTTATTAAATTTTAAATTGTTTATTAATGATACTGACGCACATGACGTTAAAACACTTTTTAATACCGCAACAAAAACAGTAAAAGATGAGTATGATTCATATATAGAGGTGGATTTAAATAAGATATACGATTACTCTCAGGAGTTTGCAAAAATAGATACAACAAGAGACGTTAACTACGCATAATAATGTATAAAATAACTAATCCTCTACATTATAGGGAAAGTAAGTTAGACTATACGATTAATTCATTCGGTTCATAGTCCTCCGTTATCACTACGGAATTCACCTCATAAATTTATCCTATACTCTTAACGAGAGTAATCTTTACCTTCGTATAAAAAACAAGAGTAATCGTTACCTTTGTATAAAGGATATGTGGTAATTAATGGGACATATCTTAAACAGTAATGTAATGGTCATTACAGTAATCCACATTACGATAAGATAATGTATAGTTCTTTTACATGATGAGGTTCTCAGGTATAGAAAGTTTACCTGATAGTTCCCCCCATTTAATCGGTCTTCGACCTCTCCCCATAATAGTGGTAGACATTCACATGTGGTATATGGTGTTCTTTAAAGTAATTCATATATAGAATAACTTCGTTATGTATAAGGGAATAATATACATAGAACTTATTAGAGGGACTGATGTTATATATCACTGTGGTCAGGTGAAACCTGATTTATATGATATGACTAATTGTCCCACATATTACCACTAAACTATAGAGGTCTTAAACGTTGGTGATATGACTTAATGACACGTTGAAGGGGATATTTTCGGTTCCCTATACGTTGGAAGAACTATAAGACTACGTCTCGGCCGCCTCTACAGTATTAATACAATTTTTAGCTGGAAAATCTGTATACCTAAAAAAACCTTTATGGCGGTACTGATAGAGGGGATTTATTAGTCTCACTATAGCAACAGAGGGAATTGTGGTGGTAAATAGTGGTAAGAAGATGTGGGATAAAGTGGGAAAAGGGATTGTCCCGTTCGTGTTCGCTGACTGACATTTTGACAAAATCAAATAAATTAACATAAATAGTTATCAACAATTCCCTCCTGACATACTGTCATCCCCATTTGTTATTCACATTATGGAATATATTTATTAACCTTAATGTATAGTTATGAACGTAATAGAAAAATTTATCATAGAACAATACTCCCCAATGATTACTGAGGATAGTAAGGGGATTAAATGTATATTCAAACATAAGGAGGGATTAACCGATGATGGTGTAATCTATTTTGAATTTGCTAAGAAGGGATGGAGTAAGAAACCAATTGTAAGTAAAAGACAATTTGTAATAGTTGATGCCCACATGTCAGATGTATTACAGTTTTTAAATCAATACTATAATTTATCTGAGGATGACTACCATGATATAAGAACTACAATAGTAAACATGGGAATACAAAAGATGGAAGAGTTCTATGGGGATTAGTCCAATGGTTCAAGGTCTTCATCAGTAATGATATGTCTACGAATAAACGAGGACACCTTAGAAGATGGGGAACACTTAAGAATCATAATAGATACCCCAACAATAAGGATGACCGAGATAAGTGTTATGTATATAAAAATCATATAACAAAGATAAGTATAATATCTCATATGACAAGGGGGTCTAACATAATTATTTATAAGTCCCATTATATATTATAAAGGCAGGTTGGAGTCTACACTCCAAAGGGTGTTGTTCCCTCAGCCCGACATCTCTCTCACATTGTCTATACAAAGATAGTGAATGTTATTGATACTGCCAAACAATCCCCCACATTTATTTCATATATCTTTATGAACATTATGTTGATAACTAACATCCCCTATGTCTACCCCCCTCATATCTTTGGCATACCCCCCTCCCCTCATTTAATGGGGGCCCCCTCCCCCGTATCCTCCCTCTTTCTGACACAATGTCAGGGGTCAAAAGGGGGGTCAATCCCTCTTGCAGAGTATGGGTTATAAAAAAGGGTATATGGTCTTAAAAAATATTTTGGTAAAAATTCTTTAAAAGTCGGAATACCCCCTATATGTTAAAAAAAAATTCCAGAAAAATTTTAGGAAAATAGGGGTATTTATATTTAAACAATAATACTATGAAAAAAGTAATTAGACTTACAGAATCAGAACTTATAGAAATGGTTAGACGAGTTATAACTGAAGAAAGTGATGAAATAAAAAAGATATCGGATTTAGAAAGATTCTATAATAAAAAAGATACTTCATTAAATGACCACATATTAAATGTTGTTAATAAAACTATTGATGACATAGATACTAATGGTTTTAAAAATGAAGACCATTTTTTAGAACAAATGGGGGGATTAATCACATTTAAGTTACTTAGAGGTTCGGGGTTTTATTTTAAACAGGTAGATGAAAAATATAGAAAGAGGGTGAAAGAGTTTTTATTTGAGTACATCCCAAAAAAATACAAGTCCAAATTAAAATCCAAATGGAATAAAAGATAAGATACCCCCCATTCCAACTAGTGGGGTTTTTTATTTCCCCATATATTTATCATTATATGAAAAAAACTATAAGACTTACGGAATCAGATATTACAAGAATCGTTAAACAGGTAATATCTGAATCAACAATAAGTGACACATATTTCAGAAGAAGGGGGATTGATATAACTGAATTGTTAATAGGGATATTGTCTGATATGAAAATTTGTAAATATTTAAAACTAAAAACATACTTTAATCATGTAATGGAAAGATTGTTTTTAAGGTTATATTTACATAATGAACAGATTAAATCTGAATTTGAATCTGATGGTAATTCATTGGATTTATCAATAAGGGAATATCTAATTAATGAGAAACTTGATTTTATAATTTACTACTATAAACTAACGTGTGGTAGAGAACCTAAATATTAATTCATATCGGTCAAATTATTAAACCCCTATTCCAACGAGTGGGGGTTTTTGTTTTATGTGGTATTTATAAATAAAACAAATATATTATGAAACATTTATTAAATAATTTATCAGACGAAGAAAAGAATAGTATTCGTGAACAACATAATGGGGGTATGTCGGTTGATACTTCAAGGTTTAAACAATTAATGGAATCAACATTGGGAGATGTTAAACCTTTAATTTCTGAACAAAATGAACCATCCTTTATTCAAAAAATTAAAAATTTGTATAGGGACGTTATTGAAGGTGGAGAACTTGATTATAACTATATTGAAAATTCAATGACAACAAAAGAACTTGCCGATTTAATTTACGCATCATTACAGAAAAGTCACTCATTAGCGGTCTTGATTCAACAAGAATTTGGAAAAAAGATGGTACCTAAAGATTACTCCGCTCCTGAGTTTATAACTGATGGGAATGCGGAAGCCCCTATTGAAGCAGCATTTTTAAATATGTCAAAACCTTTAAAAAAAGAAGGAAACTGTCCTGAATGTTGGAAAAAATATAATGAAGTTGTAACCCTATATAAACAAAGATTTAATGGTGATATGATGGAAGATGTTAAAGATAGTATTGACATTTATAGAAAATGGCACAAAAAACCAATTAATAATATAATTAAATCATGGGGTTCAGAACTTGATTAGTAATCCTTATAATATGTAAAATAATTCCCCACCTCATCAGTGGGGTTTTTTGTTTCCTTATATTTATCTTATATGAAAATCATTATAACTGAAGACCAGTATAACTTATTGTTTGAATCAAAAACCGATAAGTTTAAAAAGTTTTTGAAATATGAGTTTGATTTTGAATTGGAAGTTAAACTTATTGAGACGTATGATGATATGCCAACTAATGTTCGTGATTTGGTAACCCGTTGGTGGTTTAGGTCTCAGGTAAAACCATTTGGTCCTTTGTATCTTATTAAATTTAAGGATAGAACTTTTTTATTTGTGGATAGCGAACGCAATGGTGGATTTGCTTTGGAAATATTTTATGATATAGAAATAGATAATGAACTTGGAGCAACTTCCTCATTAACGGGAGACCGTTTAAACAAACTATTTAATATTAGTGAAATAGGGTTGGACCCTATTGATATAATAAAATTGTATTTATAACACGGCTAATTTTCTGGAAAAATTTTTTACATTGAACCATCCCCCCGCCCCCTTCCTTTTTTGTTTTATGATGTATTTATAATAAAATATAAATTATGGCAAGAATTATAAGATTAACTGAATCTGATTTAGCAAGAATTGTTAAACGAATAATTAATGAAAATACTGCGGATGAAGAAGGATTCTGTATTGATTTTAAAGGTAATAGAATAGCTTGTAAGGGCAATGATACCGATAGGTATGGAGATCCTGACAGTTGTATTGATAATAATTATAAAGAAATTCCTTGTAAAGACGATGGTACCGATAGGTATGCAAAGTTACAAACATATCAAGAGGTTACCGTAACTGCTAAAACCGGCATAGAGATTCAATTAAAAAAACCAATGGACGGGTATCTCATGATAAAATATGTTCCAAAAACCGGTGAAATACTAGGTAATGGTGACCGTAAACATGTATTATCAAAAATACAAAAAGGTCAAACAGAGGAACAAGTTAGAAGTTGGTTAAAAAGAAATCATATAAAAGCATATCTATAATTTTAAAAAAATTAAAATACTCCCCCTCCCAACAGAGGGGTTTTTTGTTTTACGAAGTATTTATAATAAATTAAAATATTATGGCAAGAATAGTTAGATTAACAGAAAGAGATTTATCACGTATTGTAAGAAGAGTTCTTAAAGAAGAGGAAGACACCACATCAATGGTCGGTGGCTGTTTTAGTAAAACAACTCTAAGTATACCAAAATCTTGTGACACAAAACCTAAAAAGACTTTGTCTGGTACTATGGGTACTGGAGATTTAATAAGTAAAGAATGTCTAAATGCTATTGGAAATATGTTGACCTACAATAATCTAAAAGAAGTAACAAAAGTATTAAATTGTTTGCTCATTAAATCTCCTGTGCCTTTAACACCATTAGAACCACTTGTTTCACTACTTGCATCCAAATCCAAAGACAAGACCCCAAAGTTATCCGATGAAGATAAGAATAAATTATATAATAAGAAGATAGTATATCCAAATCCTAAGTACTTATCAGGAGAAAATCACTAAAACAATTATTTTGATAAATTTAAAATGATTCCCCTCCCAACAAAGAGGGGTTTTTTATTTATTTTTAATATGTTTTCATTATACTTTATATACCCTTGAGGTATAAACAACAAAATCTTAAATTAATGGAAACATTTTATTTTACTTTAGGTATCCTTTCGATTATTGCAATAATTTTTATTGTTGCTCTTGTTTGGGGGTTAGTTATGGTTGTTAGAACAAAAAAAGATTTAAAAGAATTGGAATTGTCTTATTTGCGGGAAATGGAATACTCCCAAAGAAGATTGGATGACCAAAGACGTGAATTGGATATCACTTTGGAACATATCCATAGACGTATTGAGGAAGTCCACCAAGATTCTAGAAGTCACACTGACAAACGAGCTGACCAACTTATTCAAGTTTTGGATAAATTAAAATCCTAAAAAAATCCCTATCTTTTAATTAAGGTGGGGTTTTTTGAATATCAAAGTATTTATTAATAAATTAAAATATTATGGCAAGAATTATAAGATTAACTGAAAGAGATTTAACAAGAATTGTTAAAAGAACTATTATGGAAATGGAAGAAAATTCAAATGAGGATTTTACATTTGATATAAAAGCCGTTGATTGTGACTCATCAGAAGAATATATGGATGAAGAAGATAATAAAGGTCATGTTGATATTGAAGAAGATGAAGACGGAAACAAGGTTATCATCATTAGATATTGTAGAGGTGATGAAGAATCATTGAGAGATTTAAAAAGAAAAGGTAAAGGATTAATTTATGCCGATTACGGTATGAATCCTAATGATGCAATGAAAATGGTTGATGACAATCAAACATCAAAATATACAAGTTACGGCAAACCAAGTAAGTATGACCCACAATATTCACAGGACCCACGTGAACGTTACGACCATGGAGGTTCACAATCTGGTCATTAAAAAATATAAATAATAAATTTAGAAACCCCCATCTTTTAATTAAGGTGGGGTTTTTTGTTTTCCATTATATTTATCTTATATGAAAATTGTTATAACAGTATCACAATATCAGAAAATTGTTTTTAATTTGTTGGACACATTATATGGCCCAAATATTTCAGTTAAAAAAGATGAGGAGATATTTGAGATTTTATCAGATCATGGTGAAGAAATTTTTAGAGTTTATACAAAACAGGGAAAATCTAAAGGATGTAAAAGAGATATGTTAGTTCTTTCTCAAACAATTGAGGAAATTGAAAGGTATTTACCACCAGCGGTATTAAGAAAAAAACTATTTTCTAGAACCATTCTTTCTTATGTTAATGAAAAAACAAATCTTGATATTGACTGTATTGATTTTCCTTATGAAATATATAATAATGATGAAACTTATTTCGAAAATAGATATAGGTTTAACGTTAAAAAAAATAAAAAGACAACAACTAAGTAAGTCCCCCTATATTCGTAGTGGTTTTTATTTCTTGTATATTTATCTTATATGGACGTAATCATAACAAAATCACAGTATCAGAAAATTGTATTTAATTTGTTGGACGTATTGTATGGGCCAAAACTTTCATATGAAAGAGAATCCGATAGGATAAGAATATATCCAAATGATAGTAATCCGTTTGAAAATGAGTCGATTGGATACGGTGATGCGATATTTACAGTTTATACTGTTGGTGGTAAAGGTGAGGGGTGTAAACAAGATATGTATGTTAATTCTGAGACCGGAGAAGAAATAGATAATTTTATACCAAAAGTTGCAACAAGAAAAAAACTATTTTCTAAAACCGTTCTTTCTTATGTTAATGAAAAAACTGGTCTTGATATTGACTGTATTGAGTTTTGGTATGAAAAGGGTCCTTCTCACGATAAAAGATATAACTTTAATGTGAAAAAGAATAAAAAGATAAAGAGAACGACTCATTAAGTTTTAGGTGTTTAAACTTAACTATTTCATAACCTACGATAATTGACTATTGAATGAATTTTTAGTATATATTGTATATGGCAATATTTAGTATATTAAGTATTTCGTTCGTGATTGCAACGGTACTTAAGGACAGAAAAGATTATTTTGATTATCACGGAAAAAGTTAATCACCCCCCATTCTCTAATTAAGGTGGGGTTTTTTGTTTTATGTGATATTTATTAATATGAAAAAAATAATTAGACTTACAGAAAGAGATTTAACAAGATTAGTTAAACGTATAGTTAGTGAGGACATGGAAAAAAATACTTTATACTCCGATATTATGGATGTTATAAGAAACTCAAATTCTAGTCACGAAGAAACCGTTAGTATTTTAAGAAACATTGCTGATGAAATGACATCGTCTAGAAAAGTAAGACGTGGCGCTGAATCTCGATTTAGAGATGGTATGTAAATAATTTTATATTAATATGTGAACCCTTTCCTTATACGGAGGGGGTTTTTTGTTTTATATGGTATTTATTTATAAATCATTAATATGAATAAGTTTATTATCAGCGAAGAAGAGAAAAAACATATAATGGGATTATATGAACAAAATGAACGTGGATTTAAAAAAAAGGTCCGTAAATTTTTTGATAAGTTATTTAATCGTTTGGAAGATGGTGAATTTGAACAAGTTAAATTTGGTTGTGAAGTTGAAAAAACATTTACTTGTCCACCAAACACCATAAAAGGTGAAGGTTATGGGTATGATGCTTTTAGGTATGCCCAATATGATGCCGAAAGAAACTGGTTAATGGCACAAGGTAATTCATCTACAGTAACGGTAGGAAATACAACCACAACAACCGTTTCAGGTAATATACCTCCAGGTGTTGAGGTTGTGAAGTATATGGAATGTGAGGGTAAAGTGATATCCTGTATTAGCGTACCCAAACAAAAAAAATAAGTTTTATATAAAAATCTTTTACATGGGAATATCCTTATTTTTTGGTTCATGTGGTATTTATAATAAAAATGTATTATGAGATTAAATGAAAGAGATTTATCACGTATTGTTAGACGTGTTATTAAAGAAGAATCTGAAAGCGACATTGAAACCCCTGAGTTTTGTTTAGCCGTAATTTCTGAGGTTATAGTGAATAGCTTTTCAGATATTCTAGAAGAAGCCAAAAGACAAGTAGAGGACAATGGTGGTTCATTTGAGAATGGAGAAACTCCATCAAATGACGATTGGAAAAAAGCTGAAGACGCATTAATGGATGCTATTATCGATGCAAAAATAAATTAATATTGTGTCAAGAATAATAAGACTTACCGAATCCGATTTATCAAGAATTGTTAGACGAGTTATTAATGAAAATAAAAAAGAAAACATATTTTCTTCTGAACAAACTAGCTCATCAAATAACCCAACGTTTACTTTTAAACCGGTAGGTAGTGAGGGACAATATCAAGTGATGGTAATTAATGGTCTACCTAGAGAGTTTTATGGTTATTTAAGAACTTTGGGTCCCGATAGTTTTCAAGTAATGAGCCATTTTGAAAATAGTACGTATATTGAGGCTAGCGGCGAATTTAATCGAATACATTTCAGAGAAGGTGTTCACCCTCAGTTACAAGGTATTGGTTTGGGTTATATAATATATCAAGATTTTATAAAATTTTTGGGGTATGCTTCTACATCTGATTCTGCGACCGATGAATCCAAAAGAGTATGGAGTAAAATAATGAATGACCCCGATTTTTATGGTGTTGTTTGTGAAGGTCATAATGTAATGGCAATTAGTAAAGATTGGTCTGGTGATGTTGTCTTGTTGGTAAAATCCTTTATCTCCAAGAAAGGTCGAGATAAGGTCTTATATTTAAATAATGATTTGTTAAATGACTACCCCGATTTAAATTCATATTCAACAAACTAAATCTAAAATGTAAACATAACTACCCACCTCATCAGTGGGGTTTTTTGTTTTATGAGGTATTTATAATAAACATCATAAAGGAATTATGAATATTAATGAATATAGAAACAGATTTTATAACTTATTGGAAAGTAAGTTAGGTAATGTTAAACCATTAATTTGTGAGAATGAACTTGATGAAGATAGGATTGATTTAAGTCAAACATACTTGAGTCCTGAAAAAATGAAGAATCTTAAAGACACAAATAAATCAAATGTGGACTCACCTTTTCCATCTTTAAAAATTAAAAAAGTTAGTGATGTTAAAGGTAACCAATTTAAAGATGCCGGATTAAGTTCAGGAAATGAATATGGTATAACCTTTGAAGAAACCGTTAAAAACATATATAAAGTTAATTTCCCTAATGAGTTTATTCAAAAATATTTTTCACTACCTACATCACAAGTATATGATAGTCAGTTAGGCCCTTATGGTGATGAACACGGAGATAAAGATGTACCAATGAGCGCCGACAAATTATATAATACCCTATCAGGACCTATCGCTAAGGAATCAAGTATTGATACGTTGTTGAATAATATTAATATCAATACTGAAGGTTCCCCAACAAATAGGATACACTTCCCAAGCGGGGTTCCTAGTTCATTAAGAGGTTCAGGTCTTGGTTATATAATTTATGAATCATTTATTAAATATTTGGGGTGGGGTAGTTCACAACCAAACGCATCTTCATTGGCGCAAGTTATTTGGTCTAAATTAGTTGAAGACCCCGATTTTTATTCATTTGTAATTGAAATAAATAATGATACGTATGTATATGCTATTTCAAAAAAATCAGACATAAAACCTAATAACATTGTTAATTCAATATTACAATATTATACAGGAGGTGGTAATGTTAATTTAATATTAGGTGATGATTTAAAAAATGATTATCCTAATTTGGTTGGTGTATCTGAAAACCCAAGAAAAGTACGATTTAACTTGTTTTTTGAAAATTTAAAATATTATTTAAATAAACTAATTTCGCTTAAAGGTAACGTTTCCGACGGGTTTACAGATGGATTTTATAGAGGTATGGTTAGTAAAACAAATAACGTAATGGATATTCTTGATTCGGAAGATTATCCATATCCATTATACCGGTCTATATATGATGAGGTTAAATCATTATTTGATAAAGTAGTGGATTTGTATTATATATCTAATAGCGTTTCATTTGAATCCGATGATTTAGGCATAAGTAAAAATGTACCTAAATGGAAAAGAAAAGGTAATAATGGTCAAGAAATAGTCTTGGACTCTACAACGTTATCGGATGAAAAAAAATGGACAGACGGTTCACCATATGTTGAAAACTTTGAATCTGCTTTGAATTCAGCGGCAATGTTTTTTAATAATTTTTTCGCTAGATACGTCGATTGATATGATATTAAAAGAAAATATAAGAAAAATATTAAAAGAAGAAACCAAAAAAAAATTAACAGATTCTTATGTTGTTTTTGTGTCTGGACTTGAGAGTAGTATTAATCATAATGGTCAAACTGCAAAATTTACATCATCATTTAATAAAAATCATATTGTTAAATCTTTTAGATATTCTGAAAAAAAACTGATACAAGACTTTTTAAAAGAAAAAGAAAATAAGGTCAAGGCTATTATTTTATTTAGTGCTGGAGGCACACTTGCAAACAAATTAGATTTTTCAAGTAATAAAATATATTGTATTGAACCTTGGAATGGAAATGGGTCAGATGCAAACAAAAGTGTTATTTATGCTAGTATACCTGAAAAAAATATGTACATAGATTATGAATCTTACGCAAGAGGAAAGGGAACCAAAGAAGGGGCAAATAAAACCAATCATAAAGCTGGCCATTTTGCGGCATTAACCACATCAAGCGCGGATATATCCAAAAAAGTTTAATAATAATATGAAAATCATTCTTACAGAGGACCAGTACGGACAATTAACTGAAATGATTAAACTTGACATCAAGGTTGGTGATACAATCATGGGAGGTAAGTTTAAAAACAAAAAGATTGTTGTTAAAACTATTGGAAAAAATAATAAAGGTGATATTACAATTAACGGTAAGCCTTTATTAAGATTCAGAATTATAAAAGAATCAACATCAAATGATATAGAAAAAAAATATAAAACATATTCAAAACTTTTAAATGAACTAACAGAAACATTTGATTGGGTATCTAAGATTGATGTTAAATTAAGTTCTACCGCCGAAGCAGGTGGATGGAGAAATGAAGAGAGTAAACCACTATTAAAAGTGTCAGTTTATTTTAAAAACTATCAAAAAATTCGAATGACGACACAGTTTGAGTTATTTGATGAAATAAGCTTTATTCACGATATGTTTTTTCCTCAACTAACCGGTGACCCTCTTATATATTCAGATAATGTTACAGCATATTTTTCAGTTAAATCAGTTTTTCCAAACGGTAAAACGGACTCCTTCCCAAGTCAAAACCAAATTGTTTCGGGGGATTATGATGCTGTAAGTCAAATTAGTGAATCAAATGATAAAAACAAGAAGTTTCTTATTTCTGTTATGGGTATGGACTTTACCGACAAGATTAAACAAATAACTTCTACACATGATGTTCCAACAAGTTTTGATGATGGTATCGCTCCTTCAACTATCAGAACATATTTAAACTTTTGGGGTCCAATGTATCTTGTTAATATCAATGGTAAAGATTACTTATATCAAGATAGAGGCGATTTTGAAATGTTTATTGATGAGGATGGATATTGGAATAAAGATGAAATTCCTGAGAAACTTGGTATTGGTATATTGGGGTTAAGGTTCTCAGATATACTTGATATGTATTTTGAAGAGGAGGACGACAGATGAAAATCATTATAACAGAAAATCAACATCGTCTATTACGTAGAGTTTCAGAAATTGAATATATGATTGAGCCTACGATGGATTTGACCTACGAATATTTACAAGGTGATGATCGGTCCCCACTTAATATGGAATACTACGATGCATTCATAGATGTCGTTACATTGAAAATTGCAAATGAAATCGTTAATCGTACATCTTTTCAGGGAGATGAAAAAGAAGAATTAAAAAAACAAATAAAACAGTTTACTCAAACTAATTATATTTCCGTAATTAGAGATTATTTTAGTTCTCGTTTATATAAGGATAAAAACATTAATGAATCCACATCAAATGATAAAAATAAAATTTTTCTTAAAGATGAGTTTGGAATTGACCTTGATGGAAAAATTAAAATGATTCAAAGTTTTGAAGAGCTTCCACTTATATTTACCTCACATTTTTATCCAAAAGATTTTAACAGGATGTTAAATGATGGTGGTCCGTTTTATGTGATGAACATTACTAAAGGTTATAAGATTGGTAATCAATATGTAAACAAACTTTATTTATATCGACCTCGAGTTGACGGATCTAGTTATTTAGTAGACCAAGATGGGTATAATAAATCCGAATCTATTTTTTTGGAAAATCTTGGAGTTGATATTATTGGGTTAACAATTAAAGATTTGGTTGATATATATTTTGAAGAATGATATTATTATAATGGAACAAGAAAAAATACTTAAGTTATTTAAACAATTTGCTGGCGATGTGATTGATATTCATGGGTTAAAATTAACTCCAACTTCAATCGGCAAAAGGACTCGAAGAATGGAGATACAAAATGTGATGTATTTTAATATATCTAATCCAAATAAATTGTCATACTTTACTCCGTTGGTTGCAGAAGAATTAAATGAAGTTGTCGAATCTTTTGAAAAATACATTAACGAAAAGATTTTTATTAAATTTAGTGCTGACGTTAAAGAAGGGTTAGTTTTAAATAATAAAACAATAAAGGAAATTAAACAGGTCTTTGATGAATTACCTTTTATATCTTTCCAAGTTTGGGTTGGTCAAAGTAACAACCCAACTAATTATAGAATCTATGGTAAAAATATTGGTATCACCTCCAATTGGGATGAAGATGAGTTTTCAATAAATAATAGTTTTAAACCAACCAAAGCTACGTGTGATGGTGAAGTTATAGACATTGAAGACGCTCTTGAATACTATGATGATTTTTTACAAGGTGTTGAAACGTATTGGGAGACTGAGAATCATTATAGTAAGATAGATTCAATAATAACTAAATCGCCATTACTAAATGCCGATTGGATAGCAACCTATTACAACACTAAGATAATATAATAAAACTATACCTCACTGATAATTGGGTTTTCTTTATATGCGATGTATTTATAATAAAAATATAATTATGAAAAAACTTATTAAATTTATTAAAAACTTTTTTAAAAAACAAAAAGTATCTTTAGACCCCAATACTATTGAGGGTAAAGTCTTAACCGCACTAAACACTATCATCCAATCACCGGCAATTCAAGGTATGGAATTTAAAGTGTCCTCTAAATGTGATAAAACATCAGTAATTAACGACATTGAATTTTGTGATGAGGTTTATGTTCACGATAGCTACGAAGAACAAACATTAAACAACGATTGTATTGAAATATGTAAAGCAACTAAATCTACCGCTTATGGTGTTTGTGATGCGACAAGAGCAACATGTAATACAGGATGTGATGGTGTTAAAGTTGGTTACGATGGTTGTTGTGGTACTTGTGATGCTGCAAGAAAAACCTGTAAGGCTGGATGTTTTGGAATTAAGTCTTGTGAAAACTCATGTGATGATATGTCTAAAAAATGTAAAAACGGATGTGACGACGCATTCCCTTACCAAAGTTGTACAGATAGTTGTAACAAAATGTCATCTGATTGTAAATCGGGAGCCGATTCTATGTACAACTCATGTGTTGATGGGTGTGGTTATTTAACCATTACTGGAGGATATTCATTTAGATTATTAAACATTAAAGGTGTTGGTACAGTTCAAGTGACTAATGTTTATGACATGGTCCCTAAAGAAAACGAGTTAAATGTGTTTACCATTTCTATGGACTTAAATGTTCCACAAGTTATTGCTAACTCTTACTATAAATTATGGCAAGACCCAATTCCTGCAGTGGATGGTAATTTACCTATCATTGCTACAGACGTTAAAGGGAGCGGTAAAGGAACGTTAACAATTGTTTGTGATGGAAGTGATAAATCGGGATACTACTTACAGTTAGATTCATTAACAATTGAAATTCCAACTAACATCTACGATTCAAATGCTCTTACCCAATTAGTATATGCTCTTGGTATGGAAGTTGAATATGTTACTGGAGGAATTGTTGATATGAATCAAATGTTATTAGATATGGCTAATGGTATGTTAGCTGATGAGGTTATGAAAGTAATTAACGACATTTTAGATGATATGAAAATTGCTGATGCTAATTGTTAACATAAATAATGAAAATAATTTATTTTGAAAAAAATATTAATAACAAAAAAAGAAATAGAAGAAATTAAAAACCAATATACAGAAACTTTAAAAATCGTTACTGAAAATTTCTCAACTTTTATAAAATATAAATCTGGAACAATTAATACTTATGTCTTAAATGAAGAGGTAAGATGCCCATGTCCTGACGGCACAAATAGTATTAAATGTTGTAAAACAGATATTACTTTAAATAAACACGTTTCAGATTCAATTAAAATTGTAAATTATGCCTTGAATAAAGGGTTAAAATTAAAAGATAAAGCGTCAACCACTAAAAATCAAACCCGTTGGGGTGACGTTGTGAACAATATTCAGTTACAAAAAATTAAAGACGTTTTACCTAGCGCTTATAATACATTTGTTCCTGAAATTGTTTCAGGATTATTTGATGGATTTAATTTTAATGTAGAATTAATTGATTTGGCTAAAGATATAAGCGATTTAAGCGGATTAGACTTAGAAATAACAGGAGGAAATGATAAGTTTCATACCAAGCTTTCCTACAATAGTGCTCATAAAACTGGCGACGCAATAGATGTTGTACCAACAGCCGGTATGAATAACGTGAATGACAAAAAAATTGAAGAAGCGGTAATTAGTATTATGTCGAGTCGTAAGTATGGAAATAGAATTGGGTTTATAAATGAAAGACTTAACCCATCAGGTGCGGCATCAGGTCCTCATTTTCATTTAAGTTTAACGAACAATACCAAATATAGTTGGTTTGGGTTTATAGACAAGGATGGTAATCCACGAAATCCTTCATCATCACATTTAACGTGGGGAGACGGTGGGAAGTATCCTGTCATAACCAAAAAATATCACAACGCAGTTGAAAAAGATGTGAAACCGGTGATGAAAACGGATTATCAACAATATAATAAAGGCGATATATATATCCCTGCGGGTAATATTCCTGATAACACTCGAGTTAATACCACATATAAAAAAGGATTATAACAAACCAAGAATATAAAGTATTTATAATATCTACAAATGTACTACCATACCTTATGACAAATGAACAAAAAGCCCAAGTGTATAATCAAATGATGTTTGAACACACAAAATTATCTAATGAAATTAGCGCCGTTAAAGGTGAAAGTTTTGAATTAAATCAAGAACAAATCCAGAGAATTCGAGTTTTAGAATCTAAAGTTAGAGATATTATGAATCGTTTATCTAGATTGTGATATTTATTATAAAATATTAATATTATGAAAAAAAATTTATTTGAGGTATCGCATAAAGAAAAGGCCAAAATACTTGAAATGCATTATAATGCTGCGGGTAAAAGATTTTTAACTGAAGAAGACGAAACTAAAGAACCTGACCTTTCTAAATACGATTGGTCTAATAGTGGTACGACTGACTTTTGGGAAGCAAACACCGACCAATTTATTAATTATGTTATTGCAAGGGACTCCTTAAGACCGTACTCTAAATTACAAATTTATATGCCAATTATGGAATGGTATAAAAATAACAAAAAGAAAATGTCTGATGAGGATGTTAAAAAGTCTCTTTATATATGGGTAAGTAAAGATCCTTGGTATGGATTACGCGGCGCTGAAGCCGTGTGGAATGGTGATTATGTGCCTGTTGGAGATGATGCGGGAATGAAAGCATACGCCGATAAATATCAAACACAAGTTGTGGACCAATTAAATGGTACTTCAGAAATCGATGGTAAGGTTAAAGCTCAACTTGCTATGATACCTAAATCGATTACCGCCGCTATCGCTCAAAAAATATACATATCCGATAAAAATTTAAAGGACCTTAATTTATCTTTAGATAAGTTTATTAAAACCAAGGACCTACCAAATACAAATACTAAATTATTGGGTTTTTACACTAAAGGTGGGTATACGGACCAAGACGTAATAAACGCAACCACGTCTAAAACTTTTATTCAATCAATATTAACGGGAAAGAACAAAAAATATTCCCTAAATATTGATGTTTCAGCCGATGATACGTCAAGACTTAAAATATTAACTGACATCCAAAATTTGGTGAATCAAAAAATGCAAAATCCTGAAAGTAGAGACGGAATTAGAAAAGGTAAGTTAATTGAATTAAATATACCTAGCGTTGTTGCCGAGGCGGATTATATTGAATTTATTGAGGGAGAGGCAACGGCTGTGGGTCAAGAATCCGGTGTTGGAACCAAAACAACAATTGAATTGTTACGAGTTATAAATTTTTCATACCCTGATGAAAACGCCGACCAAGCGACAAAAAACAAACAAGCAGATAACTTTTTTGGTGATGATAGGACAAATATTGGTAGTGATGCCGTTACTGCTATGGAGGGTCTTGCAGATAAAGTAAAACTACTTATTTCTGATTTACAAAAACGATATGGTAAAGAAAAGGTTACTATTGTAAGTATTGGTGTTGGTAGTTATGCTGCAACCAGTGCGGTAAACACTTCTTTTGGTACTGGAGACGCGTTTAAAACAAAAAAGTTTTTTAGTAAGGCAAACAATAATAAATTGGCAAATGCAAGATTAACCGCTATGGATTTAAAGTTTAAAGAACTTTTAAATAGTATTCTTGGAGATATGACTGACAAAGATGATGAACCAATTACCAATAAAATTATGACATTAGTTAAACAATCAGAGGCCAACAAAGGCCCTGAATGGGAAAGTATGGGTGGTGAAAACTACGGAACAAAATATGGTATTGAATCTTATGGCCCATTATATCAAGCGGCATATAAGAATAAAAAGTTAACACCAAGACAGTTTTATGCTTCAAGAGCAAATGACCAATCACTTAAAGATGATTATGAAATAACTTATGCTGGATATAGAAAATCATCGGTTGGTATATCCATACAATTAATAGCCCCTGAAGAGTTAGCAACAGTAACACCAACAGGAGAGTACGTAATGGCAACTGCAGGTGATTTTAGTGGTGAAATTACTTGGGCAAGGAGGAAAAAAATTGAAATTAATTGGCCAAAAATTGGTAAGATTAAATTTGGTAAAAGGTTTCCTAGAGGGTTTATACCTAGTGGTGGTCGATCAACAGATTGTCCAAATTGGGGTTAAAAGGACTATACGTAGTGGTGATCGATTAACCGATTATCCAAAATGGTAATGGTTACTTATTTAGCAACCATTACCGCTTTTATGTCGTAAACGTAAAACCCGTTTTTCATATATACAACTGATGATATTGCAATACCAACTTTTGTAACATCTTTACTCAAAAGGTTTGCGTTGTGACCTGGAGAAGATTCCCATGAATTTAAGATTGTAGTTGGAATACTTTTAACCATTTTTTCATCTAAAAATAAAAATGTACCAACAGTTTTCAATAGGTTAATATTTTCCAATTTGTATTCACCACCATTCAAATCACTGTGATTATAAGTGTTTGTTGATGTCATACTGTCGGCGTACAATTTAGAGTATGTAAACATTTTTTCATCATAAGCCAATTTAGGTAAACCATTTTGTAAACGGTATGTGTTTATTTCGTTCATTAATGTTTTACTCATGGTAACATAATCGGCACCAGTAACTAATTCCACACTTTGTTTTGTGATTTTTGAAAACGGATCGTTAGCATCGTAAGTAACTTGTGAGAATAATACTTGTGAAATAAAAACAAAAAGAATAAGAGATAAATTTTTCATGGTTATATGGTTTTAATTGGTTATACTACAAATATAGTACACTTTTTTGAATCTACAAAACATTTTTTGTAATTATTTTATATTTATTAAAAAAAGATTTATGAACAACAGACTTTTAGAAGATATAAAAAGATTTAAACTAATGGTTAATTACGATAGTAATGTTACCCTATCAGAAAATTATTCAAAAATAACGTTAACGGAAAAAAAAGACCGTAAACAATATTGTTATGTTGCTGAAGACGGTGAACAAACTCCGATAGGTATTTTTGAAGACGGTAATTTCCAACCAACCGAATTTGGTAAAAAAATGAATATTTTTACTTCGTCTGATTTAAGTAAGTTATTTAGTGAATCACACCCTAATGGTACTCCAAAACTTGTCCAATGTGACGGATATATTGCTATGGACAATACAAAAGTTGTGGTTGATAAAAATAAAGATAAAAATAGTGATTTATCTAGAAGGGATACAAGACGTAATAAAAGGGCAAATGATAGGGAGGTAAAACAAAATTTAGAAGGGGCAAATTGGTTAGGTAAAAATTCAGGAACATTATTTTTAGGTACCTCACAATATCCAAATGCTTATAACGTTGGAAAAAGTATGGGGTATATTTTTGCGGGAACTTCTGAAGCGTTTAACGTTAAAAAACCTGGAACTGAACCTAAACCCGAATTAGAACCTATCAAAGACAAACCAACATTAGACAAATTTGAGGTCAATTCTGATTATAGAGCATTTCCTGATAATATTGTTAATGTTGATTTTAAAAAATATCCTTCAGCTAAAAATGAATTTAATATTATTGTTAAAGATTTTGTAGACTATATAGAAGCGGGTGGTGCAAAAAATTTAACAAACGTAACAATACAAGGTCAAGCCGACTCTGCAAACCCAACATGGAAATCACCTGCAGGTTACACAGTAATTGACCACAATTATGGGGGAGTAAGGAGACCTAACAAAAACAATCCACAAACAAAAGAAGAATTAGAAAAAATGAACTTATACTTAGCAAAAAGTAGGGCACATAATTATGCGGTTTTACTAATTGATGAGATAGAAAAACAAACAGGAGTTAAAATCACTATAAATGAGATGACACCTATAAGTTACCTAGGTCAGGGCGAATCTAAAAGAGGTTCAAAATACCGAAGTATGCTTTTAGTTGCGAATGCTCCTGAATTAGAAATTATTAATCCTGCCGATGAAATTAAATATAAAGAAAAGACTAAAGAAAAATTCAATAGACAAATAGAATATCAAGCCAAATATAATCCTGTTGATATTAAAATGGGGGTAAATGGACAAATGAGATTGTTTGAACAATCAGATGAAACTTTAGGTCCAATTGCAATATCTGCGGAATTACCAAATAGTAATTTTACTAACGCAACTAAAGGTGTTTATTTAAGAATGGATTATGTTGATTATTTAAAAATTCCTGAAGAGTTTGATGACTTTGTGTCAAACGCTACCGTAAATAATAATAGTTTAACTATTACCGATGAGTTAGGTAAAACCAATACATTCGATATGGTATCGTTCGATAATAGTTTTTCTTACGGTAATGCTGTTTCGTTGATGAACGCTAACAGCGACTTTATGGATCCATATATGGGTGCGAGTGATCGTAGAGGTGGACAATCTTGTGAAAATGCGTACGGGACCAAAGTCCCGTTAACGACACACACAAATGAAGTAATAACGTACGGAGGTAAAAAATATGCAAGATTAAAAAACTATTGGTTCGCATCAATCCCTAAATATTGTGGAAGATTCCCACCTAAAGTGGATTATTTAAAGGAGCCAAGGTTTGAAAAATATGCCGACGAGGATATGAACTCAGATTTAATCAGATAAATTTTTAGTCAAAATAAAAATTACTTTCTTTACTTTTTTTATAACGATTTGTTTCTGATGGGTAGTATCTTGATTCGTCAAAAACACCAACGCAGTCAAAACTATAATATTCTACACCATTAATCATTTCTTTTTTATAACTAATTGAGAAATTACCTCTATAAATTTGACCGTCAGTTGGGTTTTGAACCATTGACTTATAATGTGTTGGTGAGTTTTTAAATTTCATAAACAATTTTTCAGCAATTATTTTATTGATGTTAGGTTCATTAATATCCGTAACATAGCAACCTGTCATGATTTCTGCGTCATAACACCAAAGAGTTACTTTTTTATAAAGGTCATCCATAACTTTTATAGTTACGGAATCTTTATCAAAAAGTGAGTATCTATCTGACGGAGAACGTAAAACCTTTTTACTGTAAAAAGGTATTGTTTCATTGTGCGAGTACATATCTGCGTTAAGATACTTCATGGTATAATCCAAATGAATCTTAGACACTTTTTTACATCTTTCTGATGTGTATAAATAAGTAGTCCCTTTTAACCCCCTATCTTTTCTGATTAATTGTATCATAATTGATTCAATAGAATCGGTATTAACCTGAGAATTCAAAGAAAGATAAGATAAAACAAAAAGAACAAGAACTAAAGTTTTCATGGTTATGTGGGGCTGATTAGTTATTTATACAAAAATAATGCATTTTTCTAAATGAACAAAATATTTTATTAAGATATTTGATATTTATATTTATGAATCTATATGAGAGTATAAACCGAATTAAATCAATAATGTACGAAAGTGTTAAAGATTACGAAATAGTAACTTATGGGGACATTAAATCTCCAAATGGTATGATAGTATGTATCATAACTACAGATGGTAAACATATCGGTGAAACAAATATTATAGATTTTGAAAATGGGTTATCTTTAAGTCCTAATTTGACTAAGTTTATGGAAACCAATAATGATATGTTTAATCAAGATAATTGTGTGTATCAATATAGTTTAGACATTGACCAACCGTACCAAAGACAGGGTTGGGGTGAAAAACTAAAACACGAGTGTCACGACATAATTAAAAATCTTGGGTATAAATATGCTACTAACATTGTTAGACACGATAATGTTGGGTCTCAAAAATTAATGAATAAGTTGGGGTATAAAAAACACCAATCAAATGAAGAAAGAGATGTGTTATATCTTGAATTATAAAAATGTTTACAGAAAAAGAAATTTTAAAGATTAATAAAATCGCATCAGAAAATAGTTTTGAAGTCGAAACCTATGTTTCCCCTCACGATGACAACCCAAGAGGTGTAATAGAATTTACGTTTGAAATTATTGGGAATAAAAAAATGATTTCTGTTGGTGAATATTATGATTACGCGGTTTATGATTTAACAATTTTGGGAATTACTGGAAATTTAAAACCGTATTTAGCAATTATTGTTAAAATATTTTTAGACCATTACAAAGGAGAATCCACCACAGAAAAATTAGCATCATGGTTTAAAAAAGATAGTTACATCTTAAGACCAACCGTTGGTGTGATAATGGACTTTATGAAATATTTTATTTCAACCGAATATGCTCATGTGACTATGAATGAAGTGATCATATCAGATAAACTAATGGAAGATATAGAAGAGATTATTATTAAAAATAATATGTGATACGGCTTAGGACCGATATAGCAACGGCTATATAAAACCCCCATCAGTGTCGCTACCAATGGGGGTTTATTTTTTTTAATAGATTATTATTTTTAAAATATGAACTTTGGTAAATCAGGAAATATTAATTCATACGGTGGTCTTGAACTATACGTTTACAACACTGAAAAAATAGGTTCTTTATTTATTACTAATTTTGATGCGTCTTTAGATATTAATTTTAACACGTCAGAAATTTTAGAAAGTAAATTAAACGTCCCATTCAATATATTAAATTCAATATATGTTTTTAAGTTTAACGTATATGAAAAATACAGAGGAAATGGGTTTGGTACTAATTTGTTAAATGAAACTGTCAAATTTTGTAAAATTCAAAAAATAGAATACATATACCTAAACTGCGATTTAATAAATAATAAGGCAAAAAAGTTATACGATAAATTTGGGTTTATTGAATTTGGAAGAAATAATGTTGATTATCTGCTATACTATAAAATCCCCCCAAATTAATGAGGGGGTTATTTTTTTAGTCGATAGAAACTACTTCTAAATCAAAGATAAGTTTTTTACCCGCTAACGGATGGTTAGCATCTAAAACGATAGTTTCGCCTTTAACTTCTTTAACCACAAATTGAACAACTCCCATTTCTGTTTGTGCTTGAAGTGGCATTCCAACCTCAACCTCACCTGGCATTTGTGATTTTTCAACTTCCTGAATTAAATAATCCAAATATTCACCATACGCTTCGGCACTTTCAATCTCAACCGTTTTTTTATCGCCCTCAGACATATCAACAAGACCTTCTTCAAATCCTTTAATAAGTTGTCCCTGACCTAATTTTGTGGTCATAGGTTCTCTACCCTCAACCGTAGAAGAATCAAAAATTGTCCCATCTTCTAATCTACCCGTGTAATTAACAGTCACGGTACTGTCACTTAATACTTTCTTCATGTTTTTTGTTTTTTTAATTTTAATCATTATTATTCATATAGTAAAACTATTTATTAAAAAAAAAGTATGTGGAATAGAAAACAAAAAGTTATTCAATCAATTAATGCTATTGCCGAAGAAAGGTATTTGAATAAAAAGTTCTTAATGGAAGATACCGAAGATAATGGTCTACCTGAATTTCAAGTAACTCCTGAAGGGTTTGGTAAATATAAAATTAAATATACTTGGAAAAGTAAAGGGGTTAAATTACCAAAGGACGCTAGAGATGACGAAAGATTCAGAGATTCTAAGTTTAATGACCTTACAAAGATATATGCAAATCAAAAAGATGCTCAAATTGCGGTTGATAATTTAATAAGAACAAAATCTTCTTTGTTTAAATAATTTATTTTACTTATCTTTGTGGTATGGAAAATTTAGAACTATTAGATGTATTAGAAATCAAATCACTTTGCAAAAAATACGACATTGGTGTTGTTGGAGATAAAAAAACTCTAATTAAAAAATTAAAATACTTTTTGGAACCAATACAAGATGTATTAAATACTCATCCAGGAAGAAAATTACCACAAGGTAAAACTATTGTTGGTGTAAAAACATCTGAAAAAGAAAAATTAAATCTTATTTTAAAATCAAAAGGAAGCTTTATGTATTATTCATTGGGGTACCAATATTATTTGGTGGATAAAGATTTAGATTAACGAAGTATTTATAAATAAAAAATTTGGCAAATTTTAATAACATGTCTGATGGTGTATTAAGGTTGATACTATCTTCTATGCGTGAAAAATTTGAAGAGGAGGGTGTTGAAATTAACGAACACGATGCATATGCCGCTGAGGTTATAACTATTATTGATGATGCTTTAAAATATTTTAGTATTACTAATACTAATTACGAAATATGGGGATTTTTTATTATGTTATATTTAAATAACCCCGATTTTAATAACCCTGATGTTAATATTGAAAGACCGACATTAAAAAACTATGAGGTTACTCATGATGAAGAAATCACTTTATATAAAACCGTAACATACCTTAGTGAGGTTTCTTCATATATACCATTAACAAAATCAGTTCTTTATGATATGGGAACTATTAGTGAATATGAATATTGGGATGGTCGAATTATTAATGAAGATGTGTACGACAGTGATGTGTCTAGTGATGATATAACTAACATTAAAGAGATTTAATCTTAATAACCATATATTTATATAAAAAACGTAGTTATGAAAAAAAACGTAGTAAACGAATTAAATGAAATGAAATATCTTTTTGGATATGAAAGAGGTAGAGTAATTTCAGAACAAAAAGAAGTACCAATGGAAGAGGATGTGGACTTTGATGTTATGAACGATGAAGACATTGACGTATTAGATAACGTTGATTATGAATATGACGGAATTGACTTTGATGTTGAATCAAATAGAGAAATTGAAACTCCTGTTAGACCTGATGTCGACACTCCAACAAAACCTAAAAACCCGGATACTCCGTATAGTCCTAAACCAGGACCTAAAAAAAATCCTAAAGCTGAAAATGAAAGAAGAATGCCAAGTTGGTTATCATTTGATGAATTAGGAATTGATATGAGTGAAAACTAATGAGAAATTTAAACACACTTAAAAAAGAAAGAGAACACTTAAGAGCTAAATTGGTTCTTGAGGGTTTGAACAATGTTGAAATGAATAGGTTGGCATCGATAAGTACCAGACTTAATGAAGCCCCTATTGATTATGAAGGGCCTGAAAGAATGGAACCGGGTATTGAAAGAAAGATAACAGGTAAGGAAACCCCTTACCATAACTTCCCTGCTATCCCAAAGATGGATAAAGACTTTATTGAATTAATATCATCTAAGAGATTTAAAGATTCTGTAGAGAAAGTAAATAGATACATGGGTAACACAAGAGTAATTCAAGGAAATAATCCTCTTAATCAATTAATGATGACCGTAATGCAATCAATGCAACAAATCATCGGTATTCAAATGAGAAATAAAGAAGAGTTGGAACAACTTGCTATCAAACTTGTTAAAAAAGAGATGGGTATTCCTGAAGGTGCAATGCAATTCAAAGCTGAACTTGTAATGCAACCTATGGGTGCCGCTAAAGGAATGCAATCTGAACCTGAATTACCATCTGAAGAAGAGATTGAAGAGTTTATGGGTGATATGGAAAACTTTAATTTGGAAAGATCCAAAAGAAGATTTATTAATTCCCTTATTCAGGGGGCAGCATTTAAAGGTGGTCATATGTATGTGTTAGTTTCAAAAGAATTAAACAACATGGACCCAAGTTTATTAAATCTTTATGGGGTATCACAAGCATTAATGGAACATGCGTATTGGATATTCCCTGACATGGAAGGAATGGCTGGCGGTGGCGGTGGTCAAATGGGTCAATCAGAGGTTGATGAAGAGACAGACCCACCAACAGTAAGGGCTAAGGCGGTTACATTCCCATTATTGGTGCATGAATTAGTAAAAGGTGTGTATGAAATCTTTGGAACACATGGTTTACCTGATGATCCAAAACAACAAGAGATGATTTTAAACGCAGAAGACACATTACCTTCTGAAATATGGGATTCAAGACTTGGTCCTATCTTTTGGGAGAAGTTTATGGCAACTTACCCTATGGAATTGTTTGATGAAGACAAAAAACACATCCAACATTACCTATTTATGCGATTTTCGGCACTTGATGCTAAAGAATTCTTTAGAATTGCTCAATTAATCTTAAATGATGACCCTAAGGGTAAACAATTCATCCAAAGATTGGTTGATGGGATTGTAAACGACCTAAAAAGACAAGCATATAAAGAGGCATTACCGGATGAAGATGATGATGACATCGATTTATCTGAATTAGGAATATAATATTAAAATATGAGTAGAAGAATTACAGAATCGGAGATAAAAAGAATAACAAACCTTGTTATTAATGAATCAAATTATGATCTTGAAATGGTTCATGGTGTTTCATATAACAAACAAACCGAATTGGTTGATGATGTTATCAATAGAATCAAAGAACACGGTATTAAATACATGATGGAGTTAAATAAACTAAATTATAATTTTCCTGTTCAAAAATATAAACGTATTGAAAGTCAAAGACCCGAAACTTTTGAATTACCAAAGGGAGTTAAAGTAAAAAGTACTGTTTTCCCAAGAGATTAAACAATTTAAACCCCATTTCAAACTAAGAGATGGAGTTTTTTTAATTAAACATAGTTTTTGTTCGTTTTTTACGGTGAAAAGTAATAACAAACCTGTGAACCTCATCTTGTATAGTACCAAGTAGGTTAAAAAACTTAGAATTTTCAAATTTAACACTATTTCCGCCACAAAAGTGGACAGTATCTGACTTGTGAGACGAGTTTTTACCAATAGATAGTAAATCTACCTTATCAAGTAGTGAAAGTTCCTCAAAAACCCTCTTTGCCACCCCTAATTGACCCTTACCACCATCGATTACTACCATGTCAGGTAGTTTTCCACGTTCTTTAAGTAATCTGGTAAACCTTCTACGTAAAACCTCATCAAATGATGCGTAATCATCAGGACCCTCAACCGTTTTAATGTTAAACTTACGGTATTCTGACGTGTTCTTCCTACCATTTGTATATCTAACAAGGGCAGATACCTGACAATCACCCGCAGTATGGGAGTTATCATACATTTCTATGTCAATTGGGGCGTTTTGTAACCCAAAAGTAGTCTTGAACTCGTCGGCAATCACCAAATAACCACCAATTCTTGCGGATTCTACACATTTTTCATACTTATCAAGTGCATTTAGTCGAAATTTGATGGTATTTGCCTTCTCAAACTCCATATTTTTACTAAAAGCGTTCATTTTACGAATTAATTTACTTCGTAGTTGGTCAAAGTTGAATGAAACTACCTGTTTTAGTTCAGTTATTACCTCACGATAGATAAATTTATTGATGTTTGATACACATGGGGCGTCACATCGACCCATATGGGACTCTAAACACACTTTAAACTTGTTATTTTCAATGTTTTCGGGTGTTAATTCATAAGAACATGAACGTAAATTAAAGATATCATGTAATAAATCATACATTTCATGACATAAACTACTACTTGGTACTTCAATTAGGGGGTCTGAGTCTAAACTTGTGTCATTTTTAACTTCTAAACGTGGAAAATCACCATTTGTAAGGGTTAGATACCATTTTTTTGACCTGTCGTCCTTTAATTTAATGTTAAATTTGGGATTATGGGTCTTAATTAGGTCATTTTCAAGCACAAGTGCCGAATTTTCGTCTAAAGTGGTCAAAAAATCCACATCTGACACGTTTTCTACCAATAATTTGGTTTTACTTGTGTGATTTTTGTTAGAAAAGTACGATTTTACCCTATTTGGGAGGTGTTTTGCCTTACCAACATAGATAATTTGACCTTTTTTGTCTTTAAAAAGGTAACAACCACTACTTTTTGGAATATTTTTAAGTTTTTCTACTAACATATACGCTAAAATACTACTTTTTTAAGTAAAAACCAACAAAAAAGACTATTTATTTGTATGAAAATCATAATTACAGAGTCTCAATACCGTTTTTTGGTCGAAAACACCCAAGAAATAGACCAAATATTAGAAAAAATAGGTAAAATTGGGTATGAAAACCTTGAAAATGAGGAAAAAATGACCTTAAATCGCTATTCAGAGTGGTTAAATGGGGGTAAAAAAGGTGATTTTAACCCTAAAAACACCGATTTTGAAGGTAAAACACCTGATTTTGAGGATAAAGAAGGTGAGGAATATACCACTTATTTACGTGATGGTAGTGAATTTTCATTCAAATATGACTATTCCGACATATTAACAGACGAAATCCTACACTATGGGTCGGTAAAATGGCATGGTGAGGAATGGGTTGGTGTTATAGTTACCGATAAAAATCAAAACCTAACAGAGATTGATTTTGTTTTGGAGTCAAACGGGTACCAAACATACGATTCTGATGATGAGTTTGCTGGATACGATGAAAAAAAAGAGATTAGACTACAAAATGAGTTAGGGGAGGATATACATCAGGTTAAATACTTCTTCCAAGAAGAGGTTATTACCAACTTAATGGATTAAATCACCATCTTTTAAATGTTTAAACATACTTTTCGCTAACTTTTTACCAAATTTAATGTCTGACGGGTAATGTGCTTTAGCCATTTGTCTTGAAAAAACAATATCTTCTGCAATTTTTTCAAAGTCTTTTTTATATTTCGGGTATAATTCACTTAAAACGTAACATAAAAGATAGGATGTTGTTGAGTGTCCTGATGGATATGCAAACCCTTCCATTGAATCTGTAACTTCGTCTTTTAATTTTGGTTTTAAATCAAATGGTCTTGGTCTTTTAAAATGATTTTTTAGTTCTTTAACGATATGGTATGAGTCGTCGTATATCTTTTTAAGTTGTTTTTTATCGTATTTTAATTTCTTACCATCTAAAAACTTTATAAAGTTACCCAACATATCATCTTTTTCTTGAACAAATAATGAGTCAACGTCAATATCTTCTAAATAGTCTATTTCTTTTTTGGTTTCTTTACTACCATTTGATGGTGGATCCATTTTTTTAAAATCTGAAATATTAAAATTATCAAATAACCCTTCAGATAAATTCATTATTTTTTTTATTCGTGATATTTCTTCTTTTAGTAACATATTTATATAAATACAAAAATAGATATATTTATCATTATGATAACAAAAAAAGAATTAATTAGAAAAGGTTTCAATACATCAAGATTGATGTCTGAACAAAAAGAAGGTAAAAATGGTGAGTTTGCAGAGATGATATCATTATTACTTCACTCAAGAACGCAAACACATACCTTACACCTACAAACAGACTCATATTCAGAACACAAAGCACTTCAAAAATATTATGAAGGTATTGATGGTATAGTTGATGGATTGGTTGAGTCATTCCAAGGAAAATACGGTATTATTGGTGGTTATACATCTTACGACATTGAGGGGTATAAAAGTACTGAATCAACTATTAAATATTTACAAGGTCTTTGTGGTAAAGTTGAGGGGCTAAGAGATTGTTGTGAAGACTCATACATACAAAATCAAATTGATACTGTTTGTGAGTTAATTAATTCAACACTTTATAAATTAAGATTTTTGAAATAACAATATATTTATAATATAAAAAATAAAAAAATAAAAAAATAAAAAAATGGCAATTAAAAAAATTAGATTAACAGAATCACAATTAACAAGTCTTATTAAAAGAATTGTTGAAGACACTGAAAACGATATGGGAATGGAAATGAGAATGGACTTTAATGATGAAGACGACTCTGACATGACCAAACAAGATGCAATTAGAAAAATTTCAGAGTTCCTTAAAGATGAGGTATTATCTGACCTTTCATCAAGAGAAATAAATACACTTGAAAGAAAAGTAGAAAAGTCGGAAAACAATGTAAGTGAAAACATTTATGAAGACGATGAGGATTTATCTTCAAGAAGAGCATCAAGAAGAGAAAAAATGATGATGCGTGGTGGCCTTGGGATGTCAGCGACAGGTGCGGTACTCTCTTTAGGTGAATTTATGGGTTACTCGGAGTCTCAAATAACCTCTATGTTACATGATTTAAATCATATGGCGGGATTAGAGAGATACACAGGTCCTGTTACAGTTGCAATGGTATTTGCTGGATTGGCGTTAGCGTTAAAGGGTCTTGACAGTAGATATAGAAGAACTGGAAATTAATATATTATCTTTTAATAAAAAGAAACCCCTTCTATACGGAGGGGTTTTTTGTTTCTTGTTCTTTAAGGTGAGATTCTAAAATTTTAATAATCTCATCAATTTCTTCTTTGTCCTTATCACTTACAATTTTAGATTTTTTGTATTTGTGTAAGTACACCCAAAAAAATAAGTAGTGAACTAAACCAACTACTAACAGAAGGACTAAATTAAACCCTGAAATCAACACCGCAGTCCCAACCATAATAACTAAGGTGTACAGAAAATTAAAAATATCTGAATTAGAAAATGCTAAAGATTTATAACTACGAATCGCTTTTTTTAATTTTTTAGTTGGTAAGTCTTTATAAAGTGCCGCTTCTTTTTGAATTTTGTCCATATCTTTCATTTTGTTTATTTAAAACAAAGATACATAACTTTCTGTAAAATACAAAAAAAATAAAGTAAAATAATATTTATAATAGCCGATACACACCCAAATATTAACCTTTTTTAATATACCGCCAATGTGTATGTCTATTTTTAGTGTCTACGATTAACTTATAACTTACTTAATGTCGTCTATAAAATGTATTGGATTAATGGGTCCACCCGTTTGACTTTTTCTAATTTCAAAATGTAAATGTGGGTCCTCTGAATTACCTGCACCGTTACGCATACCCTGTGATCCACCAGATTTCGCAATTAATTGTCCTTGTTTAACTTCATCACCAACACTTACCAACATTTTAGTTAAATGGGCATATCCTGAATATAAGGTTTCACCATTTAAGATGTGTTTAACAATTATAAAATTACCGTAACCTTCATAGTCTTTAATGTCTGCCCTAACCACTTTCCCATCAGCAACCGAATATACTTCTGTATTACCAGGACAAGCAAGGTCAACACCATTATGATGTCTTCCCCCTCTAGGCCCAAATGGAGATGACAATCTAACTTTTTTTGGTAATGGGTAAATAAATTTTTGTTTTTTTAAATTTGTATTTCCACCTAATATCTTATTGTCTTCAACTTTTTTGGGGGATATACCTTTTCTAAACGTTCCAAAACTTAAAAAATGTTTTTTGTAATAGTTTTTTCCAAAAACATTCGGTTGAATTATAACTCCTTTACTACTGCTCGCATGAATCATATCTATTTTTCCGTCAGGGTGTATTTTATGAACCATACCCACATGACTTGCGGAACCATCAGGTAATGCTTTTTGTGTTCCTTCAAAAAAGATTAAATCACCAACTTTTAAGTTATCCTTATTGTCAAATTTTTTAGACGCATTATATTGACTATTAGCGCTTCTTGGTAGGTCTATTCCGTACTTTTTGTAATAATATAACATAAACGCGCTACAATCTATACCTTCATTTGGATCATTACCACCATAACAATATTTAGTACCAATTGATTTTTCAGAGTCTTTTACAATATCTTGAAAAATCACATCTTCCTCGTCTTTAACTTCATTTGGTAATTCTTCTGTGTCGCTTGGTAAATCTTCTGTGTCTGAAATAGTGATATCGATTGGTTTACTAGTCGCTAAGTCAACACTTTTAACGTCTCCTATTCTTTGACCGCTTGGTAGTATGGCGTCTTGAAAATATCTACCGAACCCCTGTTCTTTAATTTCTTCCGCAAGTAATGTTAAAAGTTTTTTAGACATACAAATAAATATCGTTAATATTCAAAAGATGTACATAAATGATAAGTCATATTGATTTATCAAAGTTTATAATGTATAGTTTTGGTATTTATAATTAAAACATGAAACTACTTAAATACCTTTTTATTTTTTTAACTTTTTATAGTTATTCACAATATTGCCCATATCTTGGTCCTGACCAATTATTACCTTGTGGTGTTAACTCGACCACTTTAACGGCGGACTTAAGTCAGTGTGGTCCAGGTGGTGCAAATCCTAATCAAACCACAAACTATGGTGTAACTAACATTCCTTATGTTGCACAAACCAACACAGGAACGCAAGTCTTTTTAGGTGATGATGCAATATCTCAACCACAAAACATAGGGTTTACCTTTTGTTTTTTTGGAAATACATACACACAGTTCTACATTGGATCTAATGGATGGATTGGTTTTTCAGGTGGCCAACCAGCAACCTTTGCTTCTGTTGCAATTCCTAATGGTGGTTTAAATGTTCCAAAGAATTGTATTATGGGTCCTTGGCAAGACTGGCACCCTGGAATCGGAGGACAAATCAGATATCAAGTATCGGGAGTTGCTCCTTGTCGAAAATTAACCGTTAGCTGGATTAACGTTCCTATGTACTTGTGTACTAATTTACAAGGTAATTTTCATATTGTCATATATGAATCAACAAATGTAATTGAAAACCACATACAGAACAAACCAAATTGCCCTAATTGGGCTCTTGGGACGGCAGTTCAAGGGATTCATAACCAACCAGGAACTATTGGTATTGCAGTTCCGGGAAGAAACTCTTCTCAATGGTCAACTCAAAACAACTCACATAGATGGACACCAAGTGGTCCTGCTGTTACCCCTACCCTAACTTGGTATCAGGTTGGTAACCCAAATCCAATTGGTACGGGTCCGACAATTACTGTAACCCCTCCACCGGCAGGAGCAAATTATACTTGTCATTTTGTATATCCTATTTGTAATGCGGGATGGAGTACGTGTAATGTGGGTATTGGAAATTTGGGTCCTGACACCGTATTTGTGGCTCCTGGACCACCTAATTTACCACCACCAAATGTTGTGGCAAATGACCCACATTGTAATAATGGGTGTGACGGAGATATAATCATCACACCAAATGGGGGGAATGGAGTTACGACTATATCATGGAATGGTTTAGGTAATAATTTTAATTTAACTAATTTATGTTCAGGTATATACACATATAATTTAGTTGATGCTGCTGGATGTACCTATAGTTCTTCAGTAACATTAAATAACCCGCCACCATTACAATCACCACAATTTGCAAATATTAATCCAACATGTTTTGGGGATTGTGATGGTCAATCGGCAGTTAATCCAATTGATGGGGTTTCACCATATACGTTCTTATGGAGTAATGGACAAACAACGCAAGTCGCAAATAATTTATGTTCGGGAAATATTAGTTGTATTGTTACTGACACTTATGGGTGTACATCACAAGGAACAACAACATTAATTGACCCACCAATGGTTACAATCAACCAAATTACAGGTTTAGACACGGTTTGTTATAACTCCACAATCAATCCTTATGGGATTACAAGTCTTTTCCCTAACTTAGGGTATGTTTGGACTAACACGATAGGAAATATCACCTCAGGACAAGGTACGGGTCAAATAAACTTGGATGTAACGGGGGTTAATGGTGGATTTTATAATGGTGCGCTATCAGTGATTGGTGTAAACCAACTTGGTTGCCAATCATTACCTCAGAACTTTAATATTGTGGTTTTAAACGTACTACCAGTTATCACACCTATGGGACCTTATTGTGAATATGATGGTTGTGTTAATGTTATTACAACACCACCTGGAGGTATCTTATTTGGTAATAATATTTGGGGTAATGAATATTGTCCTGATAATGGTTTTGTCGGTATTGATAATATTACCTATGTTTATAATCAATCAGGATGTGTTTTTGACACAAATATAAATGTCCAAGTATATCCAAGACCATTAATAACGCCTGTTGTTGACGGTAGAAATGGAGTTAATTATGAATATCACCAAATATGTGAAGGTGATAGTATAGTTGATATGTATGAAGCGATATCACCTAATGGTGGTTATAATGAGTGGTACGTATTTGGTGATACATTACAAGGCCCCACTATTAATATAACTTGGGATCAGGATGGTTTATTTACTTTTGATGTTGTAAGATGGGATAATGGTTGTGTGTCACTCCCTCAAACATTTAATGTGACTTTGGAACTTTGTCCACAAGATTTGATATATATACCTAATACGTTTACCCCTGATGGTGATGAACATAATCAGACATTTGCTCCCGTATTCACATCAGGATTTAATCCTTATGACTTTAATATGAAAATATTTAACAGATGGGGTGAAACTATATGGGAAACAAATGATTCTAAATCAACTTGGGATGGAACATATAATAACATTAAATGTCCTGATGGAACATATACTTGGGTTGTTAGATTTGGTATGATTAAAGATGATGGTAAAAGAGAATTTTCAGGGAACTTAACGATTATAAAATAGATTAATAATCTATTGGCGTTATTATTAATATAATTATATTTATTAATATGAGAAATAAATTAAATCCTGAACTAAAAAAAGACGATAGAATTGTTTTGGTTCATATGGATGGTGAATCTTTAGGTGCTGGAATAAAAGGAAAGGTTATAAGTATAGAAAATGTGCCAAAATTTACAGGTAGGGATATTGGTGTTCAATACCGAGTTGAGTGGTATGATGAAAACAACAATATTTTTAGTAGGTTATCTTTAATCCCCGAAGAGGATGCATGGATTATTGATACTGATTACGATGTAGAATCATTACAAGAAGTCAAAATTAAGGATGTTGATGATTTAGTAAAAATTGGTGAATTCTTATCTCTTTTTGATAAGGGAGAAATAAATAAAATCTACGAGTTTTTAGAGTTAGAAAAAAGGTTAGGTACACATAACATGTACACTGAAGGTGGTAAGTTTATTTTGGCCGGTCCCGACTACATTAAAGACTATATTAAATTAATATCACATAATATTGAATTTAATAAAGGCGATAAAGTAATTATAAATAAACTAATAGAAAGATCGCAACAGACAAGAGACATCTTTATCAGAGCATCATTAAAACTATTAGAAAATGAAAATAAAGAAACAAGTGTATCTAATATACAAAATTCAATGCAGAGGTTATCAAACACCGCAAAGAAGTTTTGGATGCAAGAAGCACATAAAACAATAAATAAAAAAATAGAATGAGAGGATATTCAACAATGTCTGATGAGGACAGACAATCAATTTTAAAACAACATTCAACCGTTTATGATGGTTATGCAACTGGTAATGTGTCATCAAATATGACACCACTTACGGTTTATGATGCGGCAGGAGATAAAGAAGGCGTTACCGTAGATAATTTAGGTAATGTTAAGACATATAGAAATCATAATGTTAATGAGATTACCGCAAAACCAGGAAATTACGATTCAATTGACCAGGCATATGAGTTTGAATCTGATGGTCCACAACAATCCATGACACAAATGGGTTTTGGTAAAAGACCTTATGATTTTGTATCAAAAGGCCCTTCTGACGTTTATGAGGATGAAGATGAAGAATTATACGATGATATTGAATTTGACGATTTATTAGACGATGAACAAAAATTGGACGGTGAAGAAGACCAAATAGAAGAGAGTGTGAATAAATCACTTGATATGTTTAGGAGATTTAACAAATATAACTAATGGAAGTAGTTGAAGTCATATCACAATATATTGACAAGGTACAAAACTTAATAATCGTCGAGTTTAAGATGATTGGTGATGGTGATGATATGGTAAGAGAAGACTTTATTGAATATAGTTTTTTTGAGGAGTTTGGATTTGATAACTCAAAAAACTTTGACATTTTTGAATCATTAATGGATGATGAGGATGAATGGGAAGAAGATGTTGATGTTGATTATATAAACGATGAGGATAATTTAATTTCATTTTTAAATGAATATTATGTTGTTTATCCTAAAAAAATACCAAAAGCAGAATACAAATGAAAACTATTTTACATGAAATAAAAAACTTTAAAAGATTGTCAAACCTTAAGGAGGATATCGAGTCGCCAGTTAAGGTTGTATTAATAGGTGACCGCCTTATAGGTTATTTAGAAAGTGATGATTTTATCAGTTTACCAAACTTAGTAAACGATGATATGACAATAGATAAATTGTTAAATCAACTAACAGACCAATCCCCAATGCCTTACGTAGACCATGTTTTTGTGTCTATTGGGGTTAATGATAAATTTAAAAATAAAAAAAACATACCATTTTTAATTGACGCATTAAATAAAACATTTCCAAGGGCAAATATTAACATCATTAAAGGTATTGTTGATGAGGATTATTTTTATGGTGGTGAAGAAAAGGAAGATTTTAAAGAGTTAGAAGATGAATCAAAATTATTTTATCAGACATTTACTAAAAATGGTGCAGATGTTTTAGGGTCATATGATTCTATAGATTATGGTTTAGGGTTTAGTAATGATAAAATTAATAACTTAAAAAATGAAATTGATAGTGCGTTATTTCAAAATGTTTCTGATTTTGAAATTGATATAGAACCAAAAATAGAAGACTTACCGTTCATAGAAAAAGATAATGTTGATATTAGTGGTGAAGATGTTACCGATTTTGATACTATATATGAATTTTTAGAGAGATTTCAAGAAATGTGGAAATCAGGTAACGTTTACGACTCAAGAAGTAGTGGTAGTTTTAAACCCGATATTGAACAAATACAATTAGCACTGAACTTCTTATCAATATCAGATGATTTAGAGATTACCGGTAAGTTTGACAGAGACACTCAAGAAGCGATTTATAATTATCAAAAATCCGTTAATTTACCAGAAACGGGGATTGCGGATTCTGAAACATTAGAGGAAATGTTTTTTAATTTAAAAATTAAAGGTTTTGATGATGAAGACTTATCTATGTTCTTAATAAAAATGGGTGTAATTTCTAATGTTGTTTCACTTTTAAACGGTAAAGTTGAAATTGTTGGTTTAGGTGGTGAAACAAGACGAAACGCTCAAATAATGATAGATTATATGAATAAAAAAGGGATTACTAACCCATACACCCAAGTCGGTATTCTTTGCGTCATAGGTAAAGAGTCGGGGTTTATCCCTCAAAATGAAACTGGGTATGGTAATACAGATAACTCTAGAATTCGGGAAATTTTTAAAAGTAGAGTACCATCTGACGATGTTGAATTAAATGAATTAAAATCAGACGATGAAAAATTTTTTAATCGAGTTTACGGAGGTATGTTTGGAAATTCAAAAACCGAAGGTTTTAAATATAGAGGAAGAGGGTTTAATGGGTTAACGTTTAAAGGGAATTACGAAAAGTATGGTACTTGTATTGGTAGGGAATTGGTAAGTAACCCTGAAGTTGTAAATGATGTTGATATTGCTGCTGAAGTGGCAGTCTCATTTTTTACAAAATGTAAATCCGCTGACCAACTTCCTGAATTTACAAATGAAGATGATGCGATAAATTACTTTGTTGACTTAAACGCTGGAGGTACAGGAACTAGTGAAACCAGAGGTAACGCTTTTAACCAACTTAACAATTTTGAAATAGTAGCATGAGTAAAAAATTTTTAGATAATATTAAAAGAATTAAATTCCTTATGGAAGTTAAAGATGCTGCAGAAATTGATGAAACGGAATTGGATGAAGAAGAGGTTAATGAAGAAGAGGTTAATGAAGAAGGTGATGCACCTACAGACACCTCATCAGACACAGGAGCAAGTATTACGCCATGGGACTCGGGAGTAGGAAGAGGACCAGGTAATCCAATAACAAGTGCTAAAAGAGAGGATAAAACTGGTAGAGGTAAAGGTAATATGTTAGGTAAAGCTGGTGAAAAATGGGCATCAGGAAGAACCATGGGGCCAACAGGTAATAATTATAAGGTATGAAAGAAAATAATTTATTATTAGAAATAAATAATTACAGAAGGTTAATGGGTATTCCATTAATTAGCGTAAAAAAACATATTAATGAGGATAACGAGAATGTTGCAAATACCGTAGATGACGTAACTGAAGAAGAAATAACTAAATTAATAAACAAAACTGGTAAAACATTAGAAGAGATAATTAATTCACCAATCTTAACCGAAACCGAGTTGGGTATTTTATTTAAAATCGCAAAACTTAAAAATTTAGAACCATATAATGAAATTATGTCATCATTTTATCAAAGTGATGAATATAAAAAATTAATAACAGACAAGTATTTAACACTTATAAATGAATATGGTGATAAACTTAAGTTAGATGTTGAACTACCTAAATTTAAATATGCAGGAATAATATATAGTATTACTGAATTTATAGGTAAATTATACGAAGAAGATTTTAAAAACGCATATTCAATTATTTTAGACTATTATAATAGCAATATAAAAGACCAATGGGATGACTACGATTTAACTGGATTTGCTTTAGAATACAGTAGTCACATTTCAGATAGTTTAGATTTTTATAATTTTAATAATGGAGATAAAAATTATAGTGGGTGGAAAATATACATATATGCCGAAAATAGTTTAGATGTAATAAACTTATTACAAATGTTAGAAAAAACATTAAAAGATAATCAATTAGTTTTTAAGGCTGCGACATTATCTGAGTTACAAAATAAAAAATACAAAGGATTGGTAATATATCTACCATATGATATGGTTAAAAATGGTACATTTAAAACTATTTTTTCAAAATTAGATTCCGATTTATCTAACTATAGTAAGGGGGGGTCAATTGAGGGATCCAAAGAATATAATAAAAAAATACACTATTTGTATGAATTCAATAAAAGTTTTAAAAAACTACCTAAAGGTGGTGTTAAACCTTCTGAGGTTTCTAACTATTTTGAATCAAATACAGGTGGGGATTACATGAAAAAAATAAACCAACCCGATTTATTTATCGGTGAATAATAAAAAACATATAATGTTAGAAAATATTTTAAATGAAGTTGTAAACTTTACTGGAGACACCCCTAATCAATTCACATCAGTAAGTAACGATGAATTAAAAAAGATTATATCTTCATTAGCATATGGTGAAGACTATAAAAATAGTGCTAAACGTGAACTACAAAATAGAATAGATAAAATAAAATTAACAAATAATCCAAATTCAATATTAAACCCATTAAATAAAAGTTATTGGTGGGAGAGTATAAATTTAAAGGGTTATCCAGAATCTTATCCTCCTGTTGTTAATGAGGGGAAGGTTTTTACTAGTGTTGGTTCTCCGTCATGTGAGGTATGGGGAAGATATAATGGTAATCTTGGTTGTTACGATGTTCAAGAAAAAGAACATTCTGAATATATGAAAAAATGGTTTAAAGATAATGCTCCTGGTGACGAATTTTATAAAAATAACCCGTTTTATATTAAAGGTAAGGATGGGTTACCGATATTTAATTATGATACCGACAGAAGAAAAACACCAGAGGGGTTTGCTGATGAAGAATATCCCATTTATTTGGCGGAGTGTAATAACATAACAAATAAATACCAAGCGACTCTTAATCTTTTAAAAAAAAATAGAGATTCAGACATTGGTAGGTTACAAGCACAAATAAACCAATCTAATAAAGATTTAGCGGAGAAAGAAGAGGCTGCAAATCGAATAAATTCCTATCAATCAGGTACGGGGATAAGAAATAGCAATGTGGAATATGACCCAATGGGGGCTTTAGGCGCGACTTTAAAAAGCCCTAGTAGTGGTGGAGTTGCCACCGGAAATAAAGAAATGGATAACTTTATTAAATCTACAAGACCATATTATTTAAATTTAATTGACACGTCATCTAAACAAATCGCCAATAGACATACTCAATACACAAATGAAGTTGCTAATATTAACAAAAAAAAAGATAAAGAATTAGTAGATAAAAAAAAGGAATATTACCATGTAGAATTCCCTAATGGTATAACAAAAGAAAACTATGCCAAATATCTTAAATTTGATGAAAGAAAAAAGGAAAAATATCGGTATTATGAAAATATAAAAAGAAATGAAATTGCTAAAGAAAAAGCAATAAATAGGGGTAGAGAGGCCGATGCTCTACGTGTTGATCCATTATACACAGGTCAAGATTTAGATTTACCTAATTTTGAATCAGGATTTGAACCGACACCAGAAAAAATAGACATACCGTCAAATATTGAGGGTTATAAGGATATAGATTGGGAAATGGATATGATAAGACAAAATATGACCCAACAGTTTTCCGATTTAAACACTTACGAGACATATATCGGTGAATTTAAAGCGGTACAGTTACAATTTGGTTATAGTGCACCATTAAAACCTGAAGTTAAAAAACCATGGCATGGTGATTTTTGGGAATATGGTAAAATGGGTGATAATTTTGTTGATTGGTTGCAAAGTTGGGATATACACGACATTTTAATGTTGGCTAGTTTAGTTGCTATTGCAATACCAGGATTACAAGGCGTTGGTTTAGCCATGAGATTTGCTGGTATGACTGAAGCGGCAGCACTGGGTTTGGGATTAACTGAGGCTGCGTTATTAAGTGCGGCCATAGATTTATTAGATGCTGGAATATATCTTAGTGAAGGTAATACTAGAATGGCCGGACTATCGGTTTTATTTGCTTTTATACCGTTTGCAATAGACTCGTCAGTAGTAAAAGGCGTATTTAGAGAAGGTGGGGAAGGAGTAAAACAAGCGATTAAATTTATAATGGCTTGTCCAGACTTTTTAGTTAAAAGTGTTACCACGATGACGATGAAAGAATTGGCGGCATACACTAAACTAATGTTAAAACCTGAAATACAAGCAGCATTAAAAGTAATTGCTGAATATGGATCAAAAATACAAAGAATGATTCAGGAAGGGGCAGCTAAAGTTATGTCGGTAGGTGACGCAAAATTTGGTAAAAAAACAATTGCCGAATATACAAATGCCGCTTTAAATTTTTCAGCTAAAGGACTTAAGTCTGTTGGTATTCCTTTGGTTAAGGCTGGTGCGACTTTAGGTGGGTATATCGCTTTAGGTCAAGATTATAACGCAGGTATAGATGAAATTAATAAAATCTCTGAAACACCAAAATCGGTAGTTGAACGGATACTTGGTAAAGATTCTTGGGGAATTGTAAAAAATGAATTTATGAGTGATGGTAGTGTTAACGACAATAATTTATTAAAGACTGCTATTCTTAATGGTTGGAGACCAGGTATACCAATACCTGAACAATACCAAACCTCATCATATAAAAAGGCAAACCAAGAAAAAAAGGAAAAAACAAAAGAACAAGTAGAACAACCAATTAACGAGGAGGATTTAAAAAAAATAATAGAATTTATGAAATCTCCTGAAGTAACTAAAAAATTAAAAGAAGAAAAATTAAAAGATAAAGAAAAAGAAATATCAGACTTTACAAAACAAAAAGTTGTGAGTGATAAGGAGTTTGAAGAAATTATTAAGAAAGCTCGAGAGGATGAAAAGTTAATAAACCAACAAAACCAACAAAACGCACAAAATGAAAGTAATTGGGTTAAATTTTTAAAAACAAATTACATTATAGGATAAACAGGTATTTATAAATAAAAAACAAATGAACGCACAATTATTAGAAGAAATAATAAGATTTAGACGTATGTCTAATTTACCCATTGTGGAAAATACGCCAATTAAACATTTAATTAATGAAAGTAGAGGTGATGCTGGAACCGCAATTTGGAGAATGGTTTTAGAAACCGGAGAGTTGGGAGCAGAGGCGGCGTCTAGAAGACAGTTAGCAATATTAAAAATGTTTGGTGATACACGTTCAGAAGTTGCTGGAAAAACCGCTAAAAGTGGTGCGGAAGAAACCGCTAGAAAAGCCGCGGTTGCAAAAGTTGAAGAAATGATTGGGGCTGGAAAAACAATAGAAGAGATTATGAGTTTTTTAGAGTCAAAAATGGGTACTGATAATTGGAAAATAATAAATGATAGGGTTGAAGACTTTGTTAGTGCGGAGGTGAAAGAAGACTTAATAGCCGCCTTAGCCGATCCAGCTGACAATCTTACAAAAGAAGTCGTTCAAGATTTTAATAAGGAAGTTAAGGCTAGAATGGAACAAATTGCCGGAGATAGTGATTTTGTTAAAAAACAGGCTTTGGACGTAATTAAAAAGAAATTTATTGCAACATATAAAAAATTGTTTGGTTTTTCAGAACAAGAAGGTAAGGTGGTAGAGGAGCTATTTGAAAAACCTTATAAAGCGTCATTGGAGATCATAATACCAACTGTAAAAAAAGGTCAAGGGGCGTGGGAAAGTATTATGACGTGGCTTAGAGGGGCACCCTTTTTAATAGACCAATTTTCAGAATTAATAAATTTAGTGTTTTTATCAGTTAAAAAAGACGCGGCGGTTTTAGAACAAGAGATTTCAGACCTTTTAATTGGTATTGAACAAGGTTCGGTAAAAGATATTAATGCCGGAAAATTATTAGCAGATAGGATTAAAAATCTTGTTATTAAAATGAAACAATTTAACGAATTTGCTGACAAATCGTACACTACATTATATAATGATATTATAACAAAAATAAAAAATTCAATATCTGATGATAAATTAAGAGAAACCATTTTAAGCAAAATAGAAGAGTTAGAAGCAAATGTATCTAGAAAAGACGTAAATGGAAAAGTAATCCCTGGAACGGGTGAAGAAAAATTAAACGTATTGCAACTATTTTTTGAAAAATTAGATACAGAAAGTGCAGCCACTGGAACACAAGAAGTCAAAGCGTTATGGGCAAAAGTTAAGGATTTTTTTAGTTTTTTAAAAAATCCATTTGGAACTAAGTTTAAAGATTATTTTGGCAAAATTTACGCAGCGAGTTCTGGTTGGGCAACTAGATGGTGGCAATATAGTTTGACGGGTACTTTAAGTACTTTTAAGGAATATGTTGAAGAAATGGCCAAAAGTAGAAGAAGTCTTTTAAACCGGTTTACTTTTGGTAAAAAAGGAAAAAGATATATTTCTGGATATGGTATGGACTCGGTATTTGACATGTATATGAGAATATGGTTCAGAGCTAATGTTTTAATTCCGTTAGCAATTAATTTTTCTTTATCTATTGTAATGTTTGGATGGTCGTGTTTTTTTAGTACGGTTGGTGATAAAGAATCTGAGTTATTTGGTTTTAAAGTTGGAGGGGATAACAGTTACCTAAATTTAGTAGAAGACTCAACATATGCAAAGTATTGTAAAGCACCTGTAGGTTCTTTAATAGAAAATGAGTGGTCCGATATAAAAGATACTTTTGGCCCATTCGCACTAATGTTTAACGGAGAAACGGATACTCTTGGGGAATGGTTTTTTGAAATTTTTGATTTTGTTATACCTTTTAATACACAAGTGGATAACTTTGTGAAATGGTATTTTACTGACGATGCTGCAGAAAAAATTAAAAAAAAGACTGAAGAAATAAATAATGATGATAATAATAATAACGTTGTTAAGCCGTATGCTTTGGAACACCCAAAAGAATATGCCAAAAAAATGGAAATACTAACATTGAGAAAACTACAGGTAGTTGGTCTGGTACAAAATAGGGACAACATACCTAAAGCTCAAGAATTAGAAAAAATTATGACTATAGACACTTTAGATAATAAGAGTTCAGACCCTGTGTTTTTATATAAAAATAACACATATTCGTTGAAAGCAAACCCAAGACGTAAGGATAGGCCTTTGGTTGTTTATTCAGAAAAAGATGGATATGAATTTAGTCTTGATGAATTTATTAGTGGTAATATGAATGAATCAAGATACAAAAAAACGAATATTATGATAACTGAACGAAATAAAGAAAAATTTGGAGAAGATAACTTCAAACATTGGAAAGATACGTTTACATTTAAAGCTCAGGATGAAAAAAATCCTGGCCAATATAAAGAAGTAAAAATAAAAATGGAAGATGTAATGGATAGAATTAATCATTACAGAAAAAAATACGATGAGGATGATTCATTTGTTAGAGCAGTTATCGACACTCATGAAGATGTTGTTAAGATTATGTTTACAAAAGACTTAGCAAACATTCATGAATCAGCAACACCAAGAGGATTGGCATTAGTTTTAAGAACGATTAAAGAAAGTCGTGGTGAGATGGAAATATTTTCAGTTGCAAGGCCTGCAAACGGAAACTGGTTTTTAGTTAAAGGTGATTATACACCAAATCAGTTGGCAAATATGGATTTAGAAAAAAAGGAACCACGAACTAAAGAAACTGAAGTCAACTCCAAATCGGAGGATGACTTAAAAAAAAAAGAAGAGTCGGCAATAAACGTTCTTAAAAGAAACGAAAAAGAAGGTATTGAAGACTTACCAAAAAAGGTAAGAGATAAAGTAAGAGAAAAGATGGGAAAAGGTTGGACAACTGAAACTCCACCTGAAGAACTTAAAGAATATTTTACCACAAGTGAGATTAATTCAATATTTAACGACAAGATTGTTATTTACAAATTAGAACCAACAAGAGAGTTCTTTAATAGTTTAGTTAAATTTTCTGCAAGGATAGTGATTAAAAGAGGATTCTGTAGGTCGTTACAAAGTGGTAAAAAAGAATTCGAATTAAGTGAAAGACAAAAAATGACGGTTAATCACATTTTAAATAAATGTAACACCAAATACGAAAGTAAATTAGGTTTGAGAAATTTTTAAACATGTTAAGAAAATTAATCCTTACTGAAACTGAAAAAAAACAAATTTCATCCCTTCATCGTTTATTAAACGAGGAAGATGGATTTGCTACACTTCAAGGTTATGTAAAATATAAAGCAAGTAAATCTCCAAATTCACAAGTAAAATTATTTCAAAACGAAAAATTAATTAAAGGTGCGACATCTGACGAAAATGGTTTCTTTAAAATTGAAAATATCCCATTAGGGGTATACACATATAAAGTAACAAATAAAAATGAGGGGTATGAAGATCTTGTGGAGAATATTGATTTATCCCAACCTAAAGTTTATAATCAAGACTTTACGTTTAGGGACGTACAAAACGTTGAGGAGGTAATAGTAAAAACAACATTTGATATAACATCATTATCTGTTCAGGTTAATGATGAGTTTAATTCCCCTATACCAAATGCGACAATAACCATAAAGTATAAACGTACTGATATTGAATTTGGAAATAACGTAACCGATAATAATGGTATGTTATCTAACATAATTTTAGATAAAACAAAATACCCCGTATTCGATGCGGAGGCTAGTGGTGAACTGTTAAACATTACTGTTGGTGTTAAGTATTTTAACATTAAAGAGAATATAGAAAAAACCATCAAGTTAAATAACTCTATGATGAGTAAGGGAGATGAGGACAACCCTAATTCTGAAAAAAAATTAATTATACGTAAGGGTTATGAAAATGTTGTAAATTTTAAAATCAAAACAACCACACCCTTTAAAGTTTCCGTTATTGATGAAAATGATAATCCTTTGATGGGTTCTGATATACAGGTTTACGGAGACGATGAAACAACCCCGTTGATATCAGGTAAAGGTGGAGTTACACACGAAGTTAAAGATATTGATAAAATAGTTGTTAAAGTAACCAACCAAGGGTATATTTCCGTTAAAAAAAGATATAATTTAAAATTTAATAGTAATAACGAAATAGAAGTTAAACTTAAAAAAATTGTAATAAAACCTCCAAAACCTCAAAAAGACATTACCGAAAGGCAGTGTATTAGACTTACAAGAGATTTTTATAATGATATGGTACTTGTTAATGATGGTTCAAAAACTATTGATACCTTAGGTGGTGAGGAGACAATCACTGAAAGAAGACAAGACGTTGAGTCGTGTTTTTTAACATATAAAGACAAATACCCAAGAAGGGCAAACCAAATGGTAAAAAGATTGGTACATGTTGGTTCTAAATTAAAAATATTTGGTTTAAGATTCACATTAGAACAAAATAAAGATATTTATAAGGAAAACAGGATTATGTCAGTATCTAATACAATCAGAAAGGTCGTTTCTGAACATATTGAAAAAAAACAAATTATTTCAGAAGAAAAAAAATTAATTAACAAAAGATATAATTTTTCTTTGGTTGGTATTAATAAAAATAGAAAAAGAATTGTTGAATCAACTTTGCGTGAGGAAAGAATAATGTTATTACGTGCCGGTTACAATAAAACAATCGTTAACGAAACGTTCTTGGATGTGATGAATGGATTGTATGGTGCTGAAGGTAATAATGTGTTAAAGGACATTAAAACAAGATTGGGTCAAAAAATTGCTGACCAAGTTAAAAATAAAGAAGATGAGCATAATATGATTCTCACAGCATTTGAAGAACTTCCTGAAGATGTTATTGAAAGAGCAATTAAAGAAAATAGAGTTGATGAGTTAAGTGCAATGATTGCGACAAAGGCGATGGAGGGTTACAAAACAAGTTTTGGTACAGAAGGTATTTCAGGATTAATGTTTGCAAGTGTGGATGAAAATAAATTTAAACAAGAGGTTGCTAAGTTAATCGAACCGGCAATTAAAGATATTACCACTAAAATGGATGAGAAATTTAAACAAGTCCAAGATGTCGTTAGCGGTATAGGGTTAAAACCAACGGCTTAAAATAGGAAGGTAGAGGTAAATCTCTTAATTCATAAACCTTTTAAAGAAAGGGGGGTGTTTAGAATCTAAGGAAGGTGTTCGAAAGGACACCTTTTCTTTTTTCTAACTATTTATGTTTATGGAATTTTTTATAAGAAAAAACGCAACCTTGCCTGTCCTTGAAATAAATCTATTTAAGGATGGTAGATTGGATTATAATTATCAAAACACAAACTTAACGGGAGCAACAATAACCCTTTCAATGGTGGATGTTGATAGTGGTATATATAAAATAACAAATGGTGTTTGTAATTATTCAAATGATTCCCACACAATTACCTATCAATTCACAAAAAAAAACACATCAAAAACAAATAGATATATGGCCGAATTTAATATAACCACCGATCAAGGAACAATAATATTACCTCTACGAGATAAAATATATGTGACCGTTTTGGACTCATTTGTAAATAGTGACTTTTGTTGTGAATTTAATTGGTAAACTTTCACCCTCACTCAATATTTATTAAAAAACCCATTTAATGGCAAATAAAAAAATATCTCAATTACCATTTTTACCGCTCTCGGGCATAGGGGCCACAGACTTAGTTCCGTTGGTTTCTTATTTCTCTGCGGCAACGGGTGATACGGTACATACATATGTTAATAATTTAAAGTCTTTTATATTAAGTGGAGCAACAGATATTTTTGTTACAGGTGGAACTTTTGTTACATCTGCTCAAACATTAAATTTAGTAAGAAATGATGGAAATTCCGTTTCGGTAACTGGATTTACTGCTGGTGCATCAGGAACAAGTGGTACATCAGGAACTAACGGCGCAAATGGGACCTCAGGTACGAATGGGACTAATGGGACAAATGGTACATCAGGCACTAATGGTACAAGTGGGACAAATGGAACAAGCGGAGCTGCAGGCACATCAGGTACAAATGGAACATCAGGGACTAATGGTACTAGCGGAACAAATGGTACAAATGGAACAAGTGGTATATCAGGTACCAACGGTACTTCAGGAACTAGCGGAACTAATGGAACTTCAGGAACAAATGGTACAAACGGAACGGATGGGTCTTCAGGTACAAACGGCACTAGTGGTACTAATGGAACTTCAGGGACTAATGGAACCAACGGCACAAGCGGAGCAAACGGCACGAACGGAACAAGTGGGACGGATGGTACCAGCGGAGCAAACGGAACTTCAGGTACAAACGGAGCAAACGGAACTTCAGGCACAAACGGTACAAATGGCACTAGTGGTACTAATGGAACTAGCGGAACAAATGGTACCTCAGGAACTAATGGTACAAACGGAACTTCGGGAACAAATGGTACGTCAGGGGCAAACGGAACTTCGGGAACAAATGGTACGTCAGGGGCAAACGGAACTTCGGGAACAAATGGTACGAATGGAACAAGTGGTATATCAGGGGTTAATGGAACAAGTGGAACAAATGGGTCTTCAGGAACAAATGGAACTTCAGGAACAAATGGTACAAACGGAACGGATGGAACATCAGGATTAAACGGGACTAGCGGAACAAATGGAACTAGTGGTGCGAATGGAACATCAGGCACAAATGGCACATCGGGTACTAACGGAACTTCAGGGACTAATGGCACATCGGGTACTAACGGAACTTCAGGGACTAATGGAACCAACGGTACGAATGGTACTAACGGAACTTCAGGGACTAATGGTTCCAATGGGACTAGTGGTACTGACGGTACTAGCGGAGCAAACGGAACTTCAGGCACAAACGGTACTAGCGGAGCAAATGGTACATCAGGCACAAACGGTACAAGTGGGACTAATGGTACAAATGGGACTAATGGTACAAATGGGACTTCGGGAACAAATGGTGCAAATGGAACGTCAGGTACAAATGGAACTAGCGGAGTAAACGGAACTAACGGTACCAATGGAACTTCGGGGACGAATGGTACGGATGGTACTAGCGGAACAAATGGTACTTCAGGAGCAAACGGAACATCAGGAACAAATGGTACAAATGGAACTAGCGGAACTAACGGAACTAATGGTACAAATGGAACTAGCGGAACAGATGGTTCATCAGGGACAAATGGAACTTCAGGAACTAATGGTACAAATGGGACTAGCGGAGCAAATGGGACTTCAGGTACTAATGGTACGTCAGGAACAAATGGTACGGATGGGACATCAGGTACGAATGGTACGAATGGTACTTCAGGAACAAATGGTACAAACGGAACTTCAGGAACAAATGGGACATCAGGCACTAATGGAACAAACGGTACTTCAGGAACTAATGGTACATCAGGAACTAATGGTACAAATGGAACTAGCGGAACAGACGGGACTTCAGGGGCAAATGGAACATCAGGAACTAACGGTACTAATGGTACAAATGGTTCAAGTGGCACTAACGGTACTAGCGGCGCAAATGGCACTTCAGGCACAAATGGAACTGACGGAACTAGTGGTGCTAACGGAACATCAGGTACCAATGGTACTAGCGGTACAAATGGTACTTCAGGTACAAATGGTACTTCAGGTACAAATGGGACTAGCGGATTAAATGGTACTAGTGGTACAAATGGAACGGATGGAACGGATGGTACTAGCGGAACAAATGGTACTTCAGGTGCTAACGGAACTAATGGTACTGATGGAACTTCGGGTACAAATGGTACTAGCGGAGCAAATGGAACGAATGGTACAAATGGGACATCAGGAACTAATGGAACAAACGGCACTTCAGGTACAAATGGAACGAACGGAACTTCAGGTACGAATGGTACTAGCGGAACAAATGGTACAAATGGAACATCAGGAACAAATGGTACAAGTGGCATATCGGGGGTTAATGGAACATCAGGAACAAATGGTACTTCGGGAACAAACGGTACTTCGGGAACAAACGGTACAAATGGTACGTCAGGAACTAATGGAACTTCAGGTACTAATGGAACAAACGGAACTAGCGGAACCAATGGTACAAATGGAACTTCGGGAACGAATGGTACCTCAGGAACTAACGGAACAAACGGTACTTCAGGTACTAATGGAACATCGGGCACTAACGGAACAAATGGTACAAGTGGAACTAACGGTACAAATGGTACTTCAGGGACTTCTGGTACAAACGGAACTTCAGGGACCAATGGAACATCAGGTACTTCAGGTACGAATGGAACTAATGGAACTTCGGGAACAAATGGTACTAGTGGAACAAATGGTACGAATGGTACATCAGGTACAAATGGTACTTCAGGAACTAATGGTACTAATGGTACTAATGGAACTAACGGAACATCAGGTACCAATGGTACAAGTGGAACTAACGGAACGTCAGGAACAAATGGCACAAACGGGACTTCAGGAACTAACGGGACTTCAGGAACTAACGGTACTAATGGTACATCAGGAACTAATGGAACAAATGGCACATCGGGGACTAATGGAACATCAGGAACTAATGGTACAAATGGGACTAATGGTACAAATGGGACTTCGGGAACAAATGGTGCAAATGGAACGTCAGGTACAAATGGAACTTCAGGAACATCAGGTACCAATGGTACTAGCGGGACTAATGGAACCAACGGAACATCGGGGACTAACGGAACAGATGGGACTAGTGGAACAAACGGAACAAATGGTACAAATGGGACTTCAGGAACAAATGGAACTAGCGGAACGAATGGAACCTCAGGTACTAACGGAACGAATGGTACATCGGGAACAAACGGGACGAATGGAACATCAGGGACCAATGGAACATCAGGTACAAATGGAACGAACGGAACCAGCGGTACTAATGGAACTTCAGGGGTGAATGGATTTTCAACAGGTTTAGTTTATTATTTTAACCCTTCATCCGCATCTACAATTCCAACTTACTATGTAATGGATAGAAACATAGTGATAGGTGCCGGAACAACATTAACGGCAACAGGTGCTGGAACACAACTAATAGGTTCATTTTCAACAATTATTGGTGATCCAGGAATAACCACAATACCCGCAGGAAACTGGAACTTTGAGAATTACGTTAGTATGAGCTCCAATGGTGGTACTCCAAAATTATATGCTGATATATATATTAGAACAACAGGTGGTACTGAAACTTTAATTGGATCAAATAGTGCGGCACCCCACCCCATTAGCGACGGTACGCTTGTGGAGCTTTATTTATTTTCTGTACCTGTACCCGCAACAACGGTAAATATTAGTGATAGAATAGTCGTTAAGTTCTATGCAACCTCATTAGGTGCAAAAACAATGACTTGTTATTTTGAAGATGCAACAATTGCTCAGGTAACCACTTCATTATCACCATTTATTGCGGGAACATCAGGTACAGATGGTACTTCAGGCACTAACGGTACTAGCGGAACTTCTGGGACTAATGGATCTAGCGGCACAAATGGCACTTCAGGGACGAATGGTACTAATGGAACCAACGGGACTTCAGGTACAAATGGGACTAGCGGAACTAATGGAACGAATGGAACTTCAGGGACTAATGGAACAAACGGAACATCAGGGACTAATGGAACATCAGGAACAAATGGTACGAACGGGACTTCAGGTACAAATGGAACTTCGGGAACAAATGGGACAAACGGAACATCAGGTACGAATGGTACTAGCGGTACTAATGGTACTAGCGGAACTAACGGAACTAATGGAACTTCAGGTACAAATGGTACAAATGGTACGAGCGGGACCAACGGAACTTCAGGAACAAATGGTACAAATGGATCGTCAGGAACTAATGGAACTTCAGGTACAAACGGAACAAATGGAACTTCAGGCACTAATGGTACGAGCGGAACAAACGGAACAAGTGGATCATCACCTGCAGTACCAGGTTCAGATAATCAAGTTTTAACGTCAAACGGATCAGGAGGAATAGTTGCCGAATCTCTTTTAACATTTGATGGTACAAAATTAAGTGTATTGTATCAGGCTGGTGATGAAGGTGGGGAAATCCTATTAAACAAACCTGTAACTAACACTACCATTTCAGGTACAGGGGTCACTTTTGACATATGGCAAGATAGAATTAGGTTTTTTGAACAAGGTGGTACTGCAAGAGGTGCGTTTCTTGACATAACCGCATGTGCTGCGGGTGTCGGTACAAATTTATTAACATCTGCCGGAACTTCAGGTACAAATGGAACTTCAGGTACAAATGGTACTTCAGGTACAAACGGAACAAATGGAACATCAGGAACAAATGGGACGAATGGAACCAACGGTACTAATGGAACTTCGGGAACAAATGGCACATCAGGGACTAACGGAACAAATGGAACTTCAGGTACAAATGGTTCAAGTGGTACCAACGGGACTAATGGAACTAGCGGAGCAAATGGAACTTCGGGGACAAACGGTACAAACGGAACGTCAGGCACAAATGGAACAAATGGAACTTCAGGTACAAATGGTACAAGTGGAGCAAATGGTACATCAGGGACAAATGGAACCAACGGTACGAATGGTACTAGCGGCACAAATGGAACAAACGGTACTAGCGGCACAAATGGTACATCGGGAACAAACGGGACTAATGGTACCAACGGAACTTCAGGAACAAACGGGACTTCGGGAACAAATGGTACAAATGGAACTTCGGGTACAAATGGCACATCTGGAACGAATGGTACGAATGGATCTAGTGGACTTTCTGGTGTTGATGGGACTGATGGTACATCAGGTACAAACGGAACTTCAGGTACTAATGGTACGTCAGGTACTAACGGAACATCAGGTACAAATGGTACGAACGGAACATCTGGAACTAATGGTACATCAGGTACTAGTGGTACAAACGGAACTTCAGGAACTAATGGTACATCAGGTACTAATGGTACAAACGGAACTTCAGGAACTAATGGGACTTCAGGTACGAATGGTACAAGTGGAACTAACGGAACAAACGGGACTTCAGGAACAAACGGCACCTCAGGTACAAATGGAACAAATGGGACTTCAGGTACTAACGGAACATCAGGCACCAATGGAACCTCAGGTACTAACGGGACTTCAGGTACAAATGGAACTTCAGGAACAAATGGAACATCGGGTACTAATGGTACAAACGGAACTTCAGGTACAAACGGAACTTCAGGTACTAATGGGACTAACGGGACTAATGGAACTTCGGGAACAAATGGTTCAAGTGGTACCAACGGTACGAATGGAACTTCAGGTACCAACGGAACTTCAGGAACGAATGGTACAAACGGAACTTCAGGGACGAACGGTACTAATGGAACGTCGGGAACAAACGGCACGAATGGAACTAGCGGTACCAATGGAACATCAGGTACCAATGGAACAAATGGTACGTCGGGGACTAATGGAACTAGCGGCACAAATGGCACTAGCGGTACGAATGGTACTAATGGAACTTCAGGAACGAATGGTACTAATGGAACAAATGGAACCTCAGGAACGAATGGAACATCTGGTACTAACGGAACTAACGGTACTAATGGAACATCAGGGACTAATGGAACTTCAGGAACAAACGGCACATCAGGAACTAATGGAACAAATGGAACTTCGGGAACGAACGGTACTAACGGGACTTCAGGGACAAACGGCACAAATGGAACCAACGGTACTTCAGGGACTAATGGTACGAGCGGAACAAATGGTACTTCAGGAACTAACGGTACAAATGGAACATCGGGAACAAACGGGACTAGCGGAACAAATGGAACTTCAGGAACGAATGGTACCAACGGTACAAGTGGGACAAATGGTACGAGCGGAACTAACGGCACAAATGGAACATCAGGAACAAATGGTACAAATGGAACTAGCGGTACTAATGGGACTTCAGGAACTAATGGTACAAATGGTACCAACGGCACTAGTGGAACTAACGGAACAAATGGGACATCTGGAACTAACGGAACAAGTGGAACGAACGGGACAAACGGAACTAGTGGAACGAATGGTACCTCAGGGACAAATGGCACTAGCGGAACAAATGGTACTTCAGGAACCAATGGTACTAATGGGACTTCAGGAATGAACGGTACAAATGGGACTTCTGGTACAAACGGAACTTCAGGGACCAATGGAACATCAGGTACTTCAGGAACGAATGGTACAAACGGAACATCAGGAACAAACGGGACTTCGGGAACAAATGGTACAAATGGAACTTCGGGTACAAATGGAACTTCAGGTACGAATGGAACTAATGGATCAAGTGGGACAAATGGAACTTCAGGAACATCTGGAACGAATGGAACTAATGGTACAAGCGGAACGAATGGAACTAATGGTACAAGCGGAACGAATGGAACTTCAGGTACTAATGGTACAAATGGAACCTCAGGTACTAATGGTACTAATGGTACAAATGGAACTTCGGGGACTAATGGTACTTCAGGAACTAACGGTACTAATGGAACAAATGGAACATCAGGTACTAACGGAACATCAGGTACTAACGGAACTAGTGGCATTTCATTTAATTGGCAAGGTTCATGGAACTTAATGTCCACTTACAATATAAATGATGTCGTTCAATTTGCCGGTAGTTCTTATATTTCATTAATAAATGGTAATACGGGGATACCAACTCCTCCATTTAGTGGTAATTGGGCATTAATGGCACAGGCAGGAACTTCAGGAACTGATGGAACTTCAGGAACTGATGGAACTTCAGGAAATAATGGAAATACTGGAAAAGTGGGTAATGATGGTTCAAATAGTGGAAGATGGTATAATGAAGGAACTGTACCTGGAAGTCCTGTTTCGACATACTTTGTTCCTGACACACAAATAATATCAACAATTTCATATATTTCTATTAATGTTGTAGATATTAATACAATAGATTATTACGATTGGTTTGATGCCTGTGCCGTTTTAAAATCGGCGGGTAATAAAGGTTATCTACAAATAACAGAATTAGGTAATAATAGTGTAATTGGAATCTATGATATAACAGGTATGACGGATAATACCACATATTGGGATATAGGGCTTAGTTTTGTCACTGGTTCAGGGGCTTTAACCGATCAGGCTACGTATACTGTTTCGTGGGTCTTTAATGGACTAAATGGTACTAATGGTACTTCAGGAACTAATGGTACATCAGGAACTAATGGTACTTCAGGAACTAATGGTACATCAGGAACTAATGGGTCTTCAGGGACCAACGGCACTTCAGGCACAAGAGGAACAAGTGGTACGAATGGAACTAACGGAACTAGTGGGATTTATGGTAATGACGGGTCAAACTCAGGTAGATGGGATTTCTGGAAACTAGGTGGTGGCCCTATCGAAACAAAGTTTAATAGTGATTCCGCAACAATATCAGCAACAACCATTATTTACATTAATACCACCGACATTAACAGTGTTAATTACTCGGCTTGGTTTTCGGCAATTGATTCAATACAATCATCAGGAAATACTGTTTATTTACAAGTGACTAAAGTTGGTAGTAATAATATTATTGGTATTTGGGCTGTAAACGGTATTTCAGTTTCGGGATCTGTATACCAATTTGATTTAACCAATGTTGTTGGAAATGGTTCTTTTTCGGCTCAGACCTATACAATATCGTGGGTTTACAATGGATTAAACGGAACATCGGGAACCAATGGAACTTCAGGAACAAATGGCACGTCAGGTACAAATGGTACGAATGGAACATCAGGAACCAACGGTACAAATGGTACAAGCGGAACTAACGGTACTTCTGGAACTTCTTTTGTAGGATCAGGAACAGCCAATTATGCCGTTAAATGGCAAACAACATCAACATTATCAAGCACAAGTACTATTTTTGATGATGGAACAAATGTTGGTATTGGTACCGCATCTCCATCAAGAAAAATAGATGTTAGAGGTGATTACCAATTCATACATAACCCCGTAACAGGATTAACATCTTCAGTTTCAGGTTATGGTGATATTGTGACTTTTGGTACGGGGTCATTAACTGCGGGTAATCTATATTACTATAATAGTTCAGGGGCTTGGGTTGCGGCAGATGCGGATTTTGCATCAGGCTCCACAGGAATGTTAGCATTTGCGTTAGGTACGGGAACGACGAGTGGTATGTTAATAAACGGATATATTAGAAATTCAGGATTCACAACAACCACAGGTGATATTTTATATGTTTCAACAACCGCAGGAGGTATAACAACAACGGCACCTTCAGGAAGTGGTGATATAATAAGAATAATTGGTTATAGTTTGGATGGGACTAATGAAACAATTTATTTTAATCCTGATAATAGTTGGGTAGAAATTTAATTATATGAGTAAATTTAACGGATTTGATTTTTATAATAATAAACAAGTTGTTTCAACTAATGGCACACCAAGTAATTATGTTAATGCGGCGTCAACAACTAAAATTACATCTGTTTATGTTCCTGCAAATACTTTTGCTGCTGGTGATATTTTACATATAGAATGGCAAACCAAATTAACAGGTTTAACGTCAGGAAATTATTCAACAACTTTATATTGGAATGAAACTGACGATTTAACAACACCAATACAATTAACCGTAAGAAGTCTTTTGAACACAAGTATATTTTATGGTCAAAATAGAAGGTTGTCAGTAATTGTTGCAAATGGGACAGGAAATGGTTCTAAAATTTATGGAACAGGAACCGCGCATGATTCTGATTTTACGGCTGCAAGTTTTGCTTTATCTACCGTCGCACTAAATTGGACAGTGGATTCATACATTATATTGGCCGGATTTTGTGGAACAGGGACAGGTGTTAGAACAGAATTTTTAAAAGTAAGTAATTAAAGATATGATACAGTTAGAAAAAAAAAGAAACACGTTGGTTAAAAAAATTGATTCAGAAGAGGGGTCTTCTTTTTTAGATATCCCAAGAACTTTAACATTTTTAATTGAAGATGAAAATGGTCAAAAAGGATATTTTACAAATAATGATGAAGACGTTTCAATTGAACTTGACGGAAACATTATTTTTTTCAAAGTTAGAGATGTAACTATTGACAATATTTCATTTTTGGTTTCTCAAGACTTTATAAATTATGTATACGACTTGTAATGGCAAAAATTAATGGGTTCAACATGTATAGTCCGTTTCAGACAATAAGTTTGACAACACCTCAATCAACTACATCCTCGTTAACGGAAGTTAAGTTAGGTTCTATTTTTGTTCCAGCAAATACATTTAAAACTTTTGATGTCGTTAAACTTGAATCTTTTGTAAAAAAAACAGGAACTAATGCGGTTTCAAATGTAAGATTATATTGGAACAATACTGACGATTTAACAACTCCGGTTCAAATTGCCGAAAACATAGGAGTTACTGCAACCATAACTGCAATACTTTTTGTAAGAAGGCTTAGTATTATGGTGTCAGATGGGTCAGGAAATGGGACTAATGTATTGTTGAATACTGTAGATGTTAATCAAGATTATATATATAATGCTGCTTTAACCACAATCCCAAGTTCTTTAGCAATAAATTGGACTGTAGATAGTTATATTATATTGGCGGGTGATGTTGACAACGCAGCCGATAACATAAACTGTCAATGGATAAGAATTACAAATGGCTAAAATAGACGGATTTAATGTGGGAAAAAAATACGCGGTAGTTACATCTACCACACAAACAGGAAGTGTAAACTCCACATCTATAACTTTAATTCATTCTATTTTAATACCGGCGAACACATTTGTTGCTGATGATATTGTTACAATAGAAACTTGCGTTACAAAAAGTGCGGCTAACAACGCATTTAGTTTTTATTTTTATGTTAACACATCCGCAACACTTGTTGGTGCGACTTTAGTTGCCACAAATACATCAGTTGCTACTGCCACAAGAGCGGCTCAGTTATATAGAAGATTGGCAATAAATGTTGCCGCAGGAACAGGAAATGCAACAATAGCGATTAATTCAACTATTGGTGCGAGAGATGATATTGGTGTTGCTAACTATACAACAGGATTTTCTACTTTATCAATAAATTGGACGGTTAATCAATATTTAATTGTGGCAGGTTCTGTTGTTAGTACTTCCGATTTTTTAACTTGTGAGTGGATAAAGGCCGCTAATGGATAAATTTATCTGTTATCCATATAAACAATCACTTCACTATAGTATTCAATAAAATGGTCATTCCATATATCCCACTTAATATCAACACCATCTATTATTTCATTAATTTTTTTATCACAATACAATTTGATGTAAATAAAATGCTTTCAATTTTTAAAGTATTATTAAATCCATTGTATTTGTAATTAACATTATGTGTTAATTTACTAAAATAATCAACAACATTTAAATAACCAATTTCATACCCATATAATTCAGATAATGGATCCCAATACGACGTTTCAACGTCTTCAATAATATAGTACCCACCATCTTCTAATAAATTCTCAAAAAGATAATTAAAGGTTTTAATTTGATGTTGTGGATTATGGGAAGCATCATCAATTATGACTTTACAACTTTTTATTTCTGATGTGATTTTTTCTAAATCAAATAAGTTATTTTGGTCTCCTTTAAAAATATGACCCCTATCATGTGAAAATTCCCTATTGATATCTAAACCATATATATTAGCATTCTTCAAATAGTCTCTCCAAACATTTAAAGATGCTCCCTCATGAATTCCGATTTCTAATAACGAAAATACCTCATCTCTTATCCCTTCAAATATTTTTGAATAGACGTTATGGTATGTGTGTGTGGATGTTTTATCGCAATTATAATAATCACTTATTTTTTTGAATTCGTTTTCTTCCATTACTTCTTTGTTATTTTTGTGGTTATCGTCTACTCTATTAACAATTGATGTTTCCTTTAAGTCTTCATAAAAAAGTTCTTTAACTTTTAAGTTTTGTTTTTTTACCGCATCTTTTGTTATTATTTCTAATATTTTATTATACCCGTCATAATTATAATATTCGTCTTTTGTGTTATAGTGGGTAAATGGTTTAATTAACTTATCTATTTTTCCTGTAAAAAATCCAGTACAGTATGAGTCTTGCGTATATGATTTATTTTTATATCTATAAAATACGGAATCGTAATTTTCTAATAATTTATAGTTATCTTGTAATGTGTTTTTGTTTATTAAATAATCGTAATTTATAATATGAGAATATTTAAATCCTAATTTTTTTGATTCAGTTAATCCGTTTTGTATTAATTTATAAACAGCGTACCCGTGTTCATAATCAAAGGATTCCCTTACCTCAACCCCTTTTCTGACACTATAAAAATAAAAAGACACGTTATACTTATTAAAATCCTCCTTCAATAATATTGGGTTATCCTCATCATATATGACGTAATCACATAAAACTTTAATTTCATCATCAATTGGGTAATTTGTTGATAGTAGTATTTTTGTATTAATTGTTTTTAAATGTTCTATTAAAATTTTTCTTTTTTCTTTTGTGTTTGCGTGGGACAATATAATAGTAACTAAATCACTATTAGATTCTTTGTTAATTATTTTATTTATTTCTTTAATAACCATACCGGAACTTATTTCTTTTGTACATTCAAACATCCGATCTGTGTTCTTATGTAGTGGACACCAATTCCAATCACCGGCATCTAATCTATCTGAGTTAAAACATCCGTGACAAACACTTTCATTAATAACTCTATATGTGTCTAATGTTGTTTCCGCCCATTTTTCACTAAATCCTGAAATCAAAACGACAGGTAATTTACAAGCCCAAGCTAACCAAGATAATCCTGATCCGAGACCAATAAAGAACTCACATTCTGATAGGTCGTCAATTACTTCTTGTAAGTTACCTCCTTTAAAAATGGTTACACCTTTAGGGTAATGGTTATTCATGTATCCGTCACCTTCTTTAGAGTAGATCATACATTCATAACCTAAAGTATTAAGGTGGTCAACAACTGCTTGCCATCCGTCAGGGTTGTTCCAATATTTTGATTGTGCGGTTGAGTGAAACCCAATACCAACTTTTTTCTTTTTAGGTGTGTTAGGTAATTTTAATAGTGGTCTAACTTCTTCATAATCTAAACCTAAGATGTCAGTTGCCGTTTTTTGTAATGGCATTTTCTTAAAATCAAATGGGTGTTTGTTATTATCGTAAACCCCTTCACTTGTATAATGCCAACCTAATCTATATTGTGCGTGTATATTAGTTACCAAATCACCAGGTTCAACAAATTCAATCTCAGGATATTGGTCTTTAAACAAACTATTAAGGAATGTTGATACTATAAGTTGACAACCATGTTTTTTTCTAAATACCTCACAATAAGGAATCCAAGCCATTGTATCTCCTAATGATTTTGATCCAAAAGAAATATATACTCGTTTATCTTTTAAATTTAAAGTCTCATCGTAAATAATTTCACCATTTTCTTCAACCGTTGTTCTCCATTTAATAAAGTATTCTTTATTTAATTTAACCCAACTATTAATTGATAATTCGTTCTGATAATTAACATTATTGTTATCATCATAATATTTAATGTTCAATTTGTTTTCTGTGGTTCCTTGTACCTCAAAATAAGGTTGATTAACATAATGTCTAACAAAAGTATAATCTTTGGTTAATGGTTTGTTTTGGGTAATTTTTATATTTGTAACTGCGTTATAAAAATTTAATAAATCTTCACCAAATGTATCATCAGGTAATATTTTATAAACGTCCTTATTTTTGATAAGTCCAACCAATTGTTTTGATATGTTTTTAACATCACCTTCTATTGGTGTTATATATCCATCAAACATACCCATGTATTGTGGTAAATCTCTTGCAAGTATTTTCATTCCATAGTTGATTGATTCTCTAACAACCAACGGATTACATTCCCAAGTTGAGTTAAACATTAAAACATCACAAGCCGCCATGAATTTTTCAACGTCATTACGCTCACCCCATACTTTTACGTTTGATGGTAAATTATTCATTATTGGACCCCAATAGTCCTCAAAGTTTGGAGCTTGGTTCCCAATAAAATGGAATTCAATATCTGGGTTTGAGTCAATTAATTCTCTTGCAACCTCAACACCTTCACCTTGATTTTTACCACTTGTCCATAACCCAACATTAAGTACGTGAGTTTTAAACATATCCAAACCAAGTTCATTTCTTACTTTAATTTTTTCAATAAGTGGTACTTGATTAAAATCACCATAGATTTCATTCTCCTCTAAAATTTTAGTTACCTTATTCTCAATTGGGTATAGAGATAAAAACTTAATTGGTGTTTCATTTAAAAACGTTTCCTTTAAATGATAAGGGGTAACAAAACAATACGCTTCAGGATTGAACTTTTTATGTGTTTGTGGGTTAAACCAAACATTATGACAAGTCTCAACCATTTTCCAAGTCCTATCATTTGAATAAAGTTGATTTAACAATGGTAGTGGAATTTTATTAAAACTTTCAAATCCTTCTAACATTTCTTCTGAATGAACAATATCAATATTATTGTTTTTAATAATATCAATTAGCTCATATTTTCTTTTTGTATCGGTTGTATCACCTAAACTAAAAAAATGACCTTCACCTAATAGATTAATTATTTTATCTCGTTGGACAACGTATGTGTTACTAAACTGAGAATACTCAACCAAAAATATTTCAATTTGGTCTTTGTATTTTTGGAGTTCTTGAATTCTTTTTAATACAAATTGAGGCATTCCACCTGTTGATAGGTGTGGTGTAAGATATAATAGTTTAATTTTTGATTTATTCATAATAATTTCAATAACATTGTGGATAATATTTTTTATTTTTTCTGTTATATCCGATGATATTCCATCATAAGATATTAAAACATTTTTTATATTGTATGGTTTAAACCCTAAATTAATGATATCCCTATTGGATATATCATAAGAGGACTCGACACCATCTACGGTAATTAAAACATTTATTTTTTCTTTATTATTGTAAAAATATAAACAAACCTCATCATTATTTACAACATCTTTAACTATGAAAAAAACTAAACCATTAATGTCGGAGTAGTCAAATAAATTTTCGTCTTTATGGAATAATATTAAATCATCAATTTTTTCTAATTCAATTTTATAATTCATATCACTATTAATTAGAGTGTTGTAAAGCCAGTTCTCAACAATACAATTAAATTTAAGGTAACTATCAAAAGTTATTAGATTTGAAAATTTCAATAGGTTTTCTCTATCTAACGCAATTAAATGTAAACTAACTTTGTGTTCGTGAAATGGAAAAAAGTTACATTTTTTATCCGATAAAAAAGTAGAAACCACCGTATCATCAATTTCCGTATCATATATAATATGATAATATCTGTCATAGTCATATGTTAACGCATATTCAGATAATTTTTTAGTTTGGTAAAGTGCTGCCCACCCATAATCAATTACCGATCTTTTAACTACAATTTCCCTATCCTTTCCAATGTATCTTGCCCAAGACATAACAGATTTTTCGGGCCAATTAAGTAATGGGTTTTCTTTTGTTTGCACATAAAAATCACACATATTTATTACATCTGAAGGTAAAGGTAAAGGACTATTTACCATTACATCTAAATTGTAACTCTTAATGGTTTTGATGGTATTTATTAGAACGTCAATTTTTTCTTCGGTATCACAATACGAACTTATGAGGACTATTTTAGTTTTTTCCATAACATAAAAATAAAACATTTAGTTTATTTGTGAAGTTCATATTATTATAGAATGAAAGATGTTTGTGTTGATGTGTTAGGATGTAGAGCGTTAGGTGATACCTTAGCGGTAACACCCACTTTAAGAAAACTTTATAATTCTTACGGTAAAAAAATATCAGTAGCAACAAACCAACCAGAAATTTTTAAAAACAATCCTTATGTAGATAATATTTTTAATGAAATTACAGACGACATTAAAAATGATTATGAAGTATTTCAATCCTTTAATATTGGGTATCACCCAAACGGTGTTTGTTATAAACATAATGCAATGGATATTAGACAATTTCATGCGGTTAATTTAGGTTTTATGTTGACCAAAGATGAAATGTCAATGGACTATTTTCCTGATGAGGTAGAATCAATTGAAGGATTACCTGAAAAATATGTTTTAATTCACCCTGTTCAAAATTGGAATTCAAGAACTTGGGATGCAAAAAAATGGCAAATGTTAACAAAACTATTAAATGAAAGAGGTATTGCCGTTATTTCTGTTGGAAAAGATTCATCAGAACTTGGTGGTTCAAATGTGGATAAACCCGTTTTTAATTTTAATATTGATATTGGTTTGAATTTAATGAACCAAACAACCTTATCTCAAACATGGTGGTTAATTAATGGTGCAATGTGTTTCATTACTATGGATTCAGGATTACTTCATTTAGCAGGAACAACAGACTCAGAAATTATTCAACTTGGAAGTTCAATACACCCTCAATTTAGAGCACCATATAGAAAAAATAATCAAGGTTATAAATACCATTATGTTCTTGGTGGTTGTGGTTTACATTGTGCTTCAGATATTAAATACGGAGTTAGAGAATGGCAATCAATACAAGGTATACCTTCACTTGTTAATTGTTTAGAAAGAAAAGAAACATTTGAGTGTCACCCAACAATCTTTGCCGTTTATAATAAGGTATTGGAAATAGTTTAGTTACTGGTATTTATTGTTAAACAACAATAATGGCAACTGCAAGACCTTTCGCATATAACACAGGTTCAACGATATCAGGAACAACACAAATTGGTTCATTGGCCGTTGGTACGCCATCATCAGGATTTACTGGAAACCCTAGATGGTGGAATGGTCCCGATGAAGATTTAGGATATGTTATTTGTAGACCAAACACTAGTGGAAATCAACCTAACCCTGACAATGTGCCAGCTTATATTAGATTTTCAAGGTCAAAATTAAAAACAGACCAATCATTTATTAATTTAGTTAATTCTGTATTTAATCAAACATTTACCGGAACTACTCAGTGTTCATCGTATTTAACTACAAATGGGTATTGGACTTCTTGGGTTTTACCTTATACTGCTGGTGTATTTAAAACAACCTACTCTGGATATTTTGCCGATAACGTTAGTTTCTTTGCAACTGCAACTCCGGCATCGGTAGGTGGAAATCCGGCAACATCAGTACAAACCACTTCTATATTTGAACCAGCCCAAGATGATGGATCTAATTTTAGTTGTCAATGGTTAGGTTATTTCAAACCAACAACAACGGAAACCTACGCATTCTTTACGTCATCGGATGATGCTTCATATATGTGGATCGGTGATATTGCGATAACAGGGTTTACTACTTTAAATGCGACAGTAAAAAATGGGGGTTTACACGCAAATCAAGAACGGTCAGGAACTGCATCATTAACCGCGGAGACTTATTATCCAATCAGAATACAATTTGGAGAACAGGGTGGAGGTGATGTAATGACATTTAATTACTCAACCCCAACTATCTCAAAAACAACTAACGTAACAGGATTGGTTTTCTATAATTCAACAACCAACGGATTCTAATATAATATTTGGTTTATAATAAATCCTTTCTTTAGTACCAGCAATTTGTTTGTACCACAATCCTTGATTATCCATCCACACGTATGGGTCGTCAGGGTTATCTAACCACCCGTGTTTTGTATAATAATCAAAATCCTTACGTAATAGATTAGATCTATGTGATGAATGAAACTCTTCATCACCCAACCAATGAGGTAAAACAAACTCACCTTCAATGTGTTCATGTTGCATTGTGTTTTTAAAACCACGAGACACCCACACATCAATACAATCGTTGTAGTATAGTTTAAGCGCATTCACATAGTCTTTCCACATTACCGAACATGGGTGAGATATCCACCCTTTATAAGGTTGTCCGTTCTTTTTTGGTCGACCCGTAATTGCTGAAATTATCTGATAAGCCTCAACGCGTTGTTTACCTAATCGTTTGTTATCAAGAGATTCTAAAGATTTTCTAAAATCTGAGTATGGAAGAAATGTTTGCATAATTACAAATATACGAATCTTTTTTTAAAGTACGATATATTTATATGGAAAGATAATAAATAAAAAAAATTAAAAAAAAATTATGAACAGAATTGTAAGATTAACAGAGTCTGATTTATCTCGCATCGTTAGACGAGTGATTAGAGAACAAGAAGAAATTTCAGGGGACATTGAAATGGAAGTAGACGATGAACTTGATGATGTGGATGAAAATGATGCAAACGGTTTAAAAAGATTAATCGACAAACTTGGTGATAACATCCGTAAATTTAAAGGTAGAAATTTACGTAAATTAAAAAGAATGTTACAAAAACATAGTGCAAAAAGCCCTATATTTAAATCCAAATTATTGCAATGCCCTAAATGGTAATAAAACAAACCCCTCCAAAAGAGGGGTTTTTGTTTTTAAATGGTGGAGATTTGAACTCCGATCCTGTCCAGCCTGTCAGATAAGGACTACACGTTTAGGTCAAGGCTTGTCATACCTTCCAAAATATCTTATAATCATCAACAAGTTTTTTACCTAATCGTTTGTTATCAAGATTTTCTAAAATCTGAATATGGAAGGAATGTTTGTATAATTACAAATATACGGATATTTATATAAATAAAAAAAAAATTAATGAAAATTATTTTAACGGACAACCAATTAAAAGAGTTATCAAAAAAATTAAATACTTCATCAATAAATGAGTCGTTAGAATTTCAAAAAAGAATTTGTGATGCAACTTTTGGTTGTTTTATAAAAGGTAAATACGAACAAAAAAAATACGTTCAAAAACTAATAGAGGATAATTTAAAATCTATTGGATACCCAAAGAAAAAGATTTTGGAGTATAGTAAAAAAAACTTAAATAACCTCATTTTAGAAAATGAAGAAAATATCAAAATATTTACCGACTCACAATTTAAAAATTTTAAAAATTTTATTTTAGAACAATCAGAAACCCAAAAAACAGAACAAATTGATATAAAAACAAATCCACAATACGACTTTAAATTATATTTTGAAAGTGGAGAAAAAAAATATGCGTGGAGATTAAAAAATACTGAACAATGGTACGGTGCTGAAGGTGAACTATCTAAAGAGATTGAAAAAAAAATACCATTTAATGGTGGACAGTCAGTAACACAACAAACTTTATCTGATGACCAAGTTGCCGAAAAAATAAAAAAAACGGGGTTTGATAAGTTTTTTGCAGGTTTAAGAAACGCATTAAATAGTCCTATGGGTGCCCTTGTACAAAAATTTTTAAGTTTTACAGGTATAGGAGCAATTGCCACTACGGTAGCGTGGGGAGCTTTAACCATATATGATGCTTATATGGCCATAAGTGGAAAGGGTAGTTGGATGTTGTTATTGATTGATATTTTTGCGTTATTATCTAATGGTTATCTTACGAAATTTTTACAACCGCTTAAAAACATTATGTCGTCTGGAATTTCACAGGCAGTAGAATCAATTAAAAAAATGCCAAAAATATACGATATCGTAAAAAAGTTTTTACCAAAAGCGATTGAAAAATTTGCAAACGTTAACAAATTAATTTCTCAAGGGGATTCTTGGGCAAAGAAAAAATTAAAAGCAGATATGTCAAAAGGTAAAGATGCGATTCAACAAGCACAAACAGAACTTGAGGCAATTAGTCAATCTGAAACACAAGTTACGACCACAGGGCAAACTGAAACACAAGTTACGACCACAGGGCAAACAACAAATGAAAACTATTTTTACACAACAAAGAAAAAATTAAAATATAAAAGTATTTATTATTAAAAAACGCATGAAAAATTTATTTGAATTATCCCAAGAGGAAAAAAATAGAATTATTAATTTGCATGAAAATGCAACTAAAAGGTTGTATTTAGTAGAGCAAGAAGTTGTACAAGGTGGTAATGGAGACTCTTACCAATATAGAAAAACCGGAGATAAAGTTGAGTACGCAACTAAAGGTACCAATAATTGGAAAACACAAACAAATCCAAAGGGTATAGAAGCAATAAATAAATTATTTACCAAATCGACTGCAGCTCCTGCAACGGCAGAAGGTCAACCAACACCAACAGGAACCACACCAACACCAACAGGAACTACACCAACACCAACAGGAACTACACCACCAACCGGAACTACACCACCAACCGGAACTACAACTCCGACTGGTGCGACACCTCCGACCGGAACTACAACCACCACACCGACACCTGAAGGCCTAACAGAAAAAATTAAACAAAATTGTGGTGAAATATGGAAAAGTTTTGAGGTAAGACTTAAGGGTTACCAATCCCAAATGAAAGATAAGGACCTTAAAGCACAAAAGGATATTGCAAGGGTCATGTCTAAAGATGAAAATAAAGTTTTTAGATATTGTCATAAACTTTATGGCCCAAAGGTGACTCCGGATGAAAAATCAAAGTTTGATAATGTTGGTTCAAACTTTAAAAAATTCTTATCAGCATCTTATAAGTTTTTAGCTCCTGCCGTTGTTAAAATGATGTCAAGCACAGTTGAAAAGGCTGTTGGTGCTGGTGGTGAAGCGGTTTTAAAGTCATTAAAGATTGAAGAATATAATAATCACAAATTAGATAAATTGATTCAAGAGTCGATACGAAAAAATACAAGAAATCTTTAAAAAACAAAACCTACCTTTTGGTGGGTTTTTTTGTGCACTAAAATATAATATTCACACAACACTAAAATATAATTATAGTGCATAAAAAAACCCCATCCTAAGATGAGGTTTAAATGGTGGAGGTGCGGAGTTTCGAACTCCGGTCCAGTCTATCCTGTCAGATAAGGACTACACGTTTAGGTCAAGGTTTGTCATACCTTCCGAAATATTTGGTTCCTATTTTGACATTGTCACCAATAACTGTGTCGAGTTCACTTTTATTACGGTAGACCTCTGAACGAGACCGCTGTTTTCTTTTAGAGTGAAAACCAACTCGTCAACGACTTCTGTTGCTAGGTTATATGTCTGACCGACCCCCCGTTACCGTGCTTAAATTAAGCTACAGTAACTTCTTGAGTTGAGATAAGTCCCAAAGTCTCAAGGTTGTTCAAAACGTTGCCGTCTGTAAAAATGAATCAGTTTTTAAGGAGATTAATTCAGTCCCCACGTGCCCTTTGTCTTCAGCCAATACCTGTCAAATCCAAAAACACCCCCATATATCAAAGAACTATTGTAAAGATAAGATAATTCTTTCTATTAAACAATATATTTATAAATATATGAAAAAAATTTTAAGGATTTTTGAACAAGAGGAAGAAGAAGAGTTAAATGACTTTCAAAAAATTCTTGCACTTAATAAAAAAAAAATCAGTCCTTACGACGTAGAGTTTTTTAATTCTGAAGGTAATGATTTTAGTGACGTTATTACTGTAGAACAAGACGGTTTAATGTTTACGTTTGATGGGTTAGAAGAATATTTGAGATTCTTTTTTCCTGAAGAGTATGGTGAAGAAGGTAGTGATTCTTATTACGAGGCCGGATATTATGATTCTATGTATAGAAGAAGTTGGACTTGGGATTTTGATGATAGATCCTACGATGATTGGAGAGAGGGTGTTATTGTTGAAGCATTAACATCGGATCATTTACAAATTATTTATGATGTTGCAAAAATAGTTCAACCAGGACTTTTAACTGCTTTTAATAAGCGCCCGGATGGTAAATTACAGGTGTTTGGTGGTGACGGTGTGGATAGGGTAGGCTCATTTTTAGACCAAGTAGATACTAGAATATCTGATGATATAACAATGTCGTATGTAGATGCTGAAGTGGCTGCGGTTGAGGGTGGTATTGAAAAATACATTGAAGACGCATATTGTAATTGTTTGTCTCCTGTTGGTATTGAAAATTATTCTGAAAGACATTGTTTTTGGAAATATAAATTACATTGGGGAGATGCCATTATGTTATATCCACGTTTTGGTACTGAAGGTGATAGTCTTCTTGATTTATTATTTTTGGCAATATCAAAAGAACGGATATCACACTTACCTGAATATTATGAAATACAATATAATGTTTGGGACGATGAAGCATTTCATGGATCGTTTGACCACAATGTAGATAACGATTTAGAAAGTTTTAAAGATAGGGTACTTGAGGACTATAATGAAGGAACATTAGAAAAGTATTTTTCAGTAATTGATAAGATTAACACAACGGTTGGTTTTGATAAATACGTTAAAGTCCCAAATAGTAACGTCACATTATTGATTAAATCCGTTGATAAAGAAACGCTTAAAGTCAAATATGCACTTAGGGACTCAAAAACGTACAACGTAAAATATGGTGAATCGTATATTGATGATATTCTAAATATGGTATACAACGAGAGTCTATTTGACCCAATGGATTATAGAACGGATTAATATTTTTTAAGTAATCTTTCTTTAATGATATCATATAAGTAAACCAAATCATCATCATTGATAAACATAGCATTCCCATCAAACGGATCAATAATGGTGATACCATCTTTATTTTCCTCAACATCGATAGTTTCTAACTGATGGATAATATCCTCATCAAAATCTTCCTCCACTAAAGAATTCATAATTGTTTTATTAGTATAAACAATTGGTTTGTATTCGTATTGGTGTTTATTTAATCCCAAGATAAAAACCATATTTTTTCCTGCCTCAATTGCACGTTCAACATCATCAATTGAAATGAATTCTTCTTTTGTGTGCATGTTGTAGTAACCACAAGACATGTTGATGCAAGAAACGTCAATCTTTTTCTTTAATTGTGATACATCAGTATATGGGTGTGATTGAACTAACATTTCATTTCCAAATGCTGCTTCGATTACTGAAATACTTTTTTCAAAGAATTCACTATCTCTTTCAAACAAACGAACTCCCGAGCAAATCTCGGAAATTAGGTGATTACCAGGGGCGTCATACTGGGTAATATAACCAACATCTGTTAAAAAACTCTCATCACATTTTGATGATCCGTGACAACCCGTTTCTTCAGACACAAACAAACCAACTTTTACTTTGTCTAATTGTTTAAGTAATTCTAAACAAATAAAAATCCCACATTTATCGTCACCACCAATACCTGTTGGGTTCCCTTCTTCATCATATGCCTTTAAAACATCAACTAAGGTATCATCAAAAGTTTTTCCAAAGGTATTTGGTCGTTTAAGTTTTTCTTCTTTAACAACAATTTTATCAATCTTTGTGTGTACGGTATCTGTATGTGCAATGAACATAGGGTAGTATTCACCTTCCTCTAACACACCTTTAGTTGCGTAGACATTCATCATCTCGTCTCGATAATACATAACACCCTCAATCGAGTCTAACTCGTTGCAGATGTGCTCAACCATATCTTCTTCTTGATATGTCTTTGACGGCACTGAAAGAAGTTCCTTAAATTTATCTATATTCATTTTATAATATTTCTACAAAGATAAGAAACTTTTTAACAATTAAAAAATTTTATTGTGATTTTGTTTTTCTTTTTGTTGGTTTTTTTATTTTAACGTCAGTCTTTTTATCCTTTTCATTGTATGTTAGAATAAAAGTTGATCCCTTTTCTGGATTATCAGTTAAAATCTTTTCCGTAATTGCATCATCCACCCACTTTTGAACGGTACGTTTTAGAATACGAGACCCAAATCTAGTGTCAGTACCAACTTCAGTTAAGTGTTTTTTCAAAGTATCGTCAACCTCAACTTGAAACTCTAATTGACCAATTCTCTCATAGAATTTGTTAAGTTCCAAATCAACAATTTTTAATAAGTCTTCTTCGTTTAAGTCTTTGAAATATACAATGTCATCAAACCTATTTATAAATTCAGGTGCAAACTTTTTAAATAATTCTTTTTCTAAAACTGATTTTATTTCATCCTCACGTCTTTCAATTTTTGTACTTGTGGTAAAACCAACGCCAGTACCAAAATCTTGTACGACTCTAGTACCAACATTAGAAGTCATTAATATAATACAATTTTTAAAGTTGATTTTTCTTCCGTGACCATCAGTTAAAAACCCTTCATCTAACATTTGTAAAAATACGTTAAAGATTTCAGGGTGAGCCTTTTCAATCTCATCTAAAAGAATAACTGAATAAGGTTTATTTTTAATTTTGTTTAAGAATGGTGAACCATCTTCATATCCAACATAACCTGGTGAGGTACCTGTTAATTTTGATGTCGCAATTTTATCTGAAAATTCACTCATATCTAATCTGATAAGTGCATCTTCACTATTAAACATATGTTTTGCCAATTGTTTTGCTAATTCCGTTTTACCAACACCTGAATTACCAATTAATAAACCACTAAAAATTGGTTTTTTAGGGTCACTTAATCCTACTTTATTTCTTTGGATAGATCTTGATATTTTTGCTACCGCGTCCTCTTGACCAATAACTTTAGTCGATAAAGTTTCTTTTAATGTGATTAATTGTTGTGTTTCATCGCTTGTAATTTTGTTAATTGGTATTTTTGTCATTAACGAAACAACATCATAAACAACATCTTCGGTTACTACCCTTTTATTTTGGTCTCTATTATTTTCAAAGTTTTCTTTTTCTTTTGCCAAATAGGCTAATATTTTTCTTTCTTTGTCACGAAGATTTGCAGCCTCCTCATATTTTTGTTTGTTAATCACATCCAACTTTTCTTCTTTAATTAGTTGTGCTTGTTTTTTTAAATCCTCAATAATTTCAGGTAGTTTAATTTCCACCTGCGAACGAGCACCAACCTCATCAATAATATCAAATGCTTTATCAGGGAATTCGCGATCGGTAATATATCTATCCGCCAACTCAACACATAGTTTTAAAATATCATCACTGTAGGATACTTTGTGGTGTTTTTCGTACCTATCTTTTGAGTTTTGTAATATTATTAATGTTTCTTCTTTTGTTGATGGGTCCACAATCACTTTTTGGAAACGTCTTTCTAATGCTCCGTCCTTTTCAATGTTCTTTCTATATTCTTCTAATGTTGTCGCTCCAATACATTGTAATTCACCACGAGAAAGTGCTGGTTTGAATATGTTTGACGCATCCATAGATCCTGATGAATTACCTGCACCAATCATTGTATGGATTTCATCTATGAAAATAATGATATCAGGGTTTGCGTATAATTCTTCAATTATTACTTTCATTCTTTCCTCAAATTGACCGCGATATTTTGTCCCCGCAACAATTGAGGTCATATCCAAAGAAACAATTCTTTTATTTGCTAAATTTTGTGGGCAATCACCTTCAAAAATCTTCTTAGCCAACCCTTCCACAATTGCAGTTTTACCACAACCAGGTTCACCTAAAATAATTGGGTTATTTTTCTTGCGTCTTGAAAGTATTTGAGCTATTCTATTTATTTCATCCTCACGACCAATAACCGGATCTAATTTCCCTTCTTCCGCCAATTTAATTAAATCCCTTGAAAAGTTATCTAAAACTGGTGTTTTTCCTGAACCGTCTTGGTTTTTGTTTTTTGGTTTTTCTGTTCCGTCCGCCGAATCTATCATATCAAATTGTTTTTAGAAAATATTAAACATAAGTAGTTAAATAATCAATCTTTTAATTGTTTTAACCATACCCCAATATTCTTTAGTTTTTTTTTTAGTTATATTTATAGTTATGGAGTCATGGGAAAAATTTGCAGATGCTTTGCAGCTAACAAAAAATTTAGAGGAAATTTACTTTAAAATGAGAAAAATTTTTCAAAAAGAAGGGTGGACAGAAAAGGATATTGAAAAACCACCATATTATCCGCAAGATTTAATGTTTTTACATTCTGAATTACCACCATTGGTTAGAGAAATAGACCAAACAATTAAAGATTACGGTTTTGATGTTGACGGAACTAAAGTTCATTATTATGTTATGGATAAACTTCGTCATATAGATGACATAACCCCATTAAGAAAACCAAACCCAAATGGCGATTAAAAGAACAACAATAGACGGAACAAAAATAATTTGTGAAATCGAATCTTCAAATTTAGTTAAAACTGAATACGATAGCGAAACTAATAAATTAATGGCAACATTCAAAAACGGAATTATATACGAATATGAAGATGTTCCACACAAAACATATGCACAATTTAGATTGGCAGAATCACAAGGAAAATACTTTAATACTGATATTGCAAAACAGTACAAGTACAAAAAAATAGAAGAAACAGAATAACATAGGTATTTATATGTATGATGAACGATAAAAAAATCATTAATAGTTTTTACTTACAAGACGAATTAAATCCTGATATATGGGACGAACCTAATGAAGGTGATTACAAACTAAAACCTGAAATAAGAAAACGATTACTTAAGGTTGCACAATTATTCATAGATTATTTGGATTATGATTTTTTTGTACACGATATAATTTTTATTGGATCATTAGCCGGATATAATTGGAGTGAGTTTTCAGATTTTGATATTCATATTTTATATGACCCAAAAGAATTTGGTGGGGATGTTGAACTACATAAAGAACTGTTTAGACTTAAAAAAACGGTATTCAATGCCGCCCACGATATAAGAATCAAAGGGTTTGAAACTGAGTTATTCGCTCAAGACATTAATGAATCGGAAGAAAGTGCCGGATCATACTCAATTTTAAACAATAAATGGGTTAGAGTACCTGAAAAAGAAAACTTCACAATTGACGAAAAAAAATTAAAAGATAAATCACAACAATGGATGGATATTATTGATGGGGTTTTAGAGAACGCTAAAGATGAAGATTTAGGGGAGGCAATTAAACTCGTTAAGAAGTATAAGGAAAAATTAAGAAAGTATAGAGCTTGTGGTCTTAAAAAAGAAGGAGAGTTTTCTTATGAGAATTTAGTGTTTAAATATCTAAGAAGAAACGGGTATATTTCTAAACTTGAGGACTTTAAAAATAAAATTGCAGATAAAAAATTATCTTTAGAGCAAGAAAATTTAAAATAAAAATAAAAATACAAATTATCCGTATATTTATATAAAAAAATATTATGCCAACAACAGCTTGTACATCTTATTACACCACAACAATAGTTGGGTTTTTACCAGGTTCTGGTACATCCGCAGGAAATGTAGTTACATTTACAGCCCCTAAACCCGATTATGGAAGTGTAACAAATACAACTAATTTACAATGTAACGCGGTTGCTATTGGTGGATTTAATGGATTAAACAATTAAAATTAATATAAAATGGGAGATATCAAACCAATAGGTAGTGAGAAATTAGAAGGAATGGATAAATTAAGACGTATTATGGAAATTGCCAAATACAAAGAAGTTCCTAGACAAGAAATAAATGATTTGTCTACTACAAATTATACTATCCGTCTTGCTGATGGAAACCTTTATGGTATAGTAAAAGAAAAAACAGGATATATCATTAAAAAGGGGTTGAATGAGTCCAATTTGGATTATTCAGAACCGATGAGAAGTAGAAAACACTATCGTTCTTATGCTGACGCAATGAAAAAACTTAATTTAGTTGTTTCTGAAGTTAATAGAAACGAAGGTAATGTTTTTGAAGTTCCGTTAATAGGGGAACAATCAAAAAAAAAATTCATATTAAAAACACCTAAAGCCCCTGCGGCACCTGAATCTGTTCCTGGTGATGATTTACCCCCACCGGCACCGGATATGGGAATGCCACCGGCACCGGATATGGGAATGCCACCGGCACCTGATATGGGAATGCCACCGGCACCTGATATGGGAATGCCACCGGCACCTGAAGGAGAAGGAATGCCACCGGCACCTGAAGGAGAAGGAATGCCACCGGCACCTGAAGGAGAAGGAATGCCACCGGCACCTGAAGGAGAAGGAATGCCACCGGCACCGGATATGGGAATGCCACCGGCACCGGATATGGGAATGCCACCAATGGGTGACGAAGAAGGTATTGATTCAGATGAAGAGGTTGGTCCAATGAGTTTAAAAATGATTCAAAAACTAACCGGAAAATTAAGTCAAAAAATTCGTTCATTAGATAAAGATAAGGGAATGGATTCTCAAGATATTAAATATGTTATTAATTCAATCATATCTGCAATTGATATGAAAAATTTAGATGATGATGATAGAGAAGAAATTGTAGATAAAATTGAAGGGTTTGACGACGAATATGGAACCGAAGGTGAAGGTGAACTAGATTTATCTGGTGAAGATATGGGTGATATGGGTGATATGGGTGATATGGGACCGGAAATTGAACCTGAAATGGGTGATGAAGGTGGTATGGGAGCCGAAATCGAAGAACCAAAAGAAGGATACCAAAACGTTATGGATTCAATTTTTTCCGAATCAAAAATAGATAGACTATTATCCAATTATTTTAACATTAAAACAGAAGAAAAACCAATTATAGAACATAAAACTAAAATGGACTATTTGGGTAAAAAACTACAAAAAATTGAACAAAAAAAAGATTTAGTTAATTTTTCAGTTACTACTGCACAAGAACAAAAGGCGTTAAGTCTTTTTGAAGGATATGCAAATACAAGATTTATTGGAAAAACAAATAAACAGAATTTAGTTTTAATTGTTAACGGTAAAGAAGTTAAAGTTACACCAAACGGAAGAACTATATGATATTAGTATTTATAAACGAGTTAGGCCCTAATTTTAAGGGTGATAATATATATGAGTTTATATTTTCTGATGTTGATGATGTTTATGGTGAAGAATGGGATAGTGAACCAGCAAATGGTAAACCAACACCACCAAAGGTTGAATTTATTAAAAGGGTTGGGGTTTTAAAAAATTCTGAAATAGAATTAGACTTAATACAAAATTCTGATTTTTTTGGAATGTATGACTCGGTTGATGGTGTAATTGCGTTAGGTTGGGAAAAACCTGAAAATTACGAAGGAAAAAGATTAGTGTTTCAATACGGAGAAAGTATTGAATCTGTTGAAAATAAGTTATACGAGAAAGATATCGTATTAAAATGGGAAAAAAATTTAGTACAAGATGAAACATATGAATCCTAAATTAGCGAGACTTTTAAATGAAGGGTTTTCGATTACTACGATTGAAAAATTAACTTCAAAACAAATTGGAGTTTTATATGAAAAAGTAAAAAAATCTAAAGTTGAGATTGAAGAGCAACCAAAACCAATTGAAAAAACCGTAACGTCAAAAGTTACTGAATTACCTTCTGGTGCTAAAATGCCTGTTGGGAATGCTACCGTATCAAATGAAGGTGGTAAAACCGTTATTACACAAACAGAAAATGAATTTAAAGAATCTGAAGAAGAGGATGTGTCTGATGTGACTAAAGGTGAAGATGATGAAGACCCAATCCAAAAACAAGGACCTGATGGTATGGATGAAGGAGAGGTAAATGAAAAGGCAGTTTCTAAACAACAACAAAAAATTATGGGCTTAGCCCTTTCAGTTAAAAGGGGTGATACACCAAAATCTAAGGTTTCTAAAAAAGTTCAAGACATGTCAAAAGAAATGTCTAAAAAAGATTTAAAAGATTTTGCATCAACAAAACACAAAGGATTACCTAAAAAAACGGAAAAGAAAGACGATGTTAAAAAAATAGAAGAAAGTATTATGTTACTTATTCAAAACCATTTACCTGCACACACGACGAAAGGTGAATTATTAAAGTCGTTGAATAAAAGAAAAGGATAATGAATGTCTTTATCAAAAGAACAAATATTATTAGAGTATGCTAAGTGTATAAACGATACTCCGTACGCACTTAAAACCTATCTACAAACTTACGATAACACACAATCTAAATACGTACCATTAGAATTATTTAATGACCAAGTTACGTTGGTTAAGGATTACGATACTTGTGAGGAAAATATCGCATTAAAGTATCGTCAGGCTGGAGTATCTACCGTAACGTCTGCTTGGGCATCAAAAAGATTAGTGTTTGCTAAAAAATCAAAACCAGAAAAAATTCTAATTATTGCAAACAAAATGGACACCGCCCAAGAAATGGGAAATAAGGTTAGAGCGTTTGTTGACCAATGGCCATCTTGGTTAGGTGTTACCTTTTCTACCGAAAAGAACTCACAAAGACATTTTAAATTAACAAATGGATGTGAGGTTAAGGCAGTTGCAACATCAAAGGATGCTTTGCGTGGTTATACACCAACAATATTAATATTTGATGAGGCAGCATACATTAACGCCGATGAAGACTTTTGGTCTGCTTGTATGGCGTCTCTATCTACAGGTGGTAAGGTAATTGTTATTTCAACTCCAAACGGGTTTGACCCAATCTACTATTCAATATTTAGTCAGGCCATTAAAGGTATGAATGACTTTAGGATTACTGAAATGTATTGGTTTCGTGACCCACGTTATTCTAAAGATTTAAAACTTATTAAATGTAATGATATTGTTCATTACATGTTAAATAGAGGCGATTATAATGATAGTGAAATCATATTAGATTATTCAGACATTAAAGTAGGTGACAGGGATTTTAAAGAGATTAAATTAAAAGTTGAAAACGAGGGGTATAAACCTTATAGTTCTTGGTTTGAGTCAATGGCTAAAAAATTAAAGTTCGATAAAAGAAAAATTTCACAAGAACTTGAATGTAACTTTTTAGGTTCGGGGGATAGTGTTATTCCTTCCGAAACCATGAAAAAAATTAAAGAAAACCATATTAAGGAGCCTGAAAACAAATTTATGGGTGGATCGATTTGGCAATGGAAAGAACCAGTAGAAGGACATCGATATATAATGGGTGTTGACGTTTCAAGAGGGGATAGTGAAGATTTTAGTACCATATCTATTATTGATTTTGATGCTAGAGAACAAGTATTAGAATATATAGGAAAAGTCCCACCGGATGTATTGGCGGAAATTGCGTTTAAATGGGCGACAATGTATAACTCATTTATTGTTACTGATATTACTGGTGGTATGGGAGTATCCACCTCAAGAAAATTACAAGAATTAGGATATAAAAATCTATACATAGATGGTGTTAACCCTGCGGATAAATGGAAATGGGATCCAAAATCGCAAGACAAAATACCGGGGATTAACTTTAATTCAAAACGTATTTTAATAATTCAAGCGTTTGAAGAGGCATTAAGATTTGATTTTGCGTTAAGGTCACAAAGACTATTTAACGAACTGAATACGTTTGTTTATGTAAATGGTAGACCCGACCACCAAAAAGGACAACACGATGACTTAATCATGGCATTTGCTATGGCTGTGTTTGTTGGTGAAACTTCTTTTGCACAATTAGAAAAGGCAACAGAACAAACAAAGGCGATGTTGGAATCTTGGACTACCGAAAAAAATACATTTAAAGATAGTTCTCAAAATTTCAATCCTGGATTACCCGCCAACACCTATAATAACATGAATTATGGTAGACAAGAAGCATCCAAAAGCGATTATGAAAAGTATTTATGGTTATTCGGTGGAGGAAGAGTTTAATTTACTACAACTAACACTATTATTTAAGTAAAAAAAGATTATGGCACAAGATAAAATGACGGTATGGCAAAGGTTAGGTAAGGTTTTTGGACCTAATGCCACTTTGGACCAACAATCACCTGTCTTTAAGTTCGACAAAAAAGAACTATTAAAAACAACAGATAAGGCTGAGTTTGAAAGGGAAAAACTACAATCACAGCAAACAATGTACATTGGTAAACAATGGCAAAAGGTTGAGGGCAATTTATACCAACAAGCGGTTTATTATGAACCAACAAGGTTGGCCTCATATTATGACTACGAAAGTATGGAATATACTCCTGAAATTTCAGCGGCGTTAGATATCTACGGTGAAGAATCTACAACACCAGATAAAGACGGACATATATTACAAATTTATTCAGAGTCAAAAAGAATAAAATCAGTATTGGCCGATTTGTTTAATAATAAATTAGATATTAGCACAAACCTACCAATGTGGACAAGAAACACATGTAAGTTTGGTGATAACTTTGTTTATTTAAAATTGGATCCAGAAAAAGGAATCGTTGGTTGTCAACAATTACCTAACATTCAAATAGAAAGATTGGAAAAGGGTATGAGATTCCAACCTGACAAGTATTCACAAGAAATGGAGAATGATGCTTTGAAATTTACTTGGAAAGAAAAGAATATGGAATTTAACACATGGGAGGTTGCTCACTTTAGAATTTTAGGTGACGACAGAAAACTTCCATATGGTACCTCTATGTTAGAAAAATCACGTCGTATTTGGAAACAACTTTTATTATCAGAAGATGCGATGTTAATTTATCGTGTATCAAGAGCACCTGAAAGAAGAGTGTTTAAAGTATTTGTTGGAAACATGGACGATAAAGATGTCGACCCATACGTACAAAGAGTTGCAAGTAAATTTAAAAGAGACCAAATTTCAGACCCCCAAACAGGTAATGTTGATATGAGATATAACCAATTGGCGGTAGATCAAGATTATTTTATCCCTGTTAGGGATGCAGCAGCAACCAACCCAATTGAAACGTTACCTGGTGGAACAAACTTGGCGGAGATTGCGGATATTGAGTATATTCAAAAGAAATTAGTTACGGCATTAAGAATTCCTAAAGCATATTTAGGATTTGAAGAGGCTGTTGGTGATGGTAAAAACTTATCATTATTAGATATTCGTTTTGCAAGAACAATCAACAGAATTCAAAAGTGTATGATTGCCGAATTAAATAAAATAGCAATCATTCACCTTTTTCTATTAGGGTTTGAGGATGAATTAACAAACTTTACGTTAGGATTACATAACCCATCAAAACAATCCGACTTATTGGGTATTGAATTATGGAAAGAAAAGATAACATTATATAAAGATGCGGTTGCTGAAATTCCAAACACGGTAGCACCTGTATCTGCATCTTGGGCTAAGAAACATATCTTAGGGTTCTCAGATGAAGAAATCAGATTGGATTTACAACAACAAAGAGTTGAGAGAGCGGTGTCTGCAGAATTAGGTAAAACTGCTGAAGTTATCACTAAAACAGGTCTATTTGATAATATAGATAAACTATATGGTAAAAAAGAAAGTGAGCCTGCGGGTGAAGCTGGAGCTGATGCTGGTGGTGCTGGTGGTGACATGGGTGGAATGCCTGATATGGGTGGTGGAGCTGAAGCACCTCCCCCTGACGCCCCTCCTGGCGGTGGAGTAACCCCTGAAGGGTTTAATAAAAATGATTTAAATATGCTATTAGAAGACCATTTATTTGGGGGTAGTGATTATATGGATTTAGCGAAAGGAAGAAACTCATTAACAGAAATCAACGACAAGTTGAAGGATTTACTGAGTTAGTAAATATTTATAAATAAAAACACTATGAACACGTTCGGAACAATTAAAACAAAAATAGAGAAAGCCTCAATTGGGTTATACGGTAAACCTGAATTTAAAACATATATGTCACAATTAAAAACTATGGTTTTAGAAAATAAGGACTTATCAGAATTGTATTATATATATGATGATTTATCTAAAAAGAAGGGATTAAGTAATGATATTGCTACTGACTATATTAATGAGTCTATTGAGTACTCACAAATATTAATTGAAAATAACGAACGTTCTTTAAAAAATGTTGACGAATGGATATCGTCTATTGTTAAAAAATCTGTAAACAATTACAAGGATATTGATGTTACAATCTATAATAAGTCAATTAAAAATTTAGAAACGGTTTTAGAATCTAAAAAAAGAATTATTAATACAATAATTTCTGAAGATAAATTAAAAATTAAAGAATCTATTAACCTACCACTTAAAACTATGTTAAGGGTTGCCAATGATAGGTTAAATAAAGAACTTTCAAATATTAGTGAATCCGAAAGAAAAGAATTAATTGAATTATCGTCTTTAAGTGATAAGAGTATTAAATTAGAAATTGATACATTAAAAGAAAATGTTATTTCTAATTTGAAAACATCTTTAAACGAATCAAAAGAAAACGATTTAAAAGATACTATTGAAAATACTATCAAAAAAATCAGTGAGTCTAAATACGACAAATATAATCTTTACCAGTTAAGAAAGTTAAATCAAGGGTTATGAGTAACAGGAAATTCTTTTTTGGTTGGGGAAACATAAAAAAGGGTATTACTGAAATTATAAGAATATACTCACACAAACCATCATTTTTTTCTAAAAAAAGGCTTGAATCAGGAATAGCCTTTATAGTGGCACAATGGGGAATGGTTTTTTTTCTTTTAAAGAAATACCCAGACTTATCTATGACTGATATTGTTATGTGGGCATCTATTGAGTTTGGAATTTCAGGATATATCCTACATCAAATACAAAAGGAAAAAAAATTAGATAACGTTGAAGATAAAACTGAAGATAATCAAGATTCTAATTGAGACTTCTTTTTTTGTTGGTAAATTGATTTTTTATTCTGTCCTCTTTTTTTAACTGATTTTTTGGTAAATTCTTGACGTTCTCTTAATTTTTGTAATTGTTTTGTTTTATTAATCTTAAACTTATATTGCTTAAGCGCTTGTTCAATTGACCCCGCATTTTTTACCTTAACTATAATCATAAATTTTTCTTGTTTTTATATATAAATATACAAACTTTTTTGAATTTTGACAAATCTTATTTTTTCACTTACCATTATAAAAACAATAAACAGATAAGGTATGAAGAATGAAAAAAGGAAAAACATCAAAACTAAATGTATTTGATGATGCAAAATGTTACTACGGAACAGTTGACTCAAAAAATTTTAAATCAGTTTACATAATATTACAAACGTGGATTGAGCCGATACAAGAAGACCAAAATTGGACAAAACTAATTGGGGAAATAAAAAGACAAATACAACATACATTATTAGAGGTTGTTGATAACCAAACTTTTGAAAGAAAACAAATTGTCGATTTGGACTTACGTACAAGTGGGATACAAAAAAATAAAAAAAGTTTTTTAAATCTTGAAATTACTTTATTTGTACATAACCAAACAATGGATTTTAAATCATTAATTTTAAGGGACAAAATTAAAAGAATTCTTGGTTCAATATATAAAGATGACTTAAAAAATAGTAAGTATTTTATATTAAGTAAGACAAAAACAAAAGAATTCATAAATGACTAATATTTATCATAAAAATATACTATGAGAATATTAGGACCAAATGATACTGGTAAAGGAATATTAGTTGAGTGGGATGCTGGAATCATCAACCCAAATGAAGTAAGAAATTCAGATGTTATTAAAGAATCTTATGGACAATTAGAACACTCTAAACCGTTTGTATTTTATGCAACCTTACAGAAGTATGGAGTTCCAAATAGAAATGGTAGAGTTTACCCTGAAAAAATATTAAAAAGAGAAGCTGAAAAATACCAAGAAGTTATTAAACGTGGTATGTCTATATCAGAATTAAATCACCCTGAATCTTCCTTGATTGATTTAGATCGAGTAGCACACCTTATCACGGACATGTGGTGGGAAGGTAATGTTCTAATGGGTAAAGTCAAATTACTAACAAGTCCAGGTTTCCACGAAAGAGGGATTGTAACGTCTAAGGGTGATGTTGCAGCAAACCTTATGAGACAAGGTGTCACAATGGGGGTTTCTTCTCGTGGTGTTGGTTCTTTGGTTAAACAAGGAGAACAAAATGAAGTACAGGGGGATTTTGAATTAATTTGTTTTGACTTAGTGTCATCACCATCAACACCTGGAGCTTATCTTTATTTGAATAAAGAAGATAGACCAACGTATGAAGAAAAATTAGAAGAAAATAATAATATTGAAGTTTTAGGTTCAGGTATGGATAAATCTGTTGACTTAATGAGAAGATTATCCGATTATTTAGGTAAATAAAAAAACAATTAAAAATGGACGAAAAGTATTTTGTAACAAAGATCACCACAGACATGGTTGATACTGAAACCGGAAAGGTTAAAAAACAAAGAGAAGAAAAATTGGTTAAAGGTTATTCACCAACCGACATTGAAGCAAAAGTAACAAAGGTTTACGAAAACTACTCTATGGCATGGCGAATTACATCTATCAGTGAAAGTAAAATTGATGAAGTTATTGAGTAATATCATCAAAAATTATTAAAAAAGGGATACAAATTACGTGTCCCTTTTTTTGTGCATAATATTTTTTTTTGTTTATATCGAGTAAAATAGTAAATTTTTTACTATGTCGGTATATTTATCTGTAAATAAACGATAACGCATTGCAATTTACAAATGAGTTTAAACAAAAACAATTCGATAGTAGAAGAGGCTTTATTACAAATGAAGTCGATTGAAGAAGCTATCAGTGAAAACGCAAAAGGAATACTTGCTTCAACCATGAAGCAAGAAATCAGTGAATTAGTAAGGGAGTCCTTAAACGGCCCAAGAAAAAAATCTTTGTACGAACAACCAGAACAAGGAGACGAAATGGCACCTGAGGGTGACATTGACGTTGAAGACACAGAAGACGGTACAGAGGAAACAGAAGTAGATGCTGAGGTTGATGTAGATGGAGAAGAAATTGATTTCTCCGCTATGGGAACTGAAGGACCTGCAGATAACGAAGACGAAATGCCACCATTAGACATGACAGGATCATCTCCTGAAGAAGTATTAAAGGTTTGGAAGGCTATGGGTGATGAAGATGGAATCATTATTAAAAAAGATGGTGATAATATTCATTTAACCGATACCAACACAAACAACGACTACATGATTAGTTTAGGTGGAGAATCAAATAATATAGAAGCGATGCCAATGGACACAGCAAACGAGAGTGTTATCTATGAATTAGTCTTTGAAGAGGATGAAAAGAATTCTGAAATGTACGAAGAGGATGACGAAATGTACGAAGAGGATGACGAAATGTATGAAGAGGATGACGAAATGTATGAAGAGGATGACGAAATGTATGAAATGTATGAAGACGAAGACGAGGATGAAGTTGTTTACGAACTTGAAGTTCAAGAATCAATGAAGCCGGTAGGAATTGGTTTTGGAAGCATGAAGTCAGCATTTAAAAAATCATCTGTTAACAACAAAGGATTTAAAGACAACATGAAAGGTGGTTCTAAATCTGAAAAAACAGGTAGAGGTCCTAAATTTTCTTTTGGTAAAATCAAACACGGAGTTACTGAATCTGAAATGTACGAAGACGAATACGAAGATGAAATGTATACTGAAACAGCAATGTATGAGGATGATGAAGAATTCTACGAAGGGTTTGATGATGAAACGCAGGAAGGTGATTATATGGAAGACGATATGTCTACATATGACGAAATGCCAGGTGAAACTACAGAAGCTTCAAGAACATTAGGAAACGGAAGTAGAAATTATCCAGGAAGAGGATTACCTAAAATGAAAGTTAGACCAACTAACGAAGGAGTCTCCAAAGAAATGAATTTGTTAAGAGAGAAAAATGAAGAATACAAAAAAGCTTTAGATTTCTTTAGAAACAAATTAAATGAAGTGGCAGTATTTAATTCAAACTTGGCGTACTCAACAAGATTGTTCACAGAACACTCAACAACAAAACAAGAAAAAATAAATATTCTTAGAAGATTCGATAACGCAGAATCTATTAAAGAATCTAAATCACTTTACAAAACAATTAAAAATGAATTGGACGGAAGTAAGGGGTCTAATGAAATTGTAACTGAATCTATTCAGAGACAAGTATCTAAAGCACCATCTAACGGTTCCGCTTCAAATTTAATCGAAAGTAAAACGTACGAAAATCCTCAATTCATGAGAATGAGAGATTTGATGTCAAAAATGTAATAAATAAAATAAAATAAACTCAATTTAAAAAAAAATAAAAATGGGAGCATTATTAGAATCAGGTCTAGTTGGTAACATAGGGTTAAAACACCTTAAAGTTATCAAAGAAGACACAATTAACAAATGGGACAAATTAGGGTTCCTAGATGGCCTTAAAGGTCACATTAAAGAAAATATGGCGCAATTGTATGAAAATCAAGCGTCACATTTGATTAACGAAGCGGCGTCAACAGATAGTTCAGGTTCATTCGAAACGGTAGTATTTCCTATCGTAAGACGAGTATTCTCTAAATTATTGGCTAACGACTTAGTTTCTGTACAAGCAATGAACTTACCAATTGGTAAATTGTTCTACTTTGTACCTAAAATTCAAAATTACCAAAACGGACAAGATCCAACTGAAGGTGGTACACATTACGGACCTATTGGTGCTGTGAATGGTGGAGCTTACGGTGATGGGTATTCAGCAACTGATAAAAATCTTTATGACAGATTTTACGAAGGTAATGAGCCATCATTAGACCCTCCAGGTTTATTTGATTACTCTAAAGGTACTTTCTCTGCAATAACTGCAAGTGCTACAACAGTAGCTTGGAATGGTGGTAATTTATCGATTTCAGGATACGGAACAGGACTTGAATACAGAAAAGTATTAGTTGTTTTATCTGGATTTACAAACGGTGGGGCTGGAAAATTAATCGGTCCTGATGGTCAAGTGATGGATAACGAAGCATTCCTTTCTGACTTAAAAATTAATGCTGTTACTACAGCAGGTGGAGCATTCTCAGGTTTAGGTTCTGGTAACCTATTATTTAGAATTGTTACTCAAAAATATGGTAAAGGTATTATACAATACGGAACACAACAACCAACAACATTCCCTGGAACAGGTAATGGTGGATCATACGATGATATCTGTTCTCAAGATGGTCTTATCTACATAGAAGTTGATACTCAAGTTCCTTGTTCAGTAACATCTAACTCTATGGACGGATATTCTGGATATACTATTCCGGCATTAGTGACAGGTACTACGGCTGTTAACACACAATTTACCGCTAAATACAGAGTTTACAAAGAAATGGAATTTGAAGACCAAATCGGTGAGGTTTCTTTTGATTTAGATTCGGTAACGGTTTCTGTAACTGAAAGAAAACTAAGAGCACAATGGTCTCCTGAATTAGCACAAGACGTTTCTGCATTCCATAACATCGATGCTGAAGCTGAATTAACAGCTTTATTGTCTGAACAAGTGGCGGCTGAAATTGACCGTGAAATTTTACGTGACTTACGTAAAGGTGCGGCTTGGAACTTACGTTGGGATTACAACGGATGGAAAAGAGGTACTTCAGCTAACCCATTAACACAATACACTCAAAAAGATTGGAACCAAACTTTGTTGACTGCGATTAACCAAATTTCAGCACAAATCCACAAATCTACTTTGAGAGGTGGTGCTAACTGGATCGTTGTATCTTCTGAAATATCTGCAATCTTTGATGATTTAGAATACTTCCACGTATCTAACGCAGCTCCTGAACAAGACCAATACAACATGGGTATTGAAAGAGTTGGTACATTAGCAGGACGTTACCAAGTATACCGTGACCCTTACTTCCCAGCAAACACAGTATTGTTAGGACACAAAGGAACGTCATTACTTGATACAGGTTATGTTTACGCACCGTACGTACCTCTACAATTAACACCTACAATGTACAATCCGTTCAACTTTACTCCGATTAAAGGAATAATGACAAGATACGCGAAAAAAATGGTGAACAACCGTTTTTACGGAAGAATTACCGTAGATGGTGTTAGAACATTCGATTTAAGAGAATTGAGATAATCAAAAGCTTAAAGAATAACACTAAAGGGACAATTTATTGTCCCTTTTTTTGTTTAGTTGGATATTTATAGATATGATTGAAAGGACTATTAAAAATATTTTAAAGGAGGCAACATCCACAAGTGGTAGTAGGGGTAGTTATGTTGCACCACTTTTACCGGGTGAAAGGTATTTCAAACCTAATGTATTAGCACCGTTCAATGTTGACGTATCTAAATACAAAAGTCCTGATTTAGCGTATGATTCTTACGATGGTAAAATGGAAAGAAATAAAAAACAAATAGGTAAAGAAGAAAGAGTTGCCGATAAAATATATAATTATATTAAAAATCACCCTAACGCAACTTTAAGTGATGGTGACGGTAACCCAATCAATCGATACCCGGGTAAAAAAACCAAAATAGTACCAATTAAAGAGTGGGTTGAATTAGATAATATTTTAACTGAAGATTTGGCGGTGTGGTTTGGTACAAAGAAAAAACCTAAAGGGTCCTCTCAACCAAAAGGTCCTTGGGTTAATATATGTAGTAAAGTTGACGGTAAACATCCCCCTTGTGGACGACCAGATGCTGATAGTAAATCATACCCTAAATGTAGAGCTGCTGGAGTTGCTGGTAAAATGTCTGATTCTGCTAAAAAGGCTGCGTGTGCACAAAAAAGAAAAGCAGAAAAAAAGGATACTCAAACAGGTAAAGGACAAAAACCTGTTATGACTTCATACAAACCAAAAAAGAAAAGGACCCAAAATGAGTCCTTAGAATTTGTGATTAAAAATGTTTTAAGTAGTCTTTAACAATAAGCTCCTGAACAATGTCTTTTACCATCAAGACCTTTTATTTTACCTTTACATACTTGGACAGCATGGCCATTACTATAAGCACTTGGGTACACGTCATATTTTGCCTTTGCTGATGCCTTACCTCTTGCACAAAGAGGTGTTCCTGTTTTTTTTCTTCCTTCAGACATCATCATATTATCATCAACATTCATAGACATTTCCATACCATCTCTTTCCGTCTCATTCATTAAAAAATCAAAAACTTGGTCCATATTGTTTTTGGCTTCTGATATATGGTCTTGAGCCCAATCGTGACCATGATCTAAAATATCCTCAACCATATTGTGGTCCATATCTAATAATATTTCACATTGTCTTTTCATTTGTTCTAAATTAGAAAAGAACATATATCTTGAGGACTCTTTATCTTCTCTTAAAACTTGTTTAATTAATCTGTCTAAATTTTTCATAACTATTTTTTATTAACAATTTGGAACTGTAGTTCTCTTTTATAAGTATCTGTATTTCTGTCTGAAATCACTTTAATATCTACAAAATATTCATTAGGTATTTTATCCGTTGTATCAAACATAAAGTAATAACTATCGGTAGTTTTATTAACCCTTGTCCAATCTTGAACTTGAACTTCTGTATTTGCCCCTTCTCTAACATATATTCTATAATATGCTTCAATATTATCTAAAATTTCTTTTGATGTGTAAGCCTTTTTAATCGTTAGATTAACTTTTCTAATATCGGTATTTAAGATTTTTTCATTTTGTTTAATTCCATCAAAACTAAAACCATAAATTTTAGGAGTTTCAGTCGTTGTACCTATTTTGTAGTTACCGTTTTTTGCTAAAACAACAACTTCGTTTTCAACATTTGTTATACTAACACCATTAATCGATAACCCTTTCCACAAATCATAATATAAACAAGGAGTAGTGACACCTGTTAGATTATTTATTGATACTTTATATACTCCTTTGGTTACTTTACAAGTTGATAGTCCGGTAAACGGAATAATTGCAGCACCATTACCATCTAAAAGATCGACGGTAGGGTTAGAGTCTAAATTAATTGCATTTCCATTTTCGTATACATACAAATATAAATTGTTATTGTTTCCTGCATAGAAATCGTTTCTATTGTCCAAAATTAAGTCATTGTAGGACGTTTCTAAGAACGGCTCATAGAATGTCTGTGTGTGAGGGGAAAAGAACCCCACAGAGTAATTTTCACTCATTCCTGACAAGTTTTCAACTTGGGGGTAATAAGCAATAATCCAACCAGTAACTCCGGTTAAACTTCCACTTAGAATATTATTAATTTCCGTTGTCATATCAAATTCAATATTTTCATTACCAAATTCAAAATGTTGTGTATCGACAACTGTTAATGCACTATATCTTAATCCTGTTAATCCCGATATTGAGTTTGTGTTATCGTAAATACCTGGTGTCGACCAATCGTCAATTGTTGTTCTTTCAAACCAATTTGTTGGTCTTGTTGAAAATGACCTATCATTTAAATTTGTAACACCAAAATCATAATAATCATAACCAACACCACTATCCCAACTTTGAATAGAACCTGTTGTGCCTGAATATTTTGGAATCCTTAATAATACTAAATCAAATGATGTTGCTCTTCTTCTACCTTGTGATGTTGTATCGTTTAATAAATCCTTATCAAAAAAGGATGTGTTGGTCATTCTTAATGTGTGTGTTAAAGAACCTCCACAATTAGTTGAAATAATACCTTGAGAAATGTTTTGTGTTAGACCTGTTAAATCTAAACTAAAAAGGTGACGACTAAACCCTATTGGTGCCGATGTGTTGTTTGCACGACCATAGAATAACTCTACAATTGGGTTTCTACCTGTATTTGTATATGAGTTGTAAATTATCGTATCAGACTTATCTAAGTAAGATTTATAAATTGACATATTAACTTTTTTATATAAATACTTAGTTAAGTCGAATATTGCTATTTAAAACTTTTTGATATGCCCCTTGCATTTTAGCAAGTAAATCATCTGTGGATAATCCGTCTAACGTAACTGAAGATGGTGGTAATAATGGATATGGATGTACGTGAGTAACACAGAACCTAATGATTAACTCCATTAACTCCAAAAGTTCTTCACCTCTAACCATAGATGAGGTATTAGGTTCTATTTGGTTAACAATCGTTTCGGATTCAATTCCATAGACACTATTTTTTAAATCTACAGGATCCTTACCTGGTATTGTGGTATCGTGTGATAGTAAAAATAATCGTGACGCACCTAATAGACCAACACTATTATTTTCTAATGTTGACTTTGATGGTACAAAGGTGTCTTTTCTAATGTTAAATGGTAATTCAGGTGAAAGTTTAGCATCTAATACTAAACCATATCCTGGTGTTATGTCAGTTGCTGAAAGTTTAACTAACAACATTAATAATCCCATATTTGCCGACGCATTTAAATCCCCTGAACCCGTGAAATTTCTAACTAAATCAAGAATTCTTCTTGATGGTCTAAAATAAAATGGATATTGTTCCCCTAATTTAATGTCCGGTCTTAATAGTGCGGACGATGGGTTTGTTATTATACTTTTTAATTGTTCATTAATTCGTAACGCTAGCTCTATTAGGTTAAGACCTATTGGTAGGTTTATAACTCTAATAAGTTTTGTTCCTCCGGTCGTTGAGGTTAAATCTAAATCCGTATCAATATCAAAATTAGAGCTTAGCGTTTGATATGCGTTTTGGTCAGTTCTAAGAGAATATATATAAATTGTTGACGTAAACGCCGAAAACCCATTTTCAGGATTAATCACATCATACTCAATTAAATATTTAATTGGGATATCATTTTTAATTAGTCTTGTTTTGGTTTCAGGCTCACCAAATGTGGTTTTACTATAATATTTACTTAATTGTAAAAATGATCTTGTATCATCTGCAACTGGCATTTCACCTGTTGCAAATTTTTTGTGTTTACCCGCCCTAAGTAAAACCTCATCTTCTTTTATAATAAGATCCGCAGAGTCCCTACCATTCAAAGAGATATCTACGGGTTCAACAAATACTCCTTTAGATTTTTCTTCTTTGTATGTCCCATCTTGGTTCTTAATTGGTTGTAACCTTTTTGTTGAGTTAGAATACCCACCCATTAATCGTGTTTGAGAAGATGCGGTATCTTCATGTTTGATTGTTGCTGGCGATGAAAAGGTACCCAACATATAGAATTTATTCTTATCTGTTTGACTATTTTTGTTATAGTAAAACAACATTACATTCTCACCTTTTTTTGGTACTTGGTTAACAAAGTAAGGTAATAGTGGTAAATAAATATATGGGTCTAATGGTGACCATGGACCATTTTTATTCGGGTCAGATGAGTTTTCATCAAACCCCTTAACCGAATTATTTATTGCCTCAATGTTTTGATTAATCGGCTCAACTCTAATTCTACCAAGCATTGACGGGTCTTCAGCGTCTACACAGGTACCAAAAAATATTAATTGTCCATCTTGGTAATTATCAGCCATTTATTCTTTTTTTAAATTCGTCGTAAACTTTATTATATGACTTTTCAGTCTCATCTAAATGATAAGTTAACTTAAGAATCAAGTCTTTAGTTTTTTCAAAATCACCTTGTAAAAAATCCATAACACCCATAAGGTCCTTATTGGATTTATTTTTATATGCTTTTAATACGTCTAACACTTCTTGATCAGTCATTTTAATATGATTTTCCATATCCTTTTGCCACTTTAGTTATTCCTGGTCCTGCACCAAATGGTGGGACAATTACCGTTAATGGTGGTATAAATATTTCAGTTTTACCATTTTCCGCTTGTTCTTTATTTTGTCCTTTAATCATAGCCATAAATGCCATGTTCATCATGTTTGGTCCTCCGTCAGGGGCATCCCCTGTTGGTAATCCTGCAGCTTGAATTCCTTCGATAGCATTTGCAAATGATCTAGTGTCAGAAACACCACCTAATAATTTTGAACCGGCCAATGCAAATAATGGTAACCCACTACCCCCTTTTGATAGTGCAAGGTTTAATAATTTTAAAATTTCATCAATAACACTTTTACAGTTTCTATAATCAACAAATGCTTGACCTAAAATTAGTAAGGCATAGACTATAGACGAATACATTTGTAGTTGTTTGTTTTTTGCTTCCTTAATAATATCGGTTAATATTTTTTCTACCAACAATTTTACGTTTTTCTTAACAATATCAAAAAGTTCTTTAACATAAATCGCCATAATTTTTCTCATAAAATTAACGGTAAACTTTCTAAAGGTTTTCATAAAATTTTCTAAATCATCAAATAGTGAATCTAATTGTGTTGAAAATTGACTACTAATTCCTTTAACCATAACTAAAAACCCTAACATTACTTTTGGAGATAAGATAGTTTTAAAAACAATTTTTGGTAATTGGGTGATTAAACTGGTATCCAAAGACGCCTTTATATTTAAATCAATACCTAATTTAGGGACTAAGTTTTTCCAATTTGGGTCGTTTGCAATTTCGTCTATTGCTTGTTGAACCCTATCAACTTTACCTGACTCACCTTTTTTTGTAATTACCTCATCTAAAATTTGCCTTGTACCTAAAACATTTACAGGTAGTTGTAAGTTACCACAATCTTCAAATTCAACAACGCCAGCAAGTCTGTTATTTATATCATTTTCTATGGACCTTAAATCTTGATTTGAAACCTCAAAGAACGAATCGTCAATATTATCTTCGTCACTTAATTTTGCGGCTCCACTTACATCTATTTTTTTTGTTGGGTCTGTACAAACCCCCATAATTCTTTTTAATATTAAGTCAAACTTTTTTTGTTCCCTCATCTCATCACTACTTATTTTCATACTAAAATCAAATACTCCTGTAAGTGCATTCATTAATTCTGCAGATAAAACATCAAATTGTAAAACATCAATACTACCATAGTAATCTGTTAAAAAATCAGAAACAGATGTTGCACTATTTAATTGCGGTTTTAAAGTTATTTTTAAATAGTCGCCAAAATTTGTGGGGTTAACCGCCGGATAAAACTGAACATATTCGACATCAAATAAATCTTGTCCTGACGCCCCCTTATATCCTGAACTAAATTGCGTTTGATAAGATTGACCTAAATTTTGTAATCGTTCATAAAGTATCCTGTTAGTACTGCTAGGTATTGCTCCCGGAGTTGTTGGTTCGTTTTCGTAATAATATTTAGCATCATCATCATCGGGTGAAAATTTTAATCTTTTAAATAAATCGATTTGACTTACTTTAATATAAATTGGTTGATTTAATTTGTCTTCGTATGATTGTTCTTCTGAACACCCAATAGTTGAAATGATTTCTTCAACTAAAAGCCCTTTAACCTGTTCTTTTGTTTTTTCCGCCGCCTGTAAAAAAAAACCACTAATTGTTGATAAGGAACCCCCACCTTTTGGTGGTAGAGTTTGTTTAAATAAATCTAATAATTGTTCAAGTTGATTTTTTATTTCATTTTTTACTTGGTTTTTAAGATTGTTTGTTCCTTTATCTAACTCATTTAATTGTTTTATAACATCACTTTTTTTCTTATCTAACGAAGTTTTTGCTTTTTCTTTTTTTTGACGAAGGTCGTTTTTTTTGTTCTCAACAGTTGTTTGATAAGCACTAATTTTAGTCTTTGCCTTATCATAGTCGTTATTTAAATCTAAACCCATAATTACATTTTATATCCTTGACCTTGACTATTGTCTACGTCTTTCTTTATTAAATTTTGTAGTAAATCATCATCCATGTCAGACAAAGAGAAACTTTCTTCTTTTGTGTTGTTAGATTTTTCCCAAATTGTGGACTGAAGTTTAGATAACGTTAACTTTTTTTCAATGGTGTCATTAATGATTTTTTGTTGTTCTTTAATGACAGGACCAATAAGTGTCATATCTTCAGGGTCTTTTAACAGTGCCAACATTTTGTTTTGTATTCTAATTGCGGTTGCTCTTTGCTCTACAAGTTCGTTGTAGATTTCTTGCATAAGCCCTAAAACCGAATCCTTATTTAAGGATATTTCTTTTTTTCTTGTTCTACTCATAACAATAAATATTTGTTTATTGATTATGTATTCTTCTTAACGTATCTAAATAAACCGTTTTATATTTTTTTAAACATGTTCTAATTTCTTTTGTGTTAAGATTTGTCATTTCTCTTAACGTCAATAGAACAATATTCTTATTAAACTTATTATTATCGTTACCAATAAAAATATTACCATAGTCATCAAATAAATCAATTAACGCGTGACCCATCTTTGTTTCGTTATCGGGTAAATTGTTTTTTTCAATATAATTTTTTAAATCAACTAAAAATATATCTATAATTTTTTCAGCATCTATTTTTTCAAACTCTAAATAATAAACCATGTCTGGTCTATTTTCTAATGTTGCAGAAATATCTTCATAAGATATTTTTCTATTCATTTCTTTTTGGTCTTTCAATATTTGACCCATCAAATAGTTTTTACAAATCGTCCCAAAATAAGAATATGCTTTTTTATTCTTTGCCGGTTTAAACTTATCAACTTTTGTCATTAAAAAAGAATGTGTATCTGCGTGAATATCAATATACGTCATATCTTTTCTATACAACTTATATCTTCTAATAATTGACTCTATCATTTTATCCAGTGGACTACGAAGAAACTCGTTGTATATTGAATCTTTTTCTTGTTTGGTTTCAGCTATTAAATAAGCTTTAACCGCTTCTTCTTCACGGACATCAAAATAATTTGTAGTTAATTTTGGTTTTTTTTCCGTCTTTTGCGTTTCGTTAATTATTTCATTTTCTGTTACTGATGATAAAATCATTAAGCTTGTTCAGGTTCAAACTTTATATTTCTATCTGAAGTGAAGAAATGTTCTTTTTTTGCCGACTCAATCCAAAATGAAACTTCTTTGTCTGAAATCTTTTCGTTACCATTTTTATAATTCCAAAAAATTGACCCTTCTCTTAAGTTCATATGTTTATAACCAATTCTAGGAATGGTCATAATATTTACAGAGTTGTAAGTTAATCGTAAAAGGAATTCATAAACAAATGTTAATCTCATAGAAGATTTAAACCCACCGTTTTCTAAATATGTTTCTTTTTTTATTACCATACCACTTGATTGGAAATTTTGGTAAGCCATTAAAACATCATTTGTTAGATACCCGATTTCTGAATTTAAACTTGCCGCAAATGTTGCTTCATTTGTGAACCCAACAAACATACCTTTTTCATCTGTATCGACTACTAATGGTAAAAATGCGTCCACTTCAGGATATGCCTTAATAAATCTATTAACATTTTTAAACCATATGCTTGAATATTCATCATCAAATTCTAAAATGGATACCCACTTACTTTTTGCGTTTTTAACACCTAAATTAACTTGTGAGCTAAAATCAAAATCACCTTTATTTTCAATAAAATTAACAGTGATACCACTATAATCGTATTCCTCTAATCTTGACTTTAAACCGTCCTCATCTGTATGAACAATAACCAACTCATTAATGTCTGTTAATTGTATTTGTAATGATTTAACGGCCCTTTCAAATAGTATATCAAAATCTCTTTGTTTTGATGAGTTAATCGGTAAAATTACCGATACGTCTAATTTTTCTTTTTCCATAATTACTTATTTTCTTCTGTTACGTTTATTTTTTCTAATTGTTCAGAAAATGAATTTGACCTTACTGAGAAATATTCATCAAAAATAGATACAACATCAGTCTCAAATTTATTTTTTTGGTTGTACATGTTAGCGGTTAATTCCATGTTATCATAAAGAGTACCTGAAATATTATCTTCCAACCAATTTTGGGTATAGTTTGCAATAATCTCTACAATATCATTAAATTGATATGTCCAAATACCATTTTCTTCTGTTAACCATTCAGGTTTCATGTTAGGTACTTTACCAACAACTGGAGTCCCTGTTGCCATACATTCTAATGGGTAAGTACCAAATGATGACTCATCATCAACCCAAACCGATAAATAAGAATCTTTTAAATACTTAGCAAAATCATCAAGTTTAATCCCTCTCATATCTCTAAAAGTAATCCATCTATATTGTGGATATTTTAAATAAAATGTTTTAATAATTTTTGCGGTATTTCTTGGTTCTCTTGTGTGTATTGCGATAATTGGTTTAGAAGGTTTTTCTTTTTTAGTGAATTTCTCATAAATAAAAGGTTCAAGAATATCAAAAGAGGTGCCTTTCATAATATCTGATAACATTTTTTTCTGACTTTCAGAGGTAGTAATACATTTATAAAATCCATGTTGAGACCAATTAACTCCAGGAGACATAGTTTCCAACATATTATCATACGCTTGACATAATACAATTTTACCACACGGAAAATTTTTAATTTGTTCCATTACGTGACCGTAAATTTCAGGTATAACCACAAAATCTTCGGGGGATAATGCCAAGTTCTGACTTTCAATTTCTTGATGAGGTATATCCATATATTCCTGACCCAACCATTCAGAAACACCATGATAATCTTTTGTTTCGTGAATAATAATACAATTGTACCCATTATTTTTTAGGGTTAATGCCATATCGTAAATATACTTAATACCCGCCATTGGGTTTCCTTTAGTGTCTTGAACCAAGAAATAAATTCTTGATGTTTTATCTTTAAGTTTTTCTAAAGACTTTTCAATTTTTTGTATTCTTTCTAAATCCATTTTAAAGTGTTTTTATTATTTTATTCATTAATAGTGTATTAAATGCAATCTTAAAGGGAATAGTTAAATTTTTTGCAGCATGTATACCTAAATTTTCATCTAATTCTTCTCTTTCGGTAAGTATGACTTCAATTAAACTTTTAAAAGTTTCATATCTAGTAACACTTATTTGTTGTTCATTTTCAGTTTCTCCTGAAGGTGGGGGTGTATAATACTTAGAATTAATTAGACTGACTTGGTCTTCTAATTCATTCACATCTATATAGTAATTTTCACCTAAAAAATTTAACATATTTTTAATTTTTGTAATACTTCATCAAAATCTTTTAATTTTTCAATTTCATAATCAGATTTGATATTTTTATTATAGTTTGTTATGTATTTCACAACAATTTTATCTTTTGGTTTTTCTAATATTAAGTTAGGATTGGACGTAAGTAAAACGTCTACCTCGTCCCACATAGAATTAATTGTCGTATTTGAGTAAAATTTTACCTTTTCTAACTGACACCCAAACTTAGATAGGAAAAATAATGATGCCGGTTTTGATCTACCCATCTCATCCGAAACAATTAATAATTCATTATTATCTCTATATTTTAAATATATTTCATTTAAATCATTAAACGTAAAAGTTTCTGAGGATCCAGCATGACCAAAGATTTGCATTGCAAAGTCTTCATAAGTAAAAGAGTATAGTTCGTCCTCATTTCTAAAACTAAAATGATTCATTAAATTTAAACTGGTTACTTCATTTTTTATTTCGTATTTAAAATTTTCTTCCTCAATTACTAAATCAGTATTGCCGGACATATCAACATCAAAAGATTTTAAATTGTTTTCCGTTTCATTTTCTTCAATCATATTTTTTTCATATAACTGAATAAACTTACTTATAGTATCTCTTAAAACCCCGTTAATTTCAATCCCTATTTTCTTCATCGTATTTGACTAATATTTTACTAATTAATGGATTTCTAACGTTTTTAGCATTTTTAAAATCGTAAATACCAATATCTGGTATTTTATTGAACCTTTGTAATGCGTCATAAAGTCCTGATTGTTTTTTATCTTTATACCTGTCAGTTTGTTCCAAGTCACCTGATATAAAGAATTTACTATTAAATCCTATTCTTGTCAATAGTAGTTTCATTTGATTGGGTGTTGAATTTTGAGCCTCTTCAAAAATAAGAATTGAGTTGTCTATATTCATACCCCTCATGTAGGCCAATGCAAATACTTCAATAACCTCACCCTCTTTTAATTTTTCTCTTGCTTCCTTACCTATAATCTTATTTAATAAATAATATGAAGGAAAAATATACGGGTCCAATTTTTCTTCTAAATTACCAGGTAATGACCCTAATTTTTCTTCGGCTTCGACTGCCGGTCTAACGATAATTATTTTTTCATATGAGTTATTTGGGTCCATTAATAAATCAACGGCAGCCTTCATGGAAATATAACTTTTACCAACACCTGCAGGTCCGGAACAAATAGTTATTTGATTATTAATCAGTAAATCGTAATATTCTTTTTGATTATCAGATAAAAATTTACTTTTTTGTTTTCTTTTAATTGTTGAGTTTATAAAATCTTTTTTAGAAACTTGTTTTTGTTCATTATCTTCAGTTTGTGTTTGTGGTTTTTTTCTTGTCGTCATATTTTATTTTACAAATCGTTTAGTGGATTCTTGATTATAAATCCTTTGCCGTAAACTGGATGTTGAGAAATCATGATCTCTTTTATTATACACCAATTTAATACCCCTTTTTTGACAAATGTCTTTTGCCGTGAATTGTGTGTCTTTATATTCTTCCCCAATAATTCTTACATCCAAATCTAAGGATGCAAATATTGATTGTAATTCTTCTTCCGTGCTATAAGGTATTATCTTATCTACATATTTAACCGCATCTAATTGAAGATATCTTTCGACGATAGATTGTACGGGTTTATTTTTTTCAGGCCTATCTATTGTTGGATCATTTTGTAATGCGCATATTAAATAATCACAATGTTTTTTACATTCTTCTAACATAATGATGTGACCTGTGTGTAGTAAGTCAAAAGTACTACAAGTTATACCAACAATTTTTTTATCCATTTTATAATTTTTTATAAAAATCTAACCAATAATTAATCATTTCATCTAGCATTGATTCAAAGGTATATTCCGGAGACCATTTAAATATTTCTCTAGCCTTGGTAGAGTCACCTTTTAGGTATTTAAGCTCCTCAGGTCTAATAAAAAGATTATTTTGGGTAACATAATCTTTATAGTCCATACCTAATTGGTCAAATACGTATTTTGTCATATCTCTAACTGAATGTGTTTCCATTGTTGATACCACAAAATCTTCCGGTTTTTCGTGATTAATAATCGCGTGCATTGCCCTAACGTAGTCTTTAGAGTGGCCCCAATCCCTATAAGAATCCAAATTACCCAACTCTAGTTTAGTTTCTAACCCTAATTTAATTCTAACTGCTGTTTTAACAACTTTATTTGTAACAAAATTAGAACCTCTTCTTGGCGATTCATGATTAAATAAAATACCATTAGTTGCATGTAATCCGTACGCATTGCGATAATTTCTAACTATAGAGTATCCAAATAATTTAGAACACCCATAAGGGCTAACAGGGTGCATTGGTGTGGTTTCTCTTTGGAATCCATCATCATCTACACAATTACCAAACATCTCAGATGAACTTGCCTGATAGAATTTAGCATTAGGACATATTCTTCTATATGATTCTAATATGTTTAGTACACCGAGAGCATTTGATTGTACGGTAAATTGAGGTATTTCAAAACTAATCCTAACGTGACTTTGTGCCCCAATATTATAAATTTCATCAGGCATTACTTTTTGTAATATGTTGTCTATTGATCCTACATCTAATAAATCACCATAATGTGTAGTCACTTCATTTGTTAAGTGTAAAAGTCTTGAGTCTTGGTTTTCGGCCATAGAATGTCTTCTAACCATCCCATGTACTTCATATCCTAAAGACAATAAATATTCCGCAAGATAACTACCATCTTGACCATTAATTCCTGTTATAAATGCTTTTTTCTGTTTCATTTAATTTGTTTTTTATTTCTTTGTAAATACCCTCTTTCGTAGATGGTTTTACCGTTATCTGGTGACTCAAATATTTTCATAGTACTTTCAAATAAAACTTTATTCTCTTTATCACAAATAAAGTATTTAATTGATTCATCAGATTTAGATAAAAAATCACTTACTTCATTAAGTGTATTAAATTCCGCAATTTTTGTAAAGGGAACTAATGGTTCCATATGTCCATATGATACTGAATCAAAAATTTTATAAATCATAGTTTTTAAATATTTTCATTTTTGTTAAGTCGGGCCAATCTGTAACTACCCATTTTTTTGGTTGTGTGTTGATAGCTTCTTGTAATTTATTTAATCCTAGTTGTGCTGTTTCTGGCGTCATGTAATAATGATAACCTACCGTTTCAATGTCTTGATCTCTCCATGGTATGTTAGGTAATCTACCATCGTAAGACATTTTTTTTAACTTAATATAGTCTTCTTCATTATCTAATAAAATAATACCGCCACGACCCAATGAAAGATGTTTTTGATACTGAAAACTAACACACATAAATGTATTTGGTAAATAACTATCTTTTCTCCAAAGAACTGCTGCGTCAATTATTCTTTTATTACCATAATTTAAAGTATAATAATCTTCCCATTCCTCGTCTTTCCATTCTCGTTCTAACCCCATTTTATCAGATAAAAAAGGAACGGACAAATATGTTCTTTTTGGGACATTTATTTTTGTTTCTTTGGTGTACCTTAAACATAACTCAATACCATGTGTACAACTATCTACCGCAACGGCATAAGGTGATCCAAAAAATTTTGATATTTTATTTTCAAATTCTTGAACTACTTCAAAATTAACGTTCATTTTTTTATTGGTTAAGTTTAAAATATAAATCCCTGTTCACCCAATGGTTAGGTGATTTTTGGTTGTAATTGCCTTCTTGTTTTTTATATAATTCATAATTATTAGATAATAAATTAACAAAATCTTTTTCGTAGTTAGTCGGTTGATTTTCTCTAATTTCGTTTATTACGTGATCACAAATAGACTCAACTTGTATAAATTCAATTCTTCTTTCATTAAGAAAACTATTAATACTTTTTAATATTGTATAATCCATTCCTTCGGCATCAGAAACATATTTTTTAATATTAGTTATTTTTTTTTCTTCCAAAAATTTTTTAAGATTTATACCCTTAACTTTTATCTTTTTGTCTGTGTGTATGTCATTACCTGTTATTTCTCTATATTCTTCTGTTATTTGAAATAATGAAGAAGAGTCCCCAATTATATCATTAAATTTACTAACATAAAAATCATACTCGCCCTCTGTCTCAACTACAGCGGCATTAATTATTTCAACTTTTGGGTTATTTATATGTTCATTTTTTACTTTTTCATATAAGTGAGGAATTGGTTCAAACCCATAACATTTGTCAAAATTTTCATTTTTTATTATATTTAAAAACCCAACACCATTGTTTAGTCCTATATATATCAAAATTTTATCCATTTTAAATAAAAGTTTTATCATTTATTTGGCCCTCATAAGGACCTGTTTTATATTCATAAATTAATGTATTTTCTTCTAAAATCAAGTAGTTATGTCCGCCCTCTAAAGTAAAACTTGAATCACCAACGTTTAATATATGTTCGACTAAAATTGTATCGTCTAAATCATAAAAAATACATTTAACACTCCCTTGAATAATAACCCAACTTTCTTGGGCAATTACGTCTATATCTCTTCTTTTCCAAACGTGTTTATGTGGTCTAAATGTTTTGTCTTTTTCTAAATTTAATATAGAACACTGTATAAAATTTTCTTCAGGTACAATATCTTGTCTACCTGGTGTCATATCTTCTTTTTTTACTATAATATGTAATAATTTTGTTGTGTCTACTTTTGAATATATTTTTATCATAATAATATTTTGTTTAAAAAATTAATCAATTTATTTTCATCAAAAAGGCTATAATTAATTATAGGTTGCTCAAGTAACATTTGATTATACTTAGAATCATCATTATCAAGTTCTAATATTTTTTCAATTAATATGTCTTGATTATTATAATCGTGGTAACTTAAAAAAGATTTAGGGTTATAGTCAGAATTTACGTTGGTATCTCCCCAATAAATTGGTATAGTTTTAGAGATGAATCCATCGACAAGTTTTTCCGTATTATATCCAGGGTAGGAGGAGTTCTCAAAAGACATGACAAATTTGTAATCTTTCATAAATTCTATTTTATCGATTACATCGATGTTTTTATTTCTGATACAATTACCTAAACAATCAACTTCTATGTGTTTTTGTAATTTTAAAACAAATTCGTCTCTAAATTGTACGCAGTTTCTTTGTAGATAAAGAATCTTTTTAGATTTTTTAGGTATCGTTCTATCATTTATAGTATCCTTAATATTATGGCCGTACCTTCTGATATAGCAAGGTAATCTAAAATTTTTCTCATTACCCGTATCAAATCCTGTTATACTGTAGTCCGCATATTTGTAAAGGTTATCCTCTCCTAATGTAAAATCTAAAGGTCGATACCTATGAGAATAAAAATTTTCAGGAGTGAATAGAATTTTTTTACAATTATATTGTTTATGTGTGTCCCCGTCTACACTAAAAAATAACACATCAGGGTTTATGTTATCATAAATTACATCGTAATGTTTGTTTAGTAATAAACTAAATATGGGGTCTGTTGTTGGATTAAATCCACCCCAAAAGTCTGTAAATCCTATTTTTATTTTTTTATTATTATTCATTATTTTATTTTTTATTTTTTATTGTAAAATCGTTTATTAATAACACGTCATTTTTATCCTTTTGTTCTCCTCTACTCTCTTTCATTTTTTTTAATACGTCTAATGTTGTAAATTTATAACCCATAAAATAAAAATGTAAATTAGGGTTTATAATTATATCGTCTTTATGGTACGGGTAATATTTTAATTGGTTTTCGTGACTGGATACATTACCATCTTTCTTATCAACATAACTAACATCGGTAGTAATAAAATCAATGTCGTTACATTCTCTAATTGAAAAAAGAGATAGGACCGAACTTGACGTAATACAAAATTTATTAATATCTTGGTTTTTTATTTCGTCCCGATACTGACTAAATAATGAAATAAAATTGTCATAATTCGGTTGTTTTACATTATTAATAACCCACAAAGAATTTTTATTTAATAACGTTGAACATATTCTCCACGTCTCTTCTTGAGTATCGTTAATATGTACAGAATGGTTTTCTTCTTTGTAGTAATCTCTAATTTCTTTCTTACATAATAACAATTTTTCTATATTGTCGCATTCCACAACAAATAGTTGTATTTTATTTGAATTTCTAAAACAGTTGGACATTTTATGTTTCGCTCCCCCGTATTCTGAGTGGTGATTACCTATCCATTTTTCAAACCTATAAAGTTCTATTATGTAATTATGTTTACCTAACTCCGTAAAGTTTATTTCTTTGTTGTAAACAATATTTGAATGTTTTTTTATTGTTTCTACTGCTAATGATAGGTCTTTTTTATCTGACGAAAAAATACTTATTGTGTATGTGTTTTTTTTATTTCTTACATATTCTAAAGCCATTTCATCTAAATAAACATCAGAAAGTCCTTTTTGTTTAAAAAATCTATAGTCACATATGTGTTGTCCATTACTATCATCCTCCATCCCATAAATTTCAACATCAGAAACTATACTGGCGGCCACCCTATGTGACCCATTATATGGGGAATTGTTTTTTAACGGTATATAATTTTTCTCAGGAGATTTAAACCCAAACCTTAAAATAGACTCTAAAGTGATATTAAATGAATTAATAAAATCTTCAGGTTTATTTTTTTCAGGATAAGACTCAAAAAATCCATTCCATACGCGAATATGTTCTAAATAAAGTTCTTTAGGGTATTCGGAGTTTAAATTTCTATGTTTTGCGTAAAAAATCTTAGCATTAATGTCAAACCTTAAGGGGGTTAATAGTGATAAAGGATTAAATTTAATTATTTTTTTCATATTTATTTTATATTATAATTGTTCATAAATGAAGGTCTAATATTCGATGAGTCAGACCTTATTATGTTAACCTGTTCATGATATTTAATATTATTTTTAGATTCGGCCTCTAAAGACTTATGTGGTAAGTGATAGTAATTGAATGGGCATAACTTCCTTAATTTACCTAGTCTCATTAATCTCTCAGCTAAATCGTCATCCTCACCACCCCACACTTCAAATCTTTCATCAAACCCACCAACTTCAATTATGTTTTTAGTGTGTGTTATAAACACAGCACCTAATCCTGTAATGGTTCTGGGTGTGACTATAATACCATTTAAATCAACATCCACCGAATCAAAGTTTATATTACCCAAAGATTTTTCAGAAATGTCTAATACTTGAGCAATAAAAAATTCATTATCTTTTAAATTTTTTAAAAGATTTAAAAAATCAACATACTTATCCTCATTTAAAAAAATATCAGAATCAAATTGGCAAAATACGTCTGAATTATTTTTTTTTAATATATGATTCATAGACATGTTCATTTTTTTTGACCTATGGTATTGGGATGGGTTGTAAGGCATGTGGACTGAACAGTCAATAGTTTTTTTTATAGAAAAATCAAACGTAAAAAAATCGGCATCTACTCCATTTTTTTTTAAAAAGTTGCAAAGGTTTTTAAGTTTAATTTGTGAAAAAGCGGCGTTTCTGGTTCTTTCAATATTACCATTTAACCAAAAAACCGTAAATAAGGTTACCTTCATAATTGTAAAAAGTTTTTTATTTTATTTATATTTTCTTTTGTTTTTGTCTCTAAAAAACTAATTAAAGATTTACCTGATAACTCATCAAACCAAGTCTCTAACGATGCTCCGTAATTCTTAGAGGTAATGACTTTAAGTCCCATACATTTAGCCTCAACAACCAATCTACAAAAGGTTTCTCTTGCTAAAGGGTAGAAAACTAACCCCTCACATTTAGATAGGTTATCTAAAAACTCAACCCTATCGTGACTTTCTTTAATAATAGAGAATGGTAATTTATTTTCACTACAATATTTTAAATTACCTTGTGTGTTTTTAATCCAGTTATTTGTATAATAGACACCATATTTACCATTTTTTATTTTATTTTTTTCTGATAACTCGTTTAATAATTTGATATCCGAATCTGACCATATTGAACATTCTAAATTTATAAAATTAGCCTTAACATCATTTTTTAAATAAACATTCATGTGGTCTGTAGTTTGAACAAATACCGCTTTCGCATTACTATATAAGTCGTAATTGATTCTATCACTTAATGGTATAATGTTATCAGGGTAACGCCAAGGATGTCTTGACGGGCAAATTTTATAATCATTTTCAATTATAATATAATTGAGATTAGGTATTTGACGAACCAGTGAAGGATTCATTAATGATATGTTAGATATGATATAAAAAGTATTTGAATCAAATGATTGTAAGTTTTGTGAATATTCAAACTCTAATCCTAATTGTTCTATTAAAACTTGATTTACCCATTCTGATCCACCATGAGGAACTTCTTTTGTTGTAAAATCTGAAACTAAAATTTTTCTCATATTACTTCTTGGTTTTTACTTAACACCTCGTCCATATATTTAAAAGGTAAATTAAAGTAATGTTCTCCGAACTTGTTTTGTTTATTAAATGCTGATAGTCTTTTAGCTCTATCGACATAAAGTTTTTTTACATAGTCTTTGCCTAAAAATTTATAGTGTAGTAATTTTAAATCTTCATTTTCAGAAAAAATACCATTTGATGATGAAAAACTATGTGCTCCCACACCAAAATTAACATCAACGTTAGGATTAAATATAATATTTTTACACATGGGTTGGTAACGATCTGACCCTATTTTTATTTTTTTAGTAATCAACTCACCGTCATAAATGGGGAATATTTCACTAACCATATCATGTCCACAAACTTTTGGTACCGTAATACCGGTTTCTTTATACTCTTCTAAAATTTCTATTAAATTAGGGTGGTATAATAATTCATCACAATCACAAACAATAACCCAATCAACCCCTTTATCTCTACTGTGTTTTTTATATTCGTTATTTTTTAGGTTTATGTAGTTCATTTCATTTATCTGTTCGTCACTATTCCATTTTAATACTTTTACTTTTGGGTACTTTTTATATATCTCATCAGATGAATCGGTTGACATGTTATCATGAATATAAATTTCCTCACAAAATGAAGAATAATAATCGAGGGTGAATGGAAGTATTTTTTCTTCGTTCCATGATAATATGTGTGCGTGTATTCTCATGATTTAATTTTTTTAAAAATCATTATTGAATTCCTAAAATACCAATACCCATCTTCAATATCTTTTCTAACATCCATAGAGTCTTCTTTTAAGTATTCAAACCCAAATTTTTCAATTTGGGATATTACTTCATCATTATTTAATTCATTAAAATGCCCATAACCTCCTTGACCTCTTAAAGCCCATGAAATGATTAGATATTTAGAACAATGTGAAGTTATATTATTTAAATATACCTCCATATGTTGTGGTGGTAAATGTTCACCAACTTCTAAACTAATGACATTACCCTTAACCACAAAATCAAAATTTTCCGCTAAATTTTGAGATTTAATCTCAAACGGATAATCATTTTTTGGAGGAATCATTTCAACACCTATTAGGTTTTTAAAACCATTTTTGTGTAAATCATTTAAATATGTACCCATACCACAACCAAAGTCATATACGGTAGTTTCTTTATCTTCAGATAAATATTTAACAACCCAGTCACTTACTTTTTGACTGTGAACGTGATGTTGTTTGGCAAAATCTGGGTGCCAAAACCCGTTTGAATTATCAATTTCCATAATTAAAAAGTTTTTTCCATAATATTAATACCTCATTATTTGTTAATTTAGATACCTCATTATTGGTTTCTTCATTACCATAAAATTCAGTGTTTGTTAAATAACATTCATCTTTTACTAAACACGCAACCTCACCTTTAGATGAGTGATATACTTTACCTATCATGTCATACATCTCTTGTTTATTAGTTGTGTGACCATATTGTATCACTTTAGGTAAGAGTAATGGTTTAACGTAATTATTAAAGTAATTATCATCACCAACGTGACCAAATAGATAAATTTTTTCACACTTATCTTTTAATGCTCTTTGTATTGAAACGTGAGTTTGTTTTCTATCTTCTATTGTCCCGATAATTCCTGCAATATTTTTTACATTAGTTTTATCTGATACGTTTAAGTCTTCTTTTAGGTTAGGAATAATTACAAAGTTGCCAGTATATTCTTTATGGTAATCTCTATGTTGGTCATGTAAAAAAACCACAGTGTCCCAATATTTTGTAATTTTTCCAACAGGGAACCACCATTTTTCATGACAGGATAATATTACCCTTTTAACATTAGGTCTTTCTTTCAAATCTAAAAAATGAAATATAACAATATCATCTGAATCGTATTTTACATTTTTTAATAAATCTGATTTACATTTATTTAAATGCCAATCGTGTGGACCATAAAATGTACAATCAATACCATTATCATTAAAAAAATTGGTTAGGTTTATAAATGCTGTTGTTGACCCTCCCTTATCCGAATAACCTGAAACTATTTTAACCACGCATTTCACCTATTAATGTTTCACTTTTTTTATTTTCAACCATCTTAGCTAAAAGTTTGTTTATATCTTGGTTTATTTTTTCTGAATCTAAAAAAGAAGTTTGAGTCGCTAACGAATCTGTGTCTATGTATGTTTTTTTATTACTTAAAAAACATTTTAAGGAAAAATCATTAAAACATGTGTTGGTATTATACTGTATATCAAACCAATCATTATTTTTCAAATTAGTAAGTGTTGTTACAAAAACATCTGAAAAGTTTGCTGTGTTCTTTTCCATATACCCACTCATTACGTTATAATATGAATTATTATCATTTAAAATAATGTTAATATTATTATCTGCATTTCTTATGTAATCTATTTTTGTTGAAAAAATACTAAGATTCTCATATAAAGATGTAGGAAACGCACAACCAAAATTAGGTCTTTCGGTATGATGTATTCTACACATAGAAGAAAAAATATTATTTATTAGTTTTACATTTTTATCGATAAAGAATATTAAATCATCTTTTTCTGACACAAAATCATCCTCCCACTTTAATATTGATAAATTTTTGGATAACTCATCAAAAAACCCATCATAAATTTTTATTATTTCTGATTCGTATTTTTTAATATCATCACTTATTTTTTCATGTGAGATTAAATTCACAGAGTAGTTAGGTAAATTAAATGAATCTATCTTTTTTAATACCTCATCAACCCATTCAATATTCTCACCGGAATTAATTACAATTTTAATATTGTATTTTTTTAAGAATTTAAATTCTTTTATATCGTAATCCAAATTAATTTTAGATTTAAGTGGTAAGTTAGACTTATATGTTTCTTTATATAATAATTTATTTTCTTCCCAAGTCTCATTTGTTTTACCAATAGATTTATGGGTGATTCTAACATTATAAATTACACCAATTTTAACATCCTCTAAAAAATTATTGGTGCTAAAATACACATCATAAAAGTGAAACCCTTTAACGGACTCATCAAAATTTTTCTTTATTTTGGTTTTATTAATTGCAATAAATAAACCATCCACCAAACAACATTGGGTTATTTCATCGCCCCAACTTTTAGAATACTTTGATTCCCATTTTTTGCCTTGGTCTTTATGATTTACAATTCCTAACATTTTTCGTCTGTCTTCCCACCACATACCACTTTCTGGCATCTCCGTAGTTCCTGCAACTCCCAATATCCCAAAGTCTGAATTTTGGAAATGTTTTAATATTTTTTTTCCCCAACCTTTAGTATCAAATTCAATATCATCGTGACATAAAATTACAATATCATTTTTTGATTCTTTTAATATTTCATTATAAACTTCTGAAAGACTTTTTTCACCATTATTAACTTTTTCAATAACTTCTACGTCTTTTATTTGACATGTGTTTTTTACGTAATCCACAAATTCTGGATTAGTTTTCCTTGTTGAAAATCCTATTGTTATCATAATCCTGTACTACCGAAACCATTTGAGTTACGGTCTTTATTGTTAATGTTATCTACTCTAATTAAATCTACCCATTTACCACTAACCACAGGACAAAGAACCGCTTGAGCAACTTTCTGACCTTTTTCAACTTTAACCTTTTGGTTTGTGGTATTAAACATAATAACTTTAATTTCCCCCTGATAACCACTATCCACAGTTCCCGGTGAATTCAAAACCATAAGACCTTGATTTAAAGCTAAACCACTTTTGGATCTTACTTGAATTTCATAACCTTCGGGAATATCAAATCTCATTCCAGTAGATATTAATTTTCTATCATTAGGGTGTATCCAAATAACTTCGGACGATCTTAAATCAAATCCCGAATCCGATTGATACGCATATTCAGGATTTTCATTTTCACTATCATTAATAAACCGTAAAGGTACTTTCGCATCAACAATACTTTGTGATTCCGAGTCAAATTGTTTTTGTAAATCATCAACATCAATCCCCATAGATTCTAACATTGCTTGGGGGTTTGACATATCAACATCATTAAACTTACCTTGTAAGTCCTTTAACGTTTTCATTTGGTTTTTTATTTCTTTAATTTTATTAAACATTATTTTAATTCTTTTAATTTTGTTATGAAATCAACTAATACTTTAACATCCTTTTCACAATATTCTGAAATTTCATCTAATCTACTTTGGTTATTCCAATAAACTTCATGAATATTTCCCCCATGAATTGGTCCATCCTTTGGTGTATCGATACCCATAGTAGAACAAACTAAATCCAACGAACCAATAGATGTGTATGCTCCGTATTGCCAAATTTCTTTTGTATCTATCGCTTTTACTTCCCACGGTTTGGTATCGTATGAAGGAAGAATCTTTGATGGCATAATTCCATTAATAATCATTCGTTTCGCTAACATTGGAATATCAAAGTTTTTAAGGTTGTGTCCACATAGATAAAAATCTAATTTGTGGCAACGATCCAATAAATCTCTAACATCCATTAATAGTTGTTTTTCGTCGTGGTTAGAAAAGGTTTGTTGTTTAATACCATCTTTAGTCATAAACGCCATTGAAACACAAACAATCTTTGCAAATTCTGGAACAAGTGCGGAACGTTTTTCATAAACGTCGTTCATCTTTTGTAGTTCTTCCTCTAATCCATCTGTTTCTACGTTATCTTCAGGGAAACGCTTTAAAAACCAATCAAAATATTTTACAAATTGTTCTGCAATATTTGGGTGATTTTCTTTACATCCTTCCCAATTACGACACAAGCCAACGGTTTCAATGTCTAAAAATAGGATTTTGTTAATAGGTATGTTTATCATTTTATTAAGGATTTATATAGTTCAGCTCTGTCTTTTGTTACTTTATTTAGGTCGTATGTGTCTTTTACCGTCTCATACAAACGTTGTCCTAAATCATATGCCCAATTAGGGTTATCGATTAATTTTTTCATGTATTTTGCCCAATCACTATGGTTTCTTGCTTCATCTACTAATAGTGCGTTTCCGTCAGTAAATTCACCATTTTTGAGTCCGTGTTTTAAATCAATAGTATATGGTCCAACATTAGATGCGATAATCGCCTTTTTGTGGAAACCAGCCTCAATAACTTTTAATTGTGATTTAACACGATTAAAGATGTGGTTTTTAATTGGTGCTAACGACACATCAAACCATTTGTAATTTGCTGCGTAACTTGTTACTGGTTTAGTCCAAATTCTATTATAGAATGGTAAAACATCCGAAACATATTCCTCATCTTTAAATGACATTAAAAATTCTTTATGTTTAGGTTCAACCGTTTTATAATTATCTGTAAATATTTCTTCATATCGAGACCAAACCGTTTCTTCAGGTTTAATATCTCTTTGTTTTTGTTCTCCTGTTTGTTGGTTAATTTCAGTTACCGTACCTCTAATATCAAAACCACAAAGATACATACTAAACTTATCTTTATGTTGTGACAATTTACTAATAGTCCCATCTAATAACTTTAAATCGTGTAAGTGAGAAGAACCACCTAACCAACCAAATCTTAATTTGTCTGAAGTTTCCGATTTAACATTAAATTGTCCTTCTTTTGGATTAATTGCGTTTGGTAAAATATATACATTTTTATTAAACTTAGAAATTTCTGTTGCAAACACCGATGTTGTTGTGGTAACATGACTTGCGGCTTTTAAATTTGCCATGATTTTTTCATGTAATTTCATTTGTAAGACCATTTGATGAACAGGGTGTTCTTTTGTTGGTAACCAATAATCATCCAAATCCATTATTGTTACGAGACCTAAAGAATTAAGTCTTTGGATTAGATTAACTGAATTATCATAGTCCTGACCAATAGTCCTATGGAAATGTACGATATCGTATTGTTTCCAATAGTTTATATCGTTAATTTTTGGTTCATAATCAATATCCACGTGAAAATCTTCAGAGTGGTTATTTTGTAACATTACGTGTGGGTCAATACTTCTAAACTTACCAACACCCGTCTTATCTGATGGTAATACTAATACTCTAATTTTGCTCATATAAAAACTATTTGTATTAATCATAACCATATTAAAACAAAAAATCCACCCCTATTAGGATGGATTTTAAATATAATATTATTTTAATTATGCTAGTTTTTTAACTTTAGTTACTCTACCAACAAATAGATGTTTTCCCACTTTAAATTGTATTACCTCATTTGAGTCTGTGGTTGATTCCACTAACATTCCAGCATCTTTTAATTCTTCTCTAACCACATCTCTTACCGTATCTCTTACAACGTCACGAATTATTGATTTCATTTCATTCATATTAATATTAGAACTAACGTTATTTGTTTTTACATTTTCAGTAATAGGTTTTTTTTGTTGTGTATTATTACTTGAATTCATATTCATTAGTCTTTGTGCCCCTTCTATAATGTCATTTGAAATTGTTGGTGATGATGAAGACGGTTGAATAATTGGTCTTTCAATCATTAATTGTTTAATTTCGTCAGGTAACTTTGAATTTTTAATTCTATCTGACTCAAGTGGTTTTGTTGCGTCGTATGACGATTTAGGTGTTGAATTTTCCTGTAAGTATTCTTGTGGTATGTTGTAATTTCCTTGTACGGGTTGAAACTCCTCAACTCTAGGTGAATTAATATGTCTTGAATCTATTGCCCCCCTTTGTATTCCTTCTGTTTTCTCCATTATTTTTTTGGATACTGCCAATCTTTGCATTAAGTCCTCTGCTGCTCCCATGTTATGTTATATTTTCTATATTATCGATATTTTCTATGTCATCTGTATTTGGTGTGTAATCAAATACGGCATTTAAAATAACTCTTTCCATTGACCTATCACCGTTAGGGTTATATTTAGGTCTAACTTCTGTAAAACTATCACCTTGTAAAGCATAAGTCAATATTTTATCTAATCTAAAAAGTCTCCATCCTGGAATTGGGTTACCATCAACCTTATTAGAGTGTGAAGACCCTTGTCTTTCCCAAGCCCTTAAAACCATATTACCGGCTTTACTAATTCCTAAGCAAACTGGCTCAACGTCACGATAACCTTTACCGTACTCGTCACCATCATAATTAATCGTGATAATATTCTTTTGTTTAATGCTACTTTGAACATTATCTAAAGCTGCCACTTCAGTAATTACTTTACTTAAACTCCTAACTAGTTTCATGTTACCGTGTAGTATGGGTTATTAGATGAGAATTTATTAACTTTTAAATCGTCTTTTCTTTCTGTAATGTCTGTTGATGTTCCCGCTTGTTGGTTATAAATATCTAAGTCACCACCAGTTCCTCTACCAATCTTATCACCATTTGCAATTGCATCAGGATGAACAGACGAATATGGGTCAGTAGGTTTAAAGTCATTTCTTGGGAAAAGTTTTTTTCTTTGTTCTTCAGCAATTTGTGATAACGCATTATCAGGTTGTGAAAAATCTAACTTGTCTGATTGATTTGCCATTTATATTATTTTTTTCATTAGTTTATTAATTTTATTAACATCCTCGTTAACTTTTAAATCATCTACGGTTGTTCCGTGTTTATCGTTTAAGTTAAAACTATTTTTTTCGTGTGAATCTAAAAATTGGTTTTGCATTCCTGTATCCATTTTTAATTTTTTTCCACTTAAATCGTTGTCTCTCCAAACCCTTAAAACCTCATCACACCATTGTTGCATTCTATCACCACCATTTAATATAAATGGAGCGTCTTCTTTATTTCCACCATAACTATCAAACCAACTTTTAATTCTTTTAATTTGTTGGTATGTTGCCTTTCTTGATTTTCTTAAATCTTGGTTTCTTTTATAACCCTCAACATTATTATCACCTTCAGTTGATCCAAAACAATCATTTAAGTGTTTAACCAATGAATCCGGTATGATTGCAATTCTATCGTATAGATTACTGTTCATCTTTTAACATCATTATTAATTCCCTAACGGTTATTCCATTTTCTTTTGCCATTTTTTTAATTGACTTAATATTTCTAACTAAAAGTGGATTAATATCTAATACTCTTTTCTTAATATTTTCTTGGTCGTTTGTTTCTTTATCAACTAATACGTCTTCGGCAATATCTTCACTTTCTTTTTCTTTAAGTATTGGTCTTCCAACAAATCCTTTTTTGTTTTTAAATTTAGATTTTTTATCTCTTTCGGGACTTTTACCAAATTCATCCTCAACTCTGTGTTCGGCGGATTCATCATCCATTTCTAATTCATCTTTGAAGTAATCAAGAGTTTCTTTAGCGTCCATATTTTTTGTATTCTTATATCCAAATGCTTTAGACATGTCTTCTTCTTTAACACGACCTTCACCATAATAACCGTACCACCCTCTCATCAACGGGTCTCTTGGATTTCTTGCTGCCGGTATGATTTGGTCCATAGTTTTTGTGCCCACACCCGTACTTGCCGGATCTAATATTGGGGTATTCGATGATAACCACGTACCATCCGCATCAACAAGTTCGGTGACTTCTTGTTCTTCCCCTTTTTTATTTTTTTTAGTTTTAGATAAGAATATGTTGTGAGACTTACATGGCATATATTTTCTATCGCCATCCTCATTGTGATAGTGAGAACCCGAACATCCCAAAGTTTTAGAAACCCTTTCCGCTCTTTCTTTTGTTGAATATTTATATGTTTTCATGCAGGCTTTACCTATAAATACCTTCATATAAAGTATTTATCTAAAAAAAGAATGCCAACTCAAAATTTAAATACATATTATTATCCAAAATACAAATCATTATTGAATTCAAGACAATATTTTGATTTGACTTTGGCTGCAGATGAAAGGGACTACGATGAAGAAGTTGTGTTTTCAAATGATATTATTGGTGTTAATGACGGAACCAGACTACCAATTAGTTTAGATTTAAACTTTACCGGATCCTCACCACAATTAACTATGGTTTTTAATAATTTTTATTCGGGGTCAACCTTAGTTTCAAAAAATTATTATAACCCAAATAATTTAGATTTAAGTTGTTATTCTGCATTTACAGGTGCTTGTGATGTTGGTTTAGTTGCCACAGACAATGGTTTATATACTGGTATGACCGGTGAAACTTTATATTATACTATGGGTATAAGGGACGATTATAAATTTCATCCACACTATTATGATAGAAGAATGAAACTTCATACGGTTACGGGTTATACTTTACCGCCAAATGAAGTGTTTTCCGGTAGACCAAAAAATGCAAAATATAATATAGTTTCTAAAAATGATGCAACGGTAGGGTATTATCAAGAACTTTATGGTGGGTTTTATCAAGGGTTTTATAAATTATTTGGTTATGACTATGAGGTTTTTCCTGAAAGAATGAATAAAGGTTGGACTATGGAAACGGTTATAAAACCAAGAATTTTTGATGAGTACGGTATAGATTACACAACTGAAGAATATTTAAACACAAGATATCCACAAAATGCCGGAACTTTCTTTTATTTTGGTACAAGAGCGGAAAACAAATATTATCATTTTGCCGATGGAAATCCAGAATCGGATAGTGGTTACACAAGAGCAACCACAGGACTTACAAGTTTACAAAGTTGTAAATGTTCAGACACTGGCGTCACTAACGCAAATTGTGTTACACTATATCCACAAAGTGCAACAACTGCAGTTCACCAAATTGGGTGTGGGTGTGGTACATGTACGGAACAAATACCTATACCACCATTAGACCCTAAATTTGACGTATTATCAAACGCGCTATCAATTAGATTTAGTGGGTGCGCTGCGGATCCAAGACTTTGTGTTAAAACTATAGTTATTACTGGTGATTGTGTTACCACAGGTTCATGTGGGACCACAGGGTTAACATTTCAAACAGGATATACGATAACTGAAGTTTGTAGCCCCCCAATTTATGAGGTATGTGATTATATATGTGATACTATTGCAGATGATAGGTGGGTAATGGTTACTGCGGTTTTTGAAAGATATACCACAATAGAGGAGTGTGATTTATTAAATTTAGGAGGATTAAACGATATTAGACAAGTTACGTACCAATCAATATTAAATAACACATCTTATAATTTAATAATGCCACCTGAAACACATTCGGGAGGAACAAAAGAAGATAAAGTTTATCGAGTGGTTTTTGATAGAAAATGGTTTGATGATGCTTGGTATAGAATGGGTAGATTAAAACTCTACATTAATGGATACTATTTTATGGTTATTGAAAATTTTGAAGAAATAATTCCAAGAGAATTAAATACCGAAAAGGAAAAACAAATTGGAGTACCTTTTAATATTTCTTGGGGTGGGGGAACTCAAGGGTTACATGACCATTTAATTTTTTCCGCATCAACATTACTTAATGGCCCATACAAACAAGACCCTGAATTGTTTCCAAACAATATTTTATCGGCAACAACGTTCTCTGGATTATCAACGGACATACTTTTAGAACAGAATTTTGGTGGTTCCTTTATGGGGGGGTTATCTCAATTTAGAATGTATACCGAAGCATTTAGTAGTCCACAAGTACAACATAATTTTAGAATATTAAAAGATAAATTTAATTTATTTAATTATTGGTGTCCAAATTGTTTAACACCGGTTACTACTAATGATTATATAGACCCTATTTACATAGACGACACTTATTTTGAATAAACTTTATATTTATATAATAAAAACATGCCATTAATTACTAGAATTGTCGCACCAGATAATAAGGGTGCAAAACTTACGTCCATTGAAATGGATAATAATTTATATTATTTACAAGCTTTGGGGGTGAGCGCGTTAACCTTTTCATCAAACACATTGACCATAACAAACCCAACAGGAGGGGTAAAAACCACAAATATTAATAATTTTACAGGATTAACGGTTAATGGTACCATATCTGCAACAACAATAAGTGGTACTACTTTATATGGTGACGGTTCTAACATAACTGGAGTATCAAAACAAGACACTTTTCTTACAGGTGGAACGTATTCGGCCGGCACATTAACATTAATAAACAATACAGGAGGAACTGTTTCCGTTAGTGGTTTTAGTAGTGGATTACCTTACACAATATATAAAGCGTTGGTTAGTTTAAATGGCACTACATTTACCGTAACTCAATTAGAAAACACAATAGGAGATGGTACTAATCTTAGTCCAAATGACATAGAGTGGAGTATTGCAAGTAATGGTGTTATTAGAGCCACTAAGACTGGTGCTTTTACATCTTCAAATATTCTAATTAGCGTGGAAAATATGTTTGCTAATGGTGTACCTTATATATGTATGGGAACAAAATCAGGACCTAGCAATAACTACTATATGCAAGTATATATTTATCCTTCCACTTTTGTTTTATCAAGTACACCAAACTTTACCAATTTACCTGTTGAAATAAGAATATATTAAATTAATTTAAATGGAATTTTTTATACAACAAAACTCAACATTACCAATAATTAAAATGGATGTGATTCTTGATGGTAAAACGGACGCAGGTAAAGATTTTTATAGTATTTTAGATAATGCAACTTTAAGATTTTCTATGGTTTGTGAGGATGACGGTATTCAAAAAATATTTATGAAAGAGGCCTACCTTACAGAAAAATATAGAAGAAATTTTGATTCACCAAGAGAATATTATATCTACTATAAATGGGTACAAAAAGACACAAATAAGAAAGGAAGGTTCGTAGGTCAATTTTTAGTTCAGTTGGAAGAGGGTGAGTTAGTATCCCCAATCGCAGAAAATCTTTATATCAATATCATTTGACATTTCACTATATAAATCGTATTTATTAGGTAAGGGAAATCACAAATCATTTGTGAGCATAATAACCCAAAACTAAAAAATATAAATATGGTACCACAAGAAGAAATTGAACGTTTTCTTTTAGGAGAAGATGATGAAAAATATATCGTTTCACTCGAATACGATTATAAAACCTCAAAAATATATAAAGTTATTCAGGACCCCGTTAAGGGAAAAATGTTACGTCCTGACACATTCATTCCGTTTGCTTGGGTTGGTGACTTGAAGGGTAAAAACTTTTACAAGAACGACAAACACGCACAAAAACGTGCGATGAGTGAAAATGGAATTCTTATTGAAAAATTAGAAGACCACGGAGACGAACGACTACAACAAGGATTAACCTATTTGGTTAAAACAACAAAGACGTATTCCAACCTTATAAACTTTTTTAAAGGTGGTGGTCTTGATCCGTGGGGTCGAGATAACTCAGATTGTATAACCATACTTTCTCCTGTTGAACAATATTTAATTCAAAAAAGTAAAAGACTATTTAAAGGGTTTGACGAATACGATGATATTCACAGATTTGTATTCGATATTGAGACCACGGGGTTAGACCCTAAGACCAGTAAAATGTTCTTAATTGGGATGAGAGATAATCGTGGTTTTCTAAAATTGTTATCTGCACAAAATGAAGATGAAGAAAGACAAATGATTGTTGAATTCTTTAGAACAATTGATGAGTTAAAGCCATCACTAATTGGGGGTTACAACTCAGCATTCTTTGACTTTCCTTACATTTTAAAAAGAGCTGAATTATTAAACTTAAATATTAAAAAAATATCAAAGACCTTACATCCCGATTATTCGTTAAAACAAAAAGACGGTATCTTAAAGTTGGCAAATGAAATGGAACCTTATGTTCAAACTCAAATGTGGGGATATAATATTGTAGATATTGCTCATGCGGTTCGTAGAGCGCAAGCGATTAACTCAGACATTAAGAGTTGGTCTTTGAAATATATTACCAAGTTTATTGAGGCAGAAAAGACAAGTCGTGTTTATGTGGAAGGGGATAAGATTGGTAAAATATATTTCGATAATGAAGATTATTATTTAAATCCTGAAAGTGGTGGGTTTAAAAAGGTTGGTATGCCAGGAACAGAAAATCTTATGGAAAGATTCCCTGGTAAGTTTTTAGAAGTAAAAGGTTCCAATATTATTGAACGATACTTGGACGATGACCTTTATGAGACGATGGTGGTTGATGAGCAATTTAATCAAGCAAACTTTTTATTGTCCAAACTTGTACCAACCACGTATGAAAGACTTTCAACGATGGGTACTGCAACTTTATGGAAAATGATTATGTGTTCATGGTCATACAAACATAAATTAGCAATACCTAAAAAATTAGAGAAAAGAAAGTTTACGGGTGGATTATCACGTTTGGTTCAAGTTGGGTACTCAAGAAACGTATTGAAACTTGACTACTCTTCACTATACCCATCTATTCAGTTAGTTCACGATGTATTTCCTAAATGTGATGTTACAGGAGCAATGAAGAGCATGTTAAAGTATTTTAGAGATACTCGTATCATGTATAAGAACTTAGCGGGTGAATTTAAAACGTCTGACCCTAAACTTGCAATTTCATACGATAGAAAACAATTACCAATTAAAATCTTTATTAACGCGTTCTTTGGTTCATTATCGGCTCCTCACGTATTTCCATGGGGAGATATTGATATGGGTGAACAAATTACCTGTACGGGTAGACAATACCTTCGACAGATGATTATGTACTTTATGAAAAGAGGTTACGTTCCATTAGTAATGGATACGGATGGGGTTAACTTTGAAACACCTCAAGAACGCGTCGAATACAAATATATCGGTAAAGGCCTTAATGGGTTAGTTAAGGAGGGTAAAGAATATGTTGGTTCGGAAGCCGATGTTGCAGAGTATAATGATTTATTTATGAGAAATGAAATGGGTCTTGATATTGATGGGGTATGGCCAGCAACGATTAATGTTGCTCGTAAAAACTACGCGCTTCTTACCGATAAAGGAAAAGTAAAATTAACAGGTAATTCAATTAAATCTAAAAAATTACAAACATATGTTGCAGAATTTTTAGACAAGGGTCTTAGGATGTTGCTTGATGGTAAGGGTTCTGAATTTTTAGATTTTTATTATGAGTATGTAAATAAAATCTTTTACAAAGAAATTCCATTATCTAAAATCGCAAACAAGGCTCGTGTTAAACAATCCTTAGAGGACTACAAAGTTCACATCACAAAGACAACAAAGTCTGGAAGTATGATGTCACGACAAGCACATATGGAATTATTATTACAAGCAAATAAAAGTCCGGGACTTGGAGATACCATTTTTTATGTTAACAACGGAGAAAGAAAATCACACGGAGATGTTCAAAAAAGAAAAGATTCTTTGGTGTTAAATTGTTATATGATTGATGAGAGGGAAATTGAAATGAATCCTGATTTGTTAGGTGAGTATAACGTACCAAGATATTTGGCGGCATTTAATAAAAGAATTGAGCCCTTGTTAGTTGTTTATAGTCCTGAAATTAGAGAAGATATTTTAATTGAAGACCCTAAAGACCAACCTATTTTTACAAAATCACAAACGGAACTTGTTAGAGGATACCCAATGAAAGAGTTTCACCAAGATACCCTTGAGGAGGTATTAACATTATCTGATACTGAAATATCGTTTTGGCAAAGTGTGGGTATCGACCCTTACTATATGTATATTGATGATACTTTATCTATGGTTAATACTGATTCTGTTGAAAGTAACAGAAAATTAATGTTAGAGGTGGTTAATAAAAATATTAAAGTGGATTCTGAAGAATTATATGAATTTGATGTTGATGGAGATTTAATGTCCCTTAGTTTTGACTAAGAGTTTTTCATACCATCTGAAGATAAAATATACCAAAAGTCTCCGATTTTTTTAAATTCAACACAAGCACCTTTATCTAATTCAATTTCATCAAATTCTTCGTCAATGAGTGAGTCAGCCTTAACGTTAACTCTTGTTAATGCTTTTATTACGATATGGTCGGTAGTCTTTGAATTTAAAAATAAATCACAAACATCAACAGTTTTTATAACAATTGTTGACTCTCCATTTGTTGAGTATGATTTATCGGTAACGATGGCATTATCAGACGTAATTATCTCATAACCGTTAATGATTCTTTTAGAGGGTAAGGATTTAAATATTGGCATAAAATTAAATTACGGTGTATGGGCTTTGGAAGGCTCTGAACTTTAATAATTTGTTTAAATTTTCAGCTTGTAAAGCCTTTTGTTCCATCATTTTTTCTGGTCTTAACCTTTCTAACCTAGTTTTAAGTTCTTCCCATAACATTGTTTTTTCATCTTTTGCTTCAGTCGCCAAAGAAGTATAGTCCAATGTTAACTCAGAATCAGGAGTTTTAAGATTACCACTAAACTTACCTCTAACTCTACTTAAAGTTTCTTTACAATATGCTGTAAACCATCTTCTAACCCAAGTTTGTGCGGGGGAATTAAGTTTATCCCATCTTAATTTATCTAATGGTATGTCCGAAGGTAACCTAACAACATCAGGATTTTTTGATAAACAATCTTCTCTATCAAAAGTATCATAATACCAATACCAAACTCTATTACGATGTCGTCTCATATTACCAAAATCAAATTTACCTCCAGGAACGTTCATTAAGTGAATTGCTTTTTTTCCTTCAGGTAATGCCGTAACTCTATATGTTAAATCGCCGGTAATAATTCTTCTTTTAATACTAATGTCTGACATTCTTAATAATATATCAAATGCGGGGGTAACAAAATAATTACCCGATGTGCCCATTTGTGAAAAACCGGCACCACCACCTAAACCAATACCACCCATACCACCAAATCCACCCATTAATGGATCGAAGTAAGCCGCATCTAATTCTGAACGAGAAAACCAAAGAAGTTCATTTAGTTCTCTACCTGCAGGTATTTCATAAATTTGTTGGTTATCGACTAATTCAATATAATCTTTTTTCAATACCGAATCACCACCGGCTTGTAGTCCTACAATTTTAGAATATGCATATGTGTATTGTGTTTCCCAATCCATACTACGAGTAGTTAATGCTCTTGTAATTGATTGTTCATCAAGATTTAAACCATATACTGAAGTCCATTGAGATTCAATTAACCAATCTTGCACATGTTGTTCATAATCCTCAATAGATAATTCTAATAATGAGTCAAGCATTTCATCTTCCAATTCAACACTACGTAAAGGGGCGCCTAAAAGATTTCGTATTCTTTTATATAATTTACTTCTCTCTGGTTCGTTGATAATTACAATAGACATAAGATATTTTATATATAAATATCTGCTAATTAAAAAGGATTAATTATTTTTTGGATTGGGAAACAAATGTTTCAGTAACAAAGTCCCAATTAACGACTTTCCAAAAATTTCTAATGTATTCGTCTCTTTTGTTTTTATATTTAAGATAGTATGCGTGTTCCCATACATCCAAACCTAATAATGGATATCCATTTTCTTTTTCTGTATTCATTAATGGGTTATCTTGGTTTGCTGTTGTTATAATTTTTAATCTATTATTTTTAGTTAAAATTAACCAAACCCATCCTGAACCAAATCTTAATTTACCTTCTTCTTCAAATTTTTCTTTAAATTTTTCAAAAGACCCAAATTCTTTTTTTATTTTTGAAAGTAACGGATCCTTTAGTGTTTGTTTTTTTGGTGACATCATTTTCCAAAATAATGCGTGATTAAAAGCCCCACCACCATTATTTTTAACAACCTGATTGAATTTTGAAATTTTTTCAATTATTTCTTCCAATTCCAAATCAGGACCTTTAACCTTTTCTAATTCAACATTTAATTTTTCAACATACGTCTTGTAGTGTTTTTTGTAGTGAGTTTCCATAGTTTCACTATCAATAAAACTACTTAACGAATCGTATTCATAAGGTAGTTTATCTATACTTATTTTTTTAATCTCACTTATAATATTTTTTTTGGATGTTGACTCAAGGTTTAATTTAAGTTCTATTGAATTAATTCTTTCTTGAAAAGACTTGTGTTTTGTTGGTTTGCCCCCTACATATTTAACTTCCATAACATATAAATATCATCTACCTTTAGAAATTAATTTTAACATTTCCTCAATTGTTGATGCGTCATCCATCATATCATCACCCATAACGGTTGATATGATTTTTTTCTTTCTATTTAGTATATCATAAATGGCCCCTTCAATTGTGTTTTCAAACAAAGGATAATAAACTGAAGTTGAATTTTTTTGTCCAATTCTATGTGAACGGTCTTCTGCTTGGGCATGTTCTGCAGGTACAAATGATAGGTCATTCATAATCACGGCTTCGGCTGCCGTTAATGTTAAACCAACCCCCGCAGCTTTTAGATTACCAACAAACACCATTATTTTGTCATTTGTTTGGAACTCATCCACCGAGTTTTGACGATGAGGTTTTGAACAACTACCATCCAAATAAACTGCAGATTTTCCAAAATGTTGATAAATTTGTTGTAGAGTATCTGTAAAGTTTGTAAAAATAATAACTTTCTTACCTTGTTCAATAATGTTTTCCGCTAACTCAATAGTATTATTAACTTTTTCTTGTGCGATTACTTTTCTAACTTTCATTAACTTACCAAATTGAATTGTTAATGAATTAGATTCTTCGGGGTTTTGTTCGTACCAATCATAGTATTCACCCATGAGCTCTTCATAGTCTTTAGATGCCAACCTTAAATAAACAGGTGTTATTATTTTTTCAGGTAAATCTAATACCTCTTCTTTTAATCTTCTAAGAATGTGTGTTTGAGTTCGTTCTCTTAGTTCGTCCAAGTTTGTTGCTCCTTGAACATTCCAAATCTTTCTTCTACCAACATTAAATTGAAACCCATTACAATATCTTATGGCATAAGCCATCCAATTTGCGGCAACAGGACTTTCAACGATATTTAATAAGTTATAATAATTCATTGGTCTTGATGTCATTGGCGTTCCCGATAATAACCAAACTCTTTCTATTTTGGATATGATATCATTTACAATCTTAGTTCTATTTGCTTGTGGATTTGAAATCATATGTGCCTCATCCATAATAACAAGGTCAAACTTTGATTTTAAAATAGTTGAGTCATCTTTTTTTTTAATATCGTGGAAATTTTTTAAAATGTCGTAATTAATAATAACAAAATCATGTTTATCTGAAAATTTCTTACCTTCTGCAATATAAACAGGTCTATCTGAATAATTTTCAATTTCACGTTGCCAATTAATTTTTAAAGATGCGGGACAAACAATCAATATTTTTTTTGCTCCCGTTTCTAATGCTGCAATAATTGTTGCGGTTGTTTTGCCTAACCCCATATCATCAGCCAAAATAAACTTTTTGTTCCCAACTAACTTTTCAATCGCCTCAAGTTGGTGTGTCATTGGCATTCTATGTTGGTACTTACTATAATCGATAACAATATTTTTTACTTCGTTATCTTTAATGATTGCTGATTTTGGCATCCAAAAATCATAAGTTGTGTCCCCTGAGAATATTTTACCCCAAATGTGATAAGATTTATCTTTTTCTACCAAAAGTTTTTCAACATAAATTTCTTTTGGTTCTTTGGTGTACATCTTATCTTCCATTAACTTTTTGCCAAAGTATGAATCTAACTTAACCCATTTTTTGGCAACTTTTGGTTGTACCTCATGATAATTAATAATATAGTCGGATTGTGGTCTTGTGGGGATAAAAGACTTGCTATTTTGTTTTTTGTGTTTTAAATTTAGGATGTAGTTATTTGACCCTACATAATTGTCTAAAATTAAAAGGGCTTTGGACTCAGGTGTTTTTGATACGACATCTTCCATTATTATATAAATAATAATAAAATAAAAGAAAAAATCAATCAAAGTATTTATAGGTATGGCAGATAATAAAGTTCCAATTACTCGTTTAGGTAAGTTTTTTTCAGAACAAGATTTTGATTTGGACATTTCTATGGGTGACGAATGGTTAGGTGGGGATATGAACTTCACTTTAGTTTTATATCGTGTAGATAGACAAAGAACCGTTAATGATGATGTTTATGGTGAAGCGTTAGAAGATGGTATACAATTTTTGGCTCCCGTCGAATTTAAAGGATATGTTCAAATTGAACAACCGGCTAATGCTGATTATGGTGCATCTAAAATTTCACAAACAGAACCAGGAAACATTAAAGTTGGTGTTTACCAAAAACAATTGGATGAATTGGGGATTCAAATTTCCTATGGTGATTATATTGGTTATTATGAAACGGAAACAAGAGTTAGATATTATAGTGTAGTAAATGATGGTCGTGTAGTATCGGATAATAAACACACATATGGTGGTTATAAACCATTTTATCGTTCTATTATTGGAGCACCTGTCAACGACAATGAATTTAGAGGAATATAAGTATGGCATTACCTAAAAAAATAAAAAACTATTTACCGTTAACACCTGAAAAGGTTGGTCGAGAAAGAAGACAACAGATGTTGGATGATATAACCGAACATGGCACTTTTTTACCTAAAGGTGTTTTACATGCAGATTTAGATAGGGGTATGTTAGATTTTGTTAAAGATACTCTACTATTAGTTGTAGATGAAAAAACGGTACCAACAATAGATAAAATAATAACAAACCAAAACTGGTCACAATTTGTTGAGTCTTGGAATTTTCAAGATTTAGATAGTAATGTTTCATTACCCTTTATTGCGACGGTAAGAATGCCAGAAGTTAAATATGGAACATTTCAAGGAGGTGCTGCAAATATACCTAATAGAAGACAATTCTTTTATTATACCGTACCAACATGGGACGGACAAAGAAAAGGTGCTGATGTTTATAAAATACCACAACCAATTCCCGTTGATATAACATTTAATATAAAATTATTCTGTAATAGAATGAGAGAGTTAAATGAGTTCAATAAGATTGTTATGCAGACTTTTACATCAAAACAGGCGTATACACAAATTAAAGGGCACTTTATTCCAATAACTTTGGATAGTGTTGCTGATGAATCAGCAAAAGATTTAGAAAAAAGAAAATATTATATTGCAAATTATACTTTTGTCATGAAAGGTTTATTAATTGATGAAGAAGAGTTTCAAATTTCACCGGCAATTACAAGACAGGTAACTATGTTTGAAGTGGACACAAAAACAAGAGGAAGAAAAGTTACACCACAACCACCAAGACCAAATAGTTTTGATTTAGATTTAACTTTTGTTAGTGGAGTAACACAATTAAGTGAGGTTTTTAGGTATACTGCAGATTTAAAAGTTACTGAACAACAAAACCTAACCAATTGTTATAATGCGACTTACACCGCAATTACAAATACAAATTTAACTTATACTAATTGTTCTGGTACCGTAGTAACATCCGCATTAACAACAGGTAATACAAACACGATATGTGTTAAAGGAGGTACCGTACCGTCTTTTTCAAATGTGACAGGTGCCACGTACAACACTGGTTTATCTTGTGCCACAGGGTATTCGGTTTATATTAATGGTAACTACGTTGGAGATGATTTAGAATTGATACAAATAAATGATGGTGACACTTTATCGGTAACGGTGTATAAAAATGATAACACAAAAACTTCAACAATAAAAACAACCGCATACTTGGTTTAATTATTCTCCGTATAGGTCTTTTTTCTTCTCACAATTTTTTTTAATAAGATTTTCTAAAAACTTATACATTTTAAGTCCGTTATCTTCACAATACTTTTTTAATAGTTCGTGACTTTCTTCCGATATTTTTAAGTTTTTTATTTTTTTCATAGTGTGAAATTATATAGGCAGAAAAAAGGTAGAATTTTTTCTTACCTTTTGATAAATATTACGCTAGGGGAAAGTTTTTTGTGTTTTAACAAGGTATTTATATAATAAAATAAAAATTTAAATACTAATTAAAACATGGCATCATCTAACAAAGTTTTTGTTTCACCTGGAGTTTATACATCCGAAAGAGACTTAACGTTTGTTGCACAGAGTGTGGGTGTAACAACATTGGGAGTTGTAGGGGAAACGCTACAAGGACCAGCTTTCGAACCAATTTTTATTACAAATTTTGACGAATTCCAAGTCTATTTTGGAGGAACTAGTCCTGAAAAATTTGTAAACACACAAATACCTAAATATGAATTAGGATATATTACTAAAGCATATTTACAACAATCAAATCAATTGTTTGTTACAAGAGTACTTGGATTGTCAGGTTACGATGCGGGACCATCTTGGTCTATTACAACAATCGCTAATGTTAATCCGGCAACTATTGCTGCTACAGGTAATACCGGCCCTGTTTATGTTTTATTTACGGGAACAACAGGTACAAGTGCAAACGTAACACTTACTAGTGTAGACTCATCATTAAATGTTAATGGTAATTTTTATAATACTTATACGGAATTTAATGGAGGAACATCAACAATCAATGATGATTTAACAACATATTTATCTAACCAAATTAATTTGGCTGGTACGGCAGGAACAGGAACAACCTCAACTTTTTGGGGTATTGTTAGTGGTGGTACATTTAATCTTATCACAGGTGGGTCTGTAAATACAGTGACCGCGTTTACTGAAAACTTTGGGGTAACATCGGCAAGTGGAGGAACATTAAACCCAACAACTAGTTCAACTAGTGGTCTTAATGATGCTTGGTTCTATGGTTTATTTAATTACCAAAACGTAGCGACTAATTATTATTATGGACAAGGTTTTGGTTGTTCGTTAGGATCTTTATCAGGTGCAGGTGGAAACTACTCAGGTTCTGCTAAATTTTACATTACTAACTATTCAGGTACACCTTACACGGCGTACGACGAATTAGTAGTAGCAACATTAAGATCTCGAGGTATAACAAATTACAACTCAACACAACACGGACCAAGTTATGAAGTTACAGGTTTAACCGATGTTAATATGATTTGTACAGGAGCATATTCGGCGGTAACTAAAAACCCATTCTCACCATTCTCAATTTCAGGGGTTAGTTACGATGGAGATGTTTTTGAATTTGAGACATCAATGCAATCAACAGATACAAAATTCATTAGAAAAGTGTTTGGTGGAAGTAACTTTGGTAAAAACAGAACAGAGGTTCCATTATTTGTTGAAGAAACATACTCAAGTTTATTATTAACTGGTTATCGAGCGGGCCAAATTAGAGGGTTAAATTGTAATTTAATTGAACTAGACAGTGCAGAATCATTAGATACTGATTCAATTGGTTTTTATTTAGAACAATATCAAACACCTGAAACTCCTTTTATGGTTTCAGAACTTAGAGGTAACACAGTTTATAAATTATTTAAATTTGTTCTTATATCTGATGGTAATAATGCTAACACTCAAGTTAAAATGTCTATTGGTAATATTTCATTTAATAATGGAACATTTGATGTGTTTATTCGTGATTTCTTTGATAATGACCAAAATGTAAGAGTTATTGAAAGTTTCACAAATTGTTCTATGGATCCAACAAATAACAATTATGTAGCTAATAAAATTGGAACATCAAACGGTGAATATCAAGTTAAATCTAAATACGTAATGTTAGAGATGAACGATGAGGCACCAATTGACGCATTACCTTGTGGATTTGAAGGATACATTTCAAGAGAATATGCAAACGCAACTCCGCCATATGTAAATTATAAAACTAAATATTACACGGCAGGTGAAACTATTTATAACCCACCTTTTGGTTCATCTAACGGTGGTGATAATCCAGTTATATCAAGTGGTGAAAATGTAAGAAAAGCGTATTTAGGTATTTCTAATATTACAGGTTTTGATTACGACTTCTTCCAATACAAAGGAAAACAATTACCAGCTAACATTGCGACTGATACTACAGGTATGGCTTGGGGTTATTTAACTAAAGGGTTCCACATGGATAGTGGAGCAACAGTTGTAACAATCACTAATGGTTATGCAACATCAGGACAATCAGCATTTGAAGTTGGTGTTGGGTCATTTAATTCTGAACCAACAGATAGTGAAAATCCTTACTACAGATTGAATACTCGTAAATTCACAGTACTCGCTTACGGTGGATTTGACGGATGGGATATCTATAGAGAATATAGAACAAATGCTGACACATTCGCATTAGGTCAAACAGGGTTTAAAAACGGAGCGGCAGCATCAGTAACATACCCAACAGCAACAGGATGGGGAGCATTCAAAGCGATTTCAGGACCTAACCAAGAAAGTTGGGCAAATACTGACTACTACGCATACAAATGGGGTCAGTCAACTTTTGCAAACCCTGAAGCAACAAACATCAATATATTTGCAACGCCAGGTATTGATTATGTAAATAACTCAAACTTGGTTGAAGATGCTATTGATATGATTGAAACAGAAAGAGCGGATTCAATCTACATTGCAACAACCCCTGACTTTAATTTGTTCTTACCGTCATATCAAGATATTGAAGAAGGTTTAATTTATCCTCAAGAAGTTGTTGATAATTTAGAAAACACTGGAATTGACTCTAACTACACCGCAACTTATTACCCTTGGGTATTAACGAGAGATGCTGTTAACAACACACAAATCTATATTCCACCAACATCTGAAGTTGTTAAAAATTTAGCTTTGACTGATAACATAGCATTCCCTTGGTTTGCATCTGCAGGTTACACAAGAGGTTTAGTAAATGCAATTAGAGCAAGACGTAAGTTAACACAAGACGATAGAGATACTTTATACAAGGGTAGAATTAACCCAATTGCAACCTTCTCTGATGTTGGTACCGTAATTTGGGGTAACAAAACAATGCAAATTAAAGAATCTGCACTTGACAGAATCAACGTTAGAAGATTGTTGTTACAAGCTCGTAAATTGATTTCAGCGGTAGCGGTTAGATTATTGTTTGAACAAAACGACAACAAAGTTAGACAAGACTTCTTGGATTCTGTTAACCCAATTTTGGATTCAATTAGAAGAGATAGAGGTTTAATTGACTTCCGTGTAACGGTTTCAAACACACCTGAAGATTTAGATTCAAATACTTTAACAGGTAAAATCTTCTTGAAACCAACAAGAGCGTTAGAATATATAGACATCGAGTTTGTGATTACACCGACTGGGGCATCTTTTGATGACGTATAATAAAAAACAATAAAAAAATAGAGTGGGGGGTAGAAATATCCCCCATTATATATTTATAGAAAAAGAAAACCATGAAAATTGAAAAAAAATTAATCAAAGAATCTTTAGGGTATACCCAACAAGGTAAAAAAACGTTTTCTAATAAAAAACAAAACATTATCATTACTGAGGCTCAGTTAGAAAAATTATTAGAAAAACTTAAAAAGTAATGAACATTAGAAAACACGTTTTTAATTATCTTAATAAGACTAATTTAAATGAAGGTTTCACAGATGAGGGTAGACCTGATACAAAATATTATGCATTCGATTGGGATGATAATATTTTATTTATGCCTACCTCAATTATTTTATTGTCTGATAAAGACGATGAGGTCCCAATGTCTACTGAAGACTTTGCTGAACACAGGCAACAGATAGGTAAAGAACCCTTTAATTATAAGGGGACCGCTATTGTAGATTTTGCACCTAATCCATTTAGAAACTTCAGGTCAGAAGGTGATAAGAGATTTGTGTTAGACTCTATGTTAGCTCAACCAGGACCTTCATGGAACGATTTTGTAGAGTGTATTAACGGGGGCTCAATATTTGCAATCATTACGGCTAGAGGACACAACCCAAAGACGTTAAGAGAAGCGGTATATAATCTTATTATGGGTAATCATTTAGGTATTAATAGTAAGACATTATCGACTAATCTTAAAAGGTATCGTAATTTAGGTGGTGATGTTAATGTAGACGGTAAAACCATCACAACCCTTACAAAGAACGAATTAAATGAATATTTGAATTTGTGTCGTTTTGAACCTGTTACTTTTGGTGACGGAGATGCTTCAAATCCTGAAGAAGGAAAAATTAAAGCGATGAGAAACTTTATTGGTTATTGTAAAGAAATGGCTCAAGAAATTGGGGAAAAAGCTTTTTTCAAGAATGATATAGTAAATAATGAAATTGAACCTATAATTGGATTTTCAGATGATGATGAAAGAAATATAGAAAAGATGAAAGGATTTTTAGAAAAAGAGTATGAAAAAAATCCAGTTAAAACATATTTAACTAAAGGAGGTAATAAAAAAGAAGTTTAATAATTATTAATTCCGGTTCTAGTTAAAGAATATTCGAAATAAAAATGGAAGTAAATAGAAAAAAAATAAATACGATATATTTATTAGAAAAATAAAAGAAATTTAAATACACACAATATGGCTGATTTATTAATGAAAATGCCCTTTCAGTATGAACCAAAAAGAAAAAATAGGTTTATAATCACTTTCCCTTCTTCTTTGGGAATCAATTCTTGGTATGTGGAATCCACAACAAGACCAAAAATCGAAATCAAAGAGGTTGAAATACCATTCTTAAATACATCAACATATGTTGCTGGTCGTTTTAATTGGGGAGCAATTGACGTTACTTTTCGTGACCCAATTGGACCTTCAGCCGCTCAAGCACTTATGGAGTGGGTTCGTTTACATGCTGAATCCGTTACAGGTCGTATGGGTTATGCTGCAGGTTATAAGAAAGATGTTGATTTAGAAATGTTGGACCCAACAGGTGTGGCCGTTGAAAAGTGGATATTACAAGGTTGTTTTTTAACAAACGTAGATTTTGATTCATTAGGATATAGTGAAGACGGATTAATTACAGTTAAAGCGACACTTAGACCTGATAGATGTATCTTGGTATACTAAAATAAAAATAAAATATTTTCTAATCCCATCTATAATAGGTGGGATTTTTTATTTACTAAGAGTTTTAATCGTTTATTTTTTAATAAAAAACAATTATGGATCAATCTGCACAATACGGACAAATGGACTTTAACCTACCACACGATGTGGTTTCTTTACCGTCCAAAGGAATATTTTATAAACCAAAAAAAGAATCGTTAAAAGTTGGGTTTTTAACCGCTTCGGATGAAAATTTGTTAATGTCTCAAAATATTGCAAAAGATGGTTTAATATATAACCTTTTAAAAAATAAAATTTATGAACCTGGGTTTGACGTTAATAGTATGATTGATGTTGATGTTCAAGCGGTATTAATCTTTTTGAGAAATACGTCATTTGGAGGTGAATATAATTATACCTTTATTGACCCAAAAACTAACATACAATTTGAAACAACAATATTAATAGATGAATTAAATTATATTAAACCATTACATGAAGCAAATGAACAAGGGTATTTTAGTTTTATGTTGCCTAAGAGTAAAAAAAACGTTAAGGTTAGGTTGTTGACTTTAGGGGACCAAAGAGATTTAGATAAATTAGAGAGTCAATACCCAAGCGGGTTAATTGCTCCTGTGGTTACCAAAAGATTAGAAAAACATATAATTGAAATTGAAGGTGAAACCGATAGGATGAAAATTAGTGAGTTTATTAATCAAATGCCCATATCCGATTCTAAAGATTTAAGAAAATTTTTAAAAGATTGTGAACCAAAAATAGATTTAAATAAAACTGTAGTAGCCCCGTCAGGAGAAAAGATAACATTTGATGTTGCCTTTGGGGCTGAATTTTTTCGTCCTTTCTTCTCAATATAAAAAACATCTATTGGATGAGATGTATTATTTGGCAAAACATTGTCATTTTTCATATAGTGACATTATGATTATGCCAACATTTGAACGTAAGTATTTTATTGAAAAACTAATAGAAGAAACGCAGAAAACATAATCAAATTATATTTATTAAATAAAAAATATGTTTTTTGGAGGAAGTCAAGTTAACACCCAAGGAAATGCGTCAACTAGTGATCCATATTCACAAGGTCAAGGTTTTGGGGATCAAATAAAAGATTTAGGAACGGCATTTAAGGATTACGTTTTTAGTGCCACGGAATTATTAAAACCGATGGAAAATGCTGTTAAGGCGTTTACCCATATGGAAGATTCCGCGTTAGCCATTCAAAAAAGTATGGGTGGGTTTGCTTATTCATACATAAATGCCCAAGGTAAACTTATTGAAAACACTTCCGAACTTAGAAATAAGTTAATGGATACATTTACACTCACTCAAGATATAGGGGCAACTTTTGAAGACGCCGCTAAATCTATGAGCGCATTAGCTGCAGGTATGGGTAGAATGGTTAACCCAAGTGTTGACGTTTTAACTTCTATGGTTGAGTTATCACAAAGTACCGGATTGTCAAATGAGGAGGTTGGTGAGATGGTAACTAGTATGGTTAGGTTTAACGGTAACCAAAAAGAAGCGACAACAATGATGAGTAGCTTGGCACTGGAAGCAAGAAAAGTTGGTTTAAATACTAAGGGTTACATGAAAGAAGTTTCTAGTAATATGAAACTTATGAATGGTTTTGGTTTTAAAACGGGTATCGAAGGGGTTAAGTCGATGGCTAAAGAGGCGTTACTTTTAAGATCATCAATAGAAAAAATAGGGGCAGCAAAATTCCAAGCAAAGATTTTAACACCTGAAGGGGCTATTCAAGCTGCCGCAGGTATGCAAATGTTAGGTGGAGCTATGGGTAAATTAAGTGACCCGTTTCAATTGATGCATATGGCTCAAACAGATATGGCTGGATTACAAAAAGAATTAGTTAATGCGACTAAATCTTCATTTGCATTTAATAAGGCCACCGGTGGGTTTGAGGCCTCAACCCAAGATTTGTATAAATTAAGAGAACAAGCAGATATAACTGGAGCTAATTTTGACGAATTAGTGGAGGCGGGAAGAGAAGCAGCTAAAATGGATTTTATATCATCTAAATTTGATCTTAGTGGTTTAGACGATTCGTCTAAAGGTGTTTTGGCGAGTTTGGCTCAAATAGATAAAAGTGGAAAAGTTACTGTAGATTTACCTGGTTATGAAGAGGGTAATCAAAGTTTAGAAGACATGATGAAAGACCCTGAATTTGTTAAAAAATTAAAAGAATATAATGACCAATCACTACTTAGTGAGAAACAAATTGCTCAAGCGCAGATGTCATTAACCGAAACTCAAGCAAAAGATGTGAATATTATTAAAAATGCGGTTGTTTTAGGGTTAGATAAAAATCAAAGAGCAAGTTTAGAGGAAACTATTAGAGAAAGTAATAACACGGCAAAATCGGCATTAACGGAAGCTAGTAAAGATATTGGTAAAGAAGTTGGTGCGACTATGATTCCAGCAATTAGTGCGTTAGGTACGGGATTTAATACTGCAATAAATCAAACGACAGGGTATGGTAACCCTGAAGACCCTTTGAAACAAGGGGCAATAAAAGGGGTAATTAGAAACACAGGTGCCGCTATTAGTAATACAATAACTGGTGCAACTCCAACAATAAGTGGTAATGATATGTTTTTAAGTTCGTCAGGAAGGGCCCCCCAACTAATGTCTGAAGGTACGCTTTATAAGGGTATTGTAGGTGATGATGTTGCTATTGGTACAAATCTTACAGAGGCATTTAATAAATCTGGCAAATTAAATGAAATTATGTCAAGTATGGCCTCAACAAATAATACGGGTGGTGGTAATGCGTCTGTTGATGGTAAAATAGATATCAATATTAACGTAACGGGTGCGGTATCGGGAGATAAGGCTGGTGACGTTGAAAAAATGTTTAGTGACCCAAGAATACAAAAACAACTAATGGATACCGTTCTTTATAAACTTGATAGTTATAAAAGACAACAAGGTGTTCTTTCTAAATGAAAAAACAATAAATAATCTATTTATGATAAAAAGACTAAATGGAAAGTCCACTATCATTTAATTCGTCAGAAAACTTTAGAAAAAAACTATTGGTACGTAATCTACCTGCTTACAAAGTGGATGGTGTGTTCAGTAGTGGTGATAAGCCTGCTGCCGACGAATTTAGAATTTTAGACTATTCTATAGTTGATTCAGTTCCCGTAGAAGTTATTGGAGACCAACAGGAGAGATTAATATACCCAATCAATCAATATGGTCCTGAAAACAAAAATTCTTACGGAGACATGGTTAAAATCAATATTAACCGTAATTACAAAACAAATGAAGGTGAATATGGTTTTGCCGACACATTTAAAAGTGATTTAGAATTAATTGGAAACAACTCTGAATTACAAAATATTGTAAAAAATGTTTATAAACCACAAAATAATAGAGCCGATTACGGTGATAGTGTTTATTATATTAATAATGATAAAACTATAAACACCGTTGGAAGTGGAGAATATACGATTGTCGACACATTTAATAGTAATTTATTTCAAATAGGTAATAATAGTGAGGTCGAACACAAAGTATTAAACAAATACAAACCAAGTAGTGGTACTTTTGGTGGATTTGGTGATACAAAATATGAAATCAATGATGTTTTAACTTTACCATCAAGTTTCCGTCAAATTTTTGGATATGGTATTACTTATACGGATAATAGTGAGTTAGAACAAGTTGGTAATACTCAAGAAGCGGTATTAATAACAAAAAACAAATATTCACCAGAAAATTCAAATCAATATGGTGATACAAAATATAGTATTAATAATGATTTAATACTTGGTTCAAATCAAGGTGAATACGATTATGGTGATACTATTGGTGATGAATTAGAACTTAAAGGTGTTAGTATTAGGCCAACATTATTTACTAATAATCAGTATCGTCCTGAAGGTGGACAAAGTGTTTTTGAGGTTGAACCTTACAGAATACAAAAAAATCTTATTATTGGTTCAGGAAACTACGATTACTCTGATACTATCGGTAGTGATTTAGAGTTTGAAGGTAAAGCAGATAGACCAATATTAATTGCGTCAAATCAGTATGGTCCCGATAACCCTATTAAGGGAGAAGCACCAATTAATAGAAATTTACAAACAAAATCTAATGAGGGTGAATATGGGTACCCCGATACTGTTAGTAGTGAGTTAGAAGTGGTTGGTGTTGACGAAAGAAAACCAACATTTTTACAAAATCCTTGGGGACCTGAAGGTAATCAAAGTAGTGAAGAAGTTGACCCATATAGAAAACTTAAAAATTTAACTATTAATCAAGGTAATTACGACGTTACCGATACCAATCAAAATGAATTGGAGTTTGTGGGTGGTGTAAAAGAAACTGAGGCATATGTTAAAAACAAATATGTAACAGGTAATGGTGACTATGAGGTTTTAACCATTAAGGATATTCAATATACAACGACAGGTTTACCATACGCAAATTCAGATTCAACTTTTGTTTTTATTCCTTCTACCTATACGCCAGTAAACATATTATTAAGTGATAATCCTAATGGTTCTGATGGTAGTCTTTCTCAAGATTCACAATTGGCCGCTTTAGGGGCTAAACAATTACAAAAAGAATTTAAACATAGGGTTGCATTAGAACTTCTACAACAAACGTTAGGTAGGGTTAATTTACTAAATTCTAATGTAAACCCCGATACTGGTGAGGTTTCAGCAAAACCTAATTTAGACCCGTTTAACGCTATTGGTTTACTAACAGGGAACATTCCAATAATTGCAAGAAACTATTCAATAACTAACCCCGATTTATTTTTAGGTCAAGCAATTAATTTTGCCGCTAAACTTGCCGGAACATATTCTCCTTACTCGTATATCCCTGGTGAGTATTTTGATTATCCTAATAGTAAAGGTAATGGTCCATTTAAAAATCCACTATCTTTAGTTGGTGGTGCGTTGGGGGCGTTATTTAGTGTCTTACAACCAGCAAATCAATCGTCTTCTGAGTTATTGGTTGAATATACGTCTGTGGCGACAAGAAGTCTTTTATATGACCAAATAAGATATAACCCTTATAGACCTAACTATAAAATTGGTAATAATTTATTGGCACCTAAGGGGGTGTTCTATGTTGGTGATAGAAAAAATTCAATAACAGAATCGATTTCACCATTTGAACAATTACCATTAAATAAAGATGGAAGTGGGTCAAGTAATGGTCCTGTATTGTCTTATGGTAATGTTGGTAAACTTTATGAAAGTGACCAATTAACCGGGTCCTTATTTGGTTTAAATACACGAAACTTTTATAGTTCAGGGGCTAAAGACACAAGTACATGGGCATCTGTTAATATTGTTGGTGGATTAACTTGGGTGTCTAAAATGGGTAAGGGTAGTAAAAACTATACCTTACCTGGTAAATTACAAGGTAGAGGTGGAGTTGATTTTACTGACGAATCTGATTTTAATTTTGATAGAATATCAAGTGGATACGACCCAAGTCAATCAACAAAATATGAATTTACACCAGGGTCTATTTTAGATGTTACTCAAAAATTAGTAGATGCTGGTAATCAATCACCAAACAAATTAGAACATGTTGGTAATGCAATCAATCAAGTATCTAAAGTATTTAACGACGGGTATCAAGAATTAACAAAAGGTTCAAGGGTAATACGTTATACTACAAAAAATTCTGTACCAGGTGGTGCGGTCGAAGGTCTTGAATATTGTCGAGTATTCACAAAAGATAGACCTTATTACACGTTTGATGAATTACAAAAACCTGACGGAAATATTAGAAAATATACAAATTCAGTTTTAGATAGTACATTTAATTTAAATATTGCACCAATGGGTGGTGTCGACTCTACCAATATTAAAAATGGTAAGGTTAAAAAATATATGCTTTCTTTAGAAAATCTTTCTTGGAGAACATCGAACAGGCCTGGTTATACATATGAAGATTTACCTGATTGTGAAAAAGGACCAAATGGTGGTCGTATAATGTGGTTTCCACCTTATGATTTAACTTTTGATGAAAGTATAAATACTAGTTGGAAAGATAATACATTTTTAGGTAGACCCGAACCAATATATACATATTCAAATACATCAAGAAAAGGTAATATAAGTTTTAAAGTAATTGTTGATCACCCATCAATTATGAATGTATTAGTTAATAAAGAATTAGAAAACGAATCATCAAATGAGACTATAAATCAAGTTATTGATTCATTTTTTGCCGGATGTACTAAATATGATTTATACGATTTAGTTAAGAAATTCCCGATGTTTACCCCAAATGACGTATATGAGGTTCAACTTTTAAATACTCCTGAAGATGTGGAAACATTTACAGAAACGTTACCTAATAACATTGTTGAACAGGAAGTGGAAACATTTACTGCTCCAACAATTACCACAACGGAGTCAGCACCATGTACTGAATGGAAAATTAATGTTGGTTTGGTAACGACAGATATATCGTACACCGATTGTTCGGGAACTCTTGTTACATTAACTGGGTTAACGTCAACAGCAACAACCATTTGTGTTAAAAGTACGACAACACCTAGCTTTACAACACCGGACGCAACAAATACAGTAACAAACACAACAACCCCTTGTTCGACACCACCAACAGTAACCTCAACTCCGCCTGAGACCACTGAAGCACCAATTGATGACCAATTTCCTGAGGTTGGGTTCTATTTCCATAATGATTTTCCTGACCCAAATGACAATAGGGTTACAGCGTCAAATGACTATAATTTTTGGTTAACAAAATATAAAGAATTAAAAACTAAATATTTAACTACGGGTGGTAGTGATGGTACTAGAAATTTTGGTAAGGCAAGAAATAAAATAATTAAATATGGTGACGCAGGATATGTTGATTACACAAATTTTGTTTTAAGTGGAAGTTCTGAGTTAAAAATTAAATATTTAGATGCATATGTTGATACAAGAATAGTTAAGGTAGATGAGTTCTTTACGTTTATTAATAGTGAGTTTGAAGAAGCAAAAAGGTTCATTAAAAAAATATCAGAAGCGTTAGATGCTGGAGAAACGGTTTCTTTTGACCTTTTGGGGTCTGCGTCGGCGATTACTGATGAAGCATATAATATTAATTTATCAAAAAGGAGAATTGATTCGGTTATGCAATGGATTTTTAAACAAGTAACTCCAAATGGAAAAAAACTTGTAGACTTTACTACGGGTGCTAATAAAAAATTAATTATTACTACAAAGGCCACTGGAGAAGGTGGGCCTTTAATTGAAGAGACATATTCTGCAATTAATTGTAATAAAAATTATGTAAGTAATAGTAATGAGGGTACTGTATCGGTAAACGCTATGGCATGTCGTAGAGCGAGAATTATTAAAACTTTCATCAGTAATAATAACACCGCAACACCAACAACAACAGTCACAACAGAAACATCACCAACAAATAATGATGGTACTACTAGTGCTATAGATCCGGCACCACAAAATAACTCTTCCGGAGTAGAAACCAAACCTGTAAACACTGTAACAGAAACTCCAGCATTTGTTAATCAAGCACAAACAGGAAAAACCGAAACCAATATTGATCCACCAAGTTCTTCATTAACAAAACCACCGGCCGGTAAGGTGGCACCTAAAAGAAGGGCGGACTTAACTAAAAGGTTGGCGAGAAAATTACTCACAGAGTGTAATTATTTTGAGATGGTTAAAAGAGAGAATCCAATGATATATGATGGCATAAAAAGTAAAATTAAACACTTCCATCCTGTGTTCCACTCAATCACACCTGAAGGTTTGAATGCAAGGTTAACATTTTTACAACAATGTATGAGACCTGGTGATACTATCCCTACGGTTTCTATGGATGGTAATAATACTAAGTTGATATATAATGATGTAACTAATAGTGTGTTTGGTGCTCCTCCTATATGTGTTCTAAGGGTTGGAGACTTTTTCCATACTAAAATTGTGATAGACTCTTTAAGTATTGGATATGAAGACGGTAGATTTGATTTAAATCCTGAAGGTATTGGAGTACAACCGATGATTGCTGATGTTAAACTTGGTTTTAATTTTATTGGTGGACACGGGTTAGCCGGACCTATTGCCTCATTACAAAACGCGTTATCGTTTAATTATTACGCAAATACTGAAATGTATGATGAAAGGGCGGAATCAACTGAAGATGTTACGTCACAATATGATGCTGAATTATTTGAATCTATTAAAAATGAAGTTGGTGTAATTGAGTCTGATGATAATAGGGAAAACACGACAAATGGTGGTGTTCCTATTGGTGTTCCCATTACAACTAATTTGGACGCTAATAATCTTAATTTAGTTTCTGGAACTATTAGTTATACAGATATAATGAAACAATTAATTGATAGTACTAAATCTAGTTTAACAACAACAATAGATACGCTTGAAAAAATTAATAATGAATTTTTACTTGGTGGTTTACAAATATTTACAAAAGATAAAAAATATGTTGATGGTTATATTGGTGTCGGAACTACAGATAATGTTAAGATATTTGGTAAATCGTCCAAAACACAAGAAAAAGTTGAAAATTTAGTGAAATTGGCTAACAAAGATGTTGATGATAATACTTGTCCTTTATTAGATGGTTTAGAACTTGAAGACTTAGCGAATCCACAAAAAAGAAAAATTAAAAAACACATACAAACATTAATTGATAATAAGTCGCCACTATTAATTGGGGAATTGAACAATTACTCAACACAAATATCTAACGAAGAACTTAAATTAATTAACATTATAGATAAAATTAATTATGTCAGTAATGCTCATGACGGATACATAACAAATAAAGGTAAGGTTATAGTGTATAATATATCAGGAACAACCCAAATTACCCCACCAAACAAAGCGACGGTTACTAATACTCTACAGGAACTACTTGCGGACTCAGAAGAAATTAAAAATGATATTGGTAAGTTTTATAATGAATTAACAAATAATATAATACCATCTGGTAATACAGAATATAATGATAGTTTTACTTTTGATAGTTATTTTAATGATAGTAACACTAATGGAGTACCAAGTTATAATAGATTCTTTATGTTATTTGGAAAAGAAATAATTGATGACCCAACTAAATTTGTACAAGGGTGTGTGGATAATGGATTACCAAACGCTAACGATGAGGATAAAAAGAAATGGTTTGATTTTTTATCTAAAAACGTGAATGAAGAACTTGTTAAAAACTATAAAAATTCAAAAACAGAAACAGACAAACATTTTAAGAAATTTAAAGACGATTACTTTAAGAATAACTTTAATACTTATAAAACAACTTTCACATCTAAAAAAAGAATAATGACTTATGAAATAATTTTAACTTCAACCGCTCCGTATGATGAGGATTTAAAGAAAATTTATTCAGATTCTAACTCTTCGGGTGATAAATTTAATTTGAAAAAAACATTCACATAATGAATTATTATAATAGATATGGTGATTTTTTAATTAATGGTTCTCCTACAGTGGTACCGTTTTTAAAACTACCACAAAGAGCCACAGACCAAAGATATGTCTATAGAGTTAATCAAAGTAGACTTGATAAGGTGAGTTATGAAAAATATGGAACACCATACTTTAGTTGGTTAATTTTGGCTTCTAATCCGATTTTTGGTGGTTTAGAACAAAATATACCTGACGGAACTATATTAATTATACCATTTCCGCTAGTTGCTGCATTGCAAGACTACAAATCTGCACTAGATACACATATTTTTTATTATGGCAGGTAAGATACCAAACTCAAAAAAAATATTTGTTGAAACCGATTACGATAATGTAATTTTAGTAAACCCAAATGAAGTGTATGCTGACGATAATAAAAGTGCAGCACCAAGATTGGTTGACCACGAAGATTTGGTTTATTATGCAAATTTAGAAACATTCATAATTCCAAGAACAAAATTGGCAATTGGTGAAAGTTTTGACTCACCGGTATTTAATACCACAATTGCTACAGTATTTGGTGGTGATGATGACTTAAAGATTAATTTTTTAAAACCAAAAGGGGGTAAAACAGAATTTGACACAAGTTGGTCAGACCAAATAACCGGTAAAGAGTCTAGAAATAAAAAAGGGTTAAATCAAAAAACAGAACAAGTAGTAAGTGTTGATGGTAACCCTAAATTTAAAAATAGTGTATCTAACTATGAAGATACACAATTATTAGGTATTAAAAGAATTTCGGTAAATGTTAAAGGAACTGGGGTTCCTGAAGTTAGTATTGAAATGGTTGATATACAAGGTAGGTCGTTATTTGAACAAGGTGAAAATTCTTTATATTCCGCATTTTTTAATTTCCCTTACCCATTATTTTATTTAACACTTAAAGGTTATTATGGTAAGGCAATAAGATATAGATTATCTTTAATGTCGTTTAATGCTAAATTTGATGCGGATACTGGTAACTATAATATTAGTTTAAAACTTATTGGTAAATTTACTGCCCTTCTTTTTGATACTCCTTTACAGTATGCCCAAACGGCTCCAAAAATGTATAATAGTCAGATTACTATAAATGACCCAACAACAGGTAACGTTAGACAATTAAACACATATAAGGGTAGACAAAAATTACATGAGGTTTATCAAATATATAAAAGAAAGGGGTTAATAGATAAAGACTTTAATGAAATCACAATAGATGAATTTAAATATCGAGTAAATAATTTTGTTACAAATATTTTAGAATCATTAATAAATGATAAGAAAGGTGATTTTACACAACTTAATGATATTATAGATTATAGAGAAAATTTAACAAAATTAAAAAAAGAAGTTTACGAAAACTCTTTAAATAATTTTTTAGATAGGAGTAGTTATTATGTTGTTAGTACAAACGGTGATAATGAAATATACTATCCGTTTAAAAAAGAAATCTCAGACCAATCTAAAGAAGATTACAAAACAAAAACACAAGATAGAATTGCAACTTATGTTGAAAATCTTCAAAATAACACGACATTTGGAACCAAGTCAAAAGACGCTAAAAAACAAATACCGGTAACAATAAAAGACAGTAAAGAGGTTATTAAAAAATTAGATTTTAATAGTTGGATTGCAAATGAAAAAAATGTTCAAAATACTTTTTACTTTAGGACGGGTAAACAATATAATCCAAACGACCCTAATATTGTTGCTGACTATCAAAAATTTGTTATAGACGAAACTGAAAATAATGAACTAAAAAGAGTTTTAGTAAATAATGTTTTGGTATCAGAAATTCCGGATTATTTTGTTTTTGGTGACCAATTGGTTAACAATGGTGTTTACTTAAAAAATAGTTACTTGTTTAAGTTGGACCAAATGGAAAAAACTTTAAACACAAATGAAGAAATAATTGAAAAAGAATTAGGGGGATTATTATCTAAAGCGGCTTCGGGAAATTTAGGATTTGTACCAACAATAAGAAATGTATTTGCGGTTATTATGGCAGGCGCCGATACATTTTATAGGTTAATGGATGACGTACATCAAGATGCTTGGAATGTTAGAGATGATGTTGCTAGGCTTATGTCGGTTATACCACCTGAAAAGGCGTTTTCGCCTGATGCGCTTAAGGCGTTACAAACATCTAGTGGTGACTTAAATAAAGATAATGTAATTTATCCTTGGCCATTATATTTCACATTAGAAAAACAAAAAGATGGGAGGGAATTATACACAATACAATATCCTGGAGACTCAAAAGTTATAAATCAAACTAGAGCGTATGATTATAGAATATGGCCTGAAATAGGGTTTGTGGAGGCATATTTAAAAGGTGTGGTAGAAAAGGCAAAACCAGAAGAAGGTAATTTATACGAAAACCCATTAGACACTACTAAGTTTGTTTCTGCAAATGCTTTGGAGTTTCCATTTAAAACATTACCATATCAAGATTTAGACGCAATAAAAACACTATATGAAATTTATGAGAGGGCATATATAATCGCTCACTACAGTAAATTAGACCCAACGATAGTTTCTCCAAAACAAATAGATAAATTCTATGGTGATATTGAAAGTAAAAATTTAAGTTTAATTGCTCCTGATGATATTTCATTAAATAAGACTTTAAAAGAGTTAAAACTTAATCTAACCACTTTGTTAGATTATATGAAAAAAATATCTAGTAACGGACAAGGTGATAGTTGGCAAACATATCTAAGAAGTTTATTTAAAACTGAGTATATTGAAAATATGTTAAAGGTACAAGATGAGATATATAGTATTGATACTTTAAGTTCAAGATCAATAAAAGTTTCTTCAGACCAACCATTAGTCACTAATTTAACTGATTATCTAAAAAGTACTGATAGTTCAAAAATAAACACATTAGATACCTACCCATTTACAAATGTTTCTTGGTTAAAAGAAAATGTGTCTGATGGGTTTACTTTAAATTCTTTTGATGAATTTAATGATACAACTAAAACTTTTGTTTATTTACAAGATAAAAAAACCATTGCTAGAATTAATGAAACCGAAACGTACAAGAATATCAAATTATTTACAGATGATTTTTCTTTTAAAAATAATGTACAACCATATATTACTAATCAAAGTAATACCGTTTCAGTAACAACAAGACAAACTTTATTTGATTTTTATAAAAAAAGGAGGATTAAAGATTATTATATAACCGAATCGTCTATTAATTACGGTACCTCATATAGTGGTCAAGTTAATACTCAATACCAAACAACATCATTATTAAATACTCCTTATTTTATTAATTCAATAATTAATGGGGTTGAATTAAATAAGACAAAAGATAAAAATGCATTTGTACCATTAGGGTATTTGTATCTTAATTCCATGCCATTGATTACCACCAAAGAAAGATTAAAAAATATTAATAATGATGGGACAATTACGGATTTAGATTATTTGGCGGCAACATTTAAAAAATATTCAGCAATACACCAAGTCCCGTATGCTTGGGTTTTAAAGTATGGGTCAATTTGGCACCGATATAAAAAATATATAGAAACGGGGGTAGATATATTAGATAGTGTTTGGAAAGATTTTGACTATGCTGGTTCTTATGACCCTGTAACATCTGCAATTACAACACAATATACAATTCCTAACTATACAGGGGGTTCACAAAACATAAGGCTACAAAATACAGAAGTATTTCCAATACCTTCAATACAATCAAAAGACACTATTAATGTTGGGTTTTACCCTAAAGTTATAAACGCGGTAAATAATTTTGTAATTGGTAAAGATTTGTTTACAGGGTATACCACTTCTGATTTTTTAACTGCATACACAAAAAATAAATTAAGAATTGGGGTTAATGGACAATCGACAAAGGTTTTAAATTTTGGTTTCGATACTGCAAATCTTAATCGGTCGTTAATAAAACAAAACTATTATCAATATAGAGAATTCAGTGCAGCAACTTCAGTTAATCAAGGTAATACGTCTATTTTACTTTACCCTTCTATGGGTGGTATACCAATAGACCAATCAATATTTGAATGTGTTAACGATACTGATAACTTAAAGACGGAACTTTTAAATAACAAATCACTTTATAATGGTTCGGTTAGGTCTTTATGGGGTACATCTCATTTTGGATATTTTGATAATAGTTTAATTAAAAAACCATCACCAACACAATATGTAAAAAACATAGACACCGAGTCTGAGGAACAATATCCTTTTGATATAGGGTCAACACAATCATTCTATTCAAACATAGATGAGATTTTCAATATTTTTACTGTTGAAATGTTAGATAAATTTGAAGAAAAGTTTTTAGGGTTTTGTAATTATAACCCAAAGGCTAAAGACATATCATTAACCGATGAGATTATATCACCAACGTATAACCAAACGGGAGGTTTACATAATTTAGAAGAGAAGTCACTTGTTAGTCAGATTAAATCATTATTTGTTGTGAGTAAAACAGGAATAGATTTTGTTAATCAAAACGTTGACGGTAAAGCATTAGCAACTAAACAAATAAGTTCATTTACAGAATCAGTTAAAAAGTTTTTAAATTTTGATTGTGTAATAAAATTAGGTAATCCAGGACATTTTAATAGAAAATTATTTAATTCGTTTTCTAATCTAACACAATTTGTACCAACCGATAAATATCAATTTTCACCTTATATTAAAGGCACATTACCTGGTGACGGAACATCTGTAACATTACTACAAAGTGTCGCACAAAATAAAGATGCGTGGGACTCATTAAGAAAGTATTTGGGGTATTCTACAATACCAAAATTAGACTTCCAAACTCAAGTACAACCATCTTTTCCTTCCGTACCATTAGCGGCATCAATCCCGACCTCAACATCATTTGTAAATTACACATATATTCCACCAATACCGACACAAACATTTAGAACTTTTCAAGATGTATGTACAGGACAATATTTTAATATAACTGACCCGAACAATTTTTCTTCGCTAAACTACACTAATGGGGATATATGGTATTTGGATGTTGTTGATAGTGCATCACAAGATAAAAAATTCTGTGCTAGAAAAGTATCAGATAGTGCAATAACTACTAACTATAATATAGTTGCTGAGGACAATACATATCTTGACGGAAATACCGGAAACCTTTTGCCAGAAAGTTTTTGTATGTCTTTTTGGAATACAAATGTAAATTGCTCACAATCTCCATTAAATACATCACTACAATTAGAATTTGTTGGTGATAGTTCTGTTATATTACCTGAAACACCAAATCAAGATAACATTAACTACTTTAATATTGTTAAACCTAGTGGTGGATATACCGTTTATAAATTAACAGGAATACCTGTTTTTGAACCACTAAATTTTAGTAGTACTCTATTTTATCCTGCAAATAGTAATATAAATGACCCTAATAATAGTTCATTACCATTTAATGGTAGTAGTGGTTTAGATACAAACTACGCGAGAGTATTTGAGGTTAATGGTAACACTTCTGGTAATTATATAATGACCGTTAAATATGCGGTAACCGGTGTAAGTTATCAAACATTGTCTGCAAACATTTCTACAGTAAGCGGTAACCAAACAACAACACCAACACCAACTAACCCCAACCCAAATGTCACTCCACTACAAAACACTCAAAAATCATACGTAACCGATTTCTTTATTGATAATAACATTGCGTTTAATTCAGCAAACGTTGAAACCGCATATCCATTAATAAGATTATACGCAGAACAAAAATTAAAAGACCCTACCTTTAATAGTACAAAATTCACAACTTTCATAAACAATTACTTAACATCGCAGTATAACTTACAAAATGGTATTGTTAGTGAAACGTTCACTAATCTAAATAAGATATTAAAAGACATCCAAATAACCACAAATACCCAACCGGTTACGGTTAATGGCGATAACACAAAATTAACTTTATATAATACTTTAAAAGGGTTTAATGATAAATGGATTGCTGGTTCTGATTTAAAAACCGTAACACTATTTGAAGACTTTTTATTTATGGATAGAGCTAATAGTGATATTGGTGATACCTATATTGTTGACGTACAAAAAGTAGTTGATAGTTTGGATACGGATAAAAATCCTAATATGAACTTAATGCAGGCCGTTAGTAATATATTAGATGATAACCAGTTTATGTTTATGGCAATGCCAGCATATATTAATTTTTATGGATTACAAGAGGCGGTTAAAAACGGAAAGGCCGTCGAAGACCCCAACGTAGGTAATTCGCTTTTTGGTACATATTTGGAGGTTGACTATACAAAATCAAGTCCTAAATTTTTATGTTTATATATGGGTAACCCGTCAGAGTACCCTAAACCAAAAGAAAATTCATTTAATAGATTTGGTGATGATAGTTTTGATTTAAGAGTACCAGATAACCCACTAAGGGTTTCTGACCCTAATAGAGATTACTCAAAAACAAACAAAGTTGTTGGTTTTAGTGTTGATTTTGGTATACAAAATCAAAGTATATTTAAAACTTTAGATTTAGATATGTCGGAAATGAAAAATACGTCAGAATCTTTTAAAGTTTTTGCTGATATAGGGAGTTCTGTTGCTGGAGATAAAGTAGGACAACAATCTACATCAATGTATGGGGTATATAAGTCTAGATCGTATTCTTGTGGTGTGCAGTCTATGGGGAATGTTATGATACAACCTACAATGTATTTTGTATTAAGACATGTGCCAATGTTTTATGGTCCTTATTGGATATACGAAGTAAATCATAATGTTTCTGAAAGTGGTTTTGATACTGATTTTAAAGGTACTAGAATACCTAAATATAGTTTACCTAACGTTGATAATTTATTAGTTAATGTTAATAAGAAGATATTAAGTTCATTTAAAGAAAAAATTAAAAAAGTAATTCCAGAATCTGGAGTTACTGCACAATCGCCGACTGAGAAATTATTAACTGAGGACCCAAAAATTATTACAACAACCGAAGTAAAATGTAGGGATACGTCGGCTTACCCAACAATTCCGTTCTTAGATATAAGTGCTAGTACTTATACTCTTAATGAAATTATTAGTGTTATAGATTCGGCAACAACAAATACGGAAATTAGGGCATTACTTTTAGGGATTGCCATCATATCAACATTAAATACACGTAATAACCTAATATATAACGTAATTAATAATAATTTGTATGAAATTACAACATCAAACGCACCAAGAGGAAATTTAGCAACATTTATTACCGAACAATCTTGTGTTGATATATCTGGAATTAAAGTACCTATTGCTAAATTCCCAAATATATTAACGGCAACAAATTATATGATTTCTTATTATCAGGTTTATTCCCCAATGATTCAAAATTTAAAAAATGTTAATCCTAATATTGATGTTAATGTTAGTTATGGTAAAGCATTGACCCAATTGGCCCTAACCACATGGAAAACTGCTGCCGCGGTAACATCATCATTAAACGCTCAACAAATTAAAGATTACGTTGAAAATGATTTATTATTAAATAATGCGACTACGTATGATGCGTATGTTAAGATATTTAAAGATAGTTATGAGTTTTTTGTACAAAACCCTTAGTGTCGTATATTTATATAAAAATAAAAAGTATGAACATGAAAAATTTACTTGACGATTATCTTAAAAAAGATGTTCGTGTAACTCAAAAAGATGGTGGTAACGGATACCAAGAAGTTTGTGATTTAGATACCGGCGATTGCTATACAATCAGAATGAAAGATGGTTTGATTGAAAGAGTAGATAATACTATGAAAACAAATAGAACGTTAAAGGTTGAAACTCCGCAAGGGGTTAAGACATTATTAAATGGTTAAAAATTAAAAAAATGAGTTTAGATAGAAAAATATTAGAAGAATTAAAAAGATTCAATCAGATTAATACCTACGTCTTAAATGAGCAGCCCGAACCACCAGCACCACCCGCACCTGTTGATCCGGTTGCGGATCCTGGATTGGAACCACCTATAGGTGAAGTGCCACCACCGGCAGACGCTGCAGGAGCACCACCGGCAGGAGGTGATGCAATTCCAGAGCCAATTGATATAGAAAATGACCCTGATGTTGAAGAAGTTGGTAATGAACCTGAAGGTGGAGAAGGAGAGTCAGAAGAAATCGATATCACAGATCTTGTTACTACACAACAAGAAATACAGGCTAAACAAGATGAGTTTATGGATGGCATATTTACTAAGTTAGATGAATTAGAAAGTAAATTATCACACATGGACGAAATCATGGATAAGATTAGTGGTCTTGAAGCTAAATTTGACAAATACCGAGAAAAAACTCCTGAAGAAAAATTAATGTTACGTTCATTAGATTCTTACCCATTTAACCAAAAATTAACGGATTTCTTTGATGATAAAAAAGATGAGATGGAAGCGACAGGTAAAAATGAATATGTATTAACTTCTGATGATGTTGAAAATTTTTCACCAAATGAAGTTAAAAAAACATTTAATGTTTACGACGAAAACGATAACGCATTGTAATATAAAAATAAAAATTTAAGGGGATTGTAAGTCCCCTTTTTTTATGCCATTTCATTTGACATTCTGACATTTGTACCTATATTTGTTGTAGATAAAAGAGTAATAATTTAAAATTAATTTATGGCAAATTCAGTATTAGATTCCGTACTTGCGCAGTACGAGAAGAACGCACAACCAAGTGGTTCACAGAGAGTAAACATCTCACAAGAAGACAGATTAAAGAGATATTTTTCCGCAATCTTAATGAAAAACGAAACATCCGCACAACGTAGAGTTCGTATTTTACCCACAAAAGATGGTTCATCGCCATTTGTTGAAGTATGGTATCACGAAATCATGGTAAACGGACAATGGGTTAAGTTATATGACCCGAGTAAGAATGACAACGAACGTTCTCCACTTACAGAAGTTTATAACGAACTAATCCAAACAGGTAAAAAAGAAGATAAAGATTTAGCTTCACAATATCGTTCACGTTTATTTTACATTGTAAAAGTTGTTGACCGCGATAACGAACAAGATGGTGTTAAATTTTGGAGATTCAAACACAACTACAAAAATGAGGGAATTTTGGATAAAATCCTTCCTATTTGGAAAGCTAAGGGTGATATCACTGACGCAGAAAAAGGACGTGACTTAATCATCGAACTTAAGAAAGCAAAAACACCACAAGGAAAAGAATACACGGTAATTCAAACGGTTATGTATGAAGACCAAGCATTACTTCACGAAGATAAAGAAATCATGAGTGGATGGTTGGATGACGAATTAACATGGAATGATGTATACGCTAAAAAACCTGTTGAGTATTTGGAAGCAATTGCAATCGGAGAGACGCCAATGTGGAGTACAGAACTTAAAAAATATGTTTATGGTGAAAGTGCTGACATTTCTATTGGTGGAACAAAAACAAAACAAGAGATTCCTGTAGTGGATCCACAAGTGAATGAAGAGCCTGCAGAAGACCTACCATTCTAAGTTTATTAACAACAAAAAATTAGGCGGGGACCATTTAAAGTTCCCGTTTTTTTATATATATTTTTTATAACAAATATTGATTATTATGGCATTGAAAAAGAAAGAATTTAGTTTAGACGCAATAAAAAATAAGTTCTCAACCAAAACAAAATATAAACCCGAAAGTTTTTATAATTGTGGTGAGGCCTTTATGAACTCTTGTGGTTTACCTGGCCCTGTAATGGGTGGTGTTAATATGTTCTTGGGGCATTCAAACACTTCAAAAACAACGGCAATGATATTGGCGGCGGCCGATGCGCAAAAGAAAGGTCATTTACCTGTTCTTATTATTACTGAGAAAAAATGGTCTTGGGAACACGCAATTGAATTAGGATTGCAAGCGGAGAAAAACGAACTTGGTGAGTATGATGGTATGTTTATCTTTAATGATTCATTTGACGTTATCGAACAAGCAACCGAGTTTATTAATGAAATACTTGATTCTCAAGAAAAAGGAGACATACCTTATAGCCTATTGTTTTTATGGGATAGTATTGGTAGTGTCCCTTGTCAGATGACTTTTGATGGAAAAGGTGGTGGTATGCACAACGCTAAGGTACTTGCAGATAAGATTGGTATGGGAATTCATTCAAGGATTTCAAAATCTAAAAAAGAAGAATACCCTTATTATAACACTCTTGTGATTTTAAATCAACCTTGGGTGTTACTTCCTGACAATCCGTTTGGACAACCTGAAATAAAGGCTAAGGGTGGTGAGGCAATATGGTTAGCATCATCATTAGTGTTCTTATTTGGTAATCAGAAAAAGGCGGGTATTAGTCACATTGATGCTACTAAGAATGGTAGAAAAGTATCGTTTGCAATTAGAACAAAAATTTCTATATTAAAGAATCATGTTAATGGTCTTGGATATAAAGATGGTAAGATTATTGCGGTACCACAAGGTTATATTACAGACACAAAAGAATCTTTGGATAACTATAAGAAAGAATATTCTGATTATTGGGAAACAAAATTAGGGTATTCAGATTATTCTTTAGACGAATCTGATGATGACTCTGACGAGTAAAAAAGTATTTTCAAACAACTTAAAAAATTTAAATGATTAAAACTCTTGTTATTGACGGCAACAATCTACTAAAGATTGGTGTTTGTGGGGTCAAAGATTTTTATAACAAAGGAGAACACGTTGGCGGGATTTGGCATTTCTTAAACACAACCAGAAGATTTTTGGATGAAGGAAACTACAATAAAGTTGTGGTTTGTTGGGACAGTGAAAGTAGTTCAACACAACGAAGATTATTTTATCCCAATTATAAACTTAACCGAAGACAAGCAAATACCGAAGAACAAGTACATTCATTCTCATATCAAAAGACAAGGGTAAAACAATATCTTGAAGAGATGTTTATAAGACATATTGAAATTGATGCTTGTGAGGCTGATGATATTATTGCGTACTACTGTAAAATATCTAAAGACGAACACAAAACTATTTTCTCAAGTGATAGAGACCTTACACAGCTTATCTCTGAAGATGTGAGTATCTATTCCCCGAGTACTAAAAAACATTATAAGAATGGGGATATGATTAAAATGTATGATGTTGAGATACCTCACTATAATGTTAAAACTTGGAAAATATTATCTGGCGACAAGTCAGACAATATTAATGGTATTTATTATTTGGGAGAAAAAACATTAGTTAAGTTATTTCCTGAGTTACTTGACAAAGAGGTAAATATCGCCGATATTTTAACAAAAGGGGAATTACTTTTAAAAGAAGATAAAGATAATTCAGCCTTAAAAAACCTATTAAGTGGTAGAACAAAGGATGGTATTTTTGGTAATGAGTATTACGAGATAAATAAAAAACTTGTAGATTTATCGGAACCACTAATAAGTGAAGAAGGAAAAGAATTAGTTGAATCTTATTATTCCGAGTCGATGGATCCCGACGGAAGAGGACATAAGAATTTAATTAGAATGATGATGGAAGATGGTTTGTTTAAATACCTACCAAAGAATGACGAAAATTGGATTTATTTTATAAAACCATTTTTAAAGTTAACAAGAAAAGAAAAAACAAAGTTTAAAAACAAAAAGTAAAACAAAAAAAACATGAAAGAACAAAACGACGTAACAAAGGTTGAATTCTTAATTACATTAAACAACAACTTTGTTGTTCAGAGATTTTTTAATGTTAAAGGGTTCAATATTAAAGCAAAAAATAGTATTGAACTTCTAAATTACCTTAATGGGTTATCTCTAGATTTACAAACTAAATTAAGAAATAAATGTGTTGTCTATATGTTAGAAAATCGTTTTCAAATTGAAGAGGATTCTAGTATTTTAGAAACATCAAATACGGATGGACCGGAGGTATTTAACATCATTTTAAAGTTAGGAAATGAGACAATTTGTCATAGAGTGATTGATGCTAAAGTATACCCGCCGAAGGTAAGATATACGCTGGACGTACGACCATCAATAAAAAACATTCTAAGAGACCTGACTGACATTTTATCAGATAAAAATTTATCTTATAATTACCTAAATTATTCATTCGCCTAATAGTATTTATTAGAAAACAAATAACAAATCATTAAATTATGTCAGACAAAAAGAACTTCGGGTATCTAGGGAATACCTTTCAAAATCAATTAATAAATAACATTATTGTTTATAAAGATTTCTCAAATTCCATCATTGAAGTTATTGACCCGCACTATTTTGATAACCAATATTTCCGAATCATTTGTCAAATGATAAAGGAGTTTTATTCAAAATATGAGCACACACCTACGTTTGATACACTTGAACAACTGACAAAGTCAGAAATTAGTTCTCCGATGGCTCAGAAGAGTATTTTAGACACTCTTGACCAAGTAAGGACGGTTTCAGATGATGGTTCAGCGTACGTACAAGAAAAAGCCCTAAAGTTTTGTAAACAACAAGAACTCCAAAAAGTAATGACTAAAGCTCAATCAATCATCGATAAAGGTGATTTCGAGAGTTACGATACGTTAGAAGAAATGGTACGTGGAGCACTTCAAGTTGGCGAAACCGACAAAGGAACAACTGATGTTTTTTTTAACATTGATGAGGTTATGGATGATGATTACAGACACCCCATTCCAATTGGAATCCCTGGTATTGACAACTTATTAAAAGGTGGTTTGGCTAAAGGTGAAATTGGTGTAATTTTAGCACCAACCGGTGTAGGTAAATCAACATTTACAACTAAAATTGCTAACCACGCATTTAACTTAGGGTATAATGTTCTTCAAATCTTTTTTGAAGACAACCCAAAAATTATTCAAAGAAAACACTTTACGCTTTGGACAGGAGTACATCCCGATGATTTATCTGAAAACAAAATAGAAGTTGTGGAAAAAATCAAACACATTCAATCAACTATGAAAAATAAGTTGATAATGAAAAAACTACCTTCCGATACGATTACTATGAATCAAATTAAAAATCAAGTAAGAAAGATGATTGCGGAAGGTAATAAAGTTGATATGATAATTTTAGATTATATTGATTGTGTTGTACCTGACAAGAACTTGGGTGACGAATGGAAAAGTGAAGGTTCAGTTATGAGAGGGTTTGAATCGATGTGTCACGAGTTAGACATCGCTGGTTGGACTGCAACACAAGGGAATAGAAGCTCAATATCATCAGAGGTAGTAACAACAGACCAAATGGGTGGGTCTATTAAAAAGGCACAAGTTGGTCACGTAATTATTACGGTGGCTAAGAGTCTACAACAGAAAGAAATGAATTTGGCAACAATCGCTATTACCAAATCTAGAATTGGTAAAGACGGAATTGTTTTTGAAAACTGTAAATTTGATAACGGAATGTTAGAAATAGATACAGAACAAAGCGTGACGTTTCTTGGTCATGAGGAACAAAAAGAAGAAAGAAACAAAAACCGAATCAAAGAGCTACTTGAAAGAAAGAAGCAAAAGCAACAAGAATCTTAACATAAATTAATAAAATAAAATAAAATAAAATGAATATTTCGCAAAAAATATTAAGTGACATTACTGTCTTTATGAAATACGCTAAGTTTCAACCCGAAAAGAACCGGAGAGAGACTTGGGAAGAATTGGTAACTCGAAACAAAGAGATGCACCAACGTAAGTACCCTAACATTAAAAATGAGATTGAAGAGGTATATAAAATGGTATACGACAAGAAAGTATTACCATCAATGAGGTCTTTACAATTTGGAGGTAAACCAATTGAAATTTCACCAAATAGAGTTTATAATTGTGCGTATATGCCGATAGACCATGTTGACTCTTTTTCTGAAACTATGTTTTTACTTTTAGGTGGTACCGGTGTTGGGTATTCAGTTCAAAAACATCACGTTGAAAAATTACCAGATATTAAAAAACCAAACCCTGAAAGGACAAGACGTTACCTAATTGGTGATTCTATTGAAGGATGGGCGGACGCGATTAAAGTGTTAATGGAATCGTATTTAGGTTATAAATCATCAACCCCTATATTTGACTTTTCAGATATTAGACACAAAGGTGCGATGTTAGTAACATCAGGAGGAAAGGCTCCAGGTCCTCAACCATTAAAAGATTGTATACACAATATTACAAAAGTATTGAACAACAAAAAAGATGGTGAAAAATTAACACCAATCGAAACTCACGATATCGTATGTCATATTGCAGATGCGGTATTAGCGGGTGGTATCAGAAGAGCGGCTCTTATCTCGTTATTTTCTGCAGATGACGAGGAAATGATTTCTTGTAAGTCAGGAAATTGGTGGGAACAAAACGCACAAAGAGGTAGGGCTAATAACTCGGCGGTTCTTCTTCGACACAAAATCACTAAAGAATTCTTTATGGGTCTTTGGAAAAGAATTGAGTTATCAGGAGCAGGGGAACCGGGTATCTATTTGTCAAACGACAAAGATTGGGGAACCAATCCTTGTTGTGAAATTGCACTTAGACCATTTCAATTCTGTAACTTGTGTGAGGTTAATGCTTCAGATATTGAATCACAAGAAGATTTCGACGCAAGAGTTAAAGCAGCATCATTCATTGGTACATTACAGGCTGGATACACTGATTTCCATTATCTAAGAGACATTTGGAAACGAACAACTGAAAAAGATGCTCTTATTGGTGTTGGAATGACAGGTATTGGTTCAGGTGTTGTTTTAGGGTATGATATGAAAAAAGCGGCTAAGGCGGTTAAAGAAGAAAACGAAAGAGTTGCATCACTTATTGGAATTAATAAATCTGCAAGAACAACAACCGTTAAACCATCAGGAACATCATCGTTGGTTTTGGGTACATCATCAGGAATTCACGCTTGGCATAATGATTACTACCTAAGAAGAATCCGTGTAGGTAAGAATGAATCAATCTATTCTTACTTGGCGACTAATCACCCTGAGTTGATTGAAGATGAGTTTTTCCGTCCTCACGATACCGCAGTTATTGGTATACCACAAAAAGCACCTGAAGGAGCAATTATAAGACACGAGTCTGTATTCCAAATGTTGGAAAGAGTTAAAAAAGTATCTCAAGAATGGATTAAACCTGGACATAGAAACGGACAAAACTCTCACAACGTATCTGCAACAGTTTCAATTAAAGAAGATGAGTGGGACTTGGTAGGTGAATGGATGTGGAATAATAGAGATTTCTATAACGGACTATCGGTATTACCATATAACGGAGGAACTTATACCCAAGCTCCTTTTGAAGATTGTACAAAAGAAGAATTTGAAAGATTGGTTAAAACATTATCAGATGTTGATCTTACAAAAGTGGTTGAGTTACAAGATAATACAGACCTTAGAGGTGAAGCCGCTTGTGCTGGTGGAGCCTGTGAAATTGTTTAATATAATAAAAAATAATTAAATGACAGTAAACTCATCTAAAGATTGGATACAAGAGTTGTACGTGAAGGAGTTTATAAGACCTAAACTCCTTCCTACTGACTTTTATTATAATAATGATGGTAGAATGGTTATGACTGAAGAATACCATAAAGGTAGAGGAAGTTGTTGTGGTAATAAATGTTTACATTGTTGTTATTGGCCGCCACATATTAAAGGAAATAAAGACCTTAAAGAATCCTTACTTTCGTAAGGATTTTTTATTTTATATCTATTTATTAGAAAATTCATCACATTATATTTATTTAATATGTCTAATGGTATTACATACGGAATAAATTTCCCTTTTTTACAAAGTGTTGAAGGGAATTATGTTAAACTAACCCAAACTGCCGATCAGGAGATTAGGTCTAGTTTATTGCATCTTATATTAACCAGAAGGGGTAGTAGGTATTATTTACCTGATTTTGGTACAAGAATATACGAATTTATTTTTGAACCCTTAGACGGTGAAACGTTTGAAAGCATTAAGACTGAAATTGAAGAACAGGTTGAAAAATACATACCAAACCTAACAATCAATAGTATTACTGTTGAACCTTACGTTGAAAGTGGGGATGTTGTTGGTCAACTTGATTATGAACTTTTAGGTCAAGCTAGTATATATAGAATACCTGGTGCTAACACCGCCGAGTATACTGCAAAATTAAAAATAGATTATACCGACGAAAATAAGGCGTTTGGTAGTCGAGAATTTATAATAATTAACATTTAATTATGGCTAATAAAAAAATAAATTATACTGAAAGGGATTTTGAAGGTATAAGACAAGAGTTAATAAATTATACTAAACAGTATTATCCTGAGTTAGTACAAAACTTTAACGACGCTTCGATATTTTCAGTTTTAATGGATTTAAATGCTGCCGTAGCCGACAATTTAAATTATCAAATAGATAGGAGTGTGCAAGAAACCGTACTTCAATACGCACAACAAAGATCATCTATTTATAATATCGCAAGAACGTACGGATTAAAAATTCCAGGATATCGACCATCTGTTGCTGTTGTTGATGTTTCTATTGTGGTACCACCACTTGGGGATAGTGAAGATTACCGTTATTTAGGTATTTTAAGAGCAGGGTCACAATTTAATGGAGGAGGAACAGTATTTGAAACAGTATATGATATCGACTTTAGTACACAATATAACCCTGAAGGTTTTGTTAATAGAACAAAGATACCAACCTTTGATGCAAATAATAAGATTGTTAATTATGTAATCACAAAAAGGGAAGTGGTTGTTAATGGAACTACTAAAGTGTTTAAAAGAGTTATTAACTCATCTGACGTTGTACCATTCTTTAATTTTTTCTTACCTGAAAGAAACGTTTTAGGTATTACATCTATAATACAAAAAGAAGGGACAAGTTACCCTAATGTTCCAACTTATTCTGACTTTGTTAATTCAACAAGTCGTTGGTATGAGGTTGACGCATTGGCTGAAGATACGGTATTTATCGAAGACCCAACAAAACCAACAGACAATGCTGGTGTTAAAGTTGGGAAATATATTAAAACTGAAAATAGATTCATCAGCGAATACACACCTGAAGGGTTCTTAAAAATACAATTTGGTGGAGGTACCACAACACCACAACAACAACTAACTGATTTTGCTAAAAACGGAATTAAATTAGATTTGGCAAACTACCAAAATAACATAGGATTAGGATTAACCGTTCAACCAAACACAACCATATTTGTTCAATATAGAATTGGTGGTGGTTTAGGTTCAAATGTTGGTGTTGGGGTTATTAATCAAATCGGTACTTTAGATTTTGCAATTAATGGACCATCCGATAGTATTAATACAAATGTAAGACAATCTTTAAGTGTTAATAATGTTACTGCGGCAATTGGGGGTGCAAATCCCCCATCAACAGAAGAAGTTAGAAATATGGTAACATTTAACTTTTCTGCTCAAAAAAGGGCGGTAACGATTAATGACTATAAATCTTTAATTGATACAATGCCAGGTAAGTTTGGTGCACCTGCAAAGGTCTCTATTACTGAAAATAATAATAAAATTACAATTCAAATTTTATCTTACGACGATACTGGAAAATTAACACAAACCGTTTCTAACAACTTAAAAAGTAATTTGGCAACATATCTTTCAAAATATAGAATGATTAATGACTACATTTCTATTGATGTTGCAAAAGTAATTGATTTGGAGTATGATATTTATGTTGTGTTAGAATCAGATAGAAATCAAGGACAAGTCATTACCGAAATTATTAACGGTATTTCAAATTATATGGCTCCTGAAAATAGAGAATTAGGTCAAAATGTTAATGTATCTGACGTTAGAAGATTAATTCAAAACACTGCTGGAGTATCCACACTATCCGATCTTAAAGTATTTAATAAAGTTGGTGGTCAATACTCAATATCTGAAACGTCACAAAGATATGTCGATAAAACAACAAGACAGATTCAATTAATAGATGACACTATCTATTCTGAACCGACACAAATCTATCAAGTTAGGTACACAAATAAAGACATCAAGGTACGTGTTAAAAACCTAACAACTGTAGATTTCTCATAAGATTCTTTATTTTAAAATGTTATGACTTATTTTTTAAAATGAGGAACATAACTATTTATTTTTAAAAGATCAATGACCAAGAGTTATCGCATAAGAACCCAACCGGGTACAGACAAAAACATAAGAATAAACGTCAATCAAGATTTTGATTTTTTGGAAATATTATCCTTAAAATTAAGACAAGAAGATGTTTATACAAGATTCTGTGCCGATTATGGTGTTGTTGCGGGTAGGGTGATTGTAAACGGAGGTTATGGGGTACCAAACGCTAACGTATCGATATTTGTACCTTTAGAGTCTATTGATGAAACTGACCCTGTAATATCTACCTTGTACCCATATAAAACCGTTGACCAAAAAAATGAAGACGGATATAGATATAACCTTTTACCTTATCGACAAGAATATGGTGGACACACACCAACAGGAACATTTCCTGATAGAGAGGATGTTTTAACAAGAAGTGAAGTTTTAGAGGTATACGAAAAATATTACAAGTTTACGGTTAAAACAAACGAAAGTGGTGACTTTATGATTATTGGTGCACCATTAGGGATTCAAACATTAGTATTAGATTTAGACTTATCAAACATAGGTTGTTTCTCTTTACGTCCCGCTGATTTTATTAGATCAGGTTTGGCGGGTCCCGAACAATTTAACGGAGATCAATTTAAATCTTCAACCGATTTAGGTTCACTACCACAATTAGTTAATATTAAAAATGATATTGACGTGACATCATTTTGGGGTGAAACCGATTTATGTAATATTGGAATTACAAGGTCTGACTTTGATCTTCGTGATTTTGGTATTGATATTAAACCTCATGCAATTTTTATGGGGTCAATATTTTCAACAAGTGAAGAGGATTTTTTAAAAACAAATTGTAAACCTAAAAAAAATTCTGGTAATCTTTGTGATTTAGTTTCTGCTTCGGGTACCATTTTGGCGATTAGACAGACTATTAACTACGATGTTGATGGTAGACCTGTACTTGAACAATATAGTTTGCCTGAGGGGGGTAAAATAATTGATGATGAAGGTACATGGTTAACGGAAGTACCAATGAACTTGGATTATGTTACCACAAATGAATTTGGAGAACAAATATTATCAAATGACCCTGCTGTCGGCATACCAACAAAGGCAAAATATAGATTTAGAATCAAATATCAAAATGAGGATGGGATGAATAATGACATCATGAGAGGTGATTATTTAGTACCAAATATAAAAGAATGGGGATGGTCTTCAGGTGCTAATGATGCTCCAACAGATTTAAACGCCCAATTATATTCATACGCATTTAGTTTAGATTGGAACGAATATGGGGATGCAAGCACAACTATTGGCCAACAGATGATACAAGAGGCGGTCAATTGTGAAGATAGGTTTTATGAGTTTAACTATAATAAGGTATATACTATTGCTAATTTTGTGGATAGATGGAAATGGGGGTTTAACCGAAGTAGACATTTAGGTATTAAAGAAATTACAGATAGAGGGTGTACGACAACAACAAATAGATTTCCGGTTAATGATGGGGTGAAAAATTTTGATTTTTTATTTTTCTTATTTAATATATTAATAACGTTATTAACTCCAACGTTTGTTCAATTAATAATAATTGTACATGTTTTAGCGTTTTTATACCCTATAATTCGTATAATAATAAATTTAATAATATGGATAATAAACGTTGTTATATATGGGATTTGTTTAATTATTGCTGCGATATCAGTAAAAAAGAAAAAAGAAGATTGTAAAAAATCGGCAATAAAACCAATTTCAAAAGAAAATCCATTTAAACGTATAGCGTTACCAATGTTATCGTATCCTGATTGTGAAGCATGTCCTTGCCAAGATTTATCATTGGATGAGGGGGATGGAGGGGCTTTTGGTTCTGGAGCAACTACGACTATATCTAGTACTAACTTTAGTCAACTTTCAGATACTAATTCAATTAGTTCGTTTACTACCTATGATTCGGTAAATGCCGCGGCCAGTAGTAATCCTGAAAACTTTAATAACGGTATTAGACAAATTTTTGCTGGATATCAATATCAAAACACGGGTAACGGGTATGATAAAATAATAAAGACACCTGTAGCCCAATGGTTGGCTCAGGGGGGAATACCATTTGTTGGTATGGATGTTCAATTATCGCAATCAATGAACATGGCAAACATTAGAGAAAGATATTTTGATAATCAAAATATTATTCAAACAACGGTAAGAAATACCATACCAAACACAACTACAGTGGACCCGTCAACTACATTCACGGATAGTACTCTTGTCGTATTCTGTGATGCTGGAACATTAAGTGATTTACCTGCCGGATCAATAATATCGTTTTACGATGTTACATTAATTAACGACACAAATACTACCGGATTAACAACCCCAAATCAGTTTAATAGTAATAATATCACAGGTAGTACGCCATATAACGCAACTAACTTAGTACAAGTGCCTTTTAAATGGATAGATATTAGTGGTGCGGAACAGACGGGAACATTAAAGTTAAAAATAAGCCAAGACGGTAAAGAATATAAATATAAATCAGGTGTTGAGTATTTCCAAGTAATTACAGGAGGAACTGTTAGCCAATTTTCAGGACTAACTAATACTACGGGTGGATTGTTAAATACATATCTATTTAAAAAAACACAACGATTCTCATATGGAACGGGGTCTTTTGGTGTAACTGAGGTTGTGACACCTATTACTCTTTTTGATGGGTTTGATACTTCAGAAATTATAATCTTAAATAGAGGTGTTGACCCATACACTGAAAAACAAAATATTAGATATGACTTATCTAGGCTTTTTGGGTTTTCTTTAGGTAGTAATACAATATCAGTTGAGGGTGACTATTATCTTAATGTTCCTATACAAAAAAATACAGGTTTAGGAGCTTGGTTTAATAACTATAAAACCCCGGAATCACAAAACGTAACAAATAACACTAATCTTAGTTTATTTCACCAACCATTTGGATTTACGGTTGACCCAACATTGTTTACTGCTTTTACAAACAATAATGCATATTATTACAACTCAACGGATAAGACACAAAATAATTTTGTCGCGTTTCCTGGTGATAGTGCAAATTTAGGGTATTTTACTTCACCACAAGGGGCCTATTCTCCGGTAACAACCGCAGGAAATAATAAAATAGGATTCCAATATACTACGAGTAATAATACGTTATCACCACAAGGAAGCGTTGAGGGTGGTACTTTGATAGCTTCAAATGTTGCAACAAACGTACCGGTCGACCCAACATTAACCAGTACCGTTATTAGGGCGTTTTCACCGGCATATCACAATCAAGTATCTACAAACATTACTATAACTAATAATAATAGATTGGTATTGAGGTCTGACAGATTACCAACATCGGATAAGGTACAAGTGAGTGGTAATTGTTCATATTCACTACATTTAAATGACAATTGTTTATTCTACATTATAGATGAAGAGGGTAACGGAACCGCAGTACCATTTGTATCTCAAGGGGTTACCGACACATCAAATAATGCTCAAGATTTAACTGGCGACACTTCTAGTGCGGTTGTTGATGCGGTTTTAGGCACATTACAATGTGAAAATATGACACCATTAGCGTGTTATTCTGGAAGTGGAACCAATTTTGGAGTTGATACTCCGTGTTCTGAAAACCCTAACGGAAAAAGGATGACAGGTGGGTGTTATTACTTTGTTGATAGTCCATTACTAATATCGATACCAAAAGACCTTAAATATTTTATCGAATGGAAAGCAAGGTTTAGAATGGTGTTTGGAGCTTGTCGTGGAATATTCTCACATGTATTTCAAAATAATTGGGTTAATGGTTCACTTTACATGTTTGCGTTTAAAAAACAAACAATATTTAACATAACAGGACAACCAAAAAAGTATAAATTTTGTGGAAGTTATGATAGTACGTTAAGACCGGGTCAAGGACCAATATTCTATACTGAAGGAACTACTAACTCTTTATTCTACCGATCAACACCATATAACGGTACTGACTTTATTGGTCAACTTCCTAAAAAGAAAAACTTACCTAACGGTTCGTTATTACCTGCTAACTATAAAGGGATGAATGATAGGAATCTATTTTTTCCAACAACGGTTACGGATTTAGGGCCAAGAGACGAATTTACTAAAGAAATATGTGCGAACCCATCTTTTAATGGGTACATTATTGAGAGTATTAAGAGTACGTCGTTTAATGATACTTCGGATTTATTACAATTATTTATACTATCTAGATTAATAAATACCAGCTTTTTAAGTCAAATGTTAGGGTTAGGTGACTCATCAATAAATAGAATGTTCTCTAGAACTGAAGATAGAATTGATGGGGATATTGCTCAGTTATTTAGTATAAATTCAGAATATGGTGTCGAACCGTTTGGTGATGATAACTATGAGGATTCTGATTTATATGTTGGTGGAACTGGAGATGCTCTTGTTGGCGTTTTCTTTTCTTCTAGCACTGAAAACAGAGTCATGGTGAGTCCCGGAATAACAACATTCTCACCCATACTCACAAACTATTATGGGTTCCCAAAAACACAAGAAGTACCATTTTATAAATGGGGGTTGGCAAACACAACTACAATCTTTGGTAGTGACACTAATGAATGGGACACCAACTTACAAGGGGGTGGGTTTTATAAAGAAAAGTACCAAGCGTTAAGTTTTTACCAAGCGCCTTATTCCCCTTACTTTAATGATTTAAATACAGGTAGAAGGGGGTTCATATTTAACTCAAACCCACAAGGTAATGACCCGACATTTACACCTGGATTACCAAATAAATTTTTAGTTGGTACACCTTACCATTTCTATTTTGGGTTAGGTAAAGGTAAATCCGCAATAAACAGATATATCACAAAATACATTTTGAATCAAGATGTCTAATGAAAACGAAATATTAATAGTATTAGGTTCTAAACGATACGCATCGAATAGTGATAAAGACGTATGGGTTCAGGCACCACTTATTGGTGATAGAAAAACTATGGTTGAGGGTGATAGGTCCGTCAGTTTAAATTTGGCCGAACAATTCAATACCGAAAGACAAACAAGTGATGTTTTTAGATTATCAGGTAAAATAACAAACATATTTAACAATATTGTTAGTGGTAAGACAACTTACTCACCCTATAGAAATAATTTATATTATACAAATGCTATTGCAAATGCGACATCAAACATTCCACCCAATCCTTCTGTTGCTTGGGAAGGTTACCCACAATTTGATGAATTTACAATAACAAGAGATGCGACAGTATCAGGACATAGAACATTTATTCCAAAAAGTTCAACAACGTATAATTGGGGGACATATGTTTCTTATGCGTTTAGTAGTGATACCCAACAAGCGATGGCATATACAAATGAAGACTATAACGTAACAAACAATTTTATTGCGTCCGATGGTATACCATTTGTGATTGATACCTCATCATTTAATGGTAAAAGTTTGGTTTATTTTATTTGTGGTACTAACCATAATTTAACTGCGGGAGAATGGGTAGAATTAAGTATACCATCAAACCCAAATGGGTTAGGTGGTAAAAATGTGTTTCAAGTTTATGATATTGGTAATGGTAATTATGGTTCTGAAAAAAATGTTTTTAGTATATATAATCTTAAGTTCCCCACCGCTCAAACCACTACAGGTACTTTTGGTACGTTTAAAAGAATAAAAAACATTCAAAATAGTGGTGAAACTAAGTCCATATATTATGTTAGATTACACAAAATATTAACAAACCCTGAAGATTGTAATATTGTACAGGCAGGGTTTGAAAACAATCCATTTTATAAAAAAACTAAATTAGAATATTCTGCACTAACGCCAAATCAAATTCAAAGGGTCTCAACAAAAGAAGGTAGTAAAAGTTTTACGTTTACATTTAATAAAGATGTATCAATAAACGGATTGAAAGATAATAATGGAAAACCTGTCATTGAACTTTTTGTTACAATGATAGAACGTGGTTATATGGGTTGGTTTAACCCTCCAGCAATAAATCAAAATGGTTCACAAACCGGTTTAGATATTGGGTGGGGGTTTAATTTCTTAAAAAATTCAATAGATACTTGGTGGGATCACGCATCATTATCGAACAAAGATAACATACCATTAGGGTCATATGAACAACCAGCGGGTAGTGGTCAATTCTTTTATTATAACGACTTTTTAAATGTTGGTGATGTTATCAAAGGTGATTTTTGTGAGTACAACTATATGGAACAAAAAGAATATGTGGTATCACCAATGTACCATAAATACTCTTTTAACCCAACATACTTTTATGATAACTCAACAATTAATTACCCAAGTGGTTACGTTTATGAACCGCATTTCTCAATACCCATTAGAGTTTTTAGTGATTATGTCGAGTATGGTTCTAAAGAAACCGTAGATAATATACCTGTTTATGCTTGGTATTCACAATATGAGGACACTTTTGTTTGGAGAGATTTATATACTTACGGTTTTATTGATGGTGACGGACTTGGTGTTGATTACCCATTTATTAATGGGGCTCATTACCCATTTAAAAGTGTTTTGTTTTTACAAAAACCAATCCAAAGAACAAATAAAGTGAACACGACACTTATAAACCAACCAGCAAACGACGATTGTGAATAATAATTATTATAGATTTTCATTAAACATTAATGATAAAGATATCATTATACCTGTTGAAATATCATTTGATACTGAAGGTAGGGACCAAGGAGTTGAGGCCTATGAAGAAGAAGTGTTACAACAATTAATTAATGGTGTTGATGATTTTGAAATTGCAAAATTTGCACACGCGCCTTGGGATACAAATGCGGATGTAACACAAATTTACCACCAATTTAATTTTTTTAATCCAAATACTTCAACAGATTTTATAACCACACCACCATCAATAACTGATTGGTTGGATGACTATGAATATGCGACATTTACGGATTCTGAAATATATTACTTTTCAAATTCATTTAAGGGTAGTTTTTTTAAATTAGATTTTTATGATAGTAAAGTTAATGAAAAACAAAAGATATTGTTTTCTGTTATTTTACCAACACAACAAGGGTTAAAAGAACCTGGATTTATTGGTCCCGCTTTTAATCCAACACAAGTTCAAGTTAAAAAACCAAAATATATTTTAGACTATACAGGACAAGATAAAGAAGGGTTTTTCTATTATTGGTTAAAAAATCCAAATTATATGGACCAAACAACATTCTATATGTCATGTAAATTTTTTAACGCAAAAAAAGGACAATTTGTTAGAATGATGAATAAACCACAATCTACATTAATAGGTGCGGGTGTTTATAATTTTGATAAAGAATCATTATTTTATTACAAAGTAACCTTTGACCAAAGTAGTTATGAATATAAGGTATATGATGAAACAACGGGACAACGAGTAGGTGTTGGTTCTTTAGCCACTGAAGCTATAATCTGGTATGAATATGTAAACCCATAATGGAGTCTGAAAAATTTAGTGTATTAATCTCGCCTGAAGTATTATCTTCCGACCTTATTAATTTAATATATACGGCATCGACAACTTATGAATTAGGTCAAGACGAATGTATTACAAGTGCGACTACCGCAATTCAGAACACACAAAGTATCTTTGTATATTCTGGAATGTCTTATATTTTAAGTGGAGGAACAAATGGGGATTCTTTACTGACAGGATTAACAATGCCAATTCTTTTTACTCAAACATATAATGATATTGGATTCTATTCTGAATTTGATGGGTTAATGGTTCAAAAAGACATCGTAACAAACTTTTTATATTCTGGTAATAGCACGAGTAACTTAAATTCGGTAACGTTGTATAACACATCGGGAGATTATACGGTTAGTTATTTAGATTTTACGACTTTCTATGTTGATTGGGGGGATAATTCACCAACACAACAATTAACATCAAGTTCGCTTACACATACATACTTAGCGAATAACGATTATACTATAACTCTTTCGGGGTCAAATCCATGGGGGGTTACGATTATTGAAAAACCAATAACAATACCATTACAATCGGTAACCATATCTAATCCAAATGGTAATATTGTGTTTGTGCCACAACAAGGTAATTGGGCAAATATACCATTATCTTATGATTACATCTATCCTTTAGATTCAAATAATACGATACCTTATCAGATTTCAAGTAACTGGACAACAATACCATTTCCGATATCTGGGTTTACAAATTCTAAATTAATTGACCTTAAAAGGTGGGGATCGATTCCATATACCGTTGGGTATGTCTTTAATAAGAACAACCAAGTATTTGGTCAAGTTAACTCAATAACTGCTGATGTTACAGGGTATACTATTAATAATGTTGACTACTACGATTTAATTAATGGAAAAACTTTGTATGTTGTTAATAGTAGTGGTTTAACCGCAAATGATATTGTTGCTTCGGCAATAACAAAAAACGAGTATCTATTAGACTTTGTAATGGCTCCTGAAATACAAACGGACATATACGTTGAAAGAGGTAAATACTCGGCATTTGAATCGTTACAAAGACTTGGAGAGGTGGACAATATTGGTGATATGGTAAGATACGGGTATGGGTTCTTCAAAATTAACAATGCATAAAAAACAATATAAACTATTTATTAAATAAAAAAAATGGCACTTGGAACCTATGGAATTGTTAGACCCGCAGATGTATCGCCAGATGATGTTGATGTAATATTACATTATACTGCGTCAAGAGATGTGACTGATAATTACCTATTAAAAAAATTAAACGCAAGGAGTATTCTAACACCTTATTTTCATAATGCGGATACGGGAGGAAATGCGAATGTTGAAATATTAGGTGGTCTTTACAATTTAAAGTTACCAGCATCTGAGTTTAATAAAAAAGGAATTTACACGGTATATTTACGACCTGCTGAAATTAGAACAACAATTTCTGATTGTGGTGTTTTATCGGCATTACCAAATGTTAAAGGTATTGTTATTAATATTAATAGTGTCCCTTCAATTTTTAGAAACAAATTTACAAATCAAGGGCTAGTGGGTTTTAGGGTTGAATATTTAAATCAAGATGGGACCAAAATCCCTAACTTTTATAGAATTGTAACCTCTTCGTTCTTTTGTGAACCTGTAGTTACGGAACAAGTTAACTCATCACAAAAAAACATTAGATATAGATATGTTGAGGGTGGAAGTGATTTAATATTTTGTACTTTATCGCCATCATCTTCACCAACAAACAAACCAAACGCAACTCCTTTTATTGGTCAACCAAACCAAAACATTATAGTTACAAACACATTCTTTAATCCAATCACTATTGATATACAAATGGCTGATTACGATTTAGATACAATAGCAATAGCTCTTTATGGTAATCAAACTAAGAGTGTTGAAGATGGTATTTACACATTATATGATAGTGGTGGTAATATCTATAAACAATACAACTTGTTTGAGGTTAGAGATAACTTTAATGAATTATTATATGAGGTTAGACAGGATAGGGGTAATAACATAGACTTTAGTAAAAACTTCACAAATATTATTACTTAATGGCTAATAAAATATTTTTTCCTCCTGGTGGTGTCAAGACTTTTTCTGACAACTTGGTCGGTTTACAAATAACCGACGGTGGGGGACTTACGCAGGGTAATTTCCAATTCACTACTGCGATATATGAAAAGGCAAATAGAAAGTTTGATACCGGCATATTTTCAGATGCTTATACTTTGGAAAATCTTAAAATAGATGACATACAACAGGCAAAAAGAATAATAGAAAAGAATTTTAAAGTATATCCAAACTTTGACATATCGGAAATCACGAGTTTTTCTTTATATGGTTCACTTTCAAAAAGAATATCCACATCGGCAATTAAAATCATTAATAATTTTCCAGCGGCAATTGAAGTTTTTAGTAGACAACAATCAGGATTATTTTATGGTAATACTGCTGAAAATATTGTTTATGATTCTAAAGATGATGAGACAACATTCGACATGGATACTTCATTATTTAGAAATCCGTTTGATGTTGATTTTTCAATAAACGCTAAAAGAAACATTGAGGTTAAGCCTTACCCAATAAGTCAGATTAGGGCGTTAACCCCTAACTTTGAAAGTTATGCGTTATACTTTGAAGATTTACAAACAGAATATAAATTTACGGATTTTACGCCAACATTAAATATGTCTGGTGGAACGGTTACTGTTACTGTAATGGGTGACCCGTTTAGTGGGGCAAGTGCAACTACAAGTACCTTAATAATAAAACCAAACACCACAATAACCCAACAAATATTTGATGAAAACTTTGATGAGGTTGAGGACTTTTTAATTAGCAGGACTTCATTTCCAAAATACACATCAACTTTCAAATATCCTGATTACGATGCGGATGGTAAATATACTATGTACGTTAAAAATTTAACTTGGCCTTTAAACCGAGTTTGGAATATTGATATTAGTAGTAATAAATTTAGTGAGTATTTAAATGAATTACAATTTATTGCTGAAAAATTAGATGAGTATAAAACAAACCTAATTAGTAGGTTTTTAATCACAGGGTCGATTAAAGAGTTTGACACATCTGACCAAAAAATAGAAAAGGTATTACAAATTTATGGTAGAAGTTTTGATGAGGTTAGAAAGTTCATTGACTCATTGGCTTACATGAATTCAGTTAATTATCAAGTTGGTAACGATATACCATCACAATTATTAACAAACTTAGCATCAACATTAGGGATAAATACTGATATATCACCAATAACCAACGAAGGGTTTTTAGAATCCGTATTTAATACAAAACCAAAACAAATATTTACTGGACAAGCTCAAAGTCAAACGCCGACAGAGTTAAATTATCAATACTATAGGAACCTTATCTTGAATGCCGCTTATATGTTCAAAAGTAAAGGAACAAGAAAATCTTTAGAATATATTATGAGATTTGTTGGTGCTCCTGAGGCTCTTTTAGAGTTTAATGAGGTTATCTATATTGCCGATACTAAAATTAATGTTAATAAGTTTGACCAACAATACGCTAGAATTTCAGGAGGAACTCAATACGTTGAACAACCAACATTTGACCCTAACAACACTTTTAGTATTCAAGGGGTAACGTATACTGGTTATACCACAAGTGGTTTCATTAGGCCCGTTAATAATACTTCAGTTGATTATGGAATTGATAGTGACGGATATCCAAGTAGTCCGCAAGCAACTGAAACTGACTTTTTCCAAAAAGGTGCTGGTTGGTTTGAAAAGAGCCCACAACATAGGTCTCCTGAAGTTTCTGACCCGTCAAACTCGTCTTTTAACCCATCAAACCCATTCTTAGTTACCACTTTAAACCCTTTTACTTTTGGACAAGAATATATGGATAAGTTTAGACAATTCCCTAATATGGGGGTTGGATATACTTTAACTAAGGTCTCTGATAATCAAAAATCTTGGGCGGTTACTGATACTGGAATTAGAAGAGATGGTGCAAATACAAATGGTGTTAATTATAAAGTTAATGATGATAAATTAGTTATTAACTCTAAAAATATTGAGTTATACACAAATATGGGTCAGGGGATTACTTACGACATATGGGATATGTCGGTTAAGTATAATTACCCAATACCTAATTCTGGTATGACTGCTCCATATCCTTACCCTGGTAATGTTGATTGGACATATATTAATCCAAAACCAAATGAGAAGACATTCTTTGAATTTGCGCAAGATTTCTATAATAATTTTATTAATGTAAGAAATAGACAAACAATATTTGATGGTAAAACGGGTGGTTATCCAACCTTACAATCGATATTTTGGAGATACCTTGAATCAGAGCAAACTGTAGGTATACCTTCAAATAAGTACACATATCAAAAAATGATAGACTATACCTTAGGTATTGGTGATTATTGGCAAAGATTATTGGAACAAGTTGTTCCTGGTACTACTTTGTGGCTGACAGGTCAAAAAATGGAAAATACAATTTTCCACAGACAAAAATTTGTATGGAGAAGACAAAGAGGATGTCAATTTATTCCTGTGCTTTGTATCCCTTGTAAATATAATGGACAACCATTTGCTTATGATTGCATCGACCAAACTTTAAAATGTAATTTACAAGGAGAACCTTCACAAATGTTACAACTTTTATTAGGCGATTTATTGAGTTATAGTGGTTATTCACAAAGTCAATGTGATTTAAATAGTATTGTTTCAGATTGGTATATTGACTGTAGATTAGATAATAATGTTTTGGTTCAAGAACAATTCTACACAGGGTATGGGTTAGGTGATGTGCCAACACAGACACAAGTTTTAGATGCGATAGACCTAAAGTTGGAAACATTATATCAACACGGTCTTAATTATTATTTTGCTGGTAATACATTAGTTGTTAGTAACTCAACTTGTTATGATGACTTTACAAATAGTACTTTGTCGTTAAATATTGGAATAAACATTGAAATTAATTGTAACTAATGGCTTGTGTATCGGGATTAACTAATGGTGTATATAGTTATGTTGACTGTTGTGGTTTACTACAGGCGGGAGCATCTTTAGGTGTTAGTATTTGTTTGGATGAATCTTATAGTGGAACATCATATGGTGTTTATATCGCTACCGGTCAGACTTGTTCGCAAAACTGTATACAAGGTAGTTTAAGTTATTCGTTTTCTGTGGCTGGAGTATGTGACTCTATTACAGGTAATGTTGCGATAACCCCTTTTGGTGGTGTTCCACCTTATACTATTGATAGTATAATTCCTGGTACCTTAACCGCACAAACAAGCTCAACTACTATGACTTTTACCGGATTAACCGGTGGTACATATGTGTTTAGACTTAACGATACCTTGGGTCTTCAAAACGACGAACTATATATAAATGTCGGTATTACGTCTTGTTTTGAGGCTAATATTATAAATGCTAGCGGTACTACTTGTGGTTTAGATAATGGTTTTTTACAAGTCACCGCGACAACTACAGGTTCGCCGTATAATATATTACTTTATAAAGATAACGTCATATATGATGTTCAAACAACCTCAACGTTACCATATAATTTTAATGGGCTTGGTGTTGGTATATATTATGCCACGGTATATGATTATGGCTCGACAGGCGCAAATACAGAAAATGCGGTTATAAGTGCAAGTACTGCCGTTGATTTTGGTTTTTGGAAGGTTAATACCTCTAATTGTGTAATAACAACCGGTAAATTGGCGGTAACGGGATTAACAGGTACGGGACCTTATACATATCTTTGGAGTAATGGTGGAACGGGTCAAATCATAACAGGATTAACTCAAGGAACCTATTCTTGTACAGTTACAGATAGTTTAGGATGTTCAACAACTAAATCAGATGTTATTGGTGTTGCTGATCCAATTAGTTTAGCAAACTTAACGGCAGTAAATCCTACGTGTTTTTCTTCTGATGGTTCACTTACATTTACCGTTTCAGGGGGTACCGTACCATTTTATTATTCGGCTTCTACAGGTGAGGTTGGTTATACTTTATCTGACACCTTTACAATTAGTAATTTATCCACTGGAAACTATACCGTTTTGGTTAGGGATGCAAATTTCTGTCAAACCACGTTAAATGGTTATGTTACTAGTGTTAATGGGTTTAGTGTTGTTGGGACCACTATAACAAACTCAAATTGTAGTTTAAATAATGGTGCGGTTGATGTGACTATTGCCGGTGTTGGAGGGTTTTATGTTTATAGTCTTTCAGGGCAATCTAGTGGTACCGTATATGGAAACGTTTCACAAAACCAAAATTATAATTTTACAAACTTACCTAATGATAATTACTTATTGGTAATATCAGGTAGTGGTAGTGATTGTGTTTATTCAACAACTTTAAACGTAACATCTAATAGTAAATTCTCTGTAAGTGCGACAACAACGGGGTCAACCTGTAGTCAATCAAATGGTATTGCTATTATTAATGTGTCTACCGGATTTACATCACCTTTAGATTTTGTTTTAAGTAATGGTAATACTATTATTGATACTCCTTTAAGTGCGATAACTTATAATAATTTACCTGCAGGTTCATATACTATAACCGTAACAGATTATGATGGATGTGCGGTTAGTACAGGGTTTACCATTAGCACCGGTGGGTCATTACAAACTGCTATTTCAACAACAAACTGTACGGGAAGTAATGATGGCACTGCTACCGTTGTAATTTATGATGGTGAACCAACATTTACTTATCTTTGGTCAGATGGACAAACGGGGGCTACGGCAACTAATTTATCTGCCGACACGTATTCTGTTATCACTACAGATTCATCAGGATGTACAAATACACAATATGCAACAATAACATGTATAGGTACAAATGTTGTATCGTACCAATTATATACACTTTGTAAAAACACATTTATAACCACTTCAGGTAACCAAAGAGGTTTAAGTGAAATGTTAAATGAAGGGTTTATTGATATTACCTCAGGTTATACTGATTGTGTTTTTAACTCTGCGGTATTAACTTGTAATTTAACAATTAGTGGTTCTGCGTTTACTTCTGCCTTTACTGAAACGTTTTATACTGCAACAACATTAAATGATGTACCACAAGATACTGTTTGGCAGTCAACAATTGATGGTATTCTTTCGGGAATAACTGAAATAGGTAGTTACGAAATAAACTTATTAGACAATACTTTAACTATTACGTCAAAATGTAGTGGTGATAGTGACCCTTTATCTGACGCGGATTTTTCATTAGGGTTAAGTATTGTTTATGATGTTGTTTGTGGAACACCATAATGGCCCATCAACTAATAATATCGGGACAGACAGGAGGAACACCTCCCTATCAATTTTATGTGTGTGACGAATACATGAATAATTGTTTTTTATTGGGACCTACCGGCGGAACATTTACTCTTAATACTTTCTTTTCTACTGCTCAGACATTACTAATCAAAATAGTTGATAGTACGGGTTGTTTCACTTTTAAAATGGTTTATTGTCCATTTGATACGTTCTTCATAATAACGGAAAACTCGTTAATAATAACCACGGAAAGTGGAGATACATTAGTTTGGTTATGATAATAGATATTACAGGAGTAACTAGCGGTACAAGCCCATACGACATATTCTTATGTGATTGGACTTTAACTTCTTGTTTTTATGTTTCAGGGGTTACATCGATACCACCAACCGTACAGATAGATAGTGATAATTATTTTCCAAATTTAGAATTACTACAAATAAAAATTATAGATGGAACTGGTTGTGTTTTTGTTGACCCACAACCCTGCACACCGACACCAACACCTACACCGACACCAACCCCTACACCGACACCGACACCAACCCCTACACCGACACCGACTCCTACTCCAACATTTAAACCACCTACTTGTCTTTATTATAGGGTCGGTAATATTGGTGACGGAATAATCGAAGTTACTTTTACTCCTTGTTGTGGTGAAATAAACATATCACCATACGGATTAAGTAATGGAAATTTTAGTATATGTTCGTCTACTACACCAACAACAAGTAGTGTGACTTATGGTACCGTAACACTATTGAGTATCTGCCCAACTTGTTAGATTTACTATTGTTTTTTTATCGTTAAAACTTATCATAAAGAAAACCCTTTATGAAAATATTTGTTCAAATAGCGTCTTATCGAGACCCCGAACTTTTACCGACTATTAGAGATTGCATTAATAATGCAAAACACCCCGAAAATTTAACATTTGGAATTTGTTGGCAACATGACGAAACTGAATCAATGGAAGAATTTGTAAATGACCCAAGATTTAAAATTTTAGATTATCATTGGTCATTAAGTAAAGGTCTTTGTTGGGCTCGTAGTGAGATTCAAAAATTATGGGATAATGAAGAATACACATTACAATTAGACTCACACCACAGATTTTTACAAGATTGGGATGTTGAATTAATTGAAATGATGAAACAAACCGGTTCTGAAAAACCAATCATCACGTCATATGCTGGTATGTACAGACCAAGTACAAATGAGTTGTTAAACACTGAACCATATAAGATGGTTGCGTCAAATTTTACACCAGGAGGAACAATACTTTTTAGGCCTCACTCTATTTCAGGTTGGGAAACCTTAGATAAACCAATACCTGCAAGATTTGTTAGTGGACACTTCTTTTTTACAATAGGAAAGCATTGTGAAGAATATAAGTACGATCCGAATATCTATTTTGCTGGTGATGAAATTAGTTTATCCATTCGTTCATTTACATTAGGATATGATTTATTCCACCCACATAAGACTGTTGTTTGGCATGAATATACAAGAGAAGGTAGGACAAAACATTGGACAGACTTTAATGATGAAAACAAAAACAAAGGTGTTGTTGAAAAACAATGGTGGGAAATGGATAACGAATCCAAAAGAAGGTTAAGACATATGTTGCAAGAAGAGGATAATAATATTGACCTTGAGATATATGGTTTAGGTAATGTTAGAACACATAGAGATTATGAAATATATGCCGGCATTAACTTTAAAGACAGACGGTTACACGAGGACACGATAAGAGGAATCGACCCGCCTATTAATGATTTATCTGATTGGCATTTAAAACAAAAAGAAAAGTTTGAATATAATTTAGAAATACCAAAACCTGAAGATTTTAATTTTATTTATATTGGAATAGAAGATAAAGACGGGGTTGTACTTCATAGACAAGACTTGATGTTACATCAAGATAAATTACACATAACCATAGAATCATATGAAAAACCACATAAATGGGTTTATTGGGTTAATCATAAAAATGGTGAATGGGGACAAAGAATAGATACAATATTATGAAAATAGGAGCATTTTATCAATCAGGACACAAATTAGTTGCGTGTTATAAGGCCTTAGAACAATTAAGAAAGGTGTATCCCAATATTCCCGTTGCGTTATATGAGGATGGGTCAACATTATTGGAACCCGTTGCAAAAAAATTTAATTGTGAATATACTTGGATAGAACAACAAGGGATTAACAATCCACATTCAGGAAGAGTGTTTGTTAAAGAGAACGGACAACTTGATTGGTTAAAAAGAATTTATGATGCCTGTACAACAACACTTAAAGATGTTGATTGGATTATTCATTATGAAGATGATGTGTGGTGTAGATTTGAAATTACAAGGCCACCAAAGTTTGATATCTCAGGTGCGAATGGTCCGTTATATACCACAGAACTTTATGAATATTTAAAAAATAAGTTTGGAGTTATTGACGACTCAAGACATAGTTGGAGTCTTTCGGGTTCTTTACAAAGTTATGGTGCATGTGGTGGAACAATATTTAATAGAGAAAAATTTATAGAAATTTATAATAGATTGGATGAGGTGCCTTGGGAGGAAATTTATAAGTTAGATTCAAGACCAATTGAGTGGTGCGATGCGACACTTTCATTTTTATTTCAATTTTTTGGGTATACAAGTGGGTTTTGGGAAGATTGGGCACAATATGACTCAAAAGACATTGGTAATTGGTGGGACAAGACAGGATGGTCGATACCTATGGAAGAACAACCAAATGTTGCATTTATTCACGCATATAAGCACTTTTATAACTATCAACCTAATGAAATTGAGTTGGTTTTCTAAATAAAATAAACTTTTGATTATTTATATAATAAAGTTAAATTCTAAATGGCAAATGTAATTTTTAGTAGTTGTTGTTATAACCTTGTGTATAGTGCTACAAGTTTTTTTGGTACTAGCACTGTTGGTACTGTTCACAGCATTACTGGTCAGACAGATATGCCTAATGGATGTTATACGATTGTTTCTGGAGTTACCGGAACATCAATAACTTTTGAAGGTAGTGGTTCTACGGTCGTTACAGACTGTACCAACCCGCGATGTTTAGATTGTTGTTCAGATGTTTTATGTTTAAATATTCAAAATAGTATATATAGTGGATATAGTGGTGATTATACGATAGAGGGTGGGTATAATAGTTACCCATATTGGACTGGTGGGTCATCATCTTTTGGTTATATTTATTTTAATAATATTAATTGGTGTTTAAGTGACACATTAGGTGGAACTTGTTATTTCTTTGGGTCTAACCCAACATCGTCAATATGTCCCGATTTAGATGAAACTATAATGTATAGTGGTTCGTGTATCACGCCGACACCACCGGCAGACCCTTGTTCATCATTAGATTTTGATGTGTTATTGGAATGCGATATCCCTACACCAACTCCTACACCAACCCCTACTCCAACACCAACTCCGACTCCAACACCAACTCCGACTGCAAATATTTGTAGTGGGTTTACAGTGAATATAACCTTAACAGATATTACACCAACGCCTACACCAACACCAACCCCTACACCTACACCTACTCCTACGGTAACACCATCGGCAGATACGGTTACGTTTGTGGTTGATAGTGGAAACTTTGTGTGTGCTACGGTTAAAGAATTGGTTGATTGTAATACGGGAGCTAAATATTATGTTAGTGGAGCATTGTTATTAACGGGTTCTACGGCAACAACCGTAACAACAACAGGTACAACAATTTACGGATTGATAAATAATGAACTTGCTTGTGCTACATATACACAAGATGTTAATGGAGGTAGTCCAAACGCGATTGTTACGTATATTGTATCAGCATATACTGGAAGTTGTTCGGTACTTTGTGTTACACCAACACCAACTCCGACGCCAACTCCGACACCAACTCCGACACCTACGCCTACTCCAACACCGGCACCAACATATGCCGTTGGAACAGTATTCGTGTTTACTTCTTGTACTTCTAATACTATGATAGTACAAGCGGCATATCCTCCAACAAATATTGTTGCTGGTGATATATTAAAACCTATTACAGGCACAACTACAGGATATACCGCTAATTGTTATGAATATGTAGGTAATTATGTTAATTATGTAGCTCCTGGTGGATTCATAACCTCAACACAAGATACGTTTACGGCAACAACTGCCACGACATACACAAATTGTTTAGATTGTTTAACTGTGATAACAACACCATTAACATACACGCCATGGTCAGGTAAAGGAGGGTATTCGATTAACTGTCCTATTTGCCAATTAACAGACTTTGGTAAACCAATAGAATTCTACACGACCAATTTAGTTACATCATTATCAGAAGGTGATTGTTTATTCCAAGATAGTGGATTAACGACTATATTGACTGTTGATTACGTACAACAAGGTAATTTCATATATAGTGTAAATGATAAAGGATTCATTACGAGTTCTTGTAGATTAAACGGTAATTGTAATTAAGATGTCAGTACAAATAACTTTAAATACAATAACAGGGGGAACAAGTCCATATGATATTTGGGTTTGTGACGAATGTGGGACTGCTGGAACTTGCCAATACATAGCAACAACAAGTACAATACCATATAGTTTTATATTACCTGCGGTGTTTGAAACCTATCTAACCTATGTTGTAAAAATTATAGATAGTAATGGATGTGAGTATTGTTTTAAGGATTGTGACTATAAACAATTCCAAGACGGGGAATGTTTTGAATTTATGGACGGAGATCAATACGATTTTCAATAAACTTTGATATATATAAAATAAAGAAATGAGTAAATTAACATCGAGGACTTTAGCCACTGGGGCAACATTAAACGACTTCATACATATTGTAATAACTGGTGACACATCACAAAGTGCTCAAGGGTCATCATACAAGGCAAGATTATCACAATTAGTTCCACTTTTTGGTGGTTCTCCTGATGTATTTGTAACGGGAGGTACCTATAGTAACATTACAGGAACTGCAACATTTAGAAACACAACTGGAGGTACATTTAATGTGAGTGGTTTTACTACGGGGACAACAATCCCTACGGAAATATTTGTAACAGGGGGAACATCTAATTCTACGGGTGGCACAATGACTTTTACTAACACAACGGGGGGTACGTTTACTGTAACGGGGACAACAACACCGTTTACAGGAGGTTCAGGAAATTGTATCACAAGTTTTTATACAAATAACATACATGCTTGTACAGACGAAATAACTGTACACAACAGGGTCCAATCAACAGGGTCTGACGCTCAATCAATTTTAAGTTTTGCGTTTGGTGGTAATGTCCAAGCCTTAGAACGATACACTCACGCAGAAGGGTTATACACTATAGCGTCCGGAACAACTTCTCATAGTGAAGGTTCAGGAACAACAAGTTTTGGAAGTTATTCTCACTCTGAAGGGATAGCAACTAAAACGGGAACAAATTTGGCATATTTAGCTACAGGGTTAACATCAGGTGTTGTTTATTTAAGTAGTGAGTATGGAAATGTCTTTTCAGCCTTTACTGCTGGACAGTATATGCTAATTGATGATACTAATTATAATGGATTTATTCAAAATGTTTATGTGGTGTCTGCAGCAACATATAGTATTGGTACTCTCCAAACTATTGTTTATTTAACAGATACTTCGCTTACTACGGCAGGTACTGGATTTGTATTAGTTGGTAATACAAGCTCTCCAAGTTTATGGGGAGGGAATATGGTTATGGGTGGATATGGAGCTAACTCTAAAGGGTCACTCACCAACGCAATAGGTAACTACACGTTATCCCTTGGTGTTAGTACTTCAGCTATTGGTAATAACTCATTCGCATCTGGTAAAGGAACCGCATCATATGGATTACACTCATTTTCAACAGGACTTAATACTATTGCGTACGGGGTAGGTTCTTTTGTTGGTGGTGAAGGTACAATAACAAAAGGTGTTAATGCCTTTGCAATAGGGTATGGTACGACAGCCATAGGTGCTCAGTCATTCTCACAAGGATATCAAACAGAATCTAGAGGTGATAGAACCGTTACGATTGGTGGTCAATTAAATATTGTGGATAGTGGAACTACAGATAATGGTGGTATATTTGGAGGAGAAAGTAATATAATAACTCCAATTTTCCCTTCTGATCATTTAATTAATTCAACGATTATTGGTGGGTCTGGAAATACGGTTAGTGGATTTAACTCAGCTATTGTTTCAAGTGAAGAGTCTATAATATTATCTAATTACTCTGTTATATTGGGTGGTACGGGGATTACAGGAACCGGTTTAAATACGGCATATGTACCAAACTTAGTAATATACCCAACAACCACATACACACCGTCAGGGACAACTGATAATACTGTTGGTGAGGTTGGGTCTGTAACTTGGGATAATGACTATTTTTATTATAGAGATAATATTGGATGGAAAAGATTAAGTGGAGTAACTTGGTAATATGGGACTTTTAAGTGGAAATAGTTGTAATATAATAACACTCTTACCGTTAGGTGTAGATTGTACAAGCATAAATTCGTCAACACCACAATCATCAAATGGTGTTGTTAGTTTATACGTTACAGGTGGAACTCCACCATATAATATTACATGGGATAATGGTGGACAAGGTAACTTACTCACAAATTTAAGACCTGGAAGTTATACCGCAACAATTGTTGATTATTATGGTGATTTTAGTGCTACAACAACATGTGTAGTTGAATATGATAGTTTTTATTTAGAACAATTTTCAAATTGTTCATATAGTGGGACTTATGTCTATTACTTAGCTGATTTAGTTAATCCTTTTTCTGCTGGTACGGTATATGACTTAACAACACAAGTTGGTTGTTGGACTAGTAGTGGCACTACTTTATATACGGGTCAAACTTATATTGGTAGTTATGCGGTGTCTTCAGCAAATTACACGGGGTGTACACAATGTTTACCAATACCAACACCAACACCGACATATCCTAATGATTTGTGTTTTGAATTAACACAAGGTACCAATGTTACACAAATTAATTTTGCATCTGGTAACACAATAAATAATTACCCATCTTGGACAAGTGTAACTCCAAGTTACGTTATGTATTATAATAGTGGTACCACAAGATGGACAATAAGTGGTTGGACATCAGGAGGAGCACCATATAACATCACACCACAAATACCACCAACAGGTAGTTGGACTTTAGTGGGGGCAATGGCGTATGGGTCATCATTAATAGTTTCAAGTGGAGTTTGTCAAACACCACCAATAACAATCGCACTACAACCAACAAACCCTTCTTGTTCAACATTTACAAATGGTTCTGTTTCGATAACCGCAACAGGAGGCATTGCGCCATATACTTATTCTCTTGATGGCGTAAATTATCAACCATCAAATGTATTTCTTAATTTAGGTTCAGGAGCATATACCGCATACGTCAAAGATTCGGTTAATACTGTGAGCAATCAATCTTTTACATTAACCGCACAACAAATATTTCAAAATTATACGGTTAATTTAGTTTTAACTCCGGGTCAAATAATTAATAGTAGCAATTCGTCGTCAAGAACAACAACTTGGTCTGTTACGGTATCTCCAACACCATTACCTGCGGGTACGGTAGTTAATATGAGTTTATTATTTAATGTTTTATCTACGGGATATACGTCAAACATAAGTCCAACAATAACTAACACGATAACAACCGCTACGAATGTAGGTGCCACCGTATCATTGATATCGACAAGCCCAACCACAACAACTTCAGTAATAAGACCATCTTGTGATGGTGGTGATGTCATAACAAGCGCATACACTAAAACGTATTCTGTACAATTATCTACTGTAGGTTTTGCTTCAGGAACAATTGTACATTATATAAACACACCATGTTCACAACAAAACAATTGTGAATTGAGAGGTTATTTAAAAGATGTTGTTAGTATACAAAATATATCGATTACACCTAATACTTGTAGAAGTATAAACCCAAATGTTAGTCCACAACAGGTTACAACTCAAAAAATTGGTGTAATATGTTTAAATGGGTAATAAGAAAATATAAAAAATAATATTTATACAATATGTCTTACATAATTAAAAATACGGCAGCATTAATAAACACATTAATGACCGATGCGGCAAGAAAGAAAATATCACAAGGTAAATTTGATATAGCTTACTTCCAAGTGGGTGATAGTGAAGTTTGTTATGATTGTATAAATGGTATTGATCCTGTACAATATAATGTACTAATGCCACAATACAACACACAAAATTTGGCACCAGTACCACAAAAAAATAGAATGGAAGTTAAATACCCATTATTTTTAGATTCAACATCTGGAAGTACTTACGGAGTTCCTTTTGATAATTCATATATTGATAGTGTTTATAATAGTGCAGCGCCAAGAGGATTCTTTAGTGGCTCTACCGGTTCACCTGTAACGTATAGTGCATTCACGTCTTCGGCGTATACAATCAACCCTAACTTTATTGCTCAAAATAGTGGTATAACTTCAGGTACTGTTTTAACTATATCTGCAACATCAGTAAATCCATCTGTATCAGGCACCGTCACTTCTGGCATGTTTTTAACATTATTTACTAATGGTTCAATATCACCAATATCGGGAGCAGGACCCATGTTTACATATGCTGTTATTGGTATTACGGGTAATACCTCAACGGCAAGTACTGTAACAATTCAAGTGGATAGACAATTACCTAATTTTGGTACACTTGGGTTTACAGGGTCATCTTCAGTTTTATTTTACCCAAGTGGTATGACTGATTTATATGATACCTTTACACCGGCACCATTTTGGGCTAACGATGTTATTAATTTTGAAACAAATTGTGATGTAGCACAAAGAGATGTTTTTGCTTGGAATATGAATATTCCTTGGACTGAATCACCGGCTGGTCTTTTTAGTTTAACTAATCAAGACTATAATTTATTTAAATCGACAGGTTATACAGGGTCTAAAGAATATTTTGGGTATAAAACAAATTCAGGTCAATATGATACAGATTCTGTTTATTATTATAACTCTTTTGAAGAAAAAATTACGGTACCACCTGTAGACCAAAAGGCTATTGCGATTGTTCATTATACTAATCAATCTATAGATAATTTCTACGGTGAGAAATTTGCAATGGAAGACTTCGACACGAATAACCCTGGAAATACCGGACAAGCAAGAAACTTTAAACTTTCTATTCCTTGGTTAATGTGGCATAAAAACCCAAATGCAACTATAGGTGAAGAGTTCTTTGTTGATCCATCAGGGTTTACGTCGTTAAATTTATTTGAACCACATTATATCGAATCCAAAAAAGATATTGATTTTAATGCTCCTGGTTTAAGATACTATCATTTATGGGATACACATGCTAACACTAGTGGACAACCTAATCGAATTGGTAAAGTGTTTCCTGATTATAAAATGATTATCTTTGATGATGATGAAATAGTTGCATCATTAAACTACAAATCAAATAGAAATTGGACATTACCGGCACCTAAATTAGGTCTTGTGACACCAAATACATTTGCAGGTACGTTAGGTAGTACTGTTGGGTTATTAACGGGTAGTAGTGAAACGCTATTTTTAACTTACATTTTTAGTAACTCCGCTTTCACTAATTCGTTACATTGTAATTACTACTCAACTATTACGGGTAATGACCAAAGTTTATTACCTGGAGCATCAGACATCTTAATTAGATTTGGTAATGAGTTTCCTTTTTTACAATCAACTTTTACAACACCAAGTGGATTTACCGCAAATGAATTTAAGTTAATTGCTCAAAAAGTCTCAAGCGGAACAACAAGACCAACTGCAACGGCATGGAAAGAAATTAATGTTATGCCACAATTATCGGCAACAACTGTTGGCGGATATCTTACACAATCTGGTATGACAGGAACAACAATTCAGTTGACTAATAGTATGTATAACTCGGCATCCCCATATAGGTTAGATAACTATATTAATTTACCTGCGGTAGGACAAACTGGCCTGACATTTAACTTTGGTGGGGAATACTTCTTCTTTGGTAATATTCGAACAGACATTCAAGCAACCATATATGTTATGAACTTTTTATGTAACTTGGGTCAAACACAATTCTTTGATTCTTCAAATCCAACTTGGAATGGTGGTAATCCTTACGTTACCGAAGTTGGACTTTACAACGCAGATAAAGAACTTATGGTTATATCTAAGATACAATCCCCCGAAAAAAGACAAGGGATTCAACAGTATCCGATTAAACTAGATTTTTAAGTTACCTTATGTCAGAAAAAACAGATTTAAAGAACTCACCAAAAGTTCTTGGATTAGATATATCCACCAAAACAATTGGGTGGAGTCTATTTGATATTCAATCACAACAATTATTGGAATTAACACACTTTTCACCGGTAATTAAACCAAAACCTGAAGATAAAATTGAAGAGTTATTATTAAAGGTGGTATCATTTGAGGAAAAACTAAGAGGATACGTTAATTTGGGTATTACAAATGTTGTTATTGAAGAACCACTTTTGAACTCAAACAATATTTGGACAGTTGGAGTATTATTAAGATACAACTCAATGATTACAAAATCAATTTATGATATTTTGGGAATAGTACCAAACTTTATATCAACATACAACTCAAGAAAATATGCTTGGCCAGAATTGGTTCAAAAAAACGATAAGGATAAATATGTGTTATTTGGTGGGTTACCTAAAACTATTGATAAAAAAGAAATTGTGTGGAAAAAAGTTTCAGATAAAGAACCACAAATTAATTGGTTATATACAAGAAATAATACTTTGAAAAAAGAATGTTTTGATATGGCTGATTCATATACTTGTGTTCTTGGTTATATGAAAGAACAAAAAATTTGGTAATTCTTTTTTTTTTTTTGATTTTTTTAAGGTAGGTTGGTATTTATATAATAAATAAAGAAAAAAATACATTTTAATATGAAAAGAATAGTAAGATTAACTGAGTCAGATTTAGCACGTATCGTTAGACGAGTTATTAATGAAGAAGGTGAAGGACCTATAGGTATGCCAAATCCTTCAACACAGGGAGCTCAGCAGGCTGAAATGCGTAAGGGGCCTTTAGTAGGAACAATGGTTGTGCGTAACCGAGATGGTGAAGTTGAATTTGGACAAACAATTGAATTTAAATTCAGGGGTCTTAGAAATGCTGGAACTGCACCACTTACTATAACGAAAATTATGCCTATGAATGACAACATGACAATTGTTGAGCGAGGGCCTTTTACCGTAGAACCTGGTGAAACTTTTGAGATTACAGCAAAACAAAAATTAGTAAAGGGTGGTACTTCAACAGAAAATATGGACCAAAATGGTGTTGTAGATTATGAACAAAGAATAATGGTAATGACTGACGGAAAAAAACAAAAATATCAATTAGTTTGTCGTCAAAAAATGTTTTTCTTTGACGGAAATAGATAATAAAATAATATAATATTTTAAACCCACCCCATAAAGGTGGGTTTTTTGTTAATTGACATTCCCTTTAAAATTCGTATCTTTTAGGTATGAAAGAAGAATCCCTATTGGTTGATTTATTGTTAACGATGTTTGGTGAACCAAAAAACGTTAATGAATCCAGCGGTCAAATGTCTGTTGACTGTCCGGTATGTTCATACGATATTAAAGCGTTAGATAAAACTGATGGAAAGGGTAACCTTGAAATCAATTTCCATCAACATGTATATAAATGTTGGGCATGTGCTGAAACGCATGGCACATACGGACATTTAGGAAAACTAATAGATAAATATGGAAACAAAAAAGATAAAAAAGTTTATAAACTAATCAGACCTGATGAGTTTGAAAAGAAAGAAAAAGTTTATAAACCGATGGAACTACCAAAGGAGTATAAAAAGTTTGAAGAAATCCATCCGCTACACATCCCAAGAAAAGAAGCGTACAACTACTTAAAAAATAGAGGTATCACAGATGAAATCATTAATAAGTACAATATAGGATTATGTATTGAAGGTGAATATGCTGGAAGAATTATTGTGCCATCATATAATAAAAAGGGTGAACTAAACTTTTTTGTATCAAGGTCTTGGAACCCAAGAAGTAGATTAAAATATAAAAACCCTGAAGCAGCAAAAGACTTTTTAATTTTCAACGAGAGTTTAATTGATTGGAAAAAAGACATATATCTTGTTGAAGGTGTGTTCGATAGTTTCTTTTTGGATAACTCAATATGTTTACTTGGAAAATATATTAACGAGAACCTTTGGGAAAAATTATACACAAAAGCAAAAAAGAATATCATAGTATGTTTGGATGGTGACGCTTATTTTGATGCCAAAAAGTTATTTGAAAAATTAAATGGGGGTGTTCTTTACAACAGAGTGAAATTGGTAAAACTACCAAAAGATAAAGATGTCTGTGATCTCAGAGGAGACATAGAAAAATATTATGAGGAAATTAAATAATGGATTTAAAAATTATTGCAAAAGAACTTCGTGAATTAATCACGGAAAAACAAAAAGAACTTGAATTAACATTTGAGGAAGAGGCCCACAAATATACGATGAAAGATTTGGACGGAAACGTGAGGTCAGATTTTCCATCCGTATCTAAACTAATGAAATTATTTTACGATGAGTTCCCAACGGAAGAAATTGCGTATAAAAAGGCAAAAGGTGACCCGTATGAGGCACAACAACTTATGGATGAATGGGCAAGAGCTGGGACCACATCAACAAACATGGGAAGTAGAGTCCACTTTGAATTGGAAACTGAAACTCTATCTATGTTTGATATAGAAAAAGAGGTAAGACAACCTGTTTATGAGTGTGACCTTGAAATGACTATGAAGGGGGATAGAATGATTAAAGCCGGTAAAAAGTTCTTAAAGTTAATGAAAGAAAGGGGTGCGGTATTACTTGATACTGAGATGGTTTTGGGTCATCCTGAATTGGGATACACTGGCCAACCCGATAAATTTTGGTTAATGTTAAATAAAGAAAAAACCGGTTTTGGTTTTGTTGTAACAGACTGGAAAACAAACAAACCAAAAAACATGGAAACAAATACCTTTACAAAACCGATGAAAAAACCATTTGAAAAGTTACCAAACAATGCTCTTGGTCACTATAATACTCAATTACCGTTCTATGCCAAACTATTATTAAAGATGTTGGAAGGGACAAAATACAGTGATATTAAATTCTTTGGGGGGGTTATCGTTCACTTAACGGATGAAATGGAATTTGTGGAATATAGAATACCAAAAGAAGTATTTGATGGAATTATCAAAATGGATATTAAAAAATATTTGACTAAATAAACTAAAACAATTATATTATGAACACAATAGAATATGTGTGGTACTATACCACCACCTTAGACAAACAAATAGGAGAAGTAAAAATAAACTACCAAATAAAATAATATGGATGATATCATCAAACCAAAAATTGATTTAAGACAACAAGAAACTATCACTTGTGGTGATTGTGGGTCTAAATTTTTTAAAGAAGTGGTACTTTTAAAGAAAGTACCTAAATTATTAACAGGAAGTCACGAAGACACGATTGTACCATTCCCAACTTATATGTGTAATAGTTGTAATCATGTGAACGAAGATTTTCAATTATTTGATTAAAATGGAAATTGGAAAAATGACATTATCTGAAGCGTACCCTCATCTTAGAAGTGTTGCTTTGGCTTACGGATTAAATTTAAATAGAGTTAGAGAATTTAGATTCGCTAGACTTATATTGGTAAACCTATATAATAGAGAATTAGTATGACACACAAAGAATTTTACATTTGGTTGGAAGGTTACCTATATGGTAAACTTGAAAATAAACATATTGACATCACGCCAATAGTTGAAAAAATGGGTGAAGTAAATGATGAACCAAAATTTGGAATTGCCGAACCTTATAGAATACCAACACCAATTAATCCTTTTCCAAAAATAGATCCGTATCAACCACCATTTGAAGTGTATTGCGGAGATAAGACACAATTAAACGATTAAATTATGAAAAACTTATTAACTGTTATATGTTTGTTATTTATTATGGTTTCATGTAAAACAAATTCTAATTGCGACAATTACTTGCAATTATTAAAAAGACAAACGGACTCTCTTGAAACCCAAATTAAAAATAAAAAAGATTCTATTAATCTATTAAACAATTATATAATTTTCTTAGAAAATGAAACACAGTTTTTAGGTAGTGTGCTTGCAGAGAAAGAATTAGAAGACGGTATTGAATAACAAATAAATTAAACAAACAAATAATTAAAAATGAAAAAAAGAACACTTAACGAATTAAGACAAGAGAAAGAATATGGGTATAAGGCACCATTAACGAATACAGATTTTAATGAGATGGAAATAACAAAACAAATTAAACTTGCGTTAGAAAACTCTAACTTAAATGTTGTTATTACACCAATTATGTTAGATCCAAATGAATTTATACCTGTATTAGGTGTGTTAGTAAAAAACGAGGATTCAAGTTATACTAGAAAATATACAATAACGGTTAAACCAAACAATTAAATAATGAAATCAAGCATAATGTTAACCATCCTTTTATTATTTATTACATTCACATCTGTATCTCAGATAATAGGAACAACATATAAGCTTGATAGTATAGAAATCGCACAATATGATTTACCAACAGAGGTAACGTGGTATAATGCTAAAAGAGAGTGTAAAGAATTAGGTAAAGGTTGGAGATTACCAACTAAAGACGAATTAGACAAAATGTATGAAAATAAGGACCTGATAGGTAATTTTGTTAATACTAATTATTGGAGTTCTACCGACCATAATTCTGATTATGCTTGGATGCAAGTTTTTACACACAAACTTATAGCAATAACCTTAAAAGAAGGACATATTAACGCTAGAGCAGTCAAAACAATAAAATAGAAATAAAAAATGATTAAAACTTTAGTACACTTTTCTGATTTACATATCAGATTATATAAAGACCATGATTTATACCGTTCAATATTAGAAACGGCAATTGAGCAATGGAAAGAATTGTCTCCTGACCGTATAATTTTTACGGGTGATTTAGTTCATTCTAAAAACCAAATGACACCTGAACTTATTGAATTTGTTGCTTGGATTTTAACTGAATGTTCATCAATTGCTAAAACAATCATTATACCTGGTAACCACGATTTTTTGGTAAACAATACTGAAAGATTGGACGCACTTACACCAATTATCAATTCTTTGAATAACCCAAACATTGTGTATTATAGAGATAGAGGTGTGTATGAAGATGATAATGTTAGTTGGTGTGTGTATTCACAATATCAAGGAAATATACCACCAGAAATCACTGAAGCAAATGGTAGACGTATTGGATTATTTCATGGACCTATTTCGGGGTTAAAAACAGATCTTGGTTTTGAGTTTGGTGAAGAGGCTTACGAGATTGAAAAGTTTGATGGGTTAGAAACCGTATTATGTGGTGATATTCATAAACGATCCGAGTTTCAAATTAAGGACGGTAAAGGGTATATGATTGGGTCCACAATCCAAAACAACATTGGTGAAAGTATTGGAAGACACGGATATGGGATTTATAATGTTGAAACTAAAGATTATTCTTATGTTGATGTACACAACCCAAAACCTTTTTTAAAATTCACTATAAATTCTTTTGAAGATATTGAAAATGGAACTGAATTACTCAAAAATCTTTAATAAAGAAACTCTCGGCGGTGTCGAGAGTTTTTGTAAACTTAATAATATTGATGATATTGATAGTTTTATTAAAAACATTTTTCAAGAAGGGTTTAACATAAAGAAGTATGGTCTTTTGGGAAAAACACTTAATGAAGGTGAAAAAGACTTAAAAACGGGTGGGATTGAAGAAAAACGGGTGGAAATTGAGGTAATCCGAGAAATACTAGTGGAAGTACCTGTTGAGGTTATTAAGGAAGTTGAAAAAATTGTCACAAAAATAGAATACATTAGTGACAAAAATGGTGAGACTGAATTGTTGTCAAAAATAGAACACTTAAACGAAGAAGTTTCGATTAAGACCACTGAAATTGACAAAATTAGACAAGAATTTTCCACTAAAACGACAGAAATGGAAAGTTTTTTCCAAAATGAAATGTCTAAAAAGGATAATGAGTTAGACGAACTTAGACGTAATTTAGACATTAATTCAGACGATAATAAGGTTAAAATGCTTCAACAAACCGTTCAAAATCTAACTGGTCAGGTTAGAGATTTGAAAAAGAAAAATGAAGAATTAAATAAACAAATGTTAGAAAAACCAATAGAAAGTGACTTTACAAGAGCTCGTTTTCATGGTAGTTCTAACCTAAACAATGATTTATACAGATGATTATGAATTTATTAATTTGGGCAGTCGTAGCCTATGGAATGACGACAATTTTAGTTTATGGCTCAATCTTTAACGGATTGAGAAATTGGATACATAAAAACGCACAACCAGGTAATGGATTGAAAATATTAACTCCTGTGTTTTCTTTTGTGTCTGATTTAATTAAATGTATGTTATGTACATCAACATGGGTTGGGTTCTTTTTATCTTTGGCTTATTTTTCACCAAACGTAGAAATTATTGGACTTAACAAAATTTTAGCGGTATTCTTTGATGGTATGTTGGGTGCTGGATTTGTATGGGCAATCAACGCAATTATCGAATGGTTTGAAGAAAATAGACCGAGTAATAAATAATAACTAATAACATAAAATGGGAAAAGCAGCAAAAGCTCACAGAGCAAAAGTTTTGAAAAGAAACCAAGAACGTAAACACGTTGAAAAAAAAATGAAAAAAGAATGGGAGGCGGCATTTGAAGAACAAATGACTAAAATGAAAGAACAATTTGCATCCATGTCTGGTATGTCTGAAATGTCAGGTATTAGTGAAATGTTAGGTATGGGCAAAATGTTAGGTGAATTAACGTCAGAAACTGAAGAAACGGCATCAAATGAAGTATCAGAAGATACCACAGAATCAAACGAATCTGTTCAAGGAGAGTAAACCATTTAATTACAAAATTATGATTAAAGGATTGGATTTTTCTAAGTTTGAAAACCCAACTATTCAAGTTGTTTGGGAAGATTTGCCGGAAAACTTTACACAAGATAAACTCAAAAGTGTTAAACATTACTTTCAAAAAAAGTATAATACCACTAATGTGAATGTCTTAACAAAAGTTAAAAATGTTGAGAAAGACACAATGCAAAGTATTGATGTTTCTGTTAACATTTCGGACGCAAACTACCAGTTGGAACTTCTTAAAAAGTTTTTAGAATCAAAAGGTTATGGGAACTATCACGAAAATATTTTATTAATCAATCGAATGGTTGAAAATAAAATGCTCGAAAAACAAGAAGAATCCACACAATTTAAAAAGTGGTATATTCGAAATATAGAATTTTCCAATTTCTTATCATATGGAGAAAACCAAAGATTAGATTTTGATAGTCTAAATGGTATTGTGGTTATCGAGTCAAACCCACCAAACTTTGGTGGTAAAACGGTATTGTCTGTCGATTTGTTGATGTTCTTATTTTTTAATGAAACGACAAAGACAACAAAGGCTGAAGAGATATTCAACAGATTTACCGACAAGGATAAAGTTACGGTTAAGGGTGAGGTTACAATTGATGGTGAAGATTATATTATTATTAGAACTATTGAACGTAAGTCATCTAAAAAGGGCGATTGGAATGTTAAAACGGAGTTAGACTTCTTTAAGAAGCTATCTGACGGTAGTTTACAGAATTTTCAAGGAGAACAACGAAGAGAGACCGAAGCGTTCATTAAAACGTCTATTGGTACCAAAGAAGACTTCCTGATGACCATTCTTACAACGGCAACAAACCTTGAAGAATTATTGGATGCAAAACCAACCGCTAGAGGTCAGGTACTTTCAAGATTTATGGGATTGGAGTTTTTAAAAACAAAAGAAGAAACAGCAAAAGAAGTGTATTCTGAGTTTTCAAAGTCAAAGATGTCTAATGTATATTCATCTGAACAACTAAAAACCGATAACGAGGATTTAAATACTAAAATTGGTGAGTTAACCACACAGATTGACGACATTAAAAAAGAACTTGTTGAGATTGATGAAAAGATATCAAAAGGAAAAGAATATCGTGATGACATATTGAAGAAAAAACACTCTGACATTGACCAAGAAATTTCGATACTTAATCCCGAAAATACTGAAGAAGAAATTAAAGGTATTGACTATAATAAGTCTGGATTTGTAACAAAAATGAATGAACTAAAAGTCGTTGAACCTTCGGAGTTTTACAAAGAAGAGGAACACGATAAAATTAAAGAAGAGTATAATGTTGTTTATAAAGATGTTGTAAGAATCGATACTGAAATTACATCAATCAATAAGTTAAAATCTTCTGTTGAGGGCGGAATTAAATGTGAACACTGTGGAATTGAGTTAATGAATGCTTCAATTACAAATGCAAAGATTGCCGAACTTGATGGTTATATTACGCATAAAGACCAAAAAGAAAGGTTAATGCAGGTTTTAACAGGCAAAGAACAAGCATTTGTACAACTTAAAAAAGAGTTTGATGAGTATGAAAAAAACAAACTCATTAAAGAAAAATACGAACTATCAATTGAATCTTGTGATTTAAAGATGGGGGTGTTAAAAGATAAGTTAAAACGATACGAAGAAATACAAGATAAGATTAAACAGAACCAACAAATTGACTCAATGTTAATTAAGGCTGATTTAAGATTAGACGAATTGGATGGTATGAAAAGAACTAAAAACAATGCTATAACCACCAATGAATATGAAATCAAATCTAAAGAAGAGAAGATTTCAAATAATAAAAAATTGATTGTTAAAATCAAAGAAGAGGAAGAAAAAGAAAAGATTTATAAAATCTATTTGGAGGCTTACGGAAAGAATGGGGTATCAAAAATCATTATGAAAACGATGATGCCATTAATCAACTCCGAACTTCAAAGATTAATGGAGGACTCTTGTTATTTCAAATTGGAAATCAGAATTAACGATAAGAATGAGGTTGAATTTATAATGGTTGATAATAGTTCGGGTGTTGAAAAGTTAATGGTTTCAGGTTCGGGGTACGAGAAGACAATAGCGTCTTTGGCGTTGAGATCGGTACTAAGTAAGATATGTAGTTTGTCAAAACCAAACGTGATTATTTTTGATGAGGTGTTTGGAAAAATTAGTAATGACAACTTGGATATGGTTTATGAATTTTTTGTTAAGATTAAAGACTATTTTGAAAAAATCTTCGTTATAACTCACTCGACCTTAGTTTCGCAATGGGCGGATTCTACGGTTAAGATTACCAAAGAAAATAATATTTCAAAAGTTTTAAGTAAATTGGTAACCAATTGATGTTTTATTCTTATATTTGTTAATATGAGAACTAAACAAGAATGGGAAAAAAGATATCAATGTGTTAAAAGACTAATGTCCGTTATGGATACATTGTCTGAAGATTTTGAAAACGATACTGAAATATTGGAGACGTGTGCTACGATGTTAAGAAATCCCATTATCTTTGACAATAATGTTAAGGATGTTAAAATACAACTTCCTTACCATATTGAAAATATGAAGAATGAAACTGAGGACCATTTAATTGGTATTTCAAACATTGTTTTGTACATATACAAGAAAAAACTACACAAAAAATGGAATTCTGTTGAGGACTTTAAAAAAACGTTAAAGGCGTTAAATGTCTTACTACCAATTGAAAAAGTTTTGAATAATAGTAAAGTATTCAAACACGAATGGAAGTTTACTTATGATACTATTGAATCATGTCTTTATTGGGACAAAAAATTAGAGTCCGTTGGTATAACAGAATTAATTTGTAACAAAACAAATGTTAAAGTTTCTGTAACAAAAATTAAAGAAATGTGGTATGAAGAAAACAAAGAATATTTATAAATTGATTAGTTAGTGATTATCACCTATACTTAGATATGGAAAAAAATCAAATTTATTTAGAAGATAACTTAGAGACTTTGTCTAAGATGTCTGATGATTACTATGATATGGTGATAACATCTCCACCCTATGATGACATTAGAAAATATAATGGATTTTCATTTGATATAGATACGTTAGCTCCCGAACTATACCGAACCACTAAGAAAGGTGGTGTGGTAGTTTGGGTGGTTAATGACCAAGTAATTAAAGGTTCTGAATCAGGAACAAGTTTTAGACAAGCGTTAAAATTTATGGATGCAGGATTTTTATTACATGATACTATGATTTATGAAAAAAATTCAAGTTCATACCCTGCCAGCGCTAAAAGTAATAGATATACTCAAATATTTGAGTATATGTTTGTATTCTCAAAGGGTAAACCCAAAACATCTAACCTAATATGTGATAAACCAAATAAATGGGCTGGTCATACAAATTGGGGTAAAAACACCAAACGTATTGGTGAAAATGAACAATTAGTTGAGGTTGGTGACATTAAACCTGTTCCTAATTTTAGTCCAAGAAATAATATTTGGAGGTACGTTAATGGTGGTGGATTTGCATCTAAAGATAAGATAGCTCACAAACATCCAGCAATTTTTCCTGAAGAGTTGGTTAGAGACCATATTAATACATGGACTAATAAAGGTGATTTAATTTATGACCCATTTATCGGGTCAGGTACTGTTGCTAAAATGTGCATTTTAATGAATAGAGACTACATTGGTAGTGAAATTTCACAAGAATATGTTGATATATGTAACGAAAGAATAAAAATTACATTAGATTCTTTGGAAAGTTAATTATGTTCATTATCTTTGTAGCATTATGGGAAGAAAAAGAAATATACACGGAGGAGGTGCAAACACAAACAAAAATGGTTTAGCATTTGAAGAAAAAATGAATTTATTAACCGCACTTGAAAATGTTGATGGTGTGGTGGTAAACAAAAATAATGAAGTTTTTAAAAACGGAGTTTTAATTGGGTTATATTGTCCAAAACATTCGTTTTATAAAAAATTTTTAAAACCAAAGGGTATTAATTGGAAAGATAGAATCTCAAAACAATTATTACCGGATATTGTTTTTGTAAATTACCAAACAAATACAATTTATTTTGGAGATGACAAATTTCAAAAGGGACCTGGATCGGCTGACGAAAAAATTGAGACAGCTCATTTTAAACGCTTTCTTTTGACAACATTATGTGAAGATTTGGGGTATGATATTGATTATTTTTACTTACTTAGTGATTGGTTTCTAAAAGAAAAATACGACACCGTAAAAAAATACTTAAATAAAGAGGGGTTTAAATATTACTTCAATGAATTCCCAATTGAGCACATATGCATTTAAATTATAATATATTGTAAAACACATTAAAGAAATATTTATGAAAAGAAAAAAGAAAGAAAATATGGAATCACAAGATAAAAGATATATGTTATTTATTTTTGGTGATTTCACTGAAATAGAAAACTTTATTGAAGACATTTCGTATCAGTTAGTTACGGTTATATCATCCAAATTTTTAAAATTCAATTATGGTGAATTTGGTATGACTTTACACTTTAGAACGAAAGAAACATTTGAAGACCTGAAAGAATATGTTGATATGTGTTTAGAGGATTTAGTTGAACAATACTTTTTGATAGAAGCAACTGAAAACGTAGACATCAAAATGGATAGAAAATTGAAGAAAGATTTTTTAAATATTGACGGAGTAAAAGTAGAAAATAAGAACAAAGAAGTAGACACAGAAAAATTAAGTGAAGAAAAAAGAAATAAAATTAGTGGTATGATGGATTTTATGGTACCTTTGTCGGAAGATATTTTTAATTTTCCAATTAGGTTCAATGTTCCACCGGCACTAAAACCAACAACGGATGAAATTTTAGATAAAATAACAGAGAAAGGAATTGAGTCATTAACAACAGAAGAGAAACAAATTTTAGACAACTATGGAAAAAGACAAAATGGGAGAGATTAAATCAACTAACCCTTTAAATCAGGATGAAATCCAATTTTATTTAAAGGACATTAGAAAATTAAAAGTTATGACACCCGAGAGAGAACGGGCCTTAGGCGAAAGAATCGCTTCGGAAGATTGTTCACAACGTGAAAAAGATGCAATTCAAAAAGAAATGCTTGAGGGTAACTTACGTTTTGTTATCACAGTGGCAAAACAATATCAAAATCAAGGTGTTGATTTATCTGATTTAATTGCTGAAGGGAACTTTGGATTAATGAAGGCGATTAAAAACTTTGATTGGACAAAGAAAAACCGATTCATTTCATATGCGGTATGGTGGATTAAACAATCAATTCTACAATCACTAAACGATAATTCACGCACTATCCGACTTCCGGTTAATGTTGTTCAGGATATGCAAAAAGAAAAACGTGAAAACGAAAAAACAAATAAAGATTTGTCGGATAAGTTTGCAAACCTACCAAGAATGATTGACTTGGATATGCACATCAATGAGGATGGTGATACTTTAATTGATATTATCAAAAATGAAAATGTGGACTCACCTGACGAAGTATTTTCAACACAGGACATACTAAAAGAAAAGATGATGGGTATTATGTCTGTTCTTGATGACAGAGAACGTGCGATTGTTGAGGATTATTACGGTATCACAGGAACACCACGTACATTAGAAGATATTGGGTCTGACTTTTCTTTAACTAAGGAACGTGTTCGTCAAATCAAAGAAAAAGCACTTCGTAAATTAAGAAACGAATGTTCAGATTTATTTGAATACATGTAAAAAAAGGGTTGAACCGAGATTACCCTTACAACTCGGCAGAAGGTGCCTGAAGTCACCAGGGTGAAACTCCCCAATCTTATCTATATGGTAAGATGAAACTACACTCCCTCATCGGCGCCGGTGGGGGTTTTATTTTTTCTTTATCTTTTATATTTATCTATTATAGTTTATTAATATGAAAGAAAAATTTTTACCTTGGTTTTTATTATTTTGTGCTCTTGGGTTATCGGGTACTGCCGCTTATTATAGTGTTGTTGGATTATCTGTGGTATTTGTTGGCGTTGCTTTACCTGTTATTATTATGGGTAGCTTTTTGGAGATATCAAAGATTGCAATTGCAACGTACTTACACGATAAATGGAAAGAGACCTATGGTGTATTAAAAATATACCTTACAATTGCTCTTATTACCTTATCACTTATTACCTCACTTGGTATCTATGGATTATTAAGTACGGGGTTTCAGGGTAATATTGCAAAACTTGAAATCAACAACAAAAGAATCAAAAACGTTGAGGTTAAAAAGGGTCGTTTTGACGAAATTAAAGTAGAACTCCAAAAAGAAAAAGAGGTATTAGATAAAGACATCTCAAAATTACGTGATGGGTTATCTAATAATACTACAACCCAAACTGTTGATAGAAAAACGGGACAACTTATTACAAAGGCAAATAATGCTAACCGTAAATCATTTGAGGACCAATTAAAACTTACCACAGAAAATAGAGATAAGGTGTCCACTCGTATTGATGCTATGAACGATAGTATCACTAAATTGGATATTGATATACTCAATATGGAATCTGCAGAACTTGAAGAAAGCGAATTAGGTTCTATTAAATATATTAGTGAGATTTCAGGTTGGGATGTTAAAAAAGTTGCGAACCTTTTCATTTTACTTTTAATATTTGTGTTTGACCCCCTTGCAATTACATTAGTTATTGCAACTAATCAAGCATTTAAAAAACGTAGAAAAGAAGATAATACCGTACAAGATACCATACATGATACCATACATGATACCCCCCAAGTTGATATTGATGAGTTAAGTAAAGAAGCGGGTAGAATAGAATTAGAAGAAATCCAAAAAGAAAAATACACACCAACAGAGGAAGACTTAGAAAAGTTAGAAAAAGTGTTAGAAGGTAATTATCCAATATGGGATAAAATACATGAAGAACCAATATCACCAACTGAAGATGAATTAAAAAAATTAGAAGAGTTGTTGGATTTACAAGTTAAAGATGATAGAGAAGACCATGAATTTTTTGAAAGAGAGTATTACGAGATAAAAGAAGAAAAAAATACAGAAATAGAAACGGAAGAAAAAGAGGTAGAACAAACACAACAAGTTGTTGAAGAAAGACAACCTAAAAAATTATCATATCTTAATCGATCCGCAAATGGAAAATCTTTACGAATTAACAGAATTTAAACCTGTAGGTAAAAATAATAAAAAAACTCAGATAATTCTTTCTGACACTAAAAGAGATTGTAAAAACTATATCCAATCATTAAGATATAGATATAATAATAATAATCCCTATCTACCACATTATGTTATTAGTAAAACTGGTGAAGTTTATAACATAATAGACCCCAAAATGTATTCAAATTACATGGAAAATGATGAATACGATAAAAAATCTATAATAATTTGTTTAGAGAATTTTGGTTGGTTAAAAAAAAATACACTAGATACTTCGTATAGTAACTGGATAGGTGATATTTATAGAAAAAAGGTTTACGAAAAAAAATGGAGAGGATATTTTTTTTGGGACAAATATGAAGATAAACAGATTGAAAGTCTTACTACGTTAATAAAAGAACTTTGTAATGAGTTCAAAATCCCAACAGAATGTTTGGGACATAACGTAAGACAAGATGGTGTTGAGAACTTCAAAGGTATTGTCACAAGAAGTAATTATGATTCTTATTATAAAGACGTAAACCCAGCATTTGATTTTAAACTATTAAAAGAACTACTGAAAGATGATTAATGAAAATGACCAATTTAAAACACTCCTTAAGCGAGCAAGGGTTTTAATGGAACAACCTGAAGCAACCAACTTAGCCAAAAGTATTGAAAATAACATTGAAGATAATGATGTTGAATATGAGGAGGCAGAAAAAAATGTTGACACTGAAAATGTAAAAAAAGATAAAAGTAAAACTTATCGTATTTCAGGTGGGCTTTTGACTTTACATGGTAAAGAAAAAAGAGATATAGAATTAACAACAGAAGAAAAAACTGCGTTCCAAGAAACTATGGATGAGTTTGTTTCTGAAGTGTCTGACTTGTCTGATTTTGGTGTATTAAACATGTACCCAAATGAGGTACAATGGAGTGGTAAAGTAATCGACTTTGATTTGGAGTTTTTCTATTCTATTGGTGAAAACAATGGTGTATATATTAATGGGGATATGATTAAATTGGATGATAAATTAACGGAATTAGTTGATAAACTAACATCTTTTTATGAAAAATTTAAATCTAAATGGGCTAAAGTAATATCAACAAGAAAGAAAACACCAACTAAAACAGAAACTGAAGCATAATGGAACTTATTAAAAAATATTGGAAATACGTTGTTGGTGCAATACTAACTATTAGTGTGTTATACTTAATTGTTTATTTGGCAACACCAAAACCTGAAATGTCTGAATTGGATAAATATAAATTGGAACAATTGGACAAAGACATCAATTTAATTATTGAAAATCAAAAAAAATTGGACAAACAAATTGAAGGATATAAAAATGAATTATCACAGATTGATTCAACAATTGCAAAAGTTAAAAACCAAAAAATAGTTGTAAAAGAATATTATAAAGAACAAGGGGAGAAGATTACGGAGATGAAACCATCTGAAATTGATAAACTATTCCATGATAGATACAAATACTAAAATGAAAAAATTATTACTTATGTTATTGTTGGTTTTACCGGTAATGGCATTTTCACAAAAAGGAAACGTAGATACGACGACTATTTGTATTCCTTACAAGGTGGCAAAACAAATGGCGTTAGATTTAAATCGTTTGGATTCTTTAACTGCGGCCCATAAGTTAACAATAACTGAATTGTTTCAAACACAAAAGAAAGTTGACGTTCAAGGTATTATAATTACCACTATGGAACAAAAAGAAAAAAACTACGAATTACAAATTGAAAAAGAAAAAGAAAAGTTTGGTATTGTAGAAACACAAAATCAAGATTTAAGAAAAGAAGTTAAAAAATTAAAAACAAAAAACACATTTATACAAATTATAGGTGGAGTATTGTTAACCACATTAACCGTATTTTCCGTACTAAAATAATGGCACTTTCGCAACAAGATAAAAAACAAGTAGAAACTATTGTTAGACAGGAGATTAAAGATTTCCTTAAAGCTAGTACGGTTAAACAGTACGAAAAATCTATTGTTGATATGTTAAAAAAAGAAATTAAAAACGGAACCTTAAGGGGTGACATAAATGATATTGTCGTTAAGATCATGACGGAGTTCTATTACCATTTGTGGTCTAAAAAGAACCAATGGCAGACAGCATTAAAAAATGTGAAATGATAACAAACAAAGAGTATATCCATTCTTTAATTACCGAAGCGTTAAAAAAGAAAAAAGAAGAACCAAAAGAAGCGACAGGGGCGTCCTCTGCTGGTGGTTATAGTGGACCAGCATTTAGTATGTTTGCTAAAGATGACGTGGCTAGAAATGAATACAAAAGACCAAAAGTTAAAGAGGTTAGGGAAGAAGAATATTGTGATAGTTGCGATAGAGTAAAATCTAAATGTGTTTGTCCTAAAAAAATAGAAGCAACTGAAGCCACCGGGTCAGGTTCTGTTGGTGCGTATGATGTTCCTGGGTTTCAAGATGTTAACATGAAAGGTAATACTTTAAAAGGTAAGGGGCGTTCATGGAAACAAACACAAATACCGGGAGGTGGATTTGTATCAGTGAAAAAAGAATGTAAAACTTTCCCATATTGTAATCAGGGGGATATAAAGGCATTGAATATATCTAAAACCGCTAAACTTAATGAAGCAATAAAAAATGTATCATTAAGAACCGGATTGAGTGAAAATGAAATAAAAAATATTATATTATTATCCTTTGGTGGTGATTTATAAACTTAAAGATATTTATTAGTTATGAATAGAGAAATTATGAAAATCGTAAATAGAGTGGTATCTGAAGAGTTTTCAGGTAGAATCTCAAATATTAAAAACCGGTTATTTGAAAACGAAGGTTCCAAAATGTGTGAATCATGTGGTTCAGAAATGAACGAAGGTGAAATGTGTGAAGAATGTGGAAATACGTACGAAGGTAACATTCAAGAACTTGGCGGTATGGATGACGGACACCCAAGATTAGGTAAAAAAAGATTACCAAACAAAATGTCTATTGAAGATATTGAAAACCTTCTTAGAGGTGATGACTATAGAGGCGAAAATGGTCCTGCATATAGAGGACCTGAAGGATATGATGACGCATCTGATAGTTATACCGATATGGGTGATGAAGAAATAGACGAAGATGTATGTGAGGAATGTGGAGACACTTATGAAATTGAATTAGACGAAAAACTTTACGGAAATCAAAGTAGAATTGATAGAAACAAAAATAATAGAATTGATAGAGAAGATTTTAAAATGTTAAGAAAAGGAGATTCTGAGGAATTTGAATTAGACGAAAAACTTTACGGAAATCAAAGTAGAATTGATAGAAACAAAAATAATAGAATTGATAGAGAAGATTTTAAAATGTTAAGAAAAGAATCTAAAGTTTATTTTACAGAATCTGAAATTATAGATATTATTGAAAACATAGTTAAAGAAGAAAAGAAAAAAGGTAAAGCACCAAGTGCTCAAAATATACTTAAATCTACTTTAGGTCAATCTAAAAAAGAAAATGACAATTATATTAAAAGTGTTGCTAAAAAAATGAAAGAATATCTAAAGGATGGTTCTAAAGGTGATTATGAAATGGACCCAACAAGCTTTCCTGAAGGAAATTATGACTTGGATAAAAGAAAAGAATCACTTAAAAAATATACACCATCAGAAGCGGTTGATGAATATATCGATGCGTTTTCATATCCTGGTATGACTAATCTTGTTTATGATGAGATTAAGCCTGATGATAAGAAAATTGAAAAATATTTGAAGGGTCATAGAACCACAGGAAATGCTGAATTTGATGAAGAAGGTAAACCATTAGGTAATGTTGTACCAAGTAAAGTTGGTGAAAAATTCAAAAAGAATTATGATGACAACTTATATGGTCAAGAACAAATGAATGCGTCATATAAGAGATACCCACAAGACACTATTGAGGTTGCTGGTGACGTAACTAAGAAAGGCTCAATGAAAGGTAAGAAAACCGCACAAAGTGTTTTAAACGCGGTTGAAGAATCTACTGAAGACAAAAAAGTTATTTCAGAAATGGGAAAAATTAAAAATTTAATAGGGTATAACCGAAAAACACAATAATTAAACCTTCATTTTATTAAGGACCCATATTATCATTAGTACATGGAAACTAATAGTAATATGGGTCGTTTTTTTGATTGGTTAGCCAAACCAATGGATAAAGAAGATATTAATGCTTGGTATCTTGCTAATAACATAACTCCAGAACTCACAGAACTTTTCAGGGATTTTTGTTTTTCATTTTTAAATTTATTAAAAGACACTTATTTAGGTGATGATTTTAATGATAATAAGGAAACCAAAGTGGGAATGACCACAAATCAAAAAAAAGAACACTTTAAATGGTGTTGGGATAAAACCATTAAAAACTTCAATAAAGAATCCATAGATTTTAAATTTAATAATGATGATTCTGAATTTTTTGAGTCATTCTTTTTTGAGGTATTTTATAACCAACCAGACCAAAAAGTTAAAGACCAAATAAATAACTTCTTTAAACAAATATTTGATAGAGGGTTTAATAAAACAAAATCGGATATTGAGATGTTTACTGACATATATAAAGTACTTGAAAGATCATTAAAAATAATATAATAATTGTTTACATATCCGATAAACAATATAATTTTAAAATAAAATAAATTACATTAAAAAAAACAAAAATGGAAACATTAGAAGAAATTAAAAACTTAGTTGAAGCATTATCAGTAGACACTACAAAATTTTATAGTGGAAATAAATCTGCAGGAACTAGAGCGAGAAAACTTTCACAAGAATTAAAAGCGGCGGTACAAAAACTAAGAGGTGAGATTTTAACACACACAAAGTCAGATAAAGATGCTTAATCTGATTGGATTTTATAGTACCTTTATTTTTGTATTCTCAATATTGGCAACTATTAGGTTAATCGGTGGGTTTTTTAAATCACTTTTATCAAACCCACCAAAACCCTTTGAGATTACAACTATGGAGTTAGTCGTTTACGGATTATTCATAACATATATAATAACATTTTTAATTTACCAAATAATATGATTTATAGTCAATTTGTATCCAAAACATCTAAGTATTTAAACTCTGTAAGGGTATTGAAAAACTACATCACTTTTGATATGTTATTTCCAACCACATGGGTTATGTTAAAAAAACTACCTGAAGGTGTTGAAATATTACAAAACAACGATAAAGACGATAAAATAGTTACGTCTTTTGTTTGTGAGAATAAACTTAATCTAATTGATGCTATTGAAACGTCAGTTGATAAGATAATTAAAACAAATGTTGAAAGAGAAGAAAAAGAAAAACTATTTAAGTTGAAAGTGCAAGAGTTAAAAAGTATTTTTGAAACAAAAAACTTGGAGAACTTAAAAGGATTAAAATTTGATGTTGAAGAACTAACTAATTTGTTACAAAATGAACCAGAGGAAAATAACGCCGGAGTTACTGAAGGGGCTAAGTCAGCTTGATGAAGAAAGAAAAAGGGATCAGTTGGAAAACGAGAAGTTTAAAAACAAACTATCGTCAGAACTTAAATCTTTTGACCGGAACGAAATAAAAAATACAGAATTTGTTGATAAAAAATATACCATATGGCAAAGGATATTGAGAACTTTAGGGATCAGTTAACCAAACTAGCCGAGGCGGTAGAAATATTAGAAAACACATTTATAAATGACGGAGACATTCAAGTGAATGTTACGTTAGATGAAACCAAATACCAAAGTTTAATGAGGACATTAAACTACCAATCAAATGACACCAAATGTGTTGTATCAATAGGTAATGTTGATTTTACCTTTTCGAAAAAGTAGTTTTTAACCTATAAAGTCTTTTTTTATCAAATCCTTTATCTTCTAAAATTTGGTATAACCATTTTCTTTGAGCATTTGACACGTCACGAACAAAAATGGCATCTGCTCGGTTTAATTCTAAAAATGCATTTTGTAAAGCATCGAGGAGTCTATCAGATTCCTCTTTATTTTTTAATGAAAAGGTTGAAACGTCTTCATTAATTTGAATACATAGTTTATTATGTAATGTAAAAATATTTTTCAAGTCTTTAGATTTACAATATTTCTTAATTAATTGTTCTAAAGTTATTTTTAATTTTGTTTGCCAATCAAAAATAGTCTCCTCTAGTCTATATGATTTAATATCTAAAAACACATATTCAGGGTCTTCTAAATTTACGGGGTTATTTCTACCCATATCGTCAGTTATGAATAAACTTTTTTGAAAACTAGAGTCCTTAGATAATAAACCAATTTCATAATTGACTGGTGTCGCATTTTCAATTACCTTATCGAATAAGATATTATTTTCTTTAATTAGACGATTAAAACTATCAGTGGCGTTTTTTTCTGTTGAGTAACGTTTGATAATTTTTTTTCTTTTCTTATTTTTAAATAAAACAATTAAGTAGTTATCCTTCATGAAAAATTATTATAATATATTGGGTGTTTCTGAAACCGCCACTCAGGACGAAATTAAAAAGGCCTATAGACAATTAAGTAAGCAATACCATCCCGATGTAAACCCAAACGGAGAAGAAAAATTTAAAGAAGTTGCTGAGGCCTATGAAGGTATAGGTGATGAAAATAAAAGAAGGGACTACGATAATAAAAAAAATAACCCATTTGCGGGTATGGGTGGAGATTCTTTTGATTTCAGTTCGGTGTTTGAACAGATGATGGGAGGACAAAGACAACAACACAAACCAATGGCTCCCGATAAGATTATGACGGTATCAATAACCCCTATTGAGTCGTATGGTGGTATTAAAAAAGATATTAAATATGAGTATTTTGACCATTGTAAACCATGTGACAGTAGTGGTGGTGAAAGAAGTGTTTGTAATAATTGTAATGGTCAGGGATTTATTATGCAAAAGGTAGGGACAGGAATGTTCCAACAAGTTTACCAAACCAATTGTCCTACTTGTATGGGTAATGGTACAATCATATCTAAACCTTGCATTTCTTGTGGTGGTCACGGTAAAATTAAAAAAACAGAAAATTTGGTGGTTAGTATTCCTAAAAATGTGGACAATGGTAACTTTATGCGTGTTGCAGGGAAGGGGGATTATAATCCTGGTGTAAGACTAAGGGGGGATTTAATTTTAAAGGTTGAGGTGAATAAAGTTGATGACTTTGAAAAAATTGGGATGGATTTAATATATTATAAAAAAATAACAGCAATAGATGTGTTAACTAAAAAACAAATTTTAGTACCTCATCCTGATGGTGATTTAATGATTAATATACCAAGAAATTTGAACACTGAAAAACCATTAAGATTACTTAAGAAGGGGTATAGAGCAAACGACGGTAGTGGTGATTTCTACATAAAAGTTGCGGTAACAAATGAATATGAGTTACCCGATGAGGTTCAACAAAAATTAGAAGAATTACTTAAGGAATTCAACTAAATATTTGATTAATTCAATAGTCCCAAAGACCGATGTACCTAAAATATACATAGATAGCACAACTAAACCTTTTTGTGTGGTACTTAAACCTTTTTGACATTGTTTACATCCTGTTACTTGTGTTGCTTCTTTTTTTTCCATTGTTATATTTTTTATAATAATAAATACAAAAGTTTGACATATAAACAAAAAACAATTAACTTTAAATAAAAAAATATGCTATCATACATTGGAGGTAAGAGTAAAATTGGAAAGTGGATAGTCCCTTTCTATCCTGAGGATATGGAAACATACGTAGAAACATTTGGAGGTATGTTTTGGTGTTTCTTTAACATGGACTTAAAACTATTCGCAAATCTTAAGAAAGTTGTCTATAACGACTTCAACCCACTTAACTATAATTTATTTCAATGTGTCAAGAATCCTGAAAGACTATTGGAATCGATTAATGCTATACCATGTCAACAATTTGGTGAGGATATCACGCCATCTATATATAAAGAACAGTTTGTAAGGTTTCAGGCTGAAATATTTGCTGAAAATTTCAGCGTAGAACCTGGCAATTATGATGTGGCTGCAAAGTATGCTTATGTGTTAACACAAGTATTTAGTGGTAGTAAACCTGAAACCAGTTCATTCATTGACTTAAAAGGTAAATACAAATCAAAGTACCTTACATTTAGAGACAAGTTGTCTAAACCTGAATGGGTTGAACATTTCTTGAAAATAACTGAGGTTGAGAATATGGACTTTGCAGATGTGATTGCAAAGTATGACTCACCAACAACATATATTTATTTGGACCCACCATATTGGAAAACGGAAAACTATTACAATAACCATGACTTCGACAGAGAAGACCATGAAAGACTTGCAAACGTTCTACACAATATTAAAGGTAAGTTTAGTTTATCTTACTACGATTTTGAGTTATTACATGAATGGTTCCCTGAAGAACAATATCGTTGGGAAAAGAAAGAGTTTGCTAAAGCGGCGGCAGCAAAAAAAGGAACAAAACAAAATATGGGTGAAGAACTATTAATAATGAACTACTAATTTATTGTTTTTCTTAACTTTGTAATATTTATATAATAAAATATACGACAATGGCTATTCGATTTACCAGCATACTTAAAGACTTAATTATTGAGAGTTCAAGATTTCAAGTTTTATTCGACAAATTTGTAAAACCAAAAGAAAAGGGTTCAAAAGGGTTGTTACCTTTCGAAACGTTAGTGGCTATAATTGCTGCTGACCCTACATCAAGATTCCCTGAAGGAAAAGATATTGATGAACTTAGACCTGAAGACATGGAAAATGTTAAGATTGGTAAATATGCTCAATGGATATTGAAAAACTTTACAATGCCGTCTTTACCTGCTGACCACCCATTAAAGGTTTCTGATCCAAAATCAGGTCAATATAAATCAGCTTTAAAGCAATTCCAAGATTTGTTCTTGGAGGATTTATATAAAGTTACTGGTGATTTACAAAAATTTGAAAGATTTAAGAATCGTTTACCACAAGAGGCAAGAGACATCAATAAATTAACACCAGCAACTTTATACGACCAAGTTAAAGACTTCAGTTTAGATAAAACTAAAGCAACTAAAGACGAGAAAAAAGAAGCATCAAAAACATACCAACATCCAGGTGGTGATGTTGTTTATCGTGGACAAGATTGGACTATCGTTAAGATTGAGGACAAAGGCCAATTGGGTAAGGATGCTGCATGTTTTTATGGTGGTTCATATCAAGAGCCGGGTAAAGGTGAAACTAGATGGTGTACATCATCACCTGGTTTAACTTGGTTTGACCGTTATATTAAAGACGGACCATTATATGTTGTTATTCCAAACAAAGGTCAAAAACATACAGGAGATAAAGAATATGGTGATGTTTCTGGACTTCCGGCACTTCGTTACCAATTCCACTTCCCATCAAATCAGTATATGGATCCATCGGATAGACAAATTGATTTGGTTGATTTCTTAAATACTAATGAAGAAGGGATGAAAGAATATTTCAAACCACAATTCATGAAAGGTTTAACTGCGAATGAAGGTAAAAAGGTGACGGTTAACTACCCTGGAGATTCTTCATCTAAATTTATTGCACTTTACGGATTCGATGAATTCTTTGAAACTTTACCAGAAACAATCCAAAGACTTGAGTTTATTGCTAAGTCAGGATCAAAATTAGATTTAAATATTCCGGCATCCATAGGTAATTTTAGAGAATTAACAGCAATCCACTTGGTTGGTTGTGTCGCTTCCATACCTGACACTATTTGTAACTTACAAAAATTACAATTCTTGTCGTTACCTGAAAACCCTAATTTACAAAGACTACCGGAATGTATTGGTAGTATGCCAAGACTTTCAGTTGTTAACATTAAGGGAAGTAATCAAAACGCTATTCCAGTAAGTTTACAAGCAAGAGTAGACACGGATGAAGTACATTTATTTGTTTAATTGGTTAAAGTTTATTATATTTGTTTTTTTAAATTATAAGTTATGGGAAACGTTGATATTGAAATTTACATGAACAATTTTGTTGGATTCTTTAAAAAAAATCCGGACCAGTTAAAAATTTTAATTGGTGAAATTAATCCTGAAGACTTTTATTCTGAGATTAAAAGTATCGCAGAAAAAAACTTATTAGATGAAAAGGAAATTGTACCAACACGAAAACAAATGGTTGATTTGTTAGTTGGAATGAACACCAACAAAAACAAAAAACAAATTACAGATGTGGTCATACCGTTTATGGAACACCACATGGGTAAAATCATTATGAATTAAAAAAATATCTATCCCCCGGTTGAATAAGTCGGGGGTTTTTTGTATCTTTGTTTTATGTTAGAAGTAGAAGGTAAAACATTTCATAAGTTAGTTGAGAAAAAAAGTTATAGGACTGAACTATATCATAATTTTTGCAACATATCTCAAAAAGACACAAATAGTCTTGGATATAAAAATTTACTAAACTTATATGTTACCAAAAATGGGGACAGATTTTTTTCTGATACCCAATGTTTTACAGAAGAAGATTTTGTTAAAAATTTTGGAAATCCATGTGCTACAGTTAATTTTAATAGACAAAGATTATTTATAGAAGAAGGCGATGATAAGATATCAATAAAATTTCAGACTCACCGAAAAAGTAGAGGTGTAGGGTCCAAGTACTTCTCAGAAAGAAAGTCCACAAACTACCTTACCTTCAATTTCAAAAAGAAAATGTTTTATTCAGGAACATTCTCCACTAAAAAAAAGAAAGTTATTGGGGGCAGTATGAAGGTAAACCCAACATATTTTGCAATTGAAAGTTTTTTAAGAAATCTTATAATTGATGAAAGTGTTAAAGTAGACCAGTATCTTTATTTTTTCTTAGAAAAGATTTGGGATAGAATGGGAATTGAAAACCCACAAAACTTTCAGTGGGATTGCATGAGGTCTTTTTATAGTTTAACTTACTATTTGGTTAATGGTATTAAAATCCCAAACAATTGGAGAAAATTCACAGGCACATTCTTTTCTAAAAAAGAATTGAAGAAGTTTGATATGAACTTAGTTGATACCGCGATGGATAAACTAAAACTCAAAGGATCCAAAGTTAAACAGATTTTTAATGAAATGGATTGGGTTGACTTTGATAAATTGAATATGACTTACAACCTTTTGGGTATTGATAGATTTAATAAAATTGAAAATAAATACTTTTACGAGTATTATAGCAACGACGAAATCGGCATACCAATAGAGGATAATAAAATGGGAAGATTTTTTGAATGTTTTTATGATCAATATAATCAATACCAACATAATAGAATGTCAACACCTTTAACTTCAAAAGAAAAAGATAGAATTTTAGACTTGATAAAATACTTTTACGGACATAATAAGTGGTCAATATTACTTGACCATTTAGATATGAAAAGGGATTTATTAAATCTTGGTGAAGATGTAAAATTCAAGTTCACAAACATCAGTAGTTTTAATTTAGAACACGAAGAGTTTAGTCGTCTTTTACAATCATATAGAAAAGGTGAGGTTGAACGATTCTATGGTGATGTAGATAGTTTAGAAACACCTATCGAACACGAAGGAGAAACATATTACCCGGTACTTCTTCGTAAAACTATGGATTATGAAAAAGAATCACAACACCAACGAAATTGTGTTCGTAGTTATTCAGAAAGACCAGATTGTTTGATATTCTCAATCCGTAAAGAATCAACAGATAGCGATGAAAGAATTACTGTGGAATACCAATATAGAAAAAATGAGATATTGAATGTCCAAGAAAGAGCAAAGTTTAATGAAACACCATCAGTTGAGTTTTCACATGTTGCTAAAATACAATTGGCAAATATCAATTTGATGTATAAGTCGGGAACTTTAAAACTACCAAAGATGATTAAAAAATATCGTAGTGGTAAAGAGATTGAACAACGGGCAACATTTGATAACGAGACCGAGGTTAATGGGTCAAAAATAATTTCTATGGTACCACATTGGGATACATATACTCCTGAGTTATCTTATTGGCAAGATGAATTACCTAATTGGAATGACTACAGACCTATGGGTATACCGGTAGAACCTAATTTAGACTTTGAAGATTTACTACCGTAATTATATTTATATCATTATCTTATGGAAAATGAAAAATTAATCCCTGACCATGTTTTTGAAACGTTTAAAAACAAGTTTAAAACTGAAACATATCCTAATATTATTAGAACAAGAAACATCACAAAAGATGGTTTAAATATTTTAACTAATAAGAATAAAGTAATTTGGTCATTCACGGTTTATGACCATAGTGAATTTAATTATATAGAAGGTAATATATGGTGGGGTAATTACGACGTATTAATATATTTTAAAAAAATAGAAAATGATTCAACATATAAAGTATTTATCTTAACAACCGACTTAAATCAAATTAGCTTGTTGTTAATGGGTCTAAATAAATTTTTCACAATCGATAAAATATGAAAATTGCAGTAGTCTACACAATGAAAGGTTGTCCACATTGTGTACATATCAAAGAAGAACTTAAAAAAAATAAAATAACATTCATTGAAAGAGATATTCAAGAATACGAAGAGGAGTATGATGAGTTTGTGAAAGTTGTTGAAAATGAATATGTTCCAGCATTAATGTTATTAACTTTAGATGACAGTGATAATGCTCATAATGTTAAATTACTTGCACCTGATAGAGACTACCAAGACATATTTGAAGGGGTGGAGTTAGTTAAAGACTACCTTTTAAAGTAAAATAAAGTCGTTTAAGTAACTTAATTGTTTAAATGGGTATGATTCATCGGTACCCATTATAAGTTCTTCTAAATCTTCTATATCTCCAAATTTAGTGTTTAGTGACTCAACATCAAATGGGAACACATCTAAAACTAACGACTCTAACCATTCTGTTTTAACAATATGATTATCATTATGTAAAACAAAATTAACGGTTAAATTATTCATTTCATTAATATTAACGTCAGAATATAAGGACACATCTAATTTTTTACTAATTCCAAGTTCAAATATGTGATTTTTAATTGACCACAATAGGAAATGGTATAGTCTGTTATTATTTGATAATCCGTATACTTTATCTGATATATAAATTTCTTGTGAAAAATCAGATTTTACTAAAACGTATTCAGGGAATTGTTCTTCTAAAATAGTAATGACGGTTGAAAGTTGTTCTGATGAACAATCATAATAAACGTGATTAGTTCTTTCTTGTAATTTAAAATTAAAATACACTTTTTCTTCGGTGTACTTATTTAATTTTTGTTGTAGGGATTGGTATTTTTTTTCTTGTGATTTAATAAAAACCTCTTTAAGGTTTAATGGTTCTTGGTCGACCACTTTGTTATATAGTATAGAATCAATAACTCTTACTTTATTAGATAGTTCCGTATCATATTTTTTTAAGTAATTTTGAAATAACTCGGCTAAGTTTATTACTTCGTTATATGTTGTTGTACCTTTTACAATAAAAAAATTCCTGACGTTAATTACCGAAATATCAGTTTTAGCGTCAGGAAGTTTATTGTTAATTTCTTTTACGATCAGGTTTGCAAATATGTTACATAGATTCTTACCATCTAAAAAATTATAGAATTCAATATAATTCATTTTGTTTTTATTAGTGTTTATTTTTATTAATACTATTGAAAATATATTTTAAGTTAAACACTTAAACAAAATTATTATTTCTTCTTGTAATATTTCTCTACAATTTTTGTAACCGCTTGTTTTACCGTCTCATTATTTTGTTGTTGTTGTGTTTGAGCTGGTTGTTGTGGTTGTGTTGTTTCTTGACCTTTTTTACATCCGCATCCCATGATTAAAAATTTTAATAAGTTTATTTGTTATATAAATATTTGATAACTATAAAAGTATCATTTGTAAATGGAAAGTATTTATATTATATGTCAATAAAAAATATTATTAAAAATATGGTATTAGAACAGTCAGAAGAGTGGGTTGATATCGCACCTGAAGATTATATCGATTTATTAAAATACGTTAATGGTGACGGAGCATTAATTAAACGGTTACCTGATTATAGAGGTAAGAAAATTAAAATTACCGGTAAATTAGACTTGAGTAGTAATAAAACGGTATCAAACATTGATAGTATTGATTATGTTGACGGGGATTTAGATATTGGATACACAAATATAACATATTTTGATAAAAATAAAGTTAAGGGTAGATTAAACTATTGGGCTAGTACGATGTATCAAATCGAAAGAAAAAAAATACTAAAAGAAAAATTAAATGAACTCCAAGAATATAGAGAAAATAAAGAATGGGACATAAATAATGGTGATGATATTTCATATGAAACCGAAGCGTTATATAACCATTTATCCCAAAATAGGGAGATTGGAACATACGATAATGAAGATGGGGAAGAGGTAAAAGAAGACAAGTATTTCATATATAAAACAAAATACGGAGGATATGGAAATAGTCATATGTTTGAATGGTTAGGTGATTCGTTGTTTGAAAGTGAATGGGTTGTATATTCTGATGATGATATTGAATCAGCGGCTTATGAAAAAATTAAATCTGATATTGAAGATTTAGGTTATGAAGCCTTTGGAACAAGTGTTTGGGAGAATAATTTAGATATGGTGCAAGTCAGAAGTTGGTTATATGATATTCATGAAGACGCCGTAAGAAATGACCCAGATGCTTATGGGATAGAAAAAGAACTTTCACAACAACAAGAAAAGTACGTTGTAATTTATACTCAAAAAATAGAAAGGTTAAATTATAAATTGGAAAATGAAGAATTAACTGATGAAGAAACTGAAGAAATTGAAGAGGAAATAACAAGTATAGAAGATATTATTGAAGAAATTAAAGAAGACCCTGAAGGGGATTATGATGAGGACACAATTGAAGAGGTGATAGATAATTTTGTTGAAGAAAATTCTAGAGATTTCCCAAGTTATTTAGAAGATATGGGATTTGATTCTAAATATCTTTTAGAATTTGTTGATATTGATGGAGTTTGTGAAGACATATTACGAGACAGTGATTACGGAGAAATTCTTAATGGGTATGATGGTGCCGATAATGAGATTAAGGTGAATGATAAATGGTATCACGTAATGAGACATAATTAATATTTTATTTACTGTTATATAATATATCCTATTTTTAATTAAAAGTTTTAATGAACACAGATTGGGTATTTCAGGAACCTATTGATTTTGAACACAAACAATACGTCCTATTAGATTTTCTACAAAAAATGGATAAACAACTTCAAAATTTGAAGTTATATCCTAATTTTCAACAAATTTCATTACACCTTGCTAGTCTTAACCTTATTACAGAAAAGGGTCAGTACTTAACACTTACTAGGTTGCTTAAAGATCCTGATGATGAGATATTGATTTCTGATTTATTGGCAAATAGTCTACCGTTATTCACAAAAGAAGAAATACTTGAAATTTATAAAGTGTGTTTATATTCAAACGATAGAATCAAAGACTTCTTTAATCAAGCAAAAGCGTTATGGGACGTTGCTAACGACTCCATTTCTATAGAACCGATACAAAATCCAAAAAATATAGAACCGAAAGAAGGTTTATTTTTTATTAAACATAATGGATTAACACATCTTTATGAGTTTATGATTAAACCAATTAAAAAAGGGGTGATAGAAACAAAATGCGTTATTAAAAAAGTGTGTGAGTGTGAAGAAGATAATTTTGAAGAAAAGTTATTAGAAGTTAAAAGACCATTAATAAAAAATATAAATGACCCTAAAATTCATAAAAATTTAATAGTATTTAAAGTTCATCATACAGAACAATTTCCATTTAAAGAAACATTATTACCAATTTCAAAAAGAAAGGTGATGAATTATATGATACAATCTAAATTAATTAAGAACAAAAATTTGACAAAAAGAGATTAATCGTTTAAATTTAAATATTATGGAATTAGACGTATATCAAGTTATTAAAGAGTTAATGAAAGAACATCCAAACGATGCAGAATTGGGTAAAAAAGTTAGAGAGTTCATTAATGGAGTGAAAAAAATTAAAGACGCAAAAAATGGGATTCAACAAAAGGTTTCTTTGTAAAGAAAATATACTTAAAAACTTAGACAGAATCATGGAATACCTTGATGCTGACGCTGTCCTTACCAAGGACGAATTCTCAAGAGACGTTTATCGTTTATTCAATCAAGGAAAATCAAAAGAACAAATAATCCAATATATAATAGAAAACGAATGAAAGTTGTGTTAGAATACGTGTGGCTCGACGGATATAAACCGGAGCCAAATCTTAGAAGTAAAGTTAAGATTGTTGAATACGAATCAATTAAGACCTTAAAAATTGAAGATTTTCCTATATGGAATTTTGATGGGTCATCAACTAATCAGGCAGAGACAGGTAAGTCAGATTGTTTATTAAAACCTGTTAGACTCTATAAATCAAATTCTTTTCCATTAGAAAAAAGTGTTCTTTATGTGTTTTGTGAGGTAATGGATTCTGATAATATACCACATAAATCAAATCATAGGGCTCCCCTTAATAAAGAACAAGAAGATTTATGGTTTGGTTTTGAACAAGAATATTTCATATATAACGAAACTGGAGGTAATGTTTTAGGTCACGATAGAAGATTACTTGAAGGACAAGGAAAATATTATTGTGGTGTTGGTCATAATGCGGTTGGTCGTGATTTTGTTGAAGAACATTTAAATGTGTGTTTAGACCATAAAATTGACATTACCGGAACAAATGCTGAAGTTGCGTTAGGTCAATGGGAATATCAAGTATTTTCAAAAGGTAAATTAAAAGGTGGGGATGACTTATGGATGAGTAGATATTTCCTTTATAAGATTTCTGAAAAATATGGTTATCATATTGAGCTTCATCCAAAACCATTAATTTATGGTGAATGGAATGGTTCAGGACTTCACACCAACTTTTCAAATGATAGAATGAGAAATAAAGGAGGATACGAATATTTTTTATCAATATTTAATTCATTTGGGTCAAGACACCAAGAACACATTAAAGCGTATGGTTCTAATAATGATTTACGACTTACTGGTGATTTTGAAACACAATCGATTGATACGTTCAGTTGGGGTGTGTCTGATCGTGGAGCGTCTATTCGTGTACCACAAGACACGGCAAAAGAATGGAAAGGATATGTTGAGGACAGAAGACCTGGATCAAATGCCAATCCATATAAAATTATTAAAGAAATTGTAACATCTTTAGATACTGCCGAACAAATCTATGAGGTTAAACATATGATGACTAAAAATGTTAAAACAGAAGGTTTAAATCAGAAGTTTGGTACAATGTCAAATGAAGAATTGTTAAAAGAATATAGAGAAGAATGATGGAACAAGAATGTATATGTGGTGGCGCCGGACTTTGTCAGTGTCCCCCACCAAAAATAGAACAAATAAACCATCCACAACATTACGGAGGAGAAAATAATGAATACGAGGCAATCAAGGTTATTGATGCTTGGGACTTAGGATTTTCTTTGGGTAATACGGTTAAGTATATTTCAAGAGCAGGAAAGAAAAATAAAGAAAAAGAATTGGAGGACCTTAAGAAAGCGATGTGGTATCTTCAACACCATATTGATAATTTAGAAAAAAATGTCTAATATGGATTGGAATCCAAACGAATGGCAAGGTAGAACTAGAGAACAAGTAGAAAGAAACAATAAAGTCTTTGGTTATTCGGTTATTATGTCAATAATCGTAGTAGTCATTGTATTAGTGGTACTGATTTTAAATTAAAAAAAATGAAACTAACAGAAGAACAAAAAAACCATATCCTAAATCAATATGAAGGGTTAAAAAATGAGGAACAAACACTTGGTGAAGTGCACGAAATAATTGTGGATTTTTGTGTGGATGAATACATTGTTGACTTATCGGATGATGAGGATGGGGACCTATATGAAGAGTTTTCAAATGAAGTATGGGATTTTTTAGAGAGTATAAAATAAGAATATGATAGAAACAGGAAAAATAATAAACGGAGATTGTGTTGAGGTAATGAAAACATTACCAGAAGGGTCTGTGGATTTAATTGTAACATCCCCACCTTATGGTGTTGGAATTGCGTACGATGTACATGAGGATGATGTTGAATTTAACGAGTATGTTGAGTTTGCCAAAAATTGGTTAAGTGAGGCATATAGATTATTAAAAGACGATGGAAGAATTGCGTTGAACATACCCTATGAGATTAATCGTCAAAAGAAAGGTGGAAGAATTTTCTTTGTTTCTGAGATGTGGCAAATAATGAAAGAAATTGGTTATGGGTTCTTTGGGATTGTCGACCTTGAGGAACAATCACCACACCGAAGTAAAACAACTGCTTGGGGTTCTTGGATGAGTCCATCAAGCCCATACATTTATAATCCTAAGGAGTGTGTAATCTTAGCATACAAAAAACACCACATTAAAAAGGTTAAAGGAGAACCTCAGTGGAAAGGGACACCTACTGACATTGAACAGGAAGATGGGTCATTAAAGAAAAAAATTGTATATGAAGAGACAGATAAGAAAGAGTTTATGGAACTTGTGTTTGGTCAGTGGAATTACTTTGCAGATACTAAATCACTCACCAAGGCGACCTTCTCAATGGACATCCCAACAAAGGCGATTAAAATATTGTCCTACAAAAACGATGTAGTATTAGACCCATTTGCTGGATCAGGAACAAGTTTGGTGGCTGCAGAGATATTGGGTCGTAGATGGTTGGGCATTGAGTTATCACCAAATTATGTAGAAATTGCCAAAACAAGAGTTGAATATTTTAAAACGTTAGGTCAAATACAAGAAATCCCATTTTCATAAATGGGATTTTTTACTTTATAGAGTATTTATTATTATGAAAATGGTAATAACGGAATCACAGTACAAACGATTGCTTAACGAATCGGGGATTAGAAATATTAATGAATTATCAAAACGTTACAAAAAGGCTAAAATTTATTTTCATCAAGATTTAGATGGTGTTACCACTGCGATAGGAATGAAAAGTTATTTAGAAAACTACGGGATTAAAGTGGTTGATGCTGAGGTTATCCAATACGGAGATAAAGAATTTTCAGTTAAGAAACCTGATGCTAGTGGTGATGTGATGCCGGTTTTGGTTGATTTTGCTCACGGTAAACCCATGTTTGTTATTCATACTGACCACCACGATACACAAGCTGGTGTTGAACCAGAAACCGCCACAAGTTTTAAATCTTCAAGATCAAACATAGAAACAATATCACAAATTGTATCACCAAAAGACATATTTCCAACAGAAGATATTAATATCATATCGACGGTAGACTCTGCAAATTTTGCGGTTAACAAAATATCACCTGAAATGGTTATGAATTACTTACTTAAATTTGATAAGGATAGTAGTTTAAAATCAAACAAGTTTTTAATGGGATTGGTTGCAAATAAATTATTATTGGCATTTAAAAACAAACCAGAGTTTTTAGAACAGATAGTATTAAATGCTCAGCCATCACTTTTAAGTATTTTAAATAATATTAAAAAACAAATATCAACTAAAGGGTATGCAAGTACTGAAGATTTGGTTAAAAACCAAGCAAATTATATTGAAAAACAAAAAGAGAATCCAAACGTAACAAGAGTGGGTAGTATTATTGTACAGTACGGTGGTGGGTCTATGATTAAACCAGGTTCTTATGATAGATATACACCATTTAAAAACAATCCCGATGCTGACTTTATAGTTATTGCTTGGCCATTAGGATTAGTACAAGCTTCTTGTAACCCATTCAAAGAGGATAGGGCGTTAAAGGGTATTGATTTAGGTGAAATGAAAAATGAAGTATTGGGTAAATTTGAAAGTGAATTAAAAGGAATGAAGATTACATTTGGAACACTTAAAAGACTATCTGAAATACAAGCCGAATACGAGTCAGTTGGGTTCACACTAAAAGATTTAATTGCCATATATGGAAGTAGAGAATCATTTAACGCAAACGCCGATGATAAGCTATTAACCATTATTGGTAATATTTCTGAAAAACTTTATAGAAATTTAACAGACAAACAAAAAGACTTATTGGATAGAATTACGGTTAATGGTTGGGATGTTATTAATGCTAATTCAGGTGGACATAAATGTATTACAAACATTTCAGGTATTAGTTATCTACATAGAAATAAAAAAGAAGCGGTGGTTGTGTATGACGATAATAGATTAACGGTTATTAGTGATTACAAAGGTAATAATAGTTTTGTAAAAGATATTAAATCAAAATTATCTAAATATAAAAGACTATCTGACCCACAAATACTTGCGGCAATGAGACAAATAGAAAAAGAAGGGACAAATACTCAAGTAGTCGCTACGGATAATATCACATCTTATGTTCAATTAACCAAAGCGATACAACAAGAATTCGTTAAAGTTTTAAATGATTATATTAATAAAGGGTAGTACTAATAAGGTCACCCTCTTTGATATTAGAGTCATGACAGGTACCTCCTTGAAGTTCTAATATGTAATTACCATAACCAGAGTATTCTTCACAAGAGGTCTCAACCTCACAAGGTAAGCAATTATGATGTATTTTTGTAATAGTATCACCATCAATCATAACAATATCTAATGGTGTTATACATTCATACATCCAAAACGATTGTTGAGATTTGTTTGGCATAATGAAAAACATACCATTAAAATTCATGTTGAATGTTTTATTTTTCATCCCATCTGTAATTGAGTTTGGTGTAACGCAAACTTTACATTTAAACATATTATCATTAATGAAAAGATTCATACTAATAAATACCTAAAAAAATTAAAAAAAAATAATAATTTGTGTTTTTTTGGTTAACAGACGTATATTTATATATACCCTCAAAAAATCAAAATTTTTTTACCGGTTGTTTGACAAATCAAAATAATAGTATTAGATTTGTAAAACAATTAGGAAATGTCCTAATTAATTAATTGAAATATTAACCTTTAAAAAAAACTCTTTTTATGAGTGAAACATTAGTTGTTGAAAATTTAATATTTTCTTACTATGGGTCTGACGGGAAAAAGTATTATACGCCAAGTGCTGAATTTGCAACTGCACAGGCTAACAAATACGGAACTGATGATGTGTTTGTAGAAAAAAATTAAAAAAAGTTCACAAGGTACTTGACAGATTAAAATAAATGTCTTAACTTTGTAAAACAAATCGGAAAAGTCCGAAAAGTTCTTTGAAATTATAACCGATCGAAGTGATCGACTTGAATTAAGTAAGAGATTAACCCCCCTTTCTTTAAGAGTAGTTGACATGAAGGTCTTGGGCCGTGTATAGTCCATAAAATAAACTATGAAAGTAGGATAAAGTGAGTCGGAAGTGTAACTGATTTGCGGTTTGGGTAACCGAACTTGAGTACACAAGCGGGATACCGTTTAATCTTGAGTACCGAGGGCAACGCTGTAGGAAAACTGATTAGACGAATTGGCAATGTGGGTTGTCAATTTGAGGTGGGAACACCAATAGGAATAACCCGTAGGGATATTGCAAAAAATGAGGTTATCCAATTTCATTATTGCGTGTTCCAGTATCAGAGGGTACTTAAAACCGAAAGGTATGTTAATGTACGGGTGGTGCCGTTATTAACCTTAACCGACTTCTACCAAGGGGTTAGTTTCGAAGTAGTCTTGAAATATTGAAATGGGGACATTTCACGAAGTTGTTTGGTATTTTGTTATTCAAAAGATAATGAAGCTTAAGACGGACCACAACTTTGATTAATCCACAACACAAAAACTTTTATAGAAAAGGTAAAACTTATAACTAAAAAGCAAAAGTGTTCGTCACGATATAACGGAAGTTACCCACCTATTCACTGGCTGTCAGTGGAACGTGATAACCGCAAGTTTGACCGTATTTTTATGAAAAATCTCTAGGTCGTCGAAGACCGAACCAGGACGCAATCTTGGGGAGACAGGAGTAGTAAGAGAGTAGTTGTATCGTCAAGGGGTGATTGGTCTAACCAATCGGTAATGAGTGTTACGGGACAAAATCCTGTGGATAAGAGTAGAAACAATAATGACTCGAAAGACACTTACAAAAACTGTAATCTCAGGTTTTTTTTTAACATAAACTTTAAATTCAATTGAAAGCATGCAAAAATTAATTATCTTATCTATCGTTCTTTTTACGACAATCACTCTTATGACTGCTTGTGGTGAAAACGGAAATGGAGCAACAACTGAAGCTTCGACTGAAGTTTCAAGTGAAGATGTAACAAACGTATCGGACTCTACTTTAACAACAACTGAAGTTGTTTCTGAGACAACAAAAAAATAATTTTACATTTATTTTAAAATTAAACCTACTTTTTGGTGGGTTTTTTTGTGCAATTCATTTTTTTGCGTATCTTTGTTGTATGGAAAACGGATATAAAATTGGTAGAGCAATAAAAGACAAAGAGATATTGTCTATTAAAAAAATTAACAAAAATATGGCCATAACTGTAGATGGTCGACATGATAATCGATATGATCGTTACGATATCCTTTCAGGGTCTACAATTAAAATCACATCCGTTAGAAAATATAGAAACAGATATTATTTGGAAAGAGAGAACTCATTTGTTTATGAGGTTGATGTTGAAGTTGACATTAAAAATACCAAGTTTATGAATCATAGCGAATATTATGTTAAACATATTTTATCTAGTAGAGTTAGATCAATAAATGATTATTACCGATACGACATCAAACAATACGTTATGGATGATTTAAAATACTTTGGGTTAACAAACAGTAGCGATACCATTATTTCAAAAATTAAGTATGTTCATTAAAAAAATGTTTGAAAAATTAAAATAAATTTATTATCTTTGTAGAAACAATAAGAAAATGGCATCAATTAAAAACATATTACTTGTTCACCCAAAGTATGGGGAGTTAATCAACGAAACATTTGTTGATGAAACTCAATTCAAGATTTTTTTAAAAATGATTCACACAGCATTAGCTTTGGGTAATGACTTTACGACATACAACGGTAAAGACTTTTTAATTCACGTACCAAATGTAATGTTAAAAGAAAGTTTGGTGTTAGGTAACACCAAAGAAATGTCAATGTCTGATGTTGTTATTGCAAAATCAAAACTTGAGGGATAGTTTCTTTGTTTAATCTTTAAAATGAAGTGGTGGGGCAGTTGACATTCAATGTCGACCCAAAAAAAGGTGGAAGAGATTCCACCTTTTTTTGTTTCTTTATATATTTATAATTAAAAAGAAAATGAAAAACATATATTTACTATCTGAAAACCAAGTTGACTTAATTGCTCAAAAAACAAAACAACAAATGGAAATGTCAAATTTTAAAAAAGTTTTTGGAACTTTATTTAATGAATTGAATAGCCAAAAAGGTCTTCACATTAAAAACATGAAAAAAATGAACGAATCTAAAAGACAAGAATATCTTGAAGAGATGATGGATAATTACGTTTTAGATATATTCCCAAGAACAAATTTCATACATGAGCAATTTGATAATAATTTTACAAATAATATGTTATTAGAAAGTTCCAATCATTCATTTAGAACTTTGTATAACTTTTTTGATTTTTTAAAAAGTAGCGTACTTTACGAATGTGGATTCCTTAATAGAAGAAATTTTAACATTTCATTAAATGAACAAGGATTTTGGGACGGTGTTGGTAATTTAGTCGACTCAGGTGTTAATGCAGTAAAAACAGTAGCAAATAAAGGTGTTGCACTAGCAAAGGCCGGAGTGCAAACAGTAAAAACTGGGTTACAAAAAGGATATCAAACAGTAAAAACAGGAATAAATAAAGGTATTGAGATCGGAAAAAAAGTGGTTCAAACTGTTACACCTTATATTACTAAATTTTTGGATAGTGAGTTTGCGTATTTGGTTCCAGGATTAAATACAATCAAATTAGGAATGGACGCAAAAAAAGTTTACGACAATTGGGAAAAAATAAAAAAAATGACATTCGAAGATTGGGTTGAAACATTTAGAAATTTTTTAAATGGAGTTGCCGGAATAGCTATACAAATAGTTTTAGCTCTAACGGGTGTTGGTAATTTGGTAAATTTGATAGCTTGGGGATTACTAACTGTTTATGACATTGGGTATCAAGGATTCGCAAAAGGAAATTGGAATTGGTATAATGTATTAACTGATTGTGTCGGATTATTAGGTTCGGGGGCTGCGGCGGCAATATTCAAGGGAGTTAAAACCACTTTAACCACAATTAAATCAATTCAAGCATTTATACCAGGAATTGCAAGCGCCTCAAAAACAACTCCCGCAATTACTAAAACCGTAGTTCCATGGTTACAAAAAATTGTAACAGGTGGAGGAACAATAATTACAAAAATAGGACAAGCATTTACATGGATTACCACTAAAATTCCATTAATTGGAAAAGTAATGAAGCCACTCCAAAAATTTACTAAGTCGGTTGAAAACTTTTTTTTAGAAATTGGGAAAGGAATGAAGAAATATTTCAGTACAGGAGCATTAACTCAAAATATGAAAGTGGCTAAAGGTAGCCATTTTGATTTAGTAAGTTTAGGGAAAAAAGTGGCTGCGGTAGGAGATAAAAATATTACAAAACAAATTGTTGGAAAAGTTACTAAATTATATTATACAATCGCTAAAGGAGACACTCTACAAAAAATATTACAAAAATTTGCAGGTGCTGGTTTAACTATGGAAATATTAAACCAACTTAATTATGCCAATGGGTTAAAAATAAACCCCGGAAATAAAGTAAGGGTTGCGTAATAATAATAATAATAATAAGGTGGAAGAAATTCCACCTTTTTTATTTTATAGGATATTTATTATAAATTCTGTTTATGAAAAATATGTTTATCCTGAATGAAAAAGAAAAAAAACAAATAATTGAGATGCATAATAACTATAAAAAGTTATTAAATGAACAAGAAGTTAAGCAAGGTGGTCAGGGGGACCCATATCAATATAAAAAAGAAGGTGACGAATATTTTTATGCAATGAAAACCGATGGGGTGAACCCAAATTGGAAAAAACATACAACATCTAAAGGTAGAGAAGCCATATGTACTAAAATTTTTGGTAGAACACCTGGTTGTGGAACCTTAGCCGATACTAAGCCTAAAAGTAACGATTCAGGACCTGACGTTGATAGTGGGGTTTCTGCATCAACACAAATTGCTAAGGAAGGTGTTACACCTTCTAGTTTTGGTGCTAAATGTACTAAAATTACGGTTATAGGGTCTTTCCCTGTAAGGGTAACATCAAACCCTGCAAATATGACAAAATTCATGGCAAATCTAATTAATGGGATAAAGACTAACGAAGTAACTAATGCGAGTTATGTTAAAGGTAAGGCTGTGGTTAGTGGTATTAGATTAACTGGTGGGGCTAGTAATAGATACGGAGGTAAACCGGTAAAACCTGAAATGGATAATAATTATAATTTTCAAAAATATCCTGATAATCCTGCTTATGATCCTAATCAGTTTGCTAAAAACAAACAATTAGCGGTTGATAGGGCTAACGGTCTTTATGCTGAATTAGTTAAAACTTTACCATCAAAGGGCATAGCATTAAGTCCTACATTAAAACCTCAAGTATTATCTTATGTTGTTGATACTGGAGGTAAGGTTGACGATACACGTAATACGGGTAAATACCCAAATCCCGGACAAATAGTTATAGTTGAAATTGATATTTGTGGTGTTGAAGAGACAAGTAGCTCAACAGATAATACACCAAAAGATCCAATTGGAGGTAAAATACCAAATAATATTGATGAGTTCAAAAAATTAGGTAGAGATGGGTTTGTATTAACCGGTGCTTATTTCTGTAACGGTAAAAACTCATTAAATGCTGGCGCACGACCAAACACCTTTGATTCGTGTAGTCAGACACTACTTGTGGCAGACGAAAATAAAAAATCGGCAGACTCACACATGTCTAGTTACGAGATTAAATATCAAATGAACGTAAATGGTCAGCCATACGTTAGACCTGTTGTTAGGTGGAAAATATATTGGGACACAAATGGTAAAATTACAAAAGTTTTACAACAACAAGTAGATAAACAGTATGATCCAAGAGGTATCTTCCCAAGTAAACAAATCGATCCAAATGACGAATTCTTCAAGTTAGCATTGAAAGCCGGTAAACCTGATGCTCCTGACACTAGATTTGATAAATTTATTAAACCATATTTATAAAATATGAACATTAATCAAATCATAAAAAAGGTATTAAAGTAAGAGTTTATTAATGATTCTTGTGCTGGTGGAAGTTGTGGTAAACAGAACGTAGGAGACTTTAAAATCCCTTATTGTAACCGTAAGGGATAAATAATAAGGTCAGATAACTATACGATTATTTGTTGTAATGAAGTTTTATTATTTCTTTATCAATATCTGCGTAATGATGTATTTCGGTCCACCCCTGATAAAAAACACTATTAGGATATAAGTAAGAATCCTGACCAAACCCCAACGATTGGGTTAATTCCTCACGTAATATATCTTTTCTTTGGTTTTCATCCAAATTTCTTTTAGTGTCGATAAACACCAAAGACAACTCAATAGTGTCGTTTTTTGTAAACATAAACGTTAAGCCCCAAGCATTAACAATTTCTGATTTACTAAATGTGTATTTTTTAGCATAGGTTTTAGAATCACCACAATAAATTTGAATGTTAGATGAGTCTTTTTTATCAGTAATATAAAACTGTATTGGGTCAATTAAATCATTTAATTCTGAAACTATTGTTAATAGTTCAAGATATAACGAATCGGAATAATCGCCCTCAATAAAGATATAAACATCGTTATAAAATTTGAAAGAACCACTTGAACTACCATGTTCTGACCCAGAAGTGATTTCTTTATAATATGAATACACATCACTATTTGTTTGTGAAAACATAATAAACGGAAATAATAATACCAACAAAGATTTCATATACATCATACTACAAACTTAATATTTTTTTTTTAATATCACAAATATTAATTTAAATAATGCCTATTTTATTTTATATGATATTTATTAATATGATTATAGAATCAATTATTAGAAAAGTATTAAATGAAGAATTCTCTATAAAAAAATATTTATATGAGGATATATATGGATCAGTTGAAAAGGTTAATTTTTTAAACGAAGCTGAGTATCAGGGTAGAAACGTCCAACTTGGTAAGATTATGCAGGGAGATATTAAAAAGTCCAAGGTGTACGTTAAAAACGACAAAGGTACTGTTGTTAAAGTAAACTTTGGTTTTGGTGGAAAATCAGCCAAAGGTAAAATAATGAGGATTAAAAAAAATAATCCTGAAAGAAGAAAATCGTTTAGAGCAAGACACAATTGTGATAATCCTGGACCAAGATGGAAACCAAGATATTGGGCATGTAGAACATGGTAATAAAATAAAATATAAAATTAAAAAAATGAAAAGTTACACAAAAATTAGACAAATGCAAGAATTGAATAAACTTACAGAAAAAAGGTTTATTCAGGAAAGTCGACAAAGAATTGAAACATTAAATGAAGGATGGTGGGATAAATTAAAAGCAAATACCGCTGGGTTCTTTAGTAGGTTTAAAACTTTTGGTCAAAATCTTGGGTCAGTATTTGCAGGTGGGGATAGATTAAACCCAAATCTTGAAGCGGCATACACCAGAGTTAGAAATAGAGCGGTAACGATGCAAAATGAGTTAACTGAAATGGAAAGTGATTTATCATTTTTATTTGATGAAGCAAATAAAGAAAAAATAGAAAAAAGAGCAGATAAGTTAGGACCTAAAAGAGGTGGTGGTGATATGACGGATAGATTGGAAAAGTTAAATCAAGGGATGAAGGCATACTCTGAAGCCATTGCACAACTAAAAGGAATAAATGAAGGATTTTTGGAAACTGTGAAGGCAGCATAACATTATAAAAAAATGAGCAAAATCATTATAACAGAAAAACAATTTAAACAAGTTGTTAGAACAATCAAAGAAGAACACCACGAAGGTTCTTACATGGCAAAACAACAATTGTTTACCATGGCAACACTTTGTTACAAAATGTGGGAGTTAATGGAGGAAGGTGAACAACTTGATGACTGGATGGAATCAAAAATTGCTCAGGCAGAACAATCAGTTACATCTGTGGTTAAATCATATATGTATGACGAATTAGAAGATAGGGTTAAAGGACCAAATGGTTTCGACCCTAACGATTTAATTATTGGACAGTAAGATGAGAAAGTTTATTATTAGTGAAGAAGAGAAAAGAAGAATCCTTAATTTACATGAAGGATTTAAAAAGGGTCTATTGAATGAACAATACACCAAAGTGGAAGGCCCATTCAAAGATGTTGCTGCTGCAAATACCGGTGATTTGTATATTATGAAAGTAGAAAAAACAATGTGTGTAAGAGATAGTGAAAATTATTTTCAATTAACTGGAACAACATGTCCTGAAGGATATAAGGTACACCCTAGTGGTAAATTTTATGTGCAACACCACAGTGGGATGACTGATGGTAAAATAAAAATGTTTCCTGAAGGTTCTAACCACTATGTTAATGCGACAAATAACGGTCAAGGATATAATACTGCCGAAGAAGTTAAAAAAGCGGTTTCATTATTATTGAACCCAAAAGGTAATACAGGAAGACAAGTTCAAAAAGGAACTGACGATGATGGTACAAAATACAAACAAGTTACAAAATATAACCAACAAGGAGATGTTCAAAAAAATAAATTAAAAATGACTACAGCAACAGGTGATAAGTCAGTTGAAAAAAGTAAATCAGGATTATAACAAGTATAAAAATACTTAAAACCCTCCTTTTTTTAATTGGGGGGTTTTTTATTTGAAATAAGTTCCATATATTTGTAAAAAGAAAAGGATATGTTTGTGATTGTAAAATATGTAAAAACACCTAATAATAGAGTCCTACCTGTGATTATGTTGGATAGTCAGGGTGAGGTGTGGGAGTTTGATAATAAAGATAAAGCACAGGAGATGGTTAACATCTTTAACGCCAATACCGATTCAGGTCACAAATACGAAGTTAAAGGGGTTTAGCCGTTTGGTTCCGTAGCTCAACTGGATAGAGCATCGCCCTTCTAAGGCGAGGGTTAAAGGTTCGAATCCTTTCGGAATCACTAAAAAAATTAAAATTATGGAAGACGTTTTTGAACAACAACATTATGAATTTATTAATTCAGAGGACTATTTTCAGTTTATCAAAGAAATGTTTGAATATGAAGAGAAAATCGCTTTCTTTTCTGAAAAAGAAGTCCTATAATTAATTTAGGTTAATTGATGATGTTTTTTGGGTGACCTTAAAACGAAAAATTAAGTTGTGTAGCTCAGTTGGTTAGAGCAATCCGATTTCGGACGTGTCGCAGGTTTGAGTCCCGCCACAACTTATTATTAAAAAGGTGTTGAATTTTTTTTCAATGCCTTTTTTTTATATCAATTTTTTTTATTATCTTTGTAGTATGAAAAACAAACTACCATACGAAGCAACAGGAACGGCAATCAAAGGATATGCGGAATCAGCAACTGCCAAAGGCGAAAGAAATGATTGTGTTGTTAGAGCATTTGCATCCTCATTTGAAGTATCTTATGATTATGCTCATAGGTATGTTGCCGATGAATTTGGAAGAAAACCAAGAAATGGTACATACGGAACGGTATCCAAACTTGTCAAAATGGGTGACAGTTTGTTTAAGGTTAATGGTAAAAAGGTTTGTCCTGTTGGGGTAAGACATAATGACCAAATGTTAAGATCATTAATGTATGATGTAACAATCAAAGGTGAGACAAAGAAAAGAAACATGACTGTGGGGACATTTGTTAAACAAAACCCAAAGGGCACATTCTTTGTTCTTGTTAACCGACATGCGTTTACAATCAAAGATGGTGTTGTAATTGGAAACCCTGAAGATGCCACTAAAACCAAAAAAATCATGAGATGTGCATTTGAAATAAAATAAAAAAACATTAATGATTACGTTTTTCATGAATAGACATATTTATATATAAAACTATTAATATGAAAAGAGTGATGAGATTAACAGAAAGAGATTTAACTCGTATAGTTAGAAGAATTGTCAACGAAGGTGATGGATTTAAATCAAATAAAAAAGAAGACAAAGAATTAGATTTTGAAAGAAAATTAGATGATATATTCTTTAGAGAGGATGAAGGTAATCTTTTTTCTGAACCAGGACAATTTGGATATTTATCAAGTCAACATAGTTTGAGTAAAAAAGTAAGTCCAAGACAAAGAGCAGAAAGGATAGACCAAGTTATTAATCTTTTAAAGAATTATATTAGAGATTTAGAAGGTAGTAAAAGTGGAGCATTAGGTTTTGCTGATAATCCTGATTATGATAGTGTATGGCGTGGTCTTGAGAACGATGAGGACATGGATGATGGAAGTGATGATAATTACAGATGAACACAATCAGGTAATTAAAAAACACAAATAAAACATTTAGAACCCCTCTTCAAAAAAGTGGGGTTTTTTGTTTTAAAAAAAAATAAAAAATATTTTACAAATTGTTTGGCAAATCAAAAGTGATTACATATCTTTGTAAGAGAAACAACGGGGGTAGGAAGTGAGAGGTTGGTGTCCTACTCCCGTGAAGAAAGAAGAAGTTCATTGAAATTAAAATATTGTGGTGGTAAGAAACGGGAAACTCGTAAAGTGCATTAACCTGTTGACATAAGATGGTGAAACGAGAGTGTGTGTCAGCTACTTAACTACAAATAAATGGTGACTATAGCTCAGTTGGTAGAGCAAAGGTTTGTGGTACCTTGTGCCATGGGTTCAATTCCCATTAGTTACCCAAATAAGACACACGTCTGTAGCTCCAACGGTAGAGCATTGGTTTCCAAAACCAAGTGTTGGTGGTTCGAATCCATCCGGGCGTGCTAATAAGGAAGTATATGAGAGTCCTGAATTGTACACAAAATATCCCTATTGACATCTCGGAAAGACGAGGACATAGTTAATTAGCTCAGTTGGTTAGAGCGATTCCCTGATACGGAATAGGTCATTGGTTCGAGTCCAGTATTAACTACATATCGCGGGATGTGGAAATTGGTCATCCGCTCGGTCTCATAAGCCGAGATTACAGGTTCGAGCCCTGTTCCCGCAACTAAAAGGGTAGAATATTAGTAAGGGCCTTTCCTGAAAGATGGCTAGCTAGACCCGTGTCTACCCTTATTTTTGGTCCCATCGACTATCGGTTAGGTCGTCAGGTTTTCATCCTGGAAAGTCGGGTTCGATTCCCGGTGGGACTACGACACATAAACTCAAGTACCCATACCGCTGACGGTGGGCTAAGTAAGATACAAATTTCGTACCGCGGGAAGTAGAATGTTTGAGAGTGTGTTAATAGCCAACCAAGCTTTACTACGATACGGGTTCATACCTGTGGGTTAGGGGTGACGATCAGGAAAGACTGATAAATTTGGAGATTAGGTCAAATGGTTAAGATGTCGCCCTGTCACGGCGTTCGGAGCGGGTTCGACTCCCGTAATCTCCGCCAAAAAAAATAGTCAGGGGCGTGTTGGATAACGCACCAAGTCCGAGACACCGATGGTGGAGTAGGCATCCAAATGGGGGATAACAGGTTCGATTCCTGTCCTGACTACATAAATATGATTCACATAATAGTGGTGGATTTTTTGTTTATATAAAAATTATGTTTATCTTTGTGGTATGGATAAAGTATGTAATACCTGTAACGTATCGAAGTCTAAGTCTAACTATAGAGATAGTAGGAAACAATGTAAGACCTGTGAGAATAAGATTAGATACCAAAGAAACAAACTAAGAAGACAAAATGACCCTGTGTTTGATTTGTGGTGGAAATCATATGAAGTCGCTAGAAAGAGAAGAAAAGAAAAGGAAGATCCAATGACAGGATTCATTCAGATAATGAGAGTGTGTGTAAGGAAAGGTTTAAGTAGAAATGGATACACAAAGAAATCAAGAGCACATACAATATTAGGTGCGGATTGGTCAGTGGTTAAATCACATATGGAATCTTTATTTAAAGAGGGTATGACGTGGAATAATCACGGAGAGTGGCACATAGACCATATTATTCCAATATCATCAGGTAAGATGGAAGATGAGGTTATTAAGTTGTGTCACTACACCAATTTACAACCGTTGTGGGCGAAAGAGAATTTACTAAAGGGAGATAAGATATGATACAGGATAAATTAAATGGTTATCTACAATAATAATGAGGATTTTTTTATATTTGATTAATTAAAATGTTATCTATATACTTGTATTATGAAAAAATTTGAAGATTTAGAGTTTGAAAAAATTGAAGACGCACCATTCCAAATTGGTGTGAAGTGTCGAATGGTGTTTGAAAATGGATACGGGGTATCTGTTGTTTCTCACACACATTCATATGGCGGAACGAAAGGTTTATTTGAAATTGCCGTTTTGGGTAAAGATGGTGATATAACCTACGACACACCTGTAACAAATGATGTGATTGGATACTTGAATCCTGAAGAGGTTACTGACATTATGGAACAAGTACAAATATTAAAAAATTAATATATGAAAAAACACATTTATACTATTTTTGGGATATTAACTACTCTATTGGGTGTAGTTTGTGTCTATCAGTTTTTTAAAACTAATGTTGATTGGGTGTCTATTTTATATTGTATGGGAGCAATAGTTTTGTTGGGTCCAGCAATTGATGGATGGACAAATTTCTATAAAAACTTTTTTTAATTTTTTGGTCTTTTAACTCAGTTGGTTAGAGTGCGACACTCATAATGTTGAAGTCCCTGGTTCGAGTCCAGGATGGACCACCATGAATGCTAAAATAAACAAAGCGGATGGTAATCTACTATGGACTAACACCCACTTTGTTTGTTTTTTTACGTATATATTAATAAACCCCCACTATGAACTTAGCTGAAACGTTATCAATTTTATTTCCAACCTGTTTGTTCCTTTATGTGATTTATTTGGCAATGACATATAAAGAAAAGAAATAATTTATTTTAATAAATTATAATATTCTTTAAAATGTTTGATTCTGTCAGGTAAGCCAATGGTACCACCATTTACTCGTTTTGTTACTGCTGTTACCGTAGCATCATCAGCTCCTTTATCACATATTGACCACAACTTGTTTGAGTCAAAGAAGAATGCTGCAGAAGCCAAAGGATATTTTGTTGCAACCAAATCAGGATTTGCAATACAATCCTCACCAATAAATTTGGTAAAGTTTGTGTAGTTTGCTTTTCCTGTTAATTGGATATAACCACGACCTCTGAATTTAAATCCTTCTTTTGATGTTTCATCACCATTACCCATTCTTGATGCGTAAACACGAGCGGCAATCTTTTCAGGTTGACGAGCGTACGACTCATTTAAGTTCCCTGGGAAGTATTTACCAAAGATTTTCTTTAAACCGTCCGCAGAGTAGTTTAAATTCTCTGAAACTGCCTTAAAACCACCTGATTCATGACCACATTGTGAAAGGAAGTGAGCCAATCTCAAGTTATTTGTGATATTGAATTTTTTAGCGGTTTCAGGAATTTGTGCAATAACTGAGTCAGGAATGTGTCCTTTTAACTTCTCAAGGTTTAATGGTCCTCCTGAAGGAATAACCACATCTTCTTTAACTACTGTTGCCACAGGTGCTGACACACCAAATAATTTAGACCAAGTAGTATCACCAACGACACCATCATCCTTTAATCCATTTGCTTTTTGCCATGCTTTAACAGCTGCTTCTGTTTTAGGTCCGAACGTTCCAATTGCTTCGACACCTAGTTTTTCTTGGAGTTTTTTTACATCATCTCCTTTTGATCCATTTTTTAATAACATAATTTATAGGTTTACAATAAATATATCAAAAGTTGCGATTTCAATATTTGGATATATTTATTAATAAATAAACTTTTAAAAACTTAAAAATGAAGTTAACAAAAGAACAAATTATGGGTATTATCAGACATGCATTGACATTCGTTGGTGGTATCGTTGTGATGAAAGGACTTGTTGATGAAGCGGCAATTACAGAAATTATTGGTGGTGCAATGACACTAACAGGGGCTATTTGGTCAATAATCAATAAAAAAGAAAAATAACCAAATTATTTTTACTAAAAACCTACCCTTTTTGGTAGGTTTTTTTATTATCAATTATATTTATTACTAATATGGAAAATGTTTCGGGGATTATAATTGCATTTATATCGGGGGTTATCGGCCCAATAGGGGTTTTATATTTAAAACATTTGTTGGATAAGAGAAAAGTTAAACCTGATATGGTTAAAGAAACACTTAGGGTTAGTGAATTGGTTACCGCAAAAATAGAACACATTAAAGATGAGTTTGATGCTGATAGAGTGTGGATAACACAATTTCATAACGGAGGGAATTTCTACCCAACAGGTAAATCAATGGCTAAGTTTTCAATCATGTATGAAACGGTTAATCATGGGGTGTCATCTGTACAAAGTAATTTTCACAACATCCCTGTTAATTTATTTTCAAAATCAATCAATGAACTGTTAACTAATGATATTATTGAGATTCCTGATTATAAAGATGATTCAATTGCAACATTTGGTTTAAAGTATATTGCTGAGGACACCAATTGTAAATCCGGATATTTATTTGCCATTAAGACAATTGACGATAAGTTCATTGGTACTTTAGGTTTAGAGTATACAAAACGTAAGAAAAAATTGGATATGGAATCAATTAATCATCTTCAAGTTCATGCCACCTCATTGGGTGGTGTTCTTATGACACACCTTGAATGTTAATCACATTCTGTGTAATTTCACAAAATTAATATAGATATAAACATAACCATTTGTGCCTAATTCTGAGTGACAAGAAAACATACCTGGTAATCCCATAGATAAATAAGACATCATTTGCACTTCACGGTGACCTTTATCTGAAATAGACCAAGTATAAATTGCATATTCTGCCAATTCTTCATAGGTATTAAATCTTCTTGTAGTTCTAAATGCGTTTTCATAGGTATCCATCCAGTAAGTACCATCACTATGTGATATAATTTTACCACCAATTTTAACTGAAGATTCTTTTGCGATACGAAATTTTAAATCGGTATTGAACCATGTGTTTCTAATATCTGGATGGTAAAAAGATAAAGACTTTGTTACTTCAACACAATTGGGTTTTGAAAAGGTTTTAAATAATTCATCAGAATATGCCAAAGTATCCAAATTTAAAGAACTGCGATATTCGTTAAACTCTTTTAACATTGCTTTATCCATTTTTTCAGTATTAAAATATGTGTAATCTAATTGTTGTGATAAACAAATTGATACTAATAGAGATGATAATAAAGATAAAATGTGTTTCATAGGGTTTTTATTTCTTACAAATATACTACTTTTATTTAAATTGATATTTATTATTATGTTAAAAAATTTAATTATAGAAAAAATTGTAGATAGGTTAAAAAATAACCTAATTAATGAACGTAAGTCTGATGAGATATCTTTAAAATTATCTAGACTTGTAATAGTGCAATTTAAAAAAGACGAAGACTTTGTTGTGGAAGGGATACAATTCGATAGAGGTGAGGACTATGCTAATTTTGATATGAGTTGTTCGTTTATTAAAGATAATGACTTTAATCACCCATTCTCTATTGATGCTGGTAGTGATATGCAATCATTAGATATTGAAATAACCTATAGACCTAAAGATTTTCCTAAACATATGAATGATTTGGTTGCTGAGGTTAAAGAAACGATTGAACATGAATTAGAACATATTGAACAACAAAATTTTGAAGATATGTCAATTATATATAGTTATGACCGAGAAGATGGTGAGGACAACTTTAAATACTTAACATCTAACGAAGAAATACCTGCTTATGTTAGAGGTCTCATTAAGAGGGCAAAAACAAAAAAAATATCCTTATCCGATGCCATGGAGGAGTGGTTTAAAGAAAACCAAATGAAATTTGATAATCCTGACGATGAGTGGCCGATTGTTAAAAAAATGTGGATGGGACATGCTAACGACATGAGGTTAAAAGAAAAAATCAAAAAATTTAAATAACCATTTGTTTTATTAGTTTAAACTTCATACTTTTACATTAAATATAAAAATAAAACTATGAAGAAATTATTCAGACGTATGTTTCTACGTATGCGAGTAAAATTAAAAATTTGGTTTAGAAATCATGATATGATTAAAACCTATACAGAAGATAATGGATACGAAAAAAAGGCTATGGGTATTTGTCGTAAATTAATACACCATGAAGGTTCTAAATTTACAATCGCGCCACTTTCACAAAAAAGATATATTGTTAACAAGACTTTAGGGTTATTTATAATTATTGATTATAATAAACTTGAAATTACAAATCACATTTATCATTATGTAATACACCTTAATAACAATGATGCTTCAAGAATCATCAAATCGTTTAACGACAAAGTAGAAAACGAAAGAATTGAATATGAAACTGAAATTAAATCAAACATTCAAAACACATTAAATACAATTTTGGATAAAATAACGCGTGAGACCAGTGAAAAATAATTTAGAGGATTTAACTGATGATGAATTGGGTATTAAGTTAATTGGTACCTTAGATTATATGGGTAGAGAAAATTCAGCACAATTGATTATTGGTTTATTTTTATTTATATATAACTTACTTGGTTGGTTGGAAATTCTTGGTGTAAATTTTTTTTGGTATTTGATTCAAGTTATATGTTGGTGTTTATATCTTTTTCATAGGTACCGATACAATAAAAAAGATAAGATGTTTAATCTTTATAAAGAAGAAATGGTAAAAAGAGAAATATTATGAAAATGAATGAAAATAGAATTGCAGCAATAATAGGGATTATTATTGGGTGCGTAATAGGATCTATAATGTCCTACTCAATTTTGAAAGAACACAAAAATTGTGAGATGTTAAAACAGGAAAATAAAATGATGCAAGATATGTTATACGAAATACAAAACGACGGAAAATGAAAAAATTATTATTGATTAGCTTATTATTAACTTCTTGTGTTGGGAATCAATACAAGTACAAAGTCACCGGTAAAGTTTATATGATGACTTCTGGTCCAAATCCAATGCACGATGCTGTATGGTATACCGACACACTTGGGTTTGATGGGGACACTGCGTATTACTTTAATAGTGATGGGAGTGAAGTAAGAATTTATCCACCATACACAATAGATAGTTTAAAATGAAAACATACAAACAATTACCTATACCTAAAGATACCGCTTGGGATAGAAATACATTATACGGTAAACTACATTGGAGAATAAGATATTTAATTGACGGTATAAAAAACATTATCAGATGGATGCCAACTATGTATCACGACAGAGATTGGGATCAATGGCACATCTATAATGTCTTACAAAAGAAAATAGAGTTCCAAAGAAAAGAACTTATCAACGCAAATAGACATACCGATATTAACCGTGATAATCGTGATATGACGATAGTCCTTAATTTGATTGAGAGAGTTAATGAGGATTTTTATGGTGTTGAATATCTTGATTACTCTGAATCAAAATTTAGATTTGAACCAATTGAGGGGGATGATGAATACTACACAATGGAACAAGATGTAATTTCTGAAAATTACGATGAATACATAAAAAAATACCAATCAAGTGTTCGTAAAGTGTTGAAAGAAAAACCTGACCTCAATAAAAAAGATTTATGTTTTTGGGTGGCAAGACATAACGAAGAAAAGGCACACGATTTATTACATAGAATCTTGAAAGAAAGGATAAGACATTGGTGGGATTAAAATATAACTATAAATAAAAAAACATGGAAAAAAGAAGTGAACACTACGGGGACGTATCAAAATGGATTGAAAAAGTAATTGACTCTTGTGAGACATATGAACAAACAACAACCGCTGAAAGGTTAGTTAGTAATTTTGATAATCAACTCAAAACAAAACGCATTGAAAAATATTGGAGAGAACATTTTTACAATTTAATTAGTCCGTTAGAGTCTAAATTAAAAAATAAACAAGAAGAGTTATTAAATGAAAATGTTGGACAATGACAGGACAATTAGTTAAATTAAATGACGAATGGGTTGTTCGTTATGATAAGGGACATGAAGTAATACATTATGGTTTGTGTGATGACAGTAAAAAATGGCATGAAAAAAATAAAACTAAACCATTTATTAATGATGGTATGGAAGTCGTTTTTGATTTAATAACCAGTGGAAGATTTAGTAAATCACAAGATATGATTGTTAAAGAGTTCTCTGCTAGAATACAATATGTTGAACCACAATTATAAAAAATACAATTTAAACAGGGTAAGTGTAGAATAATGGGTAGAGTATTTTTAATTGATATTGACGGGACAATTTGTGAGGACATTAAAAATGAAGACTCACATTTATATCAAACGGCTGAAGTTTATCCTGAAGCGTTAAAGGTTATTAACAAATGGTACGACGAAGGAAATGTTATAACATTTTTTACTGCAAGAGAATCCAAAGACCGGTTGGTTACGGAAGAATGGTTAAATAGATATGGGTTTAAATATCACGGATTGGTGATGGACAAACCAAGAATCCAAGACGACCAAGAATACGTTTGGATTGATAATAGAAAAGTAAGGGCGGTCACATATCTTGGCAATTGGACTGAACTTAAAGAAGTGGATGCCAAGATTCAAATATTTGAATAATAATTTAAATTATGTTAGAAGGAATTGTTGAATATTTCCAAGATGAAGAGATTCTTAAAGCCGATGGTTTTGATGATGCGGTAATTGGTATTGATACCGGAACGATGAGGTTAATCTATTCTGTAACCCGTTGTGTTGAAATATTAATAGTAGGGGGTATGGATATGAATGACGCAATTGAATATTTTGATTTTAATGTAAGAGGTAGTTATGTTGGTGAGAAAACACCAATATGGTGTGATGATATGTATATGTTGTAAAATATAATAAGGACAAAATAAAAAATAGGGATAAACACCGATTGTCTAAACTTCAAAAGAATCTTATATTTGTTATATAAATAAAAATTAAAAACAAATAAAAATGAAAACAACAACAAAAAAAGTAACAATTGAAGATGCGGTAATGAATGATACTTACTGCCCAATTCCATTGGATGTATTTCCAAACCTAATGGGTATTAATTTAGTAAGTGTTGACTCAGTAGAATGGGTTGAGCAAGAAGATACACAGATAGTCACATTAACTGTGAACTTTATCCCAAACAACGAATCGCCTAAACGACAAGAACAATAAAACAAACATCAGTAGAATGAGAAACCCAACAGGAAAAAAATTAGAAAAAATTATCTTTAAATTGTTTGACGATGCAAGTCAAGGGGTTGATAGATATAATCACAATGGCAGTCTATGGGCTATCTTTACCAATGAGAATAAATGGGTTATTGAATTTACAAAGGACCAAACTCTATGGTATAACTATAACTTCTTTAAAGATGAGATGGAGTTAATTGGTTTGGATTGTGTTGAAGATAAAGACCTCATTCAAAAATGGTTTGAGTCAAGATTTTTGGGAATACCAAAGGTTGAAGAGGCTTTTGACCCATTTTTCGATCAAGACCAATATGTTGAAGACACCATTCAAAATGGGGTGAAACACACCCAGGATAATAATTTGTCCGAATCGGAAAGCGTTGAAGACACCATTCAAAATGGGGTGAAAGATATTTCTAGTGTATTATATAAGGAGTTACTCAGCGTTGAAGACACCATTCAAAATGGGGTGAAGGACACCAAGGCTTCTCATTTTGCAATTAATGAAATAGTTGAAGACACCATTAAAACTGGAGTGAAGGAAACTTATAGTACACTACGGCGAACTAAACTTGGGGTTGATGACATTATTCAAAATGGGGTTAAATATACCTTCCAAACGAGTGTGAATGATTTGATAGAACTTGAAGATATCATTCAAAATGGTGTGAAAGAAACCAAAAGTATGTGTGGGAAACGTAATGGTAGAGTTGATAATATAGTTCAAAATGGTGTTAAACATACCGAAGATGGTGATTGGTTAGATGGTGATGAAAGGGTTAATAACATTATCCAAAATGGTGTAAAGAACTTGGGTGCTGTTGATTACGACAATCTTAATGGTGTTGAAGATATCATCCAAAATGGTGTAAAAGAAACTCATGATGATTGTTCAAACAATATTGCAAGAGTTGAAGGTATAATTAGAATCGGTGAAAAAATAAGTTAAGATGGGATTTGATGATAAAATAATGAATTTAAGTAGGACGATATATCAAACTTCGGTGATGGACCACAATTCAAAAAAAAACCCAACAGGTCAAATTGATAAAATAAAAAATATGATCCGAGAGTTTATTAGAATGGAGGTGGTTCCATATGAATTAACAAACCAAGAAAAACTAACATTCATTCTTGATAATGAATATAAAATAACTTCCGCTGTTTTGAACGGACATCGGGCTAA